TTTGATATTTTTTTTTTTTTTTATATAATTCATTTAAAAATTCACTAATATTTTTTTTTAATAAATTAGTTTTAAAAGAATCTAAAACAATATCATTATCATTATCAGTATTATTATTATTTTCAGGTGACATATTTAATAAAAAAGATATAATTTCATCAATAATTCCTATTATTACATTTTTATCGTTAGTTAAATAAATACAAAAATTATTAAAAATTTCTTTTAAAAATAAATCATCTATATTTTCTTCGTTATTTATATTATTATCATTATTTGTTTTATCTATTTCTTTTGGAATATTTCCTGAAACATTTTTTAAAATATATTGAAAAGTATTTCCAATATTATTATCTCCTATATTTAATTTTTTTAATTGTTCTAATATTTCTCCCTTATTTAATTGTTTTATTTGTTCTAATAATTCTCCTTTTCCTTGTTTCAAATCTTCTAATTGTTTTAATAATCCATGTGTATCTCCTTTTTGTAATTCTTCTAATATTTGTCCTATTTTTCCTTCTTTTAATTCTTTTGTTGATCCTTCTTTTATTTTATTTAATAATTCTTCTTCTGATCCTCCTTTTTGTTCTCCTTCTCCTTCTTTTATTTTTATTTCTATTTTACTAATTATACTATCACTATTTATTGTATAATCTTCAATTAAATCATAATAATATTTTTTTAAAACATAATTATAACAATTATGTTCTATATCTTTTTTTTTTATTGATCTTATAGAATATTTTATACCTTCAATGATACTATGGAAATAATTTTCTTCGCCTTTTTTATCTTTATTATCTTTAATTAATTTTAAAATTTTTTCTTTTAGTTCATTTTTTATATTATCTTTCGATACAGTTATACATGAACTTACTTTAATAAAACATTCTCCTCTTTTTGTACCATTTGCTATAATTTTAGGAACTCCTGGTAAATCTGTTAATTCTATCTCCTTATCTTGTACACCAGTTTCATTATTTTTATCTTCATCATCTTTTAATTCTACATCTTTTTCTGTTCTTACTTCTTGATCTGGATCTGATTTTTCTCCATAAACTTCGTTAATCTCTTTTATTAAAATTTTATTTTTATTAATATTTAATTTATCTAAAATAATAGTAATGATTTTCATTATAAAATTATTTTCAAAATCTTTATTACAATTAAGATTTTTTATATTATTTATTTGACTACAAATATAAGAAAATATTAATAAAATTATTTTTTCAGCTGTTTTATGTATTTCATCTTTTATATCTATATTCACTTTATTACCATCTATATTACATATTTGTTTTTCTAATATATTACAATCTGGTATTTGATCAAGTCCTGAAATATTTTGAGAAAATCCCGAAATATTATCGGGAAGATTTTTTGGTATACCATCTGGTAAATTTTTTGACATATTAATAATTCCTTCCATAATTATTACTTATATTAGTTATATTATTAATATAAAAAAATTGAATAAAAATAACATTATATTATTTAAAAGATACAATGTCAATATTTAATGAAAAGATTACTATAAAAATAAAAAAAACAAATATAATATCTAATACTTTATCAGATGATTTACATGTTATAACGTCAGAAAATAACGAAAAAAATGAAAAAAGTTCTATAGAAGAAAATAAATATTGTTTTACAAAAAATATTCGACAAAATTCAGAAAAAACAAAGAAAAAAAAACAAAAAATTTCGAATATAGATAAGGCTAAATTGTGGAATATTTTTGATAAAGATAAAAAAGAAGTTAAAAATGAAAATTCTACAATAGAATGTGTTTATTCTACACCTAAAGAATTAGATACTTGTCATTTATGTAATTCTCATCTTGTAATAATGGAAAATGGTTTTCCTACGTGTACGAGTTCAAAATGCGGAATTATGTATAGAGATATTTTAGATTATAGTCCAGAATGGCGATTCTATGGTGCAGAAGACAAAAATGCAAATGATCCTACACGTTGCGGTAACCCCATCAATGATCTCTTATTAGAATCCTCTTTCGGATGTAAAGTCCTCTGTACGAATAAATCCTCTTATGAAATGAAAAAAATACGTAAATGGACGGAATGGCAATCTATGCCACACAAAGAAAAATCACTATATGATGAATTCCAATTTATCACAATTATGGCACAAAATTCGGGTATTCCGCGTATATTTATAGATTTTGCGATGACAATACATAAAGACATTTCTCAGCAAAAAATGTTTCGTGGTATGAATCGAGATGGAATTAAAGCAGCCTCTATTTATATTTCTTGTAGACTAAATGGATGTCCTAGAACCGCCCACGAAATTGCGGAGATTTTCCGTCTAGACAAAACAAGTGCAACAACCGGTTGTTCTATGGCTGTAAATATTTTGCATAATATTGAACGTAATATCGAACCCGCGAATAAAACCGAACTATGTGCTACTTTACCAAGCTCATTTATTGAACGATATTGTAGTCGTTTGAATTTCAATAAAGAAATGACGATGCTTTCTAAATTTGTTGCAAATAAAATAGAAAAAGAAAGTATAATTACAGATAATATACCTCACGCAATAGCAGCCGGAATTGTCTATTTCGTTTCCCAGATTTGTCAAACAGATACGACAAAACAAGAAGTAAAAGTAATATGTGGTGTTAGTGAAGTAACTATCAATAAATGTTATAAAAAATTAGAAGCTATAAAAGAAACTTTAATACCATCTTTTATAATGAAAAAATACTCTTAATAAATGAAATAAATACTCTTAATAAATGAAATAAATAGTTTTACATATATCTACTACTATGGATAAAACTGAAAGATTGGAAAATATTAAAAATGCAATAGAATTTATGAATAAATATAATCAAATTGAAGTATTGAAAATATTAGAAAAAAATATGTGTAAAATAAATGAAAACAAAAGCGGAGTTTATATTAATCTTTCTTTTTTATCTGAAAAAACAATAGCCGAATTAGAAAAATATGTTGAATATACAAAAGATCAAGAAGACTCTTTAAATACTATGGAATATCAAAAAGAAGAATTCAAAAATGCATTCTTTATAGAAAAAGAAGATAAAGACAACTTGACATTATCTTATAACAATAAATAATAATAGTAATAATATTAGATTTAACATGTTTAGTTCGAGAATGTTGAATAACCTTTTTTTCAACAATACCGATCTTACACTTGAAGAAATACAACAATTTATGTTAACAAAAAATAATTGTCAGACTGTTTTGGAAAATTTAACACCAATTATTGAAAGCACCATTGAAACCAACAGTATTAATATTCTTAATAATATTCCTATTATAAAAACACCAATTCTAGAAAAAAAGGAGAAATCTACTTCTTTTTTACCTCGACAACAGGATACATTATTTTGGTGTATATTTATTATTGTAAATGGTTTTAATGAATATAATGAAATTCAAAGAAATTATGGAGTAGTAGAATTAGAAATTAAAAAAAAAATAGCCGATTATTTGAAAGACAATTCGTCTAATATGAAACAAACAAATTATAAAATCACAAAAATAAAAATACAAGAAATAATGTCAGAATTATTAACAAGTCAAAAAATGACAAGTTACGAATGTTTATTAGCTATGTGTGTTTTCTATAAAATAAATATTGCGATTATTTTTTCAAACGATAAAATTATGACAGAATTTATATCTTCGAATGATGAAGAAACCCCTTTTTATATTTTGAATAAAGACTCTTATGGAAAATACAAAGTAGATACAGTAAAAAAAACATGGAAAGAAATACAAGAAATGAAACAAACACGTGTATGTTTAGATAATTATTTAAAACCTATGAAATCCATCTCTAATTATACCATTCCTAACTTAGAAGAATTGGCTACAAAATTGGGTGTATTTGACATTACAAATAAATATAAAAAACAAGAGCTTTATGAATTGATAAATAATACTATCAATCCAGTAATTACCAATATTGTTCGAACCTAATAAAAAAATTGATATAAAAATATGATTTTATTATATAGTAATAATAATATCATAATGGAAAGATCATTTGATAAGACAATAAAACCATATGAAGAAAGAAAAACATTGACTCCAAAGCAAAAAAAGGAAGCATTTGATAATATCGTAAAAGAATATTTAGAAAGCAACCCTCTTCTTCAAAATGGTCGTCGTCAAAATGAATTAGAAATACGTTTTGGAACGAATCATAAATTGGCAAAATCAATTACGAAAATTGATTATGACAACGTCGTAAAACAATTATATTCATGTGGATTTCTTCCAGAAAATAAAGACGGAATACAAATCCTTCGTATTATTCCTGAATCAATAGATACAAAGACAGGGAAAACGAAAATGCAAATACGCGCAGAAATAGTAGGAAGTGATTTAATACAGGAATATTGCAGGAGTAATAGTATTCAAAATGTTATAAATATGCCATCTACTCTTTTCAATAAAATAAAATTCACGAAAAAAATGACAGCAATGACAAATACCGGACAATTCATACAACGTTTAGATATGGACGATTATAATTTCCGTGTTTCTTTTCAAACAGAACAGGATTTCAACGTCCAATCTGAAATAGCACGTAATATTATTTCAAAATGGGCGGATTCTAAAAAGATTTTTCGTTCAATGAATCGTGTCAGATTTTATCACCCTGATATGCCCGTATTTGCGGATTTAAGTATTGTAAAATCTTCTTCTGGAACCTATAATCATATTCCTATCCCTCAATATAGTATTCAAGAAGCCGGTGTTTTACAAAATATAGAAAAATATGAAATAGAATTAGAAATAGATAATTCCAAAGTTGGTGTTGGAACCAATTTTAATACAGTAGAATCTCTTATGGGAGTCATTCGAAAAAATATAAGAACTATATTAAGTGGTTTACAGGGTACTCCATATCCTATTTCGTATCAAGAACAATCCGATATTCTTCAGGAATATATGGCAGTCGTTCATGGTGAATTATTAGAGGGTAACGATGACGATGAAAACGATAAAAAAGGGGATAAAAAACAAATCATGGATTCCAAATCTACAAGAGAAATTTTGGAGCAAATCAAAAAAAATCCCAAAAAAATTTTTCCTTCTGATTTTATAGGTCCTTCTTCTTATACATTACAACTTGGAAATATAATTTCTCCGAATGAAAAATATAGCACTCCTAATATTCGAAACCATTTTACTGTTACTGATAAAGCTGATGGAGAACGCCGTTTGCTTTATATTTCCGAAAATGGTTATATTTATTTGATTGATACAAATATGAATGTTATTTTCACAGGAACCAAAACCATTGAAAAAACACTCTTTTTCTCCATTTTAGATGGAGAACATATTAAACATGATAGAAACGGTAAGTTCATCAATTTGTTTGCAGCATTTGATATATATTATGTAAATAAAAAGAGTATTCGAGAATTTATGTTTTATCCGGAACTAGAAGAAGACGATCCAACAAAATTCCGTCTTCCCTTACTGAAACATTTTATAGAATTATTGAAACCTGCATCTATATTTGAAGAGAAAACCGAGGTAACACCAAAAGAAAATAAGATTTCTACCAATTTTATTATAAAATGTAAGAATTTCAAAGCTACAAGTGATTTCAAAACAATATTTGAATGTTGTTCGGAAATACTTTCTAATATACAAGATGGAACATACGAATACAATACAGATGGTCTTATATTTACACCCTCTAATTTTGCTGTAGGATCTTCTAGACAAGGTGGACCAGCAGGTAAACTATCTAAAATAACATGGTCTCATTCTTTCAAATGGAAACCCCCAGAATTCAATACTGTTGATTTCTTAGTTACAATGAAAAAAGATAAGTCGGGAAAAGATGAGGTCCATCATGTGTTTCAAGAAGGCCGTAATTTACAGGAAAATCAAGATATTATTCAATATAAAACTCTTGTATTGCATGTTGGTTTCAATCCTCGTGAAGATGGATATATTAATCCATTCCAAGACTTATTGAATGACAATATACAACATTTGAAAGATCAAAATGAGAACGATAAAAAATACAAACCCGTTCCATTTGTTCCTACAGATCCATATGATCCAAATGCTTGTTATTGTAATATTTTACTGAAAGAGGATGGAAGCAAATTATTGATGCTTACCGAAGATGGGGAATATTTTGAAGACGATATGATTGTAGAATTCAAATATGTAATAGAAAATGAAGACGGATGGAAATGGGTTCCTATTCGTGTTCGCTATGATAAAACCGCGCAATTACGTTCTAAAAAGAATAATTTCGGTAATTCTTATAAAGTTGCAAATAGCAATTGGTATTCGATCCATCATCCAATAACATCGGAAATGATTTCTTCAGGGAATGATATTCCTGAAAATACTACCGACGAAGATGTATATTATAATAAATCAAATGAAGAAACCAGCACACAGGGTTTACGCGATTTCCATAATCTCTTTGTAAAAAGGAATTTGATTACAGGAGCAGCAAATCGCGGAGATACTCTTATCGATTTTGCAGTAGGGAAAGCAGGTGACTTGAAAAAATGGATACATTCTAATATGTCTTTTGTATTTGGTATTGATTATTCGAGAGATAATATTATCAATCAATTAGATGGTGCTTGTGCGAGATATTTGAATGAAGCAAAAAAAGCGACGAATATACCGAAAGCATTATTCGTACAAGGTGATAGTGGATTGAATATACGAAATGGTTCCGCATTTACTACTGAAAAAGACAAACAAATATCACGTGCTGTTTTCGGTCAAGGTGCAAAAGATATTACTCAATTAGGGAAAGGGGTTTATAATCAATACGGTGCTGGTGAATCAGGATTTAATATTAGTTCTTGTCAATTTGCATTGCATTATTTCTTCAAAAATTCGAAAACGTTCCATGAATTTTTGAGAAATGTTTCTGAGTGTACGAAATTAGGTGGGTATTTTATAGGTACTTGTTATGACGGACAAACTGTATTCAATTTATTGAAATCTGTTAAAAAAGATGAGGGTATTACTATTATTAAAAATGATCGTAAAATATACGAAGTTGTCAAGAAATATGACGAAACTGGTTTTCCAGAGGATGAAATGAGTTTAGGATATCCAATCCATGTTTATCAAGAAAGCATTAATCAATATATACAAGAATATTTGGTGAATTTCAATTATTTTATAAGAATTATGGAGGATTATGGGTTTATTTTGGCGAAGAATGAATCTCGTGGTATGAACTTACCCGATGCTACAGGAATGTTCTCCGAATTATTTAATATTATGGAAATTGAAATTAAACAAAAACCTTATCGTCAATCGGAATATCGTAAGGCTATGTTTATGTCACCCGAAGAGCGTCGTATTTCCTTTATGAATCGTTATTTTGTTTTCAAAAAGGTTCGTTCTGTAGATGCTAAAAAAATGTCGGAAGTTATTTTGAAAGAACAGGGATTACAAGACCGAAATGCGGAAGAGAACTTGGAGGAAGTTTCTAAAATGATTCTTGATGAAGAAGCAGAAAATAAAACGATTGAAAAGAAAAAGAGGAGATTGGTAATCAGGAAAAATAATAAAAAAACGGATATTACATTTGAGGAGGTTGTAGAAAAAACAGATGAAACACCACAAGAAAAAATAAGAATAAAAGTGAAAAGATAAACGTTCAAAAATAGAAACCTATTACAAATAATATTTATAAATATTTATTTTTTCATAATGTTTCCATTTGAGAAGTTCTAATTCATCAAAATGAAATCTATAATTATAAGATAAATAATAAGTATCTTTCAAATTCTCAAACTCGGTTATTTTACCATTTTCTATTTTCCCAAAAACACAAAAAGAACAACAATTTATTGCTATTTCATCTACATATGTTAATAAATAAGTATTTTTTCTTATTACACCTTTTTACATTTCAAACGCCGATTATTCATATATGAGTTATATGAATAATTACTTGTAAAGTTTTCTTATTTTTCGGGTTTTGTTCTTTTCCACATATTTTTCCGGTCGTTCGTATGCTCCTTTGAATATATTTTCATATTTTTCACTCGGTATTTCAGTTATGACCTGTGCTATATTATGTTTCAAAATCAGATAGGTTAATCCATTTTTCTTCTGTAATCGGGATTTCAACATACTAAAGAAATTTTCAATGCTATTGGTAAAATGTTGGTAAGGAACCGAATAACAAATATTATTGTGTTTATTTACCAAATCTTTGATGCGTTGGTTTCTATGAGAAGAAGCATTATCTAAAATAATGAGTTTATTTTTCAATTTACCTGTAATATGTTCTTCCAAAAAATCAACTAATCTGTCCGTATTTATGCCACCTTTATCATACAAGTCCCACCCAATAACGCCTTTGACTGTAATGGCAAACACACCGGTATATTTTTTGAATACTTCTTGAGATTGTGTTTTGATAACACATCGTTTTCCTTTGTTACTGTAACAATGGTTGCGTTTTTGTAGCGACTTGATAGAGGTTTCGTCTATACAAATAATATCTTCTATTTTGTATTGTTTTACCTTTTCATAAAATGACTGTATTTGATGGTTGATATTGATTTCTTTCCCGAATCGTAAGGTAGGTTCGTGGCGTATTCTGGTCAATTTCAAGGTAACATTGTTATCTCGTATTACACGGAATATTTGAGTGGTGGTTAAATCTACTTCCTTGAATTTGTCCTTGAGTTTTTGTAACAAATCGTGTAAGGTAACTGTGCGATTGGTCTTAATTTCTTGTAGTAAAAACCGAACATATTCCTTTTTCACTTTATACGCAACCGGTTCCTTGTAATGATTATCCACTGTTCCATCTTTCTGGTATTTCTTTACCCATCTCATCAAACTGCGTGGCGAACATTGAAAAATTTTACATACATGTTCTTGGGTATTATCCTCCACTAAATAATGTTGAACTGCGGTAAGTTTATAATCGTTACTTTTATGTGAAGGCATTCTATATTATTTTGAGAAAAATTGATTGTAATAATATATTATATTTTATATGATATTATAAGATGTTGATTATTGAAAACGGTATTAAAGCAAAGCAATTGGTAACGAGTTTTACTGAATTATACGATGACTCTTTTACTCAAAGATGGTTAAAAGAAACATATCCGGTATTTTGTGTAGTTAAATATGATGAAACAAAAACAAATCCTATATGTGTCGCTTTATTACATAAAATAGATTTTGACTCATTACATATATTTGATAATCCGGTATTATTAGATTACATTTACACTATGACCGAACACAGAAGAAACAATTATGCTTATAATTTATTGCGAAAAATTATGAAAAAAAACAAGATTATTGGGTTTTGTTGTAACGATGAAAGTGCAAAATTATTTGTTAAATGTGGATTTTCATATCATCCTGATAAACAATGGATGGTAAGATTTCCATCATTATCAAACACAAAAACTAAAGAGTTGTTAAATGTTAAATCGAAACTTGAACTCCAAAAAATGTGGGAATATGAAAAAACAAATAGTCCGTTTATAATTGAAGGAACATTAAGACATCAAGAAAATATTATAACAGCAAAACAAAAATACGGTTTAGAATTTAGAGTCAAAATTATATCAACAAAATATTTTGGGGATGACGCAGATATACCAACAATAGTATGTTTTGATGACGAAAAGTTAGTGCTTGGAAAACCAAGATATCCAGAATGTTTTACGAAACACGAGTATATTATAATATTAGTTGATAAACATAATAGTGGTTTATTTTCGATTGATATTTTGTAAAACAAAATTATTCAGTATGTTTCTTGCTTTCGCAATGTCGTGTAAATAATATTTCTGCGTAAGTTCCAAAATCACACTTCTCACAATAATATTTGAATTCTTTTTTTCGTTCTTCACTGTTAGAATGATGGGTTAAACAGTGGACTTTCATACAAGTTAAATTGTTGGTAGTATATTCACAGTGCTTACATTTTGGTTCTAATACTTTATCACTTCTGATTTTTCTTTTTCCTTGATTCTTATGTTTATCGCTTTCAATGTGTTGTTTCCAGTGTGCGGGATACATACATTTGTATTGACAACACTCACAAAAATATTTCGGAGGTTCAGATTCCATTGAGATTTACTATATTTATAAATAGGTTATATTTAATTTGTTTGTAAATAAACTGTTGCGTTAAAACTACTTAAAAATAAAATATTTATAATATATATAAAATGAAAAGGAAGAAAAAGGGTGGCTTCCAAACATTTAGGCATAATGACAAGTCCGCCTACAAAACTTTGAAAATTCCTCTGAAATCCATTTTACGAGACTGTCATACGGTTCAACTGGTTATCAATCAGTTGGTTTTTGACATCAATGAATTGGTTATTCACTCTTACCAGTTTATTCGTTTATATATTGTTGACTGTTATCACCGTAACCAACCCTTACCCAATATCAATGAAACTTTTGTGCTCTACTGTATCAAGACACTAGGAACTCGTGATAATCGTGGTAGGCAATGTGCGGATTCTGAATTGGCAGAAACCTTACAAACCTTTTATGAAACCGAATATCAACCACTTTTGAATCACGAAAAAATAGCATTGAAAAATACAACTTTTTTGTTACCCTATGTTTCTTCCCAAATCTTTACTTGTCTTTCTAACAACTCCCAAGAACATTTTATACAACATTTCTTGCGATTCATCAATCAAACCACCCAAGACATTACCGAAGATAAGGCAGTGTTACATACTTTCAAACATCAAGTGGCGTTTTTGGAAGATACAAATGAAATGTTTCAAGAATGGAAAAATACCCATTTACCACATATTTTTCCCACCGATATTCAGAAGAATCTTCCGTATGATGTCAAAGTGCGACCATTGTCTTATTTGAAAGGAATGTTGTATATGAATTCCGTATTAGAAACCCAAGAAAAGAAATTATTTCAACCTTTACCGCTTCGTAACAACATTGTTCCCAAACATATCCTATTAGATACTGCTTCCATTGTTTCTCTATTTTGTCCGGAAACCGATCCGTCGGGAAATAAAGTGAAAAAGGGAAAATTATTGAAACATATAAAAGACAGCCAATATGATGTATGGAATACGCTATTAAATTTGAACCATAAAATATTCAAAAATACACATTATCAATTTCACTACCAAATTCAAACCGATGGAATTTCGTGTTGTTTGTTGTTCATAAGAAAAGATTTGAAAGATAAGAAATGGGGGAGTAAAGTTCCTACTTTACCTGAACAAGATTTTTACAATGTGGAAGATTTACCCATACAACAGTTGGAAACATTGAAACCGAAAAATATGGTGGGTTGTGACCCCGGAAAACGCAATTTGGTGTATATGGTAGATGAATCTGGTAAGAAATTACAATATACCGCCCCACAACGCAAACGAGAAAGCAAACAAAAATGTAACCAACGTATTTTATTGGTAGAAAAAAAGAAAAATGGAATTACTGAAAAAGAAACATTATTATCCACTGAAAATAGCAAATCAGTGGATTCAACCAAGTTCAAAAACTACTTGGTGGAAAAGCAGAAACTAAATGAAAAAGTTAGGGAATTTTACCAGAGGGAAGTATGGCGAAAGATGAAATTCCGTGCCTATAGTTATGGAAAAAAATCCATAGATACCTTCCTGAATAAAATTAAAGAAACTTTTGGAGACAATTTATTAATTGGCTATGGAAACTGGTCACGAAGCACACAAATGAAACATTTTATGCCAACAATGAACAAAGGATTGAGAAAACTGATTCATAAGAAATATGATACCATTACCATCAATGAATGTAATACCAGTAAAAAATGTTGCGGGTGTCATAACAACCTGTCCTATTACCGAGACAAAGAAAACAAGGAAGTGTTCCGTCTTTTGATGTGTTCTAACTGCGTGAGTTGCGAAAACAAACATACCGTATTTAGAACCCGAGATGTGAATTCTGCTGTAAATATCAGAAATATCACGAGGTGTTGGGTGGAGAAACAAAGCAGACCACCGGCATTTCAAATTTCGTCTTTCACCACTTCCAGTAAAAAAGAAGTGGAAAAAGTAAGACCATCGTAGGTGAAATTCCTACTATTGATTTTATGCCTTTTTGTATTTTTTTTGCTGTGAAAATCGGCGTTTGAAATGTAAAAAGGTGTAAATGTATGACATAATGTTTATAGATAGATAGATCCATTTCCATTTTGTTTGATGAAATATTTATCGGTATACCTAATGGTATTGCCTGTAATACAATAGAATTATCTATTATACGTGAAGGAGCAGAAGGAATTGATAAATCGACTATTATGTCATCAATAGGTTCTGCTATAGAAATGTTCTCCATTTGTTGATTTATATTTTTTTTATTATCAAAATATAAATTATTATTCAATTTTATCATACAAAAAAGTTATATAAATATAAATTTTGTATTTATATAAGTTAAAAAATTTAAAATAATAAATAAAATGACATATTATTTGTTACCTAAAACAAACTCATTGTTTTATAATTCAATTGATTGTATTACAACTGAAAAACAACCCAAACCTGTTATTTCCAATTCACTTTCTTGTTATTTATATGAAATCAAAGAAGAAATAGAAAAAATAGAAAAAGATTGGGATGTTTTTAAAAAATATACAAACCCTTACGAATATATTCATAGCATAATCCCTTTGAAAAAAAAATGCATTTCAAAACATAAACCCCTTTCTAGATCTTATTTCAAGATGATTGAAATGTTTAAAATATTCGATTTCAAATTTCATTCTGAACCTATACACTCTTTCCATTTGGCAGAAGGACCTGGTGGATTTATAGAAGCCCTTGTCGGATTAAGAAAATGTTCTCAAGATCAATATGTAGGTATGACAATATTAGATGAAAATAATGATCCAAATATACCAGCATGGAAGAAATCCGAATTTTTTTTGAAACATAACAAGAATGTTTTTATCGAGAAAGGCGCAACTGGTACAGGAGACATACTTTCACTAGAGAACTTTGAATATTGTAAAAATAAATATGCTTCCAAAATGAATTTGATAACAGCGGATGGCGGTTTTGATTTTTCCATGGATTTCAACAACCAAGAGATAAATATTTCTCGATTGCTTTTCGCCCAAGTAGCATATGCTTTGACTATGCAAAAGAAAGGAGGACATTTTATCTTAAAAATATTCGATTCTTTTATGCAACATACGATTGATATATTATTTATACTGTCTTGTTTTTATGAAAAGGTTTATATTATAAAACCGCAAACAAGTCGTTATGCGAATTCAGAAAAATATATTGTTTGTAAAGGGTTTATTTTTTCAAAAATCGATAGTTTTTATCATTTATTATATAATTCTTTCAATAAAATGATAAGTTCTCAAGATTACATAGAACGTTTTATAAATATTCCTATTCCATTAAGTTTTATTATAAGATTAGAAGAATATAATGCTATATTCGGACAACAACAAATAGAGAACATTTACTATACTCTTTCTCTTATTAAGAATAAAAACAAACAAGAGAAAATAGATAATTTAATTAAAAATAATATTCAAAAATCAATGTTATGGTGTATCAAATTTAATGTCTCTTATCATCAATTAACGAATGATACTAATATTTTTCTAGAAAATGAAGAATTACCCCCGTATATTAGTTGAAATGCATTTTTTTAATACACCATTTTTAAAACTAGGGTAAGATGGTAGAGGATATCCAATTTTGGCTTTTACAGTATAACCATTATCAGATACACCATATGCTAATGCGTTACTTGTTGCTAGACCCAATGGTTGTGATGTTTGTGCTGCTGCACTAGTTATAGTATCATATTTAACACGGGTTATTAGAGAACTTGATGTTACAGCACCTTGTTGTGCGAATTGTTTATTATTTGGATTATAAACTACACAATAACTAGCGTCACTTGTAGGATATCTAAATTGATTTTTTTCAAAAGTTATATTACGACTTGTGAGATATTGATTTGTATCTGTATAATATTTTGCACGGTTTTTTGGATCGTATTTTTGTTTTATCATTCCTGCACTTCTTACTCTGCGTTTTGCATTAAGAGCTGGTGATAAAAATGCCATACAAGTTCCCGGGTCTTCACAAATGTTATTTGGTAATGTATTATCAATAGTGTTGGCTAAACCATTGTAATTTTTGTTATTAAAATTATTATTTATAGTTGAAATTGTATTTATGATAGAACCACCAGGTCTGTCAATTTCATCTATTTTTATAGACGAATATTTGTTACAAGTAGAATCATTTGGTTTATTTGCAATTTCACGACGATATATTTTCAAGGGATTTGGTAAAAAAAGATTATGTATATCATTTGTAGTATCAATTTTTCCGGGATTTTTTTTAATAACAGATATAATTTGATTAAATGTTTGTCCTTTCCATGAAATTATAGGTTGATGATTAAACTCAAAAATTGTATTCATTATATTATATTATATTATATTTCAGGGTTAGGGGAACCTACGGTTCCCCCTAAAACCCCCTCCCTTAAAAATGGTATTTATATTGTATTTGATATTAATCTCAGGGAACCTACGGTTCCCCTGAAACCCCTCCCTTAAAGAAAACAAATTGATGTTAACCTAATGATTAATATCAAATACATCATAAAAGGAGGGGTTTCAGGGAGAACCTTGGTTCCCCTGAGAAAATATTCTATTGAAAAAGAGTTAAAATGAATTTATTTAATATCAATAACTATGAATTTGTCTATTAATCTAAATGATTTTTCATTAATAAATACATGTTTTTTAGATACAAAAGAAAATATTATTATGGATGGGAATTTTACTAAAATTATTTATTCTAGTGAATCATTTACTATAAATGGTATTTACATTAATTTATTTTTCGACTCCATGACAATAGATAAAATTATGAATAAACAATATCTTCAATTTAATCCTTATTCTTCTAATAATCAAAAAATTATCAAGGAACTGTCTTTTATTGAAAATAAAATACTAGAATATTATAAAAACTATTATTGTAACAATAGTAAAATTTCAAATTTATTAGAAAAACAATTATATAGTGGAAACATTAAAATTTTCAAAGAATATACAGAACATAAATATGTTATAAATAAATCCCATAGCATTTTAGAGAATAATAATAAACGTTATATTTTGAAAATATCTGGTGTCTGGGAGAACTATAATGAAATAGGTTTAACTTATAAATTACTAGATCAGGGTCAGGGTCAGGGAACCTACGGTTCCCCCTGAAACCCCTCCCTTAACAGAAAACAATTTGATGTTAACCTAACGATTAATATCAAATACAATATAAATACCATTTTTTAAGGAGGGGGTTTCAGGGGGAACCTACGGTTCCCCTGAGTTAACATCAAGTTGTTTTCTTTTAAGGGAGGGGTTTCAGGGGAACCGTAGGTTCCCTGAGAAGGAGGGGGTTTCAGGGGGAACCGTAGGTTCCCCTGAGTTAACATCAAGTTGTTTTCTGTTAAGGGAGGGGTTTCAGGGGAACCGTAGGTTCCCTGAGTTTCAGGGGGAACCTTGGTTCCCCTGAGGGGGTACCGTAGGTTCCCTGACCTGAGTTAAAACTTCATTTTCATATTAGTATTGCTAAATCTCCCCTTTTTTTTATCATATTTAAATGGTATACTACTAACTGTTATATCATGAACTGTATTTTCGTTTTGATTATTTTGAAATGGAATATAAAAATTTGTTATTTTTATAGTATTGTTCTCCTCATCAATATTATATTCTAAAGATTGAATTGTATGAATACCATCATTTGTATTTTCTTTATATCGATAAAACTCCTTTTTATTTACTTGTTTATAAATATCATCTGTAAATTGTATTATTTCTCTGTCTAAAACATTATAAAATTGAGATCTATCAATATTTATACCTAAATTTTTAGCTCGAATTTGAAGAGCATTATCTTCATATCCCCACGTCCATAAATTTGGAAAACCCAGTGTTTTTTCAAAATCGGATCCTAAAATTGATACAATTCCTCCTAATGTATATTCATAACCAAAAAAATGTTTGATATTATTTTCAGAAGTTTGATAATTCAATAAATTCTTTTTGTAAGGCATTGTATCAACATCATTAAATACAAATGTAATATTTCTATAATCATCGGGATATTTTTGTCTCATAGTTAAAAATCCTATATTTTTCATAGCACCTCTATTAAAATCTCTATTATCACATTGCTCGGAAAAATAAATTTCATAATCAGTTGAAGGTATATCTTCTAATACATATTTCATTTGTCTTAAAAAAAGATTTTTTTGATTCTCTCTATCTCTATACGGTACTATAAAAATAATTTTAGGAATATCTGTCATATACAAACACTAGATTATTATGGAAAGAACATTTTCATTTGAGGATTTTTTCTAGTAATACTATTGGAAAAAATAGGAGGATTTGTATTACCAGCATTAATAGAGTGTATATTTTGTTGTAAAACAATATTTTTTTTTGGTTGTTTTTTATAATTGTCAATTATAGACATTCCCTTCAAATTGTCTTTTGGTATTTTGAAATTTCGAATCATATTTATAACGTCATCTATCTCATTTTGCGAATTTTCTATTATCAAAAAATTATTAACAAGATCTTTTACAAGAGAATCATACGGTGGGTTATCATTATATATCATTTTAGTTAATTCTAATTCTTTTACATATGGTTGATTTATATAAGCTTGTTCTATAATATTTGGATTATTTACCAATGGAGTAATAAACAAATTTGGATCTATTGGTGGTATATTATCTTCTGTTGGTGGTAATCCATTTAATATTTCTTCTGTTGGTGGTAATCCATTTAATATTTCCTCTGTTGGTGGTAATCCATTTAATATTTCCTCTGATGGTGGTAATCCATTTAATATTTCTTCTGTTGGTGGTAATCCATTTAATATTTCTTCTATTATAGGAAGATCTTCTATAAGTACATCTTCTATAAGTACATCTTCTATAGGTACATCTCCTAATGTATTTTCTTCTATAGGTACATCTCCTAATGTATTTTCTTCTATAGGTACAACTCCTAATGTATTTTCTTCTATAGGTACAACTCCTAATGTATTTTCTTCTATAGGTACAACTCCTAATGTATTTTCTTCTATAGGTACAACATTAAAAGTTATATTTTCTACGGGTTCTCCTTCCATAATAATATATATATAAATCTATAAGAATAAAAATATACTCTAAATATATTATTATAATAACAAAAAAATATAAAAATGTTTCAACGATATAACAAATAAATCCCGAATATGGAGAACCTATATTATATTACTATTGCAACAAAACCTCATAAGGTTCTCGATAAATTAATAAAAAAGGTGAAAAAAAATGGGGAAGAAATAGAAGTTCTCGGAATGAAAGAAAATCGCCAAATTGGTTGGGAAAATCAACAGAGATTTGGCGTAAAATTAAGAGAAGTAGCCGAATTTCTGAAACGCCCCCATTTGAATTCCAATGATATTGTTCTCTTTACCGATGCTTATGATATCGCCTATTTCGGAAATAAAAAAGAAATAATAGAAAGATATCTTGCATTTCAATATCCTATTGTATTCGGTTGTGAAAAGGATTGTCATCCAGATTCGTTTCGATCCAAAGAATATTCAAAAAGAGATGAAGAATTCTCTTATTTGAATAGTGGAATGTTTATAGGACGTGTTGATGCATTACAAAAATGTATTTTAAATTATCAATACAATGATACGGATGACGATCAACGATATTGGACTACCCAATACTTTGAAAATCCAGATTTAATTACATTAGATTACAAAAATTCGTTGTTTTTGAATACCTCTGGATTCAATGAGAATTTTTTTATTTTTGATATAGAAAATAATATTGCATTTTATAAATCCTATAATCCATTATTCGTGCATGTTAATGGTCCAGATAAATTATTCATAAACGAATTGATCCGATCATTGTGATATATTTAACTTGTAAAATATTGTTTACAATTATAAAATGGAGTGAATTATATGGAATATTTAGTATATTATATATAATAATGTGGAGAGCAATTATAGATCGTAATATTTATACCGTATTACACGAATACGGAGGAGAACGATCTACGGATGTTAGTTTTGGTGGGATAGATATACCTCCATTAGAAAACAATGAATACGACCAATTTATGCACGACGTAAATACAGTAGTAAATAAAGGAGCACTCATTGTAAGTATATTTATGGATGCAAGTGGAACAATATTCACAAAAGATAATAATGGAAATGATATAAATCTTCGTTTAGTAAAATCAACGAGTTATACATATTCTCATATGGATAATAATGGCAATTTTATTGATGGAGTTTTTTATTTTACTTTTGATGATGGATCTACATTCAATAATGTTGATCTGAATAACTCCGAATATTGGTATTATATACAGGGTGTAAGTGATATGAATAATTTATTACAATGGACTTAACGTTTGTATTGTTATATTATTATATTGTATATTTGTAAAATGATTGTTTATACCGATGATGATATTCCTATTGTATATAATCCTATCCAAATAAACGATCCTAAAAATATTGCAACAAAAGAACCCGAAAATGATACTAAAATAGACGATAAAAAAATAAATGTAAATATAGTAGTCCGTTTTATATGGTGGTGTTGTTTCAATACAGAAGATTGATTCTTATCCTAATTTTACAAGACAAAATGTACGATCCATATTCAAGTTCTCTATTGTATATGAATTCCCCGAAACATCCGAAGTTACGATTGTATTTACAATCTTTTTTTCTTTCTTTTTTGGAGAACGGTGTTCGAAACCTTCTACCCGTTCTTTCAAAATTATATCCCATGTTTCTCGAATCATTGGAAATACGGCTTCAAACCACGGTTTATTTCTTGGGATTAAAACACATGAATATTCCTCCAAATACCAATATAGAGTATTAAATAAAACCAATCCTTCTTCTCTAACAGATTCTCTTGTTTGAGATATCCAATTATAAATTTCTTCTTCGTTTAATTCTACAGACAATGGCATGTATTTATATTTGGGTATATTTACGGATTCTGAAAAGCGATCTTTTTCAATAAAATAGAGAACAACTCCGCGATATTTTCTATCGGAATCTTGATAGAATTCTTGTTCGGTTTTATATTCTAAAATACGCGTTTCCATAAAATCACAAAAGTTCAAATCACACGTTTCCATTTGTATTTGACATTGTACCCAATATTCTTCTTTCGGAATTCCCGTAATATCTCGATTCACAATGTTTTTTATTTCCAACATTCGTCCATAATGCAAACTTTCAGGATCAATATTAATACCATCGGGTGATGCTCCTATAAATTCGTGGATTGAATGTCTTATACATCCGAATTCCCCTATTTTAGCACGAAACATTTTTTCATAAATCATCGCTGTTATGGGTTCGTATTTTACTCCCCAATGTGTTGGTAATGATGTATTCGTTTTAGAAAAATCGGGGCTTGTATTTGCATTTTGAGGTTGACATTTTTCATAAATAATACTGTTTAGTTGAGAAGCTGATCCAAATATTTTAGATAAATTACTAGCACTTAATAAATTATTACGAAATTCATACCATTCAGGAGTTCTTTGTGCTGGTTGTGGCATAGAATTCAATCGTTCTATTTTTTCATGTATTTTTTCTTTCGATTCTCTTAATTTTTTATTACTTACACTATTTTCTGATAAGTCTTTGTATTTTATAGATCGAACTGGTATATCACAAACATCGATATAAATATTCCATACATGTTCTATAAATTCCAATAATTCATTGAAAATTTCATCTTCTATTGAATCGTCATCTACGTCTCCGTAGAGTTCTGCATCCATCCATTCTTCATACAAAATATATGCTACATAGTAAAACATATCTTTGTAAAAATTAGGGGATGAAAGTTTTCCAATATTATCATTCAAAAAATCGTCGAATTGGTTATAAATATCATTGACAATATCTAGAAATTCTTGTTCTTCTAAATTTTCTAGTAAAGATGAAATATGAGTCATTGTTGTTTGGATGGATTCGGTATCTGTATCATTCGTTATATATGTGTCATTATCTGATGGAATATAATCAGAATCAATCTTTTCATCATTTTGATTTACCATCTTTTTATTTTATTTGTTCTTATATATCTTATAATAATTAAATTTAAGTGATTTATTATAACATATTTATCTTTCAGGGGGGAACAATTGGTTCCCCTGAATCAATAATATTTTTTTCGCTTATTCTTTTTGGTGTAAGAGATTTGATTGTAGAAACTCTTTTATTATCTAGGTTTTTTAATGTAAATGCGCGATTTTGTGCATGAAAATGTAGCGATGGAATAGAAACAATTTCGCGTACATCTTTATTATAATTGACTTCTTTGGTTTTTTGTAATTTGTTTTTTTCCATACAACTTACGAAAAAGGCTTTTAATGATTTTACGTCCTTTATAGGAAGCGCATGTTCTGTACCATATTTTTCGGCATATTGATGTAGTTTTTGTATTTTAATTGTTTTATCGAGTTTGTTCCACGTTTCCGATTTATTATGCTGTTTTTCCTTTTCTAAAATCCTGTCAATATTTTGATAATTGTCTTCATTCGAAGTTGTTGTGTATGGATTGATAATATTTTTATATTTGTTTATAGATGATTTATCATCTTTGACTTTCTCAATTTTGGGTGAAGAAGGTTGTAATTCAAACATATTGAAAGAGTTTTCTTTTTATATAGGTAATAACAAATAATGTTTATCTTCTTTTTTCAAATATAGTTTTATTTCTTTTTTTGGATTTTTATACTACTTATCTTTTCATTGCTTGAATATATTCTGATGAAAATTCAGTTATTCCTGAAATATTTCATGATTTTTTCGATATTCAATATAATTTCCCAATAGAAATTATGGAAAAGAATATAGAAATAATTTTCTTTATTCATTAAATAGACATGGAATTATCAAGAAAACAACAGCGTTCTGGTTCTCTAAATGAAGAGATGTATGTTACCAAACGTAATGGTAATCGCGAAATTGTTTCTTTTGATAAAATCTTGAATAGAATAAAAAAAATAGGTCAAGAGGCAAATATGAAATTGAACTATACTACTTTAGTAATGAAAGTAATAGATCAATTATATGATGGTATTTCTACTACAAAAATCGACGAGCTATCCGCAGAGCAATGTGCCTCTATGGCTTCTATACATCCCGATTATAATGTTTTAGCCGGAAGTATTATTATTTCAAACCATCATCGTAACACATCGGAATCATTTGTTGAAGTTATGACACAATTATATCTATACCGAGACAAACAGGGAAAACATTCTCCATTATTAGCAGATGATGTTTTCGACGTTATTCAAAAAAACGCGGACGTTCTCGAAAATATGTGTGATTACAAACGCGATTATTTGATTGATTATTTCGGTTATAAAACCCTCGAACGTGCCTATTTGATGAGGATTGATAAGAAAATCGTCGAGAGAATTCAGCATATGTGGCTTCGAGTTTCTGTCGGTATCCATAAAGAGAATTTGGATAGAATTAAAGAGACATATGATTTGATGTCGCAAAAGTTCTTTACACATGCGACACCAACATTATTCAATTCTGGAACACCCCGACCTCAATTATCGTCTTGTTTTTTGATATCTATGGAAAGTGATAGCATAGATGGTATCTATAATACATTGAAAGATTGTGCGGCGATATCAAAATGGGCGGGTGGAATTGGTCTCCATATTCATAATATCCGGGCATCAGGAAGTCACATTCGTGGAACGAATGGATCATCCAATGGTATTGTTCCTATGTTGAAAGTTTTCAATCACACTGCAAAATATGTAGACCAATGCGTGCATCCAGAAACCATTATTTATACTACAAAAGGTCCTATTCAAATACAACATTGTGTAATAGGTGAAACAGAAATTATTAATCTTTTAGGAAAAGAAGAAATAATCCAAAATGTATTAGAACATCATTATGAAGGTGAAGCATTAGAAATTGAATCAATGCATTCAATAAATCCATTATTAATTACTCCCGAACATCCTGTTTATGCACTTACAGGACAACAAAAAGGCTTAAATTTCAAAGTTATTAAAAATCGTTTAGATAAAAAAATATGTGAGTTTGAATGGATAGATGCTAAGGATTTGACAAAAGATGATATGTTAGTGTTCCCTATACCAAAGTATGAAAAAGATATTATTACTATCAATTCAGATGATTGTTATATGTATGGTGTCCTTTTAGGTGATGGATCATTAAGTAATAAAACAGATTCTTCAGGATATTTATCTATACATACCAATAACAAAAAACACATTTCAGATTTTGCAGAAAATTATTTCAAAACAACTTGTACCAATTACAATATAAATACCGAAAATAATACAACACGAATTAGATGGAATAAAAATTTGAATCTTCCTTTCCGATACAATGATTTTTACAATGAAAATAAAGAAAAACGTATGCAATCAAGATGGATGCATTTACCAATTGAAAAAGCAAAATTCATATTGAAAGGGCTTTTAGATACAGATGGATGTAATGGAAAAGAATTAATGTTTGATAGCACTTCTTATCAATTAATTGAGTCGGTTAGATATTTAGCTATGAGAATGGGTGTATTAACAAGTGGTTATATAAGAGATCGTGTAGGAGAATCTCACATTACTGAAAGGGGAATTATTGAAAATAAAAAAATATCATATTGTTTGAAAATACCAAAAACTAGACAAATATGTGAATTAATAAATATTGAATATAATGAAAAACAATTTTTCAAATTTATGCATTATAATGACCTATTATTATCTCGTATACAAGACATTCGTCCAACTACATATAATGGAACATTGTACGATTTACAAATGAGTAAAGAACATAATTATTTGCTGCATAATGGTGTGGTCCATAATGGTGGTGGAAAAAGAAATGGCAGCTTTGCCATCTATTTAGAACCCTGGCATGCCGATATTGAATTGTTTTTGCAAATGCGGAAAAACCACGGCGATGAGGAATTAAAAGCCAGGGATTTATTCTATGCACTATGGGTTCCAGATCTTTTTATGGAACGCATCAAAGCCGACGGACAATGGACCCTGATGTGCCCCGACGAATGTCCCGGATTATCCGACGTTTACGGTGACAAATTTAAAGAGCTTTATACCAAATACGAACAAGAAGGACGAGGCAAGGTTACTATGAAAGCCCGTGATTTATGGTTCCAGGTATTAGACGCCCAGATGGAAACAGGAACACCCTATCTAGTATACAAAGACGCAGCCAATCAAAAATCGAATCAACAAAACGTCGGCACAATCAAATCCTCAAATTTATGTGTTGCACCTGATACTATGATATTAACAGATATGGGGTATTTTAGAATTGATAAATTAGAAGGACAATTAGTAAATATATGGAATGGCGAAGAGTTCTCGAAAACCGTTGTTTATAAAACCGGAGAAAATCAAGAATTAATTGAAATCCATATGAATAATGGTAGTGTTCTCAATTGTACCAAATATCATAAATTCTATATTGACAATGGAGAAGAACAAACGATCATTGAAGCAAGAAACCTCTCTATAAATGATACTATTATCGACTTTACTTATCCTGTCTTGAAAAAAAGATTGGATAATACAGAAGACAATTTAGATGCCATATTATTAAGCAATAAAGAAAAAATATTGTCATATACTCACGGTGTATTGTCTAGTTCCGTAGGATGTTATGATAGTATTAATAATAATGTTATTGAAAATGATTACATTCCTATGTTGGTTATTACTGAATCGAAAGATACTTGTATCAAATATATGAATTATTTCAGAATCATTAAAGAATACGATTATGTGAATAGTGTACCATATTCCGTTCTTTATTTGAGTTCTGATATACCCGATAAATATTATGTTCCTATCAATGAAAGTCTAGAATATAAATTAAATTGGTTTGCTGGTGTTTGTGATATGGATGGAGAAATATATGAAAACAAATTATGTATTGAATCTATTGATTCGGGATTTACAAGAGATTTACAATTCATGTTACATACTTGTGGTGTCGAGTCTTTCATCATTGAATCCGACGGTAAAAAATATACCACTATTTCCATTTCCAATATGAAGAAATTGTTTTATCTAGGGTTGGTTCTAAGATTCAATCAACTCTATGAAGACATTATGAATATCGATGAATCAAATTTCGACAATGTGGATTCGAAGATTTCTGTTAATAAAATCGTTCATCTAGGCAAAAAATCCGATACATTCTGTTTTACTGAACCCAAACGCGGTATGGGCGTTTTCAATGGTATTTTAACAGGTCAATGTAGTGAAATCATCGAATATTCTGATGCGAACGAAACAGCTGTTTGTAATTTGTGCTCGCTCGCACTACCGTCATATGTTGATACGACTCTTGATCCCCCTGTATTCGATTATGAAAAATTACACGAAGTTACCAAAGTATGTACTTATAATTTGAATCAGATCATTGATGTCAATTATTATCCTACGGAAAAAACCCGTCGTAGTAATATGCGTCATCGCCCTATCGGTATAGGAATCCAGGGTTTGGCCGATGTATTTATGTTGATGAATCTACCATTTACAAGCGAAGAAGCGAAAAAAATGAATCGTCTTATTTTCGAAACCATATATCATGCCGCACTAGAACAATCATGTGAAATGGCTGCTGATTCAGGTCCATATGAAACATTCGCTGGTTCTCCTGCTTCTAAAGGACAATTGCAATTTGATCTATGGAACGTAACACCTGAATTGGAGGGAGAATCACCTAGATACGATTGGTCCAAATTGAAACGTGATGTTATGGAAGTCGGTTTACGTAATTCTCTATTACTTGCTCCTATGCCAACTGCATCTACATCACAGATTTTGGGTAATAATGAGTGTTTTGAACCGATTACGAGTAATATTTATAATCGCCGAACGATTGCTGGAGAATTTATTTTAGCCAATAAGTATTTGATGAAAGATTTGATTAAATTGGACTTGTGGAATGAAAAAGTGAAAAATAATATCATTGCAAACAATGGTAGTATTCAACATATTGATATCATTCCAGCGGATATTAAGGAAAAATATAAAACGGTTTGGGAAATTCCGATGCGTGTATTGATAGATATGGCCGCGGACAGAGGGGCGTTTATTTGCCAAAGTCAATCCTTGAATTTATGGTTAGAAGACCCAAATTATAGTACTTTAACATCTATGCATTTTTATGCATGGACGAAAGGGTTGAAAACGGGGATTTATTATTTGAGGCGTAGAGGGAGACATCAAGCACAACAATTTACGATAGAACCGGAGAAGAAGGATTTATCTGGACAATTATATGAAGAAGAGGAGGTTTGTGAAATGTGCTCGGCTTAGAGGGGTAAAAAAATATTTGTATATTGTATAAATATTTTTAAATATTATGGATTCTGATTCAAAAACTAATGAAGTTAAAAATACACAAAATGAATTAACAAGTGTAACAAAACCTGAAACAGAAGTTAAACTAGAAGCTGAAAAAAAACTTGAAACAGAATTTAAACTAGAAGGTGAAGAAGAAAAAGATGAAGTTGAAAAAACAAAAGATGAAGTTGAAGAAGCAAAAGAAGAACCTGAAATACAAGCTGAAACAGTAAAAGCAATTGGAGGTTCAAAAAAAAAGTCTAGAAAAAATAAAAAATCAAAAGGTGGTAAAAAATCAAAAAAACATCACAAAAAATCAAAAAAACAAAAAAAGTCTAAACGAAAACATTAACTCAGATCAGGGGAACCAAGGTTCCCCCTGAAACCCCCTCCTTTAATAATGGTATTTATATTGTATTTGATATTAATCATTCGGTTAACATCAAGATGTTTTCTTTTAAGGGAGGGGTTTCAGGGGAACCGTAGGTTCCCTGAGGTTAACATCAAGTTGTTTTCTTTTAAGGGAGGGGGTTCAGGGGAACCGTAGGTTCCCTGAGGTTAACATCAAGTTGTTTTCTTTTAAGGGAGGGGTTTCAGGGGAACCGTAGGTTCCCTGAGAAAATCAAAATATAATATAAATGGAAAAAAGTAAATCCAAGGTATTTAGAAGTTCAAGAAAACCTACAAAAAAATCAAAATCCGTTATGAGAAAAAGAGAAATCAATAAATTCAACAGAACTCAAAAAAGATCAAATAAACCAACAGCATCAAAAAAATACAAACCTAAAAAACGTATATCCATAGAAACAGAAGAAGCATCCTCCAACATTTCATCTTTATCATCTGGTTCATTGGATTCTAATTCACCCTTTATCGATATGGAAATTGATCCAGATTTGGAACCAAAAGAATTAAAATTAGATCTCAGTTTCAAAGGAATTTCCGTCAGTTTTGTCATTTTCGGCCATGGTGGAATTAAAAACAAAATACCAATAGAAACATTTAAATTACCTCATGCTACAAAAGAAACAAACCTATTAGCTATGAGATATTCCGGAATTAACAATATTGGGAATCGATCATATGAAGAAAACATCGATAAATTTTTATCAGAAAATAAAAATAAAAAAACAGATACATTAATTCAAGAACTAGATACCTCATTTTTACGTTTTCTTCCACATCATTCAGAAGTTTTACAACGCGTACATGAAATAGATGATAGGTTAAATATTCAAAACAAATTCTTCGGTGTAAAGCAAAATTATAATTCTAGAAACGCACAAAAATATTATACCGGAATTACTAGCAAAGAATTATTAAGAAGTTATCGTCATCCAGAAATCAAAATGACTGGTCCATTAGTAAAAATATATAGTATTGTAATAAATAACGTAGAACAATTAGCACAAGGTCAAAGTATTATTGTTGATAGAAATATAGTAAACGGTATTACTTTAACAGAAATCATAAATATTGTAACACAATTTGTCTTAGATAGCGGTATAATCCCTACTTTAGCACGTAGTGACATTGCAAAAGAAAAAGGATTTTTAGTAAATGTCGTTGATTTGACTTGTAATTATACAGAGGAATACCCCCTTATTGAAGTTATCGGTCCTTCTAGAAAATAATTTATACAATACCATACCGCATTTTCAAATAACATTTCAAACACGTTTCAACATCTACCGTTGAATTATGTAGTCCCTCTACTTTTTCTCCATCAAATAAATGTTCGTATAATTCAAACAGTTTCGGCCATTTCTTACGCGGTGGTTTTCCCACTGTTTTCGATTCTATTTTGATATTACACATTTCAATACCTTTCAACATCGTACAGTAACGTTCAATGTTATTCGTACGTTCAAACATATGATTAAATAACATAAAACATTCAGGTGCACGTTTTAATAATTCTTCTTTGTTTCTCTGTACTTCTATCATTATCATATTCGAATCAAAATCTATATTATGGGCTACCAATACATTGGATTTTTTATAAACAGCACTAAAATCAATAAGTACATCTACAATATCCCTACCTTTTGTATAACAATCATCTAATGAAATTCCTGTTAAATTAGTAACAAATTCAGATATAACAACATCATAAGGAATATGAATATATGAATCGGAACTACATTCCACAGTATTATTAAATGTATCATACAATGTATGACTAAATTGTATGATATAAGGGTATTCTGTGATTGGTAAAGGAGTAGTATCATTAGGAGTTTTTTTGGGTATGAGTCCTGTTGTTTCTACGTCAAATACTAATACGTATCTTTTGTGGATAGGTATTTCAGTTATGTTGTTATTATTTTCCATTGTAAATATTGAAATGTTGTTTCAATATTTACTTTTCAATTTTTTGTGCTTTTTTTCGTTTTTCCATTTTTCCGTTTTCCGTTTTCCGTTTTGTACCATTATTTTTCTGGTTTTTTTGTAAAAGTTAATTTTACAGAACTTAAATCAATAGGGTTTCTAATCAAAACGTAATAATGATAAGGATTTGATGTATCAGATCTAACATAACCATAATTATTATAAGAATTATCAGAAATAATACCTAATTGTGTTGAAGAAAAATTATGACTACCTGATGAATTTGTAGTTATATTTATTCTCGGATTATAATCACTTTCATCTTCATTTGAAGGCAAAAAATTCACTATAGAATTTGGATCAAAATAATAATCGATTTGATAATATTGAGGAAATATGTCCGCATAATGTTTCTTTTCTGTATTTGTTTTTTTAGGAATAACCTCTATTACAAGATTAGTTAAAGCATAATTATTAATAATAACATTACCATTAAGACTTAAATCATATGTATTATTTTCATCAGTTTTGTAAGTTGAAGTTATAATTACACTATAAATTCCATTCGGATTTGGATCACTTAGATCTCCAGTTTTATCTGTGATACCAACTATAATTTTAGTTGAGGGAGAATTTAATCCTTCTTTTATATTCCAATTATTCAAATAAAACTCTTTGAAAAACAAATATCCCGAGAAAAAAATTACAAACAACATCAATAATGTTATTATTTTTGTAATTAAAGGATTTTTCGATGGAAACGTATTTAATCTTTTTATCATTACTAATAAATATCGATATTATTTTTATTCATTTAACTTTCGAAGAACGCAGATTTTTCACTGTTTTATTGTGTGATTCATAAAAACGACGGGTTTTATTCTTACTACGTAACCATACATTTTTACGTAAATAACAGACAATCGAAAGTCTTATTGCATCCTTCTCTTTTTTATGCATAGGTAAGTTTGCATGGGGCTGATGGACGTCCATAAAAAGTATGTCTCCCGAACGGACGTTTACACCAATACCATACTGTGGAAAACACGTTTCCGCACCTGTATATTCTCCGCGTTCAATTACAGCTAAATTTCCAAATCCTTCTTCGTCATCTCCTTTATCTTTATGAGTACTGGTCTGATAATTAATATTTGTAGTTACTGTAGTAAAGGATGTTCCAGGTATTTTGAAATAGGTTTGATTCGCTTTACGGCGTTGAAGTTTGTATTGTTCGGGGGTTAATTTTGCATAAAGATTGTCAATGTCTTTGATGAGTGGTATGGTCTTTTTGTATTTTTCTGGATTATCCATATTGAATCGGCATTGACGAACCATCAATGACGGTGTTATTCCACGTGCTTTGAAAATGATTTTTTGTGCCGGAGACCAACTATCAAAATATCCGAATATATTTGACATGACTTTTTTGTCTGAGAAAGAGGTTTCGCTTTTGCTTCCTGAACTTCTTCCTCGTAATGCCGAAACGTTTTTGGCAAATTGAATGATATTGTCATAAAATGCGTCTACATTTTGAGTATCGAGAACATTTTTTCTAAATCTTAATAGTAATTTACCTTCATTTGTATAAACGTCCGCGTCATAATCAATAATCGTTTTTATATCTTTAGGTTTTATTAATTTATTCATTTTGGATTCCATTTTTTCATCGTCGAAATCTTTTTCTACTATGAATGTTGTTATATTTCCTTTTTTCTCTTTTTTTATTATAGTCATAATATTATTATCTAGTTATAATATTATTATATTTTATTTGTTTTTTCTTGTTTTGTTATTTTTATTTTTCTTCTTTTTTGTTTTTTCGTTGGTTTCTTGTCCTTTACGAGCAGGAATTTTAAAAAGTCGGAATTCTGTCATCCCCGATTTTTTAGTTGATATTGATCCATATTCAGGATATACTTTCAATAATTTTTGTGATGCTTCTAGCATTGGTTTCAAACGGTCTTTGAATGTACCAAGACCCCCGGATTTTCCATAATATCTCGATACGAAACCAATACGATTAAACCGCAGCACTATGCAGTCATTGATAAAATATTTTATTGTTCTCTCGACATCCTCTTTTTGTCCGTTTTCCTTTGTCAAAGTCAATTGTATGGCTTTCAGATTAGGACGGTTGATGATACCATAAAATGCACCGACAATATAATTAAGACAACTCGATATTTCTTCGCGGCCTTTACGGAAGAAGGGGTTGAATACCGGGTAAACTCCCCATATATACGATTGTTGTTTCTTACATTCTTCGAATGCGCCTTTAAAAAAGGTTTCTAAAGATTTTCCGCGATACATTGATGAAAGAGATAAATCGATTTTGGCTACATCATCGTCGAAAAAAACAATGTGTTTGTTTTCAGGCCATTGTGACATGATAAATTGACGTTGGGGAACTAAACCTTTTATTCCTACGATTAATTTATTATATTTGGATTTATCGAGAACTTTTTTGTATTCTTCGTATTCTTCTTTGTTTGCTACATAGACGAATATTTTATTTGATGGGATGTGGTTTTTATGGAGCATTTCGAGTGTTTTATCTCGACAAACATCCGCTCGTTTATATGAAGGTATTGCAATAATATAATCTGACATATGTTTCTTATTATATTATTTGGAGGTTTTTTATTAATTTAATCTATTCTAGGAGTTTGACAAGGACTACTAAAATTAGTACCTACTTGATATTTACTTACAGGTGTTGCCTGACTACTACTATTCAATGTATCTATATCATTTGTTAATTCATCCCAATTATTATCATTTTCATTATCTTCTTCTTCTCCAAGTATATTAATATTTATATTGTTTACATCTAAAGCTGATAAATACAAAATATATCTTTTATTGGGACAATTGTTTATATCATCATTAATAGAGAAGGAACCATTAAAAATATCAAAAAATTCTATTTTTTCTGAAGGATTTTCATTTCTTAATTCATTGGATGCCTCAACTAATAATTTTAAGAAATTAGATTTTGATTTTTCTTTTGGTTGTAATACTTCTTTTATTGGTGGCGATAGACTCCCAAAAAATTGAGGTTCTTGTTTTGGTAATTGAGGACGTTTCAATACTTCTATTAATTTGGATTTTAATGGGTCATTTTTATAAACATCACTAAGTAGTGAAAGAAAGTATGGATTTTTGTTTTCTGTAATTGAAGGATTACTTTCTGTTATTTCTTTTGTTTTTTTTGGTTCTGTTGTTTCTTTTGGTTCTGTAATTGATGAAAAAATAATTTGAGTTAAATCAATATATTGAAGTTCTTCTTCAATCTTTTTTTTTTCTAATTCTGTTTTCTTAATTTCACTTTGTAAACTAGTTATTTTTTTTTCTTTTTTACCTACATCTTCTTGTTGACTATTACCTATCTCTTTATTTAGAATTTCTATTTGTATATCTAATTCTGTTTTTTCCTTCTTTTTATTATTTATTATATTTTCTGTATCTTCTTTTGGATTCGTTAAATTTTTTATTATTACCTTTGGTTCTATTTTTTGTTCTGTTTCTACTCTTTCTATTACACGTTTTTCTTCAGAATTTATTACTCCAAATAAATCTATTTTAATTTCTTTCATTTCTTTTTTTATTGATTCATCAATTTTTAAATCTTTCATTATATTTGAAAAGTTTGTTTTTATATTTTCTTTTGTTTTTTCTTTTGTTTTTTCTTTTGTTTTTTCTTTTGTTTTTTCTTTTGTTTTTTTTTGTGTTGTTTCTTGTGTTGTTTCTTGTGTTGTTTCTTGTGTTGTTTCTTCTATATATTCTTTTAAAACATTTTTATAAATACCATCTAAATAATCTCTCTTTTTTATTTTATCTTCTTCTTGATTTTTTATATTTTTTTCTCCAAATAATGTTTTAAATTTTTGAGTTTGAAAATCGTTTAATTCATGAATTTCATCATCTGTTTCATATTTATATTTATCTTCAATATATTTAAAATGTTTTTGTATTTCTGTTGTAGTTGATATATTACGTGTTTCTTCTAATATTTCTTCCAACAAATCTTTTTCTATTGAATCAATATTCAAACATTTATTTCTATCACTTATTTCACTATTTCTTTGTGGAAAACATTTATTTCTTAGGTATTTTATAAGTATAATTTCTGTTATCTTTTTTTTTATATTTTCTATTTTTTCTTTTAAATTTCCCGATTTTTTAATAATATTATAAAAATCTGTTTTTTTCATTAACAAATGTTTTTCTTTAGGCTTCAATAAATCAACGTCAAATTCTGTTTTTAGTTTAGATATGTTTCTAGGTTCTTGAAATATTATTCCATTATCAATAGCAAATAATTCAAGTAATTTGAAAATATCGACTTTATTACCACCTTTTTTAAGTTTTTCAGCTTCTTTACCTTCTTCACCTTTTTTACCTTCTTCACTAGGTTTTTCACTATTTTCATCAAGATATAAAGCAAATGGTATTTTATTTTTGTTATCTTCTAATTTATTTTCATTTATAATAACACTTGATTGGAGATTTTTTGTACAATCTTCTTTTATTTGTTCTTTTAATTTCTTAATACTACTATTTACGTTTTCTTCTTGTTGTTGTTTTATTTTTGAAAAATTATCCATTTTTACATAATAATCATTGATACTATACATACCATATTCTCTTTCTCTTTCACATTTACTAAAAACTTTTATTTCATTATTATTATCACGATAATAAATTATTATACCCTTATCTACTTCTTTTTTATTTACTGTTTTATTTACTGTTTTAAATTCAAATAAAATATCTTCTCTATTTTGTTTTTCATTTAAATTATTAAAATTTAAATATTGTTGTTTATATTTATTTATTATTGTTTTTATATTATCAGCGAAATTTTCATCAGAAATATTTGGTAATGAAATTTTATTTCCTGATGAATTTTTGTGTTCTTCAAACTCTGATATTGTAATTTGTTTAATATCAATACATAATACTTTTTTTTTATTAGATCTATGGTTTTCTATAGAAAAATGTATTTCTCCTGCATCTTTTATATCCATAAATTTAGTATCATCTTCTTTTTTTTTATTATCTTCTTGTCTTTCCATTATAATAACATCATAGATTATATATATTAAACTTACGGCTAAAATCTTTTTTATCTAGAAAAGATTTTAGATATTTTCTAAGGGGTTTTTTGAGAACCTCTGGTTTTACATTCTTGAAAAATCAATGCTTTGAATTTATTTGCGTAGGGTCTTGTTTTTACCCTTATATTTTCTTTGTTTTGTTTTTTTGTGTTTTTTTGTGTTTTTATGGTGTTTTTTGTTCTTTTTCAGGGATCTTTTTTTGGAACCGCCTGATGATGTTAGAGCTGTTTTTAATTCGGTTAGAGCTGTTTTTAATTCGGTTAGAGCTGTTTTTAAATCTGTTAGATTTTCTGGTGTTGCTGCTGCTGTTACTGCATCTGCTTTTGTTGTTACTTTTCCTGCTTCTGTTGTTACTTTTCCTGCTTCTTTTGCTGTTTCTGCTGCTAGTTTTGCTGTTTCTGCTGCTGCTTTTGCTGCTGCTGCTGCTCCTGTTTCTGCTGCTTCTATTGCTTTTATTGCTTTATCTACTTCTTCTATTGCTTTATTTACTTTTTCTATTGCTGGTTCTGTTATTGCTGGTTCTGTTATTGCTGGTGCTGTTATTGCTGTATCTGCTGTTCCTTCTGCTCTTTCTGTATCTAGTCCTGCTACTGTAGGTGCTGCTTTTTTAATTAATTCTTTTGCTATTTCACCTACATTATCATCATTTGTTAATACAACTGGATTTTCTATAGTTCCATCGAAATTTTTTAAACTTAATTCAATAGTATCTCCAACTTTTTTATAAGATAAGGTTCCTTTTTCATTAAATTCAGTCATTTTCTATAAATTTCAATATATAATATAACAACAAAATAACTAAAACACCCTATCTACTAAAATCTCCCCCCTATCAATACTCACCATCATAGCATTATTATCCCTCCTTGATATCCAAAACACATATTTCCCCCCCTTTATAGTAAACCCTATACAAAATTCTACACCAAAAAATTGGAAACAAAACGGCAATGAATATTCCAACGGTTTATACGTCCCCTTTTCTAAACGAACCAACATATGATAGTAATTTCGCGGCATTCCATCTTCGCTAAAGTGTACTACACCCAGCAATGTATCCCTACCTTCTTCCTCTATAAATATACTCGATCCCCGGACTTTATGGAAATTGGGTGCAATGATCGGATATTCTTTTACTATTTCTAAAACATTTGTTTCCTTCGTTATTCGTCCTATTTTCATGGGCGACCAGGAATAAATGAAATAATAATCTTTTCCTTCCGACGGTAAAGGAATCCAATTCTTCTCACACCACGTAAATTCCGGCGGTTCTAAAATACGACAATTCGTATAACACAACATCTCCGGATCATAGTCCCCTATTATCATACGATTCCGCTGACAAGGCGAATAGTTCACATTCGTACAAATAAAACATAATTTTCCCCCATGTTCGAACAATCGGATATCTTCTAATCCGTGTGAATAACAATCCTTGGATTCTAGCGCCACGGTCGTATCATACATTTCTCCGTAACAAATCGGTAAAAACGTTTCTGGATCCAAATAGGACCGGATATTTTTACTCAATAGTGTATTATTTGGATGATCTATATTATAATTTCCATTACCACAATAACAATAATTTACAAGACGTGTGTTCAATATATGTTTCCCCTTATAAAATATATAAGAAGCCGATGAGGGGCGGAATTTCAAATCCGTATCTAAAACATCGGGATAAGGATACGTGGTTTTTTCCAATTTATCATCCAAACATTTTATATAGGAATCCGAAGGAATATAAATAATACTATCATTATGGTCCGCTGAATACCATATTGGAGACCAATGACCTTCAGTTTCTAACAGAGCCCAAAAATTTACCTCCCAAATCATACGGTTATGTTTCACCAAAAAATCGCGAAAAGCAGTATAATAAATATCTTTCAATGATATCAATGTTTCTCGATCTATCATTAAAAAACTCCCACAAAACCGCCATAGAACATTATTCAGAAATTGGTCTACGTTCTCTCCGTCATATTTGGAAACACATCCAGGAATATAAAACATTTTTTCTTTGAAATCGCGTTCAGACAAATATTTCAAATATGTGAGTGTTGTATCTTTATGTTTTATCATATAAGATATACTAAAATCGATCCATGCAAAATGGGTAGAATTGAAGGGGTTTTTTATAGCTACATCTGCTGTAAATTCTATTTTGGAATTCATCAAAACCATATATTCAAACGTATCTTTTTTCTCATTTCTATTTTGTGGTAGGGATATTTCTATACCTTCACAGTATTTATATGCTAAGGTTTCTTCTAATTTCATAACTTGAATTACTTTCAAGTTATCGAATCGCCTAGATAATTCTTCAATATCTTCTTTGTATTCAGGTGAAACATAAATACAAATATTGATTCCAGTAGATAATATTTCTTTGAAATTTTCTAAACGCCATTCTTTTGTTTTATTATCATAAATGTAATCTTTATAAATATCAAACCAAGAAGTTACAAATGTAATTGTCATAGAATCTATCTATTTTAAATATAAAAACTTTATATTTTTTATATTCAAACATATTATTTGTTTATTTTATTTGTCTATAGTTATTTTTTTAGTAATATTTTTAACTATCTTTTCACGGGTTTTATCATCGCCTTCGAGTGTTTTTTCGAAGATTTTCATATATAATTCTCCTTTATCGCTACTTGATATTCTTGTTTCAGGATTTTCTTCACACCATTCATTTAATGAAGAAAAATTTTTGTATTCTACCTTTTCAATAGCATTCTTTAAATTCTCATTTTCATTTTCATCTTTATTCCATTCATTGTCTTCTTTTAAATATATCGTTTCTCTTTTTAGGTCCGTACAATGGATTGGACGTTTTGTTATATCCATGTCTTTCAAACGTTTTATGAATATATCGGAAACACCATTCACGAATCCTGTATTACCAATCGCCAAAAGTTCTTCGAAAGTAACCTTAATATTATCTATAAATTCTTTCATATTCATAGCATCTTTACAGGTTTCATTCAAGAAGAAATTCAGATTGAACTTTTGATTGTTATTGGTAGTATTATTATTATTATTGATTGTCATAATAGATTCCTTTTCTACTAATTTATTGATTAATATGTTGTTCTCCTTGTTTAATATGTTGTTCTCCTTGTTTAATATGTTGTTTTCTTTGTGCAATTCTATAACCTGATTGTTTTGTTGTGAAACTTTAATGGTTTGTTCTATTAATTTGTTATTTTGCTCTACTATTAATTTTTTGAATTCTTTATTTTCCTTTATTATATCTATAATAATCTCGGTATTAATAAGATAATTAATATTGGTTTCATTAATTTCTTCTTGTGGTCTTGGTGTTGGTTCTTCTACGGGTTTATAATCACAATTTTTTTTATGTTTTGATAATCCTTGACTATATTTATATTCCTTACCACAAATGCATATAAAAATATTATTTGCGACATTTATTGGATTTTGTATCTTATTAGTATCTCTAATATGTTTTGCAGTCAAAATATGTTTATTATAGTCATTCTTTCTTAGCGTAGTGTATTTACATATTAAACAGTTATAATTTACTGTCGTATTTTGCGATATTTTAGTATCCATATATATTATATTAGGATACTAAAAACTCTCTAAATAACTTTTTTCGAAATTTTATTAAATATTCAGCGATAAATCTTTAAATAAAGTTATGATAACAACCCAAAATAATAATTTTTGATTTTACTGCATTATGCTTTAAAACAACTTTTCAAGAAACCGTTGTAAAATTCTATTTTCAGAAAATCGTTTTTGGACATTTATTTTTGTCCTTTTTTCAAAAAAGTTTTCCATTTTATATACAAATTATTCAAAAATATGAAATTGTAGGGACCCCCCTTCTATTTGTATATTTGAGACTTTTCGCGATATTATGTATCCATAAATGTATCTATGTTCGCGATATTATTTTCTATTATCTTTATTGCTAACAAAATAATAATTTATAATAACCTAATATAAACGAAATGCGACAAATTTTTATCCATTATATCCATTATTGGATACTTGAAAACTCTGAATACATATTCTTCGTAGAATTCCTTAAAAATAGTTATGCTAACAAACTTTTCTAAGAAAACCCGGATTTACTGCATTATGCTTTAAAATAACTTTTCAAGAAACCGTTGTAAAATTCTATTTTCAGAAAACCGTTTTTGGACATTTATTTTTGTCCTTTTTTCAAAAAAGTTTTCCATTTTATATACAAATTATTCAAAAATATGAAATCGTAGGGTACCCCCTATGGTTTTTCCATTTTTTCTTTAAAAATAAAATAATAATAAAATGATAAAGAAATATAGAGTTTTTCAAAGATAAATCAATATAAAAAATGCAAGAATATATTAATAAATTCTGTATATTAATTGCCTCCCATATTTCCAACCCTAAAAGGATTGGTTATTTAAAAGAATGTCTAGAATCCCTGATGAAACAAACCATAATTATTCCTGTTTATTTGTCCGTTTCCTTTGAAACCCCATTCCTCGAAGAATTCTTTAAAACCTCAATGGAGAACCTAGGTAAAACCCCCATAATAAACATTATTATAAAAAACGAAAAAACCGCCCAAATGAACCATTATTACCAACTGTTAGACGTCGTTGATACGAAGCATCAATGGATCATGTTCTGTGATGACGATGATAGTTATCAATCCGACCGTGTAGAGAATATTATAAAATCGGTTTATCAAGTCGAAGAAAGGATCAAGGATGCGGAGAACATTACATTTGCAGGACTCTATGAAAGCCATTGTGAGAAGGATCATAGAGAACATCGTCACGAATATTGGTGTTATTGTGTGAACCGGCTAATAATGGACCGTTTCTATGATAGAATCCGAGAATTTCCCGACATTATCGACAACAAATGCTGCGATATATTATTCGGAGAGTATCTGAGAAGGTCAGCACAAAACACTATTTTCGCAAGATTGAATATGAGACTCTATAATTACCGTGTAGATGAGAACCAAGATAGTATAACGGGGGTAATACAGTCCAAACAAGGATTCTATACGAGATTCAAACAGCATCCACCAATAGGTGATCCAAAATTACCAGAATACATATTAGACTGGAATGATTATTTATACGAACATTTGGATGCCTATTTACACGATGTTTTTCTAAGAACAGTAGTAGGTTGTAATATGGAATACATATTACAATCCGAGTTTCGTAATGATTATGAATTATTACAATTTGTGGACGAATGTCATGTAGAAAAAATGCGGACATTTCACGAATATTTGAGAGGGATTTGTGGGAAATTATATGATATAAAAATTTGATTAACGTAGAGAACGTTTCCGAGGCTTTTTAACACGGATTTTTTGGGTCTTTTTCGCTTTTATTTTCCGTGTTTTTCGATTCTTTCCTCCTATAGGGTTTGGTTTTTGTTTCAAAGAAAATCCAGGTAACTTATTAAAAATACTACCTTTATTTTCTTTTACTTCAGAATTAACCAGACCATCTATACTACCTTTATTTTCTGTTACTTTAAGATTAGCCTGACCTTCTATACTACCTGGTTTTTCTTTTATTTTAAAATTGACTGGTATATCTATACTATTACTAGGTAATTCAATATCAACTTCTAACTGCTTTGTACTATTAGGTTCAAAAATTGGATTACCTTTATAATCTAATATTTTTATTTTTATTTTTATTTTTATTTTTATTTTTATTTTATCTTTATTTATTAGTTTTAAAGTTTCAATATATTTTCCAATCCAATATTTATGATTTTGAATATTATTATCAAAAGATTCACCTTGAGGTATAGATTCTTCTACTTTTACTATCTCTTTTGAATTAGAATTTTTAAAAGATGAATAAATATTACAAGGAGAAGGAATCTGTGTTGCAAATAAATCATCTTCCAAAAATCGGGTTCCCATAAAAGAAAAATAATAATTATTATTTTTATTATCAATTAGATGTGCTAAAAATACAAGGGATTTTATAACACAAGTATTTCCATATAAACCACAAAAAGTTATATCACAATTTTTTTCTTTAAAAGTTTTGATAATTTCTTCCAATATATGATTTTGAAATTTATTAGATTCATAATAATATCCAAAAACCTTTTGAAATTTTGAATTTTCTTTTAAAAATTCTATCTCTTTTTTTAAATTAACCATTTCATTTTTTGTTCCTGTATTGTTCTCAAATTTATCATTATCATTACATTTTACAATAATTAGAATTGATATTTTATTTGTATTCGATGATTCTGAATCATTATTATCAGTTAATTTTTGTGTTATTCCTACTACTTTTTCTAATGATTCACTCATATAAAATAAAAATCAATACTCTTATATAATGTTTACAAAATAATCTAAATATTATATTCAAAAAAAATCTCTAAAGAGCACTCCTATAATCTACGACATAAGGATTCGAATTCAACATCTTGGTAATGTCGGGTGTATTTCGGTCTAAATTAATATTCGAATACAATTGATTGGTTGTTCCAGACGCTTTACCTATAATACTGGCATCAGGTATCTGTGATGGCATCGCGCCAATTACCGCGCGATCATTTTTTAACATATTATCACGAGAAACCTGACGCATATTAATATCCCCATTCATCAAACTCATATTACCTTGCACCATATGTTCGTGTATAGTACTGGATTTCAAATCATTATTACGCTGATTATAATTGGCCTCATAAGAAGTCATTTTACGTCCGCGTTCTCCAGCACTAGACCCCCCAACATACCCGTAGACACCAACCTCATTACGATTTGTATAAGCGACCTGTTGATCGGTAACTTGATATCCACCCAATTGCGGTGCATTAATATTCAAATGTCCTTTGGAACCCTCCGTAGTTTCACGTATAGTAACATTAGGGCGATCATTCGGATTGAATACATAGGAATTAGAAACGGTGGTCCCTGGATTCTGGTAAGGACGCAATGTCCCAATCACATTGCTTTTACGATTTGGGCGTAACATATCCAAAAGGGGTGCAATAACGGCACCCATTCCACCACCGACAATACCATAATAATCCTCACCACCAGGCTGCTGTTTGTTTACACAGCGATTATTAGGATAAGCCATTTTAGATTTAATACCATAGTCCGCGTCATTAGCATAACCACGACCATTCGCATTCGCCACACCAATAGGAAGATCTCCTAATTGCTGAGAATGTGAAGGCATGTATTCACCGGGTAAATAGGAAGATTCTGTAGAAGAACCGGCAATACCGGAATAAGAAATGGCGGTTTCGGGACGACTTACAAAACGTTCGATAGGAATGGCACGTAAAGTCTGACCTTTTTCGGCACCACCACCAGGCATTAATCTACCAATATCTCCAGTTTCATCACGAGTATCCCATGCATAACTAGTTTCTGGACGATTCTTCTCCATAATACCCATTTGTTCTTGCGTAGCAATACGTTTTATCATACTATCAGCAGGTCCCTCGTGGCCTAAAAGAGAAAGTCCGGTGGCTTTTGGTTTGTTATCGACACGGAGTTGGTCGGCTGTTTTATCAAGCCATGATTCACGGGCCAACATACCGGAATTATACCCCCCGGCACCATCGGTTCCATACCCTAAACCTAATCCTGGAGCAACGTGTTCTTCTTCAAAAGGTTTGACATTTGCCATTCGCAAACTAGGATTCACACGAGATTGATAGAAATCACTTTGATTCGGAGCACCGTAAGCCCATTGCATGTTTTCATTCGGTGAAAAAAGTGGTGATTGTTCCGTTTTAATGATGGTTTGAGAACCCGAACCAGAATAACTATCTAAAAGCCCTTCATTGACATTTTCATCAGCAATTCGAGTTTTCAAATTACTTCCGAAATAGGGAACCATATTATTATGTTTGAAATAGGAAGAATCAACCTTGTCTCCGGTCAAAGAATAAAACTGAGAAGAACCTCCCAAAGAACCATTTGACATATTACTAGCTGGAAATACAGAATCGGCCATATTCGGATTAAAGTATTTATCAGTATAAGTCCCATTAGTATTATCATAACGATTATTGGTTGATAATTCGGATGTTTTGTCGAGTTCTGGCGATGTTACAGGATATTCAGAAGGATAATTCATATTTGGAATGTCAGTGTTTGGTAATTGACTGCTTTCAAAGGGTTCTTTATTGTTCTTTTTATTTTGATTGGTTACAACATATAATAATCCGAGTGCAACTCCAGGTATAACTAATTCCATTATAATATTATCTATTATAATATTTTGGGGGGAACCAATGGTTCCCCCCCTATCCCCCCTCCTTATCAAGGGAACCTACGTTACGTTAAGCTCGCGTCCTTTAAAATGGTATTTATATTGTATTTGATATTAATTATTAGGATAATATCAAGTTGTTTTATTTAAAGGAGGGGGTTTCAGGGGGAACCATTGGTTCCCCTGAGTAGGTTCCATGAGTTCTTCTCTAAAATCCGTGTTTGTATATTATCATGAAACCCCTTGTCTAATCCATTCAACGGATTCAACAAAGGATATTCCCATCTATTGTTCTCTACTGTCCTATACATCCATGCAGGATTCGTTGCACGGCTTTCATCTACAAATGGTTTCATATTCCTATAATCTTTCTTAGACGCCCAAACCGCCTGTTTTTGGAAATCATTAATATCTACTAAATCCCGATTGATTTTACGGGTCATACCTAATAAATCACTTTCCAAATTCACATAATTATCGCGTAAATTAGCACCCCATTTCTGCATTCTTACTTGCGGATCTTCTACAAAAGGCAAATCCATACCAGCACCCGGAACATCCAACATATATCTACCTACAAAAGTCGTTTGGTCTAATTGTTTTTTAATTCTAGAAGGATCATCACTAAATCTTGTAAAAGACATTATATTAAGATTATATAATCTATTTATTTAAAAAAGATATAAAAATTCTTTTTCTCGTATAATAAAATGGAGATAGAAGAGAACATCCCAAAAATATGTCTAAATATGATTGTGAAAAACGAGAGTAAAGTAATATTAAGATTACTAAATTCGGTTCTCCCGATAATAGATAGTTATTGTATTTGTGATACTGGAAGTACGGATAATACAATAGAAATAATAGAAACCTTTTTCAAAGAAAACAATATCGAAGGTAGAATCGTGAATGAACCTTTCCAAGATTTCGGATACAATCGAACAATAGCACTAAATAGTTGTATTGGTATACCGAATGCGGATTATTTATTATTATTAGATGCCGATATGATTTTACGTATAAATCCCAAACTCTGTAAAAAGAATTTCCGTAAATCACTCACAAAAGACGCCTATTATTTATTCCAAGGATCCGATAATTTTTTCTATAAAAACGTCCGTATTCTGAGAAATGATCCCGAATATTCTTACTGGGGAGTAACACATGAATATGTTAAAACCACACCCAATTCAACCTTTCAAGAAATAGAAAAAGATATTTTGTTTATTAATGATATAGGAGACGGTGGATCCAAACAAGACAAATTCGAAAGAGATATAAGACTCTTATTGAAAGGTCTAGAAGAAAATCCAGACAATGATAGATATACCTTTTATTTGGCAAATAGTTATATGAATACAAATCAATACGAAAAAGCCATAGAATATTATAAAAAACGTATAGAAATAGGTGGTTGGAATCAGGAAATATGGTATTCGTATTATTCTATAGGAAAATGCTATAAAAGCATGAACGATATGGAAAATGCCATTTATTACTGGATGGAAGGATATCAATATTTACCAACAAGAATCGAAACTCTTTATCAAATTATAAATTATTATCGTATTGCTGGTAAAAATATTCTCGCACATTCATTTTACGAAATGGCAGATTACGAAAGAAACAAGGATAAATCGATAGACCATCTTTTCCTAGAAAAGGACATTTATGAATACAAATTAGACTATGAATTTACTATTCTAGCTTATTATAGAAATACCCAAAATATCGATGTAACAAAACCATGTATGAAAGTTCTCGCACATCCTCTTTCAGAGGAACATATCAACAAAAACATCCTGTCGAATTACAAATTTTACACAAAATCCCTAAAAAATATGGAAACGCCCATGATAGAGAACAATTTGAGGATGTTGAAAAGTATTGGTGTCAATAAGCCGCAAATAGATAAAAATTTATATGTTTCAAGTACTCCCTCATTATGTATTGATACATCAAATAAGAATAGATTGATTGTAAATGTCCGATATGTTTCTTATCGAATTGATGAAAAAGGGGGGTATAGTTATGATAAAAATATTTGCACGAAGAATGTGGTTACAACAATTGATATGACATATTCACGAGGCTGGACGAAAGGATTAGAATTCGAATTGAATTATAATAAAGTATATGATGATTTGTATGTTGGATTAGAAGATGTTCGTATATTTTCGAATAATGAAACCATATTTTTTAATGCGAATCGTGGATTAGGATATAATAAGATGAGTATTGAGACAGGGAAAATAATGTTAGGATCGGCATCGGCATCTTCTCATTTGATTTATACCGACGATCAGAAAGACATAGAGAAAAATTGGGTATTGTTTAAGAATGGGAAGAGAGAACTGAAGATGATTTATGGATGGCATCCTTTGAAAATAGGTGATATAGAAGATGATCCGGAAAAAAAAATAGATGATAAGAATCAGATATTGAAGAAATTTGTTATTACAAACAAAGAAGAAACCCCTAATTTCTTCAGATGGGTACGAGGATCAACGAATGGTATAACAATTGATGATGAAGTATGGTTTATATGTCATCTTGTGAGTTATGAAGATCGCCGATATTATTATCATTTGTTTGTAATTTTAGATGTGAATACTATGAAATTGAAACGATATTCGGAGATGTTTAATTTCGAAGGAGAAAAAGTCGAATATACATTGGGATTTGCATATATGGAAAAAGAAAAACAGTTTTTGATAGGGTACAGTGTGATGGATCGTGAGAGTAAATATATGACGGTTTCGAGAGAGAATGTAAACAGCTTATTCATCAGGGGAACCAATGGTTCCCCCTGAAACTCAGGGAACCTACGTTACGTCCCGACCCCCTGAAATCCCTCCCTTAAAAGAAAACAACTTTAAAACTTGATGTTAACCGAATGATTAATATCAAATACATCATAAAAGGAGGGGGGTTCAGGGGGTCGGGACGTAACGTAGGTTCCCCTGAGTTAACAAGAAGTTGTTCTATTTAAGGGAGGGGTTTCAGGGGGGTCGGGACGTAACGTAGGTTCCCTGAGTTTCAGAGAGAACATTGGTTCCCTGACTGATAGGAATATTCACCATTACCTAACTTCCGTTTGTTTCGCATCCACGCACGACTCGAATCATCAAAATCAATATCTATTATATCTTCAATCTTTTCCATAGTATTCATAAAAGATTCAGGAATAAAACGAACAGTATTCATAGGATTATATTTTTTTGATCTAGAACGGGTTACAATATTAATTTCATTTGTTTCATTGTTTTCAATATTAGGTAAGATAGAAAAAGAATTCAGATTTGTTCTACTCTTAGAACGCGTTAGCATTTTTACTCGATTATCTTGAAAAGAATTAATCAAAGGTAAAGAAGGATTACATTCTTTAATATTTGATGTTTTTACATCAGGATGTACTTTAGAAAATTTGCGGGTTTGTGATCTTGTTTGCATAATAATATAATAATAATATATCAAACATTATCTTTAATATGTTTTGTAAAAATATTATCTTGTAACCATATTCACAGCCGCACTCTTACAAAGATCCCCAAAAGTCCGACGATGCCATTGAGAAATCCCATGTTGTCGAATCCCCTCTAAATGACGTTTCGTTCCATAACCCATGTTTGTATCTAGACCATATCGCTCGACCAATTCCGGATATTCCTGACATAATTCCAAAATATAGGAATCCCGAGCCGTTTTTGCCAATATACTTGCCGCTGCAATCGCCATGTATTTTGAATCCCCTTGTTCTACAGTAATATGAGGTAATTGAGATATACAATGTTTATCATTATTGAAACGACTATAAGGATTAAAATAATTGCCGTCAACCAATGCAAGACATTTATCAATATCTTTGTATCCACCTAATGATGGAAATAAAGCATCTAGACATTTATGCATACCACGCATAGAAGATTCTAAAATATTATTTTTATCAATTTCAGATTCATCGACCCAACTAACGTTCCAAGCAACAGCATGTTCTTTAATATATTCAGCGACTTTCATAATTTTCTTTTTAGAGGAGAACTTTTTACTGTCTTTTATATCTTTTCCGTCAAAATTAGAGGAGTCTTTAGGTAGAACAACACAAGCAACATAAACACCACCAAAAAGAGATCCACGTCCGGCTTCATCTAATCCAAATTCATAAAGATTTGAATCATTATAATTCTGTTGTAAGATAATAGGATCCTTTTTTACCTTTTTTACCTTTTCTACTTTTTCTACTTTTTCCACCTCTTTTTCGTTTTGTTCTTTCATTTCAATAACAGGTTCCATTTACTTTTTGATTCTATAATAAATATTATTCCCCGATTATTTTTATATAATTTTCAATTTTTCATTTTTATTGTAAAGATATATAATCTACTTTTTTCTTGTCATAATCTATACTTAATAATGAAGATTAGTCCTTTTGTATTATTTTTAATATTATTGATAGTTTTAGTCGTATCTATTATTGTAGGAAGAAAAATAGGATATGAAGGATTTATTTCTTATCAGCAATCAAAGACATCAACTACTAGTTTTGTAATACCATCTTATTCACAAAATACAGTATATAAATTACATGACAATTTATTTTTCGATTCCGTAAATGCAAATCTATTAGAAATAGATTCTCCAGCATTCAATAGTACAACAGGACCCGATATAATAGGTAATACAATTCTTACTACTACTATTATACCCCGATCATCAGGAATTGGTACTAATTATTCTGGTAATGTTAGTGTGATGTCAATACCTCAAACGAGTATAGGAACAAGTATGACAAATAATTATAATAATTTTGTTTATAATAGTCAATCGAATAATACAGATAAATATTGTGTTTTGTATATATCTTGGAATATTGATACATATATTCATATTATAAACATTACTAATAGAAAACATGTAGGAACTTATCTAGCATCAAATTCTCAAACACCAGTATTGAATAGTAATATCTATGATAAACCAGCGATTAGTTTAACAACCACTCCAACAGACAATGATGCAAATAATAATTCTTTTTTATTAGACAATTATTATGATAATCAAAAAACATTATATCAAGTAAGTAAAAATGTAAAATTCGATATTACAAATGCAACATTGATATTACAAACGAGCACATCAACCAATAAAACAATTAGTATTTATAATCGAAATAATATGTCAACACCTACTGTAGTAAATACACCCAATACAGTATCAAATACCGCATCAACAGTACAAAGTGTTATTTTTAGTCCAACTATTATAGAAGATAAATTAGGAAATCAGATTATATTATATTTGGCGAATGGAACAAATACTGTAGTGGTTGTATTAGGATTGACAAATGATTTGAAAAGTTATGAAACAAAAAATGTAGTACGTTTTACAGCAAATACGATTGATGTTGGTTCAGGATCGGCTACAAGTACAAGTAATATAGTGTCTAAGTTCAATTCATTTTTGTCGAATTATTGGAATGTAAATTCAGGTAATCCTTGGCAAAGAGGATATCAAGATCCTTCCATGTATGGATATCAAGGATATCCCAACACATATTCACCAAGTCGTGGATATTCAGACGATTATATTTTGAAAACACAAATAGTTCCACCGGTTTGTCCTTCTTGCCCTTCTTGCGCTGCTGGTTCTGTATGTGGTAATTGTGGAGGTCATGGTGGTTCAGGAACTCAATCATCAAATGGTGGAACAATGGTATCAGGAAATAAGATGGATTCCAATGGTTCAAACATAGTTGATGGTGTAGAAAATGTAGCAAATACTGGTGCGGATGTATTAAAAACGGGTTTAAATAATGCAGCGCTAGGTGTTGGAGCGGTTGGTCTAGGTATTGGAGCTGCTGGATTAGGAATTGGTGGCGCGGTATCAGATACAGTAAGTGGTGCGGGCAGTCTTGCAGAAAAGGCAGGAGGAGGTACAGTAGATTTATTGAAAAGTGCAGGGAGTGGTACAGCAGGATTCGTAAAAGATGCAGGAAGTGGCGCAGTAGGATTAATAAAAGACGCAGGAAGTGGCGCAGTAGGATTAATAAAAGATGCAGGAAGTGGCGCAATGAGTTTGGCAAATAATAACAATAATAGAGGAGAAGGTCAATCGGGTAGAGGATCTCAAGGAGGTCAAGGGGTAGGATATACTCCTGTATCTGGATCTGGACCCCAATCTATGGATCAATATTCTTATTATGGAACATTGCCTTCGAAAGGAAGTAGTAATTTTATGCCAGTAACTGCGGATTTCAGTTCTTTCAGGCATTAATCTCAGGGAACCTACGGTTCCCCTGAAACCCCTCCCTTAAATAAGATTATTTGAATTGGTATTTGATATTAATCATTTGGTTAACATCAAGTTTCAACAAGTTGTTTTCTTTTAAGGGAGGGGTTTCAGGGGGAACCGTAGGTTCCCTGAGAGGAAGGGGGGTAAGGGGAAACCTACGGTTTCCCTTATTCGTTCAAAAACAATATAATAATAAAATTATGTTTTACATAAATAAAAGATAATTTTACTAAAAATGGAAAATCAAAATATATCAAACTCAATTTTAAATAGAGAATCCATAGCAAATGAAATCAAACAAACATTATCATCTTTCGAAACAAATTACAAAAATATATCATTCAAAAGAGGTATTTATATTTATGGTTCTCCAGGATGTGGGAAAACTCATTTTGTAACAACACTCTTAAAAGAAATGAATTATGATATTATAAAATATGACGCAGGTGATGTTCGAAATAAAGCCTTAATAGATACTATAACAAGTAATAATATATCAAATAGAAATGTTCTCGATATGATGACAAAAAAGGTGAAAAAAATAGCAATAGTGATGGATGAAATAGATGGAATGAATAATGGCGACAAAGGTGGAATAACCGCATTAATAAAAATTATTCGACAGAAAAAAACAAAAAAACAGCAATTAGAAAGCATAACAACAAATCCAATCATATGTATCGGAAATTATTATATAGATAAAAAAATCAAAGAATTAATGAAGGTTTGTAACACATATGAATTGAAATCACCGAATCAACAGCAAATGAAGACAATTTTAAAATTATCAATACCAACAATAGTAAAAGAAAAGGGAAATTCATATGAATCAATGATATTGAATTATATACAAGGAGATATGAGAAAACTAATGTTTGTAAAAGATATTTTCAATAAAAATTCTAAAAACGATTTATTGACAGACACCAAAATAAAAACAATATTTTGTAACAAATCCTACAATGAAGATTCAAAAAAAATAACACAATCATTATTAAATCAACCGACAAAATTATCACAACATAATCGATTTATGAATGAAACAGATAGGACAATAGTAGCCCTTTTATGGCATGAAAATATTGTAGACGTAATATCGAACAAAGAAAAATCAAAATCCCTTCCATTTTATTTCAAAATATTGAAAAACATGTGTTATGCGGATTATATAGATCGTATAACATTTCAGAGTCAAATATGGCAATTCAATGAGATGAGTTCTCTAATGAAAACATTTTACAATAACAAATTGTATCACGATACATTTCCAGAAAATATAAATACTTACAAACCAACAGAAGTAAGATTTACAAAAGTTCTCACAAAATATTCTACGGAATACAATAACATATTATTTATTTATAATTTATGTCAAAAATTGGATACGGATAAACAGGATTTACTTGCAATATTCCAGGAGATAAGATTACGCAACACATCAGAATCAGATTACTTTAATGAAATAGAAAAAATGTTTGAAAATTACAATATTACGAAATTGGATATTCGAAGGATGTATCGATATTTAGATAAAAATATTAAAAAAGATGTTGTTATAGATTTAGACGATGATTTTTACGAAGAATGATAAAATTATATATTTTTTTGTATTTGTCAGTAAAAGAATATAAAGTTCAAAGTTGTAAAACTTTAAATAAATGACAAATAAAAAGAAAAATCAGGAAAAAAAACCGATTTTACCATTTGTTTCTGTCTGTACACCTACATTCAATCGAAGACCTTTCATAGAAAATATGTTTAATTGTTTTCGTAATCAGACATATCCAAAACATAGAATCGAATGGATTATTGTAGATGACGGAACCGATAAAATCCGAGATTTGGTAGAAAAATCGGAAATTACACAAATACGATATTTCGAAGTTGATAAAAAAATGTCATTAGGTGAGAAACGAAATTATATGCATAGTTTTGTTCGGGGTTCAATAGTAGTATATATGGATGACGATGATTATTATCCTCCTCAACGAATAGAAGACGCTGTAGATAAATTAACTGAAAATCCGAAAGCATTATGTGCGGGTTCAAGTGAAATTTACATTTATTTTAAACATATTAAAAAAATGTATAAATGTGGGCCTTACAATTCGAATCATGCGACTGCTGGGACATTTGCGTTTCGAAAAGAATTGCTAGATATAACAAGATATGAGGACCATGCCGCGGTAGCAGAAGAACGTGCATTTTTGAAGGATTATACCATACCATTCGTCCAATTGGATCCAATGAAGGCAATTTTGGTATTTTCACACATTCATAATACATTTGACAAACGAAAGATGTTAGACAATCCTCATCCAGATTATTTTCGTGAATGTGATAAAACGGTAGATATGTTTATAACGAATAAATCTGAAAAAAATATTTATAATTTTTTTATGAATGATATTGATGATTTGCTAGCAAAATACGAACCAGGAGAAGCTAAAATGAAACCCGATGTTTTGAAAAAAATTAAAGAAAAAGAAGAAAAAAGAGAACAAATGATGAAAGAAGAGATGGAAAAAAAAAACAATGGTCCGATTATGCTACAACAGCCTGGAAAACCACCATTGGCATTATCGAGTCAGGATGTTGTCAATATAATACATCAACAACAACAACAAATTGAAGAATTACAAAAAAAAACAGAAGAAAATAACAAGATTATTTCATCATTACAAAAACAATTAGTAGATAAAATAAAAATTATTCGTGAATTTTCAGAAAATGGAAATATTACTATTACAGAATCAGATACTGAAAATGTTTCCAAATTAGAAAATATGATTATTGTTTTACAGAAACAATTGATAGAAAAAACAAAGATAATCCGAGAACTACAAAGTTCTCAAAACAACGATAAGAAAGAAGAAAATATAGAAGGAAATAATAATATTGGTAATAATGATTTACAAATAATGGTAATTATGTTACAGAAACAATTGATAGAGAAAACAAAGATAATCCGAGAACTTCAAAATAATAAACAAGAAAATATTTCAAATGATAATAATAGTATTATTGAAAAGAAGATATGTAATTTAGAAAATATTATTAGTAATTTACAAAAAAACTTAATAGAAAAAAATAATGAAATACAAAGGTTAAATAATAATACTTTTACACGTATTCCAATAGAAATAGAAGATAATGATAAAGAAAAAGACAATAATAAAAAAAAGTTGAAGAGTGATCCTGAGATATTTGTTGATATTGATGACTAACTCAAGGGAACCAAGGTTCCCCCTGAAACCCCCTCCTTTAATAACTCAGGGAACCTACGGTTCCCCTGAAACCCCCTCCCTTAAAAGAAAACAACTTGATGTTAACCGAATGATTAATATCAAATACAATATAAATACCATTATAAAAGGAGGGGGTTTCAGGGGGAACCTTGGTTCCCCTGAGTTTAAGGGAGGGGTTTCAGGGGAACCGTAGGTTCCCTGAGTTATTGATAATCCTTCATATATTGAGATATTGCAATAGATAATGGAACAAAAGCACCATTATGAATATTAAAAAATGACTCATAATCATCTAAATTAGAATCATTTTTATAAAAACGATAAGGTACTATTTGACGACCTCCATATTTTAATATATAATCTCCATAATTAGGATTTGGAATTGAATTAATTGAATATGAAATTGGAGGTTCAATACATGATAATGTTTTTATATCTGTAATATTTTTGTTGTAATCTACTATATTCACTAAAGTATTTTGTGCACTAGAAATAATATCAGTAAAATTGTGAATCATATCTTGACTACCATTTTCTATATTTACATAATTCTTAAGATCATAACATGAACTACTACCTTTTGAATTACAAATTGAAGTATAATTTACATAATTTGGGAATATAGTCCTATCAATAGATATGATTACTTTTCCTAGTATATCACTAATCGGTGTATTTTTTGTTACTTTTTTTGCTGGATTAATAACTGTTGTAGGATTAATATATATATTAACTTTTGGATCATTATATATTTTTTGTTGTATAGAATTATCTAAAGAAGCAGCTACAGCTGCATAAACATCAGTGTTTGATGATTTAATACGAAGATTTATAAATAATGGATCATTAAAATTAGGACAAGGTGATGAAAATGCATTTGCAATAGCTGATGTTAATACATTATCTAACAATATGCTATTTTCTGTATTGAGTATATTATAAGTAGGATCTATTGATGTTGCAACAACAGGTATTAATTTTGTTGATTCTGTTGATTCTGTATCACTCGAAAATAATGACGTATTATTTAAATTAGAAGAATAAATATAAAACACTTCAAAATCTAAATATCTAACACCTCTATTGATAACATATTGCAACATATCTAAATTTATATAATTGCCACTACAAGCACTATTGTAAGAAGATTTTATACACAATTCACGTAAGGGTAATTTATACAAACTAGTATTTATATTTGTTATAGTGATTTTTGAATTACTTTCAATACTAGCTAATTCGTTATCTTTTATAGGTGATAAAAATGGAATAGGAATAGAAAATCCTTCCAAATCCTTTTTAAGATTTATACGAATAATTATTAATTTCCAAATAATTATCAAAGATATAATAACAGTTATTAGTATTAATAATTTTTTAAAAAAAAACATAAATATGAATTATATATTGTATAGATAAACAAATATATAAAATTTTTCTTTATGTATATAAATATAAATATAATTAATGAGTGGTGGTTTACTAAATATAGTTTCTGTTGGAAATAATAATATTTTTTTAACTGGTAATCCAAGTAAAACATTTTTCAAAACTACTTATGCAAAATATAGTAATTTCGGTCTACAAAAATTCCGTATAGATTATGATGGATTAAGAGACATTCGTTTGACAGATCAATCTGTTTTTACATTCAAGATACCTAGATATGCAGAATTATTGATGGATACTTATTTGGTAGTAACAATACCTAATATATGGAGTCCAGTTTATCATCCGTGTTCTAGTACAAATTATAATTGGGTTCCTTACGAATTCAAATGGATAAAAAAATTAGGAATAAGTATGATAAAGGAGGTAACCATAACATGTGGTTCTCTAACACTTCAAAAATATACCGGTCAATATCTAGACGCAATGGTAGAACGGGACTTTTCAAATGTAAAAAAAGATCTTTTCAATAAAATGACGGGAAATGTTCCCGAATTGAATGATCCGGCTAATGCATATGGTAGAATAGATGCTTATCCAAATGCAACACATCAGAAAAATGCTATAGGTGCTGAACCGTCTATACGTGGTAGAACATTATACATACCTATTAATACATGGTTTACTTTAAATTCGAATTGTGCCTTTCCATTAATATCTCTTCAGTATAATGAATTAGTAGTAACTGTAACAATGCGACCAATCCAAGAATTGTTTACTGTTCGTGATGTTTTCGACAATCAATATTTCAATCCTTACATACAACCCGATTTCAGAAAATCCGAATTTCAGATGTATCGTTTTTTACAAACACCTCCATCTATGGATATTTCGACAACGAAATATAAAAATATAGTCCAAACATGGAATTCTGACATACATTTGTTATCAACATATTGTTTTTTATCAAAAGATGAGGCTAAAATGTTTGCTTTAGAAGACCAAATATATTTAGTAAAAGATGTGTTTGATTATACTTTCAATGGAGTAGTAGGATCAAGTAGACAGCGTATATATTCTAATGGAATGGTTTCAAATTGGATGTGGTTTTTACAAAGAGATGATGCTTATTTAAGAAACGAATGGACGAATTATACAAACTGGCCTTATGATTTCTTACCTCAAAATGCAGAGTTGGTACAATTTAATGATCCAAATACAATTACTATAACTAAAGAAGAACAGTATGTTACAGATCAAAATGGATTTTTTATTGATGCTTCTTTTTCAATTGCTGTTAATCCAAATGGATCATTGACAACTGGTTTCAATAGTACAGGATCTTTTAATCAAGTAAATCAAAAAGAAATATTAAATTCTTTAGGTATTGTTTTTAATGGAGATTATAGAGAAAATGTTATGACAAGCGGGGTTTATAATTATATAGAAAAATATACGAGAACAAATGGATCAGCTGTTGAAGGATTATATTGTTATAATTTTGGATTGAATACTAGTCCTTTTGAAACACAGCCATCAGGTGCTATCAATATGAGTAATTTTAAAACTATTGAACTTGAAATAAATACATTTACACCACCGATTGATCTTTCTAATTCTAGTTTTGATATTATTTGTGATTTATGTGGTAATCCATTAGGTGTTCGTAAAACCAATTATCAATTATACAATTACAATTATAACTTGTATTTATTTGAAGAAAGATATAATATATTGTCGTTTATTGGAGGAAATTGTGGAATGATGTATTCACGTTAGTCAGGGAACCAATGTCCCCCCTGAACCCCCTCCCTTAAAAGAAAACAACTTGATGTTAACCGAATGATTAATATCAAATATAATATAAATATCATTATCAAAGGAGGGAGGGGTTTCAGGGGAACCGTAGGTTCCCTGAGTAAATTGTATATATAATAAATATATAATACGATTATGAAAGAAACAGAGAATAATTTTCAAATAAAAAGTATGGTTTATAAAATGAAAAAAATCAAAAAAAGTAAAAAAAAAGATCCTGTAAACATACAAAATATACAACCATTAGAAGTATTAGAAAACTTCCAATCAAATCAAAATATCGAGAATGAGAATACGAAAAACCAAAAAGAAGGTTTTGATAATAATAATGGTTACGGTTTACCAGATGAAAATTTTGATGGTGGAGATGAGGTTAATAGCCAAAATGGGGATGATAGTATTTTTACGAAAGGATTAACTGATTTTATCAATCAATTTTATATAAATTTAATTTTAGTAAATTGTTGTATTGCTTTTTCTATTACAAACGGAGTAGGTTCTTATAATCCAAAATCAAATTCAACATCATTTAAATTCGTTAAAGAAATAACATATATAGATACAAAAGGTAATAATGATAATCCATTTAATGGAGGAAATAAAAATCTAGATAAAAATCTGATAAAAGATTCAAATGTAATCTATCAATATACTTGTGCTTTTGAAGCTGTTATATCAGCATATTTATTTACATTAATATGGTTTAATAACATATTTTATAAATATTATGTAAATAAACCATATTTAAACATTTTTGATTATTTGTCAAGACAATCAATAAAACAAAATATAAATAAATTTTCTGGTTTGATTTTATTTTTTTTTGGTTATGCATTTGCAATTCTTGAAGATGTTCGTTGGTTTTTTGAAAAATTTATACCAAGAATGGGTTTAAAATATTTGAATAAACCATTTTTATATATAATTTTATTTATACTCATTTTTAATTTCAATCATAGATTTCTTTCTGAATTTAAAAATCTTTTAATAAATATGATAATATCAAATTATGCAAGTATGACAATATTAATATTAAGCTGTATAGTTATTTATGAATATATTAGTTCTTTTAAAGATTCAGAAGCAGAGTTTAGATCATATATAAGAGTTTTATCAAATAACTATCTTCAATTATTTTTTGATTTTATAAAAGAAATTATAAGATTGATTATTATAATTGTTTTTGCTGTTCCATTTGGTGTAACACTTTGTATTTTATATTTTTTCTTTGTATGTTTTTTTTCTTTTTTTGAATCATTCAATGAATTATCAAATATTGTTGATTTTATTCGCAGTGATGTAATGGATTTACTAAATCCTGATCCATGTAACGTTCCTAAAACATTATGGGATTATATAAAAAATTCATTTTTATATTTATCTATTTTTATTTATAATAATCTTATTTTTATAATTATTATTGTTTATTGTATGTATATTTTATGTAGTAATATAAATTTAAATGGTTCATTAATTGCATATTTACAAGGTTTTCATATACCTTTTTTATTGATGTCTATTATTATGTTATTTATGTTATTAGTAAAATATAAAAGGGCAGATAATGATGTAAGTATAGGTAATTTATTTTTTAATCCTGATAGAAGGGAATTTGAAAACTACTTGCGTTTTACATCACAATTTATAGCATTTTTTGTTGGTATCGGAATAGCTATGACCTTTATTCTTGTATTAGCTTTTTCAATTCAATAATATATGATTTTTATATGTAAAAATAACAAAAAATATTCTCATAATATATTAAATTAATGAAAAAAAAGAATAATAGAAGAAATAATGAAGAAAACGGTAAAGAAAATAAAAAAGGTTTCAATACAAGTTTGTGTGAAAAAGGAATGACTTTTGAAGAATGTGAATTAGCAATATTAAGAAATGCAGTAGATGAATCTGAATCAATGCGTGATAACCAAGTAAAAAATACGGAAGATATACAAAAATTATTGAATATCGTAGAAGATTTCATAATTGAAAGAAAATTGCTGCTTTATGGAGGAACAGCTATTAATAATATTTTACCCAAATACGCACAATTTTATAACCGAGACATAGAAATACCAGACTATGATTTTTATTCTCCTGACGCGTTAAAAGATGCAAAGGATTTAGCTAATATCTTTTATAAAGAAGGATATGTAGAAGTAGAAGCAAAAGCAGGAATGCATATGGGAACTTTCAAAGTTTTCGTAAATTTTATTCCAATTGCGGATATTACACAAATGCATGAAATAATTTATGGTGAATTATTGAAAGATGCTATTATAATTTCTCGTATGTATTATACTCCTCCTAATTATTTAAGAATGTCAATGTATTTAGAATTATCTAGACCAAGTGGAGACGTATCTCGATGGGAAAAAGTATTGAAACGTCTCAATTTATTAAATGAATATTATCCTTTTAAACCCAAAAATAATTGTGTTTCTTTAGATTTTCATACTGATAAACCGAATAATTCCAATAAAATGATAGATCTTTATATTGAAACAAGAGAAAATTTGATTAACCAAGGCGTCATATTTTTTGGTGGTTATGCAGCAAGTCTTTATTCTAAATATATGCCTAGTAATATTAAAACAGTTTTAAGCAAATATCCCGATTTCGATGTTTTGTCTGACGAACCAGATAAATGCGCTTTGATTTTGAAAGAACATTTAACTCGAGCCGATTTCAAAAAAATAACTATTATACCCCATGAAGAAATTGGTGAAATAATACCTTATCATAATGAAGTTCGTGTTGATGGTAAAACAATAGCGTTTATTTTTAAACCAATTGCGTGCCATAGTTATAACAAGCTTTACATAAAACAAAAAGAAATCAATGTTGCAACAATTGATACAATATTGGCTTTTTATTTGAGTTTTTTGTATGTAAATTTAAAGTATTATGATAAAGATAGGATTATATGTATGGCGAAATTTTTATTTGATTTGGAACAACACAATCGACTTTCTCAGAAAGGATTATTAAAACGTTTTACTATTAGTTGTTATGGTAATCAGCCATCAATTGAAGATATACGTGCTGAAAAAGCAGAAAAATATAAAGAACTTATTAAAAATCGTAATAGCAAAGAATATGAAATGTGGTTTTTGAAATATTCACCTCACAAAAATAAAAATATTGGTAATAAAAAAAATGAGATTGTTATGAGTAAAAATGATGGTAGTTTTGAAGTTACAGATAAGGAATTAGAATGGAGTGAAAAGGTGTTTAAAAAAAAAGAAAAAAAAAAATTAAAAAAGGAAAAAAATCATAAAAGTATAAAAAAGAGAGAACGTAGTTTTATTGAAAAATTTATAGGTACTCCAAAAACAAAAAAAAACAGAAAAAGTGATTTTTTATTTTAGAAAAATACAATTCTAAATTACATTTGTATTTTTCTTATCATATATGCTTTAGTAAAAAAATATAAAATAAATATATAAAAAATGTCCCCTATCATAAAATCCCAAAAAGATGATCGTTGGAAAGATTTATTTGGAGGAACTCGTAGAAGACGTACTCATAAAAAGAGATATCAAGACAGAAGAGATGATAGAGACAGAAGAGATTATCAAGATAGAAGAGATTATCAAGATAGAAGAGATTATCAAGATAGAAGAGATGATAGAGACAGAAGAGATGATAGAGACAGAAGAGATGATAGAGACAGAAAAGAGAGAACAGGAGGTAAGAAAGGATGTAAAAGATCAAAAAGAAGAAGATAACTCAGATCAGGGGAACCTACGTTACGTGCCGACCCCCCTGAAACCCCTCCCTTAAAAGAAAACAACTTGATGTTAACCTAATGATTAATATCAAATACAATACAAAAAACAATATCAAAGGAGGGGGGTTCGGGGGGGTCGGTACGTAACGTAGGTTCCCCTGACCTGAGTTATACTATAGTAATTATTTTCATAACTGCATAATACAAAGATCCAAACATAATACTTTTCAATAATAATCCATTAAAATTAAAATTGCCATCTGTATTATAAATACTCAAAAAGGAGAATCTTTTTAAAAACATATTGACTAAAGGTATTTGAAAAAAGAAAAATAAAATAGCGACAAAAACAGGTGTTTGTACTTCATTCAATATAATATCTAATTTCTTTTCACGTTTATTTTTGTCTTCATATTCACGAAGATTTCTTTCTGTCATGTCTTCTTGTTTTCTCACATAATCTTCTTCGAATCTTACTTTAGGAATATAATTTGCTTTTATTTCTTCATCTTGTATGTAACCAGATGTATCTTGAGGAATATCTCTGGATGGTAATCGTTGTTTCTGCATTTGCATAATTTGTTCTTCTGAAATATATTGATTTTGTTGATTTTTTTGTTTAGAATTATAATCTGCTTGTTCTGGATGTTGCATGATAGGGTTTTGTGTAGAAATGCCATAAGGATTGGGATGAATATTAATAGGCATATAATTATTAGGTAATCCTGAATCATTATTAGGTTTGGAAGCAGACATAGGACCCATTACATTATTTTGATCTGGTAAATCTGAAATACGAGTAATATTTTCCATATAAATCCTTTTTATATTTTAGTTTTTAGAAAAATACGAAACTCAGGTCAGGGAACCTATGTTACGTCCAGACCCCCCCTGAAACCCCCTCCTTTAAATAAAACAACTTGTCAAAACTTGATGTTAACCAAATGATTAATATCAAATAACCTTATCTGAGGGAGGGGTTTCAGGGGGTCGGTACGTAACCTTGGTTTTCCTGAGTTGACATCAAGTTGTTTTCTTTTAAGGGAGGGGTTTAAGGGGAACCGTAGGTTCCCTTATTGATTAGTTAAAAACAAGTTAAAAAATATAATTTAACAATATAATAATAAAAATGGAAGAATTAACTATTCCCTCTAATTTTCATTCAATTATTATTGATTTTACAAATGATCTTTCAATAACATTTTCGGAATACAATTATTTATGGAAAAAATGGCAAAATCCCGAATTACCAGAATCGGATTTAAAAGAACTTTTCCAATTTTGTGTTAAAGTATATCCTGAGCGTTTCTTTGATATTTTATATCAAAAAGAGGAGATTTTCGATGCAAGTAATGAAACAGAAAGTGAATTTCTTCCTAATGTTAGTTTCAAATTACTATTTTCTTGTGAAAATGTTGGCGAAAAAACAAAAAAAATTATTTGGAAATATTTACAATTGATATTATTTACTATTGTAAGTGGTATCAAAGATAAATCATCTTTTGGTGATGCAGCAAATATGTTTGAGGGTATGGATGAGAAAGATTTGAATGAAAAATTAAATGAAACTATGAGTGGACTTACAGATTTTTTCAAAAATATGGAAGAAATGATGAATAATATAGACAAAAATGAAGACAATAATGAGGATAAACCATCTGATATCCCTCCTGAAAATGAAGATATAAATGATAAATTTAAATCTATGTTTGGTGATGATATGCCTGATTCCGACGATTTCAAAAAATCGTTTATGGACGGAATGCCAAATATTGAAAAAATCCAAGAACATTTGAAAACATTGTTTGATGGGAAAATTGGTAAATTAGCTAAAGAAATGGCAGAAGAAATTTCCGGAGATTTTGCAGATCTTTTAGGTAAAGATGGATCAGATATAAAAAATCCTCAAGACGCTATCAAACAACTTATGAAAAATCCTAAAAAGTTAATGGAATTAATGAAATCAGTAAGTGGAAAACTAGATTCGAAAATGAAATCCGGTGAAATTTCCAAAGAAGATTTGATGAAAGAAGCAAGCGAAATGATGGAAAAAATGAAAGAAATGGGAGGAAAAGATCAATTTAATGATTTGTTTAAAAATCTCTCTAAAAATATGGGTATGGGTAAGGACGCAAAAATAGATACCAATGCAATGGAACGTATGAGTAATAGTTTGAAAATGAAAGAGAATATGAAAAATAAATTATTGAAGAAGAAAGAACAAAAAATAATAGAATTAGAAAGACAAAAAGAATTAACAAGAATACGTTTAGAAGAACAACAAAAACTTATTGCGAAGTTCTCATTAGAAGCAAAGGATGATAATAAAAATAATCTTATTTTCAAATTAGATGGAGAAGAAAGTCAAGAGAAATCATTTATTCATCCTGATTTATTAAAAGAGATGGAAGAAGAGGACAAAAAAAAACAAACGAATACAAATACGAATTCCAATAAAAAGAAGAAGAAAGGTAAGAAATAAAAAAATGTAAATATAATGTAAATGGGATTATTCAAATATATAAATTTTAAAGTATTTTTAATTAGTTTAGCATTTGGACTTTTTGCGGTTTATATGACTGCACCAGATATGCGTAAAATATATGTTTATCCAACACCTGATAATGTTGATATAATACAATATAAAGACAAAACAGATACATGTTTTTCTTTTAAACAAACAGAAGTAAATTGTCCGAGAGATACAAGTGAAATAACAACAATACCTATGCAAGATTAAAAGTTCTTTTAAATTCTTCAAAACCAATTGATGCAATTTTTTGTATTGATCTTATTGATATACCCATGGATGTTCCAGAATGTCCTCCATAATTATTATCAATATGTGTTAATATATTTTGTATTCTTGGATCACGGTCGAATAAATATCCGGTTTCATCACTTGGTTTATATCTACGAATAAAATCCCATTCGTTTAAACTATTTATTGTATTATATGCAGATTGGACCATTATACGATAATGGTCTGATGTAATAAAATTAAAATCTACATTTAATGGGAAATCTAAAGGTTCAAGAACTCCTGAATAATAAGATGAAGTTTGTTTAGATCTATTTATAATTTCTTTTTCTTCTTCTTCCTCATTATTTTTATTTTCGGGTAATAAATTTAATTTACGATAATGAATAATTACATCTTTTAATGCTTTATTTTGAATTAATTCCTTAATATGTATAGGTCTTCTACTTAAAGGGCATAAATTATCTTGTTTAAGCCAAAATAATAAATGTTTTTTATCAAATGTATCTCCATATGGAGTTGTAACGGGATCTTCCATAATTTCTAAACTGATAGGACAAGACAATGTATTTATAATTTTTTCCGAAAGTTTAAATTCAGGTTCATGTTCGGTTTCATGTTCGGTTTCATGTTCGGTTTCATGTTCGGTTTCATGTTCGGTTTCAGGTTCAGGTTCAGGTTCATCATTTTCTTTTATATCTTGTAAATATCTTTCCATAATAGGTGTTATAACATTAGTAATATTGTTTACATTATCAAGATAAAATTCATTTATTAGATAATTATCATTTTCTTGAAAATCAATATAATATGTTAATCTTTGATTTTTTTCATAGTATTCCTTAAAAGAAGAATGAATAGCTCCTCCCATGATTATTAATATTATCAATATTATTATTCGTTTAATATAAAATATAAAATATTAAATAAAAAAATTCAATTTTTTGTACTTTTATAATCATAAAAATACAAAAAATACGAAACAAAATATCTTTACATATATAAAGGAATAAATAAAATGATACAAGCTGATTTCAAAAAATTATTGAATTCTGAAACAGGAAAAATAGTTATTTCAGCTTTATTAGGTCTGGGTTTAGCAACTCTTTTCAATAAAGTTTGTAAAGATAAAAATTGTATAATTTTCAATGGTCCAATATTAAGTGAAATTGATGGTAAAATATATAAATATGGAGACAAATGTTATAAATATAAAATGAATCCTTCTCAATGTGAATCTACAAAACGTATTATAGAAATTTCAAATAAAGATACAATTGTTTAATCGTTACCATCTATCTTTATTATTTAATTTACAATAATTTCTTTGAAATCTACTATAATAGGGGTTCTCTTGTTCTAGTAATTCTTTTAATGTTTTTTTGATTATTTTATCTTCTTCCGTATAAAATACATTTTTAATTTGATAGCCTTTTTGTTCTGGTAAATTATGAATATTTAAAACACATTGATAACATGGTTTACTATTACCTACTTTTGAACCTTTTGAAAACCGCGTTATAAAAATATTACATCTATATAGATTTTTTTTTCCTTTTTTATCAAGAGGTTGTAAATTTGATATTGCATCATATTCAGCGTGTATAGAAGGTACAACTCCATCAATATCAGAATATTTATTTACACCATAAGATAATATTTCTATTTTTTTTCCAGATATTAAGTTCTCACCTCTTCCTATAAAAATACAGGCAATATGATAATAATTACCACATAAACAATTTGTATTATTTATTAATTCTTTTTTAGAAGATTGTTCTGTATTGTAATTAGAAGGCAAACAAAATCTTTTAGAATATAATGTTTCCATTAATGATGTCATATTAATTATATTATGTAACATGTAAATGTTTATTTCAATTTTTTAAAATATTTTTATCAAATGTAAAAATAATCTCATTATAATTTATGACTTTATTAGGAACTTTTATAAAGATAAACGGAATATATGATATTATATGTGCGTTATGTATATTGAAAAAAGTGAATATTCCAATTTTGAATAATTTACATTTATCGGTAATAAAAAATTATTCGGGGGACAATGATTTATTCGAGAGATTTTATGCATACTGGATATTTACATATGGAATAATAAGACTTTCTAATAATGTTGAACTTATTAGCTTTTCATATTTTATTGAAGCCGTATTTTTTATAAATGAATACAGTATTGGAACAGTTTATAAAGATACAGTAATATTTATAGTAATATCATGTTTATTATTAGGTTATGCTTCCAGAGTATACAAATTATAAACTGAAATAGTTAGACAAATATATTTTGTAATTATATTTGTGTAATTTCTAATAACAATATAATGTAATATGACAGGTAGAGCAGATTATATATTTGATGAATCTAAAAGTCAAGATAATTCTCTTATTGAAAAATGGGAAAAAAAGATGAATAGAAAAAAAGTTCATTGGACGGAAGAAAATGAAAATATTTTAGTCGAATGGTGTGATATAGCACAATGTTACAAATGGTTAAATTCACGCGCACATACGAAATTTTCTTTTATGCATGCTTGGTTCACTATCCCAACAATAACATTTTCTACTATTAGTGGAACAGCATCATTCGCACAAACAAGTCTTCCATTAGAATATCAAACATATGCACCAATGATTATTGGGACAATAAATATATTAATAGGAGTTCTCACTACAATACAGCAATATTTGAAAATATCGGAATTGAATGAATCCCATAGAGTTTCTTCTATATCATGGGATAAGTTTGCGCGTAATATTCGTATAGAGCTAGCAAAAACACCCAAAGAACGTATGGATGCTGGTTCATTTATAAAATTATGTCGTCAAGAATTCGATCGTTTGATGGAAACAAGTCCTAGTATACCAGATGTTATTGTAAATGAATTTATTAATAAATTCAAAGGAAAAACGGAAGAAGAACAAAACAATTTCAAAAATTTGAAAAAACCGGATATTTGTGATACAATTACAAGTGTCAATGAAACAAGACATAAATGGTTTTTAAATGATGATATAGAGTCAAACAGTGATATATCTTCTCAAGACACTATTAATAATGATTTTGAAAAAGATAATAAATTATCTCTAACAAAAATACCGTTGAATATATTAAAAAGAATAAAAGAGTCAGGAAATTCAATGTTCTCCTGATTCTACGAAAAATCGGGGTGTTTTGGTACACCAAAATTCCTTATCATTTTCTTTGAATCCAATCACTGATTCTTCTGGTATATTGGTTTCGTTTATTTCGTCCTTTATCATATAATTTTCATCTGTATATAAAACAAAACATTTTACTTGTTCTATATTTTTATCGCTTAAAAATCTTTCTTTTGAAAATAAATATATATCTTTTAAAATAGGGTGATTTACTCTATCGAAAATCAGTGTTTTTGTATTTTGAGAAGTTTCGTCTTCTTCTTCGTAATAGACATTTACATATAGTTCTTTCTCTTTTTTACACAAATATAAAAGTTGGGGGTAAGGTATATTTATAAATCCTAATTCTTCCTTATCTTTATCATTATATTTTTTTATATTATTCAATATTTGGCTATTTTCAAATTTTTCTATAATATTATTATCAATAGGAATACCATAAATTTTTTTTAGTTTTATTATTTGATCTGTTATAGCCCATTTTTGTGTAATTTCTTCTGTTTTTATAATGTCTATATTTGTTCCGTCAATAACAGCATATAATTTTTTTTTATTTTCTTCATTCTTATTTATTAAAAAATAATCAAATCCTCTATAAATAGTTTTGAATTCTTCGAAATCTTTTTTATAATCAGCTTTTTCTTTGAAAAAGTGATAACATTCTTCTAGAAATTTTGTATTAATTTCATTATCGTCATCATCATCTTTGCATATTTTTTTTATTATATTATATTTGTCTTCACTTTTTTCTTGTCCTTCTTCATCTTCTTCCATTGGTTCTAGTCGGTTTTTTTCTTCTATTATATTTTCTAAAAAATTGGGTAATATTTTTTTGGATGGAAAATTATATTCTAAATTTGTTTTTTCAAAATAATATTCTAAATATGGTATTGGAAGAATTGTGTTTATTCTATAAATGCATAAATATAATTCAAAATCTTCTGTTAAATCTTCGTGAGAACAAAAATTATAATAAATAGATTTATCGGATAAATAAAAATATTCTTTATCTTTATTATTTTGAATTGATTTTATTTGTTCTGGTGATGGTTCTTTCATTGGTTCTGGTGATGGTTCTTTCATTGGTTCTGGTGATGGTTCTTTCATTTTTTCTGGTTCTTTCAATTGTAGTGGTTCTAGAGATTCTTCAAAAACTTTAATAAAACGATTGAAAATAGTCATAAATTTGACTTTGATATGTTCTTTCAATCTTTTTTGAAATTTGAACATTTATCTATATATACAAAATATATATAGATACAAAAAATAAACTTTACATTATTTGCGAAAAAATAAGGTTTGTTTTTATTTGATAACTATAAAACCATTACCCGTATTTGTAGAAACATATAATTCTTCTCGAACCTCCATAGATTTTTTCAGCCATTTTTCCTTTGTACTTTGTGATAAAGTAGTTTTCATATGACGTTCATATTGTTCGGGACTATCAAAATATAGTGAATCTACACATTTTTTTCCCAATTCACCAGTAGAAAGCCGAACTTTGAAAAACAAATGTTCTTTTGATGTCCCTACACGATAATCTTTACATTTACTACCTGTAATTGCATCACAAATTAAAAAACCTGGTGTAGTAGAAGTAGAATAAACATCAATTTCATATTTCTTACCATTGAAAAATCTAGTAATTTTATGAAACCCTTTGATTTCTTGTTTACTTTCTTCCCATAATTTACGATTTTTCCTTTTAATACTATCTAAAGTAACTGTTTCATCATCGGATTCGTCAACAACAAATTGCTCGTTATACATTTGCATTTCATAATCTTGATCGTCGTATAATTCAGGGATTGGTTGTTCTTCTTCGTACATATTCGGCTAACAATAAACGTAGATATCTAGATACTATAAAATGTATTTTATTTTATAATATCATACGTTGTATTATCTTTATATTGTTATAATTATTATTTTACAAAACAGATTCTAAGATATATCTTTAGATATAGTAACAATCAATCATCAAATATGTTTTTTCGATACTTTTTAATTAGTTTTGTTTGTAATCCAGGATTATTAAAGTTGATTTATCGTAATACTAATATTAATATCAATAATTCGGTTCTCGAAGATTTACCAAATAACAATGAAAATAAAATTAAAGAATACGAAGAATCCTTAAAGGATATTTTAGAGAAAAATAAAAATAAAAGTGATAAGTTTTTTAGAACTGGTATAGATTATCGTAAAAACGAAACAAATTACAATGAAATTATTTTCGATATTCGAACAAACCTGTTGAAAATGGATTTATTGAAAAAATTAGAAAGCACAAAAATAGGTTCTCTAGAAAAACTAGAAGCCATAAAAAAATACAATAAAGATACAAATGAAAACACTTATTTGATAAATTTGAAATCAGGTAAATTAATGGATGACTGGATCAGGGGAACCGATGGTTCCCCCTGAAACCCCCCTCCTTAAATAATTGTATTTATATTGTATTTGATATTCACCCATTTAATTCAAATTGTTCTATATTAAAGGAGGGGTCTAAGGGGAACCATGGGTTCCCCTTACCAGTATAATTTACGCCAAACATACAATCCTGTTCTCATATCCCAATATACATCAATTGCGTCTACTTCTTGTCTATTATCTTCATGTACTCTTTCTAATTGACCTTCTTCATTATAAACCCAACCATCGAATAAACAATTCCCGTTTCTATATATAAACACATTAACTTTTTTATAATCATCAATATTATTTAAATTATTATAAAGAGAACTTGTAAGATAATCAAAATCATGAGGAAAGTAATTTTTTGTATACCAATTATTTTCTAATATTTTATCTTCATAAACACCCCAACTATTTAATAAATAATCCATAACAACCCTTATATAAGGAGAATCAATAAAATCTCTATGGTATATCCATGATCTTTTCCATAATTCCGTAAACACATTTTTTTTCATAATTTCCTTATATGTTCCATCGTATTCGTAAACTTTACTACGTAATTCAGTAGGAAGTAAATCCCAGTAAGATTGTGTCATTGTCATTGTCATTTGTTATGTTGATTGTAAATGTTTAAATTTTTTATTCAATTTTTCGATGTTTTTCTATTGTAATAAGTTATCTAATAATATTATAATAGAAAAAATGTCTGGTTATATTGTGAACCCTTTTTCATCGGATATTAATCAAATGCAAAATATATCTTATTCTACTGAATCTATCCCTGTTGTTGCTTATGGTTTAATTGGTATTACATCATTAACTTTAGCGTATTTAACAATGATTGATTCAACACAAACAACAGTTTCAGGAATAACGTCACCATCCACATCAGCTACTTCCATGTTACCTTCGGGGATATTTACAAAAGAGCCTGAAAATAAATCACCATCAATGTTACCATCTCCTATAGCCGCACTTGTAAATCCAACAACACCTCCACCAATGGCCCAAGCCGAAGTTATAAAAGAAGAAAACAAAGATTTAAAACCAGGATATGGAGGTAAATCAAAACGTAAAAAAAATATTCGTAATAAAAAATCGAAAAAAACAAAACGAAACAAAAAGTAATCAATTTCCAATATTTTTAGAATTTTCTATGCATCTTATAAAGAATTTATTTAATTCTTCAATATCGGATCCTACTACAAAATCATCCGGATAATATGTTTTATTATCTTTTAAATAACAAAGTATTACAGGAATACCATTTGTTATACGTTTCTTTTTGAGAAAGGAATAAAATTCCGAACATATATCAATATCGACTGTTACACATTGAATATTATTAGAAACACTATTAAAAAAACTATTAACATAAGGTTCTATTCTAGAACAAGGTCCACACCATTTTGCAGTAAGTTTGATAATAACAATTCCTGTATTTTCTTGTATTAATTTTTGGAATTCTTGGACGGATGGTATAGATGTAATAATGGGTAATTTTTCAGACATAATAAATAATACATTAGTATGAGTGTTTATTATGAAAAAAAATACTCATTTCAACATATAGAAATGAAAAATCACAATTTAGAGATCAGTACTTATAGTTTGAATGATATTTTAGGATTATTTGATCTTACATATAATATTTCTATTTATGATCTAAAACGTGCTAAAAAAACAGTATTAATGACTCATCCTGACAAATCAAAATTAGGACCTGAATATTTCCTTTTTTATAAAAAAGCATTTGATATTGTTTTAAGATTTTACGAACAACAACAAAAAGAGAATCAGGAAGTTCCTAAAGAAGAAATCAAATACGTTACGGATAACCATTCTACATATGATAAAAATACGAACAAAAAAATCACATCCGCCATCAATGAGATGTCAACAGAAGAATTTCATCGTAATTTCAATAGATTATTTGATGAAAATATGGCGAAAAAACAGGATGAATCCAGAAATGCTTGGTTTAAAGAAGATGGTCCAAGTATTATTATAGATGATACTGTTACAAAACAAAATATGGGCGAAATGTTTGAAAAAGTAAAAGAAAAACAATCTACCATGATTTTGTCACAATATAGAGGCGTAGAGAACCTATATGTTGGTGGAGGTTCTCGATTGTATGAGGATTTAGAGGATAATACAGACGAATATGTTACTTGTGATCCTTTTAGTAAATTAAAATTTGATGATTTACGAAAAGTCCATAAGGATCAAAGCGTTATAGCGGTGAGTGAACGGGATTTTTCAAAAGTCCCACAATATAAATCTGTAGATCATTTTATGAGAGAACGTGGAAAACAATCTGTTGTTCCATTAGATAAAACACAATCAGAATCAATATTGGAAAATAATGAAAAGAATTATAGAGAACGAATGATGCAAATGGAACATTTATCGGGATTGCGTAGTATGGAAAACGAAGAAAAGAAAAAATCTATATTAGCTGGTTTTTTACGTATTGGAAATTCAACCTAATTTCATTTGAAATCGAGAACTTGTATTATTTTTATTGAATAACCATTCTTTATTCATGTCGAGCATAAGGTGGTCGTAATTTTTTACATTACCTTCAACATTGCTATGGTTTTCATATTGTGTTATAGTCAATGGTGTAATAATCCACCAAAAATATTGAGGTTGTAATTTTTTCCAATGTAAATCAATTGCATTTGGATTGTAAGTTCCTGCAAGAATAGGGTTCTGCATCTGTAATTTTGCGGACTCTTTGAAGTTCTCTAATAATACATCGTACATTTCCTTTTTTACTATATATCCGGTTGTTGTTTGACCGTTATAGACACGAGCACAATAATCTCCGACTGTTTGATATGGAGGCACTACATTCGCTGCTAATAATAAAACATCCCATTGTATTTCTGTATTTTCTACAAATTTTTTTAATTGGATTTGAAATAATTCAATATTTCTGAATTCAATATCATCTTCCATTATGCAAACGTAAGGGTAATTACGTTGTTTTGCAGTTTCTATTGCACGAATATGTGATAACGTACATCCGATAGCACCTTGTTTAGATTTTACAGCATTAATACGTTCTCCTTTTATACCCATTTTCTTCAATTCATTTTCTATGTTTTCTAATCTATCTGTTCTTTCTTCGAGATTTATAAAAAATGTGTGTTCAAATAATTCCATTTTATATTTTATAAATATTAGTTTTATGTTTTTTATTTGAAATATTGTTTATATTTATTGTCATTTATAAATTCGGTCCATTTGTTGTATATTTCTTCATTTTTCATTATTTTATTTTTGTTTTTATAATTTAATTTTTGATTTGAAATCCAAGACCCTAATTGTTTAATGTTTTTATCTTTATCATGCTGTGATGGTATCTTACTATTTTCATCTATATATTTTTTAACTTGACTCAATGATTCATTCCAAGATTCTTCATTAGACATTAAATATTGTTTATATTTAGGATCATTTATAAATTCAGTCCATTTGTTGTATATTTCTTCATTTTTCATTATATTTTCCTTTTTTTTATAACTTTTTTGTTGGTCTAAAATCCAATTTCCTAATTGTCTAATATTTTTATTTTTATTATCTTCTGATGATGGTCGTTTATTATTTTCATCTATATATTTTTTTACTTCATTTAATGATTCATTCCACATTTCTTGATAAGTCATTAAATATTTTTTATATTTAGAATCATTTATAATTTTGGTCCAAGTATTATAAATTTCTTCATTTTTCATTATGTTTTCTTTATTTTTATAATTTATTTGTTGATCTGAAATCCATTTACCTAAGTTTTTAATCTTTTTATCTTTATCATTTTGTGACGGCCGTTTATTATTTTTATTCATATATTCTTTTATTTCTTCCGTTTTTTTTATCCAAGTTTCTTCATTAGACATAAAATATTCTTTATATTTATTGTCATTAATAAAATCCGTCCAAATATCATATATTTCTTTATTTTTCATAATACGTTCTTTTTTTTCATAATTTTTTTGTTGATGTGAAATCCAACTTCCTAATTGTTTAATATTTTTATCTTTATCACTACTTGATGGCCGTTTATTATATTTATCAATATAATTTTTAACTTCATTGAATAATTTATTCCATATTTCTTGATAACTCATTAAATATTGTTTGTATTTAGGGTCATTTAAAAATTCGGTCCATTTATTGCATATTTCTTGATTACACATTATTTGTTTTTTATTTTTATACTTTGTTTTTTGATTGATAATCCAATACCCTAATTGTTTAATGTTTTTATCTTTATCATGCTGTGATGGTGTCTTACTATTTTCATCAATATATTTTTTAACTTGACTCAATGATTCATTCCAACATTCTTCATTAGAAATAAAATATTGTTTATATTTAGAATCATTTGTAAATTCAGTCCAAATATTATAAATTTCTTTATTTTTCATATTAAATTTTTTTTGTTTGTAATTTTGTTTTTGAATATTAATCCATGTTCCTAATTTTGCAACAATATTATTTTTATCATGTTGTGGTGGTGTCTTACTATTTTCATCTATGTATTTTTTAACTTCTTCTAATTTTTTCATCCAAATTTCCTCACCATTTTGTAAAATTCCAATACTATTATAAATCATATTATATTTAAATTCAATATTTTCATCTTCTTCACAATTATCATGATCTTCATTAGTGTTTTCAATTGATATATAACCTCCAATTTGTTTATTTTCAAACGATTGTTTTATTCTACTATCATTTTTTGCAATTACTTTCATAAAATTACAAATATTGTCCTTATCATTATCTGATGAAAATGGTAATATAATATTTGCTATTGTTTTACTAGGATGTAATCTCAAACATCGTCCAATAATTTGAATCAATGTTGTTTTATTACTCGGTAAATGCAAGAAACAAACACCTTTCGTTATTGGTGCATCAAACCCTTCTACTAAAATTCTCACATTCACTAAAAATGGCATCTCACCATTTTTATATTTTTCAATTATACTTTCTCTTTTCTTTTTTGATGTATTACAATCTATATATTGAGAACTATTTGATTGTAATTTATTCATAAGAATATTTAATTCTTTCCCTTCTTTTTGTGAATTACAATAGATAATTATATTTTTATAATTTTTCAATAAATGTTCGCAAATATTTTTATTTGTTGGATCATCATCAAATATTGGAATATGAATAGTATAATCACATAAATATTTTGATTCTATCATAGTTCTAATATCTTTACTATAATATTCAAAATTTTCGGTTGAATCAATAGTAGCTGATAAATAAACATTATTATTATATTTAATTAAATCTTTTATTTTTTCAGTATATTTGTTGATATTTACAACTTCATATTCACTATTATTTTCATCATCATTGTCTTCATCATCTTCTTCATCATCTTCTTCATCATCTTCTTCATCATCTTCTTCCTCATTCTCACTATTATATTCATCGTCACTAGTGCTATCATCATAATCATCACATTCATTTTCATAATAGATAGCAGGTTTCAAAATGTGATGCGCTTCATCAACAAATATTTTTTCAAAATGTAAACAATGGTTCTCAATAATATTTATAGAATTGAAAACACAAATTGTAATTAATTTACTTTCATCAAATATATTATTACCATCTCCAATAAATTGTATTTTATTTTTCATATTTGGTTTATGTTTAATAATTTCGTTTTTTAATTGTTCCATCAAAATAATACGCGGAACTAAAATTAAATATTTTAATTTATCTTCCATTGAATGAATAATAACCGAATTTTTACCTGTACCTGTAGGTAAATTTATAATAACATTTTTTTTATTTTCTTTAATCATATTTATTGCTTCTTTTTGATAGTCTCTCAATATAAAATCATTATTATAATTTTGATATTTGGGTGGATTTACTATTAAATTTTCACAAAAAGCAATTAATTCTTGTTTTATATATAGTTTATCAATAAATAACTCTTTTCGTTCTAACAAATTTTCGGATAAAGTACAATCAGCATTCCTTGTAATAATTAGATTTTCCCATCTAACAATAGCCTTTTTTAATTCAATACTATAAATATTTTGACTACCAAAGAATGTAGAACATTCTTTCCAAGACAAAGTATTTTTCCTTAGTTTACATTGAACGATCGTATTTAATAAATCAGAGCAATCAATACCTGTATCATTACGTGACATTTTATTTAATTCTTTAAACGTTGGATCAATATCATCGTATTCATAAAATGGTTTCCCATATTCTTCTGATAATTTTATACAAGAATAATATTCAAATATTTTCCATAAATCATTATTATCAAATTCTTGTTTTTTCGAATTTTTCAAATCTCTATATCTTTCAAAAATATTTATTAAATATTTATTATTATGTTCCGTAATTTCTTTTTTATTCATTATATAATAAACTATATAATGAATTTTTTATATAAAAAATAAATCAATTTTACAAATAACCCTTCAAATCTTTTATACTATTATTATTATTATTATTTTTCATAGAATAAAGAAGCTTTTCATTAACATAATTATCATATTCAATGTCATTATCATACATTATTTTAGGATCGTATTTTAGTTCTCCATTATTCGTTTTTATTTTTAAAGGAATAAATTTATCAGAATCGAACAGAATGTTACCAATTATTTTTCCAACATATTGGGAAGAAGAATCCGAATTAATTTTTTCATTTTCTGAAATTTTATACATAAAATCATTTGTTTTGGGTTCTCTAATTTCCTCTTTTTGTATTATTTTATTAGATAATTGTATAACCAAAGATCTCAGTTCATTTATTTCTTTTTGTAAATTTTTTATATCATTTGAATTTTCATTATCTAACCATTTTACAGTATAATCGTTATTTATTTTTTGTTGATTTATTTCAGGTTCTCTGAATTCTTCTGTTGATAATTTTATATTACTTGGTCTATCATGAATAACAATACGATTAGAAGGTCGTTGAGGAGGAGGAGGTTGTTCTATATTTGGTTCATTTTTTGTCGAAGGACTAAAAATAGCAGGCGGAGCATAACGTTTTAATTCCTCGTCGCGTTCTCTCAAATGCTTTTGTATCAATTCATCCATATTCGAAATTTGGGGGTCGTTTATTTTTTCACGAAAATCTACGGATTCTGGTGCTTTTTTATCAAACATTGAATTATAATTATTTTGATATTGTTGAAATTGTTCTATAAATTTATCCTCTTTGTTTTCTGTTACAGAATAAGGTTTCAAATAATTAGTATTAAAATTTTCTGGATAAGATTGTTTTTGATAAGATTGTTGATTCAATAATTCCTGTTTTTTTTGTTCCTCCTTATATTGAATATTTCGTTTTACATCATTAATCATATATAAAATAGTATTTTTATTGATATCTAGTAATTGCTCTTGTGAAAAAACAGTATTTTGATTTTTTTCATAAAATGAGGAAATAATTTGTTTAAACCAATTATCTTTTGCATTGGGAGGATAAGAATAAAAATATTGTTGAATTTGAGAATTTTTGTTGATTATATTCCATAATAGTTCTTGGTTCTCCGGATGAATATAAAGAGACATTATATACTGTTGAACGTAAGTTTTTATATTTTTGTTTATAAAAATATAAAAACTTAAAATTTCGTCTTTTTCGTTTTTTTTTGTTTTTTCGGTTGTTTATTTTTTCTTATTTTTTTCGTTTTTGTTTTTTTTTTATGTTTTTTACCACCTTTTTTTTTGGTTATTTTACTTTTATCAGTAAAATTACCTACTTTATTCAATTCTTCATTTAAATTTTCAATTTTACCAAATATTAATTTTGAATACAAGAATATTTCTCTTCGTTTCATTTTTTCTTTTTCAAAATCATTTTTATCACTTTCATCAATCGCTCTGAATCTTTTTTCTATTTCCTCTTTTATTTCAATAAATTCTGTATCATTTTTTGAATCTACTATATCATTAATTTCATCTTTAACAATTTTTAAATTATCAAATAATTTTTTCATTTCTTCGTATGATTCCTTTCTTTCTTTTTCTTCTATTTTTTGTTCTTCTTCGCTTTTATAATTTATTACTTTAAATTCTTTGTCAGTATCATAATGTGGAAAAAAATCATTAATATCTTTTGTATCTTTATCTTTATCATTAGCATATTTGAAAGTATTATACAAAAGATAATTCACTCCACTTACGTTATCTGTAGGCAATTCTCCTTTGATAAATGTTTGTATTTCACCTATTCTATTATTTTTTGAATTCAAATATGAAATAGGAAGTAATCTTTGAATGACTTTTAAACCTTCTGGTGATTCTTTGAGAACCTTTTTTTCAGTTTTTTTTCCATTTTCATCCTTTTTTGTATCTTGATTTTCCGGCATAATATATATTTTACAATCTTATAATATAAATAGTTTTTTTTTGGAATTGTTTAATCGTTAAAAAATAAATTTCTATACCGAATCATATTTTTATCAGGTATTCTTTTGTCTTTGAAATAACGTATTTTTTCAAAATAGTTTTTGAAAACTATTTTTTCCGTTTTTCCTGTCAACATCGTAATAATAAAATATAGAGAATACATACCACATTCTGTTGTTCCCATCTGATGTTCTAAAGGACAATTTTCATAAAAATGGATGCGTAATGGTGGTTTCATTGCTAAACCCTGTTGTATTATTTTTTTCAAAAGTATATCAATTTCTTTCGGTATTTTATTTCCAGCACTATCCATATAAAAAGCGAATTTATCATCCAGATCAACAAACATAGATACCCAATGAGAACCTCCTTTGTCGTGTTTATCCAAATTGAAAACAATACCTAATTTTGTTTTCCCAGTATCAATGTATTTTTTCAAATCAAAATTACATAATTCTTCCCAAACACAGACCCCATTGTTTTCTTTTGGACGACTATCAAAATCAATAGGGGTAGGACCAATAACGTGAAAATTGGGATAGGATTCTTCATATTGACGCAATACTTCCAAAATATCATAATTAGATAACCATTCTGTAGGGTTTTTTTTCCATTCTTTCGGTTTTTCAGGTGCAAAAGATTTATATTTTAATTTTTTACGGAGACTTGCGTCTTCTATTTGGTTTAACCAACAATCTTCTTTATTACAAGTAGTAATTTTCTCTTTCAATTCATTCCATATTTCAGGGAGGGTTATGGAGAGGATTTTTTCATTGGGATGATATTTGTTATAAGATGATTTTATCAAAACAAGAGTTTCGGGTGGAAAACAACTATCGGAAACGGCGGTTTTTCCTTTTACTAATGGACTACAGTTCATTTTACGAAATGTTCTCTTTTTATGGTTTTGTCTATGGTTTTTGGTTTGTTTTTGTTTTTTTGTAAAATTTCCTTTGTTATTTGTTATCTTAACCATAAAAATAAGACTTATATAATATATTTATAATTTTATCGGGATCTTATTAGATATTTTTACATTTTATAATACAAATAACAATAATGTAATTACAATTATTATTAAAAGCAAATATCTAGCGAAAAAAACTTATACAAATAATTTTAAAACGATTAAATATAATATATTTATATATGTCTAGAAGATCAGAATCAGATACCGATTATGAAAACTGCAATTGTAATAAATGCGTAAAAAAACGTAGGGAAAAAACTTGTGAAAAAATTATTTGTCATCAATGTTATCAAAAAAATCAAACTTGTAAAAAAAAACAAATATGTAATTGTTACGAATGTCGTAATAATGATTATAATAACGATCACGATAATAATAATACTTGTATAAAAAAAGATGAATGTCAAAAAAACAAAAAGATTATTATAACAATAAATTGATTATTGTATTTACTATTATTAATTACAATATTAGCTGCGTATATCTAGTCAAAATATTATTTTTTAATATAATATTTTGTTTCAAAAATATATAAATGCCTAAAGAAGACTGTAGATATAATACAAGTGACGAATCTTGTGACTCTAAAAATAGAAATCATTTATGTAATAGACGGGATAGTAGAAAAAATAAACATAGTAAATCCGATAGAAATTATAAACACGATAGACATAATAAGAAAAATAAAGATCATAAAGAATGTAAAGATGGGAAAAATGGCTTGAATGGAATAGATGGTATAGATGGAGAAAATGGGAAAGATGGAAAACACGGACGAGATGGAAAAGACGGTCATGATGGTATTGATGGAAAAGACGGGAAAAATGGTGAAGATGGTCGTGATGGTCGTGATGGAAAAGATGGTAAACATGGAAAGGATGGTGAAAACGGGAAAAATGGTGAAGATGGTCGTGATGGACGAAATGGGAAAGATGGGAAAAATGGGAAAGATGGAGATGATGGAAAAGATGGAAAAGATGGTGAAGACGGCCAAGATGGAAAGGATGGTGAAGACGGTTGTGATGGACGTGATGGTAGAGACGGAAAGGATGGAAAAAATGGTAAGGATGGTGAAGACGGATTTGACGGGAAAGATGGAGAAGATGGAAAAGACGGTCAAGATGGTGAGGATGGAAAGGATGGGCGTGATGGAAAAGATGGGAAAAATGGTGAAGATGGTCGTGACGGGTATGATGGAAAAAATGGTTGTGATGGTCGTGACGGACGAGATGGTTGTGATGGAAAAAACGGTCATACTGGTGCATCTGGACCAACAGGTAATAAAGGTGATACTGGTGCATCTGGATCTATTGGACCAACAGGATCAATCGGTCCAATCGGACCAATAGGTATCAAAGGTGATACTGGTGCATCTGGATCTATTGGACCAACAGGTAACAAAGGTGATACTGGTTCAAACGGATCAAATGGATTGATCGGACCAACAGGTAACAAAGGTGATACTGGTTCAAACGGATCAACAGGTAACAAAGGTGATACTGGTTCAAACGGATCAAATGGATTGATCGGACCAACAGGATCAATCGGACCAACAGGTAACAAAGGTGATACTGGTTCAAACGGATCAAATGGATTGATCGGACCAACAGGATCAATCGGACCAACAGGATCAATCGGTCCAACAGGTAACAAAGGTGATACTGGTGAATCTGGTTCAATCGGACCAACAGGATCAATCGGTCCAACAGGTAACAAAGGTGATACTGGTGAATCTGGTTCAATCGGACCAACAGGATCAATCGGTCCATCTGGATCTATTGGACCTACCGGAAAAAGTGGTACTTGTGATTGTAGTTGTAATCAATATATAAATACATTTATTACATCTGATCTTAGTTCAGGTCCTCAAGATGTAAAAATAATATATAATGTAAATAATATTTGTAATTTTATTGTTTATGGTTTTAATATCATTTCGAATACACCAAGTGTAAACACACCAAGTGTAAACACACCAAGTGTAAACACACCAAGTGTAAATATACCGACTGTAGATATAAATACACCAATTATAAATACACCAAGTAATCTTTATATCAGAACAGGTGAAAGTCCATCATATGAAAATGGAATAGGATTCGTTCAAGATTCATTTCTTGATAATGAAATAGATAATCTTCATTTTGTACAAATAGACTTGGGAGATTTCAATCGTGTGAAAACAATAAAATGTCTTGATCCAATGATAAAAATAGGAAGCGTACAATTAGGAGAAGGATTTAGGATTTATGGTTCAAATACTCTCGGTCAAATAGGAACATTATTATATACTTATATAAATACTATTGATAATTCAGATAGTAATGCATCAAAACAAATTGTAATACCTTCTTATAATACAAAAAATCAAACAAAAACAGGAGATCTCTATTTATATGGCGCTATTCCATTTCGCTATATTTCAGTAACAGCAACTACAGGTAATGTAATATTAAATTTATTAACTCTTTATCTTTGTAACTGCTAATAGAAAAAATAAATAACTTAAATATTATATACATTATTTATATACATATTGTAATATGTTGAAAAGATCGAATTCATCGAAAAGTTTGAATTCATCGAAAGAAGTATTAATTAAAAATATTTTAACAAAACCATTAACCATAAAAAAAATAACTATAAAAAATAAAACAATGAAAAGTAGAAAACCAATGATAGTTGACGAAGAATATAGAGATGCAGCTGTTTCTTGGGTTTTACATTCAATTAAAGATGTTCTCGGTTTAGAAGACAATCGTAAAGAAGTTATAAAAAGATTTATACCCAACATTCCAAATGAAGATCATATAAGGACTTTTGATGCTTATGTAGAATATGAAACAGGAGAAGAAGATAAAAAAAGAAAAAAAGAAAAAAAAGGAAACAAAGAACAATATGATACAAATTATGAATTAAAATTGAAAGAAATAAGAGATTATTGTACGGAAGTTATGCAATTAGAAAATTATGTAGTATTCACAGCAACAAATATAGAAGAATTTCAAGAATACGGAAAAGATTCAGAAACACATTATCAAACATTTATTGTAGATAATATTAAAAAGGTTTTGTATGTTATTGATCCAGCTAAAAAAAATGGAAAAGAATATGGAATTTATATACCTCAAGTAGCGATTGAAATTATTATGCCATTTTTCAGAGAAAATGAAAAAAATTATAAAACTAAGTTTGTAAAATTAAAATTTCCAGCACAAACAAATGATAGCGTAGAGGAAGCGGATATTTTTTGTCAATCTTGGTCTTTGTATATTTTAATTGAATTTTTGAAAGATAATAACAAGGATAATTTAAGAGATATTACAATAAATATACCTGAAAGTCAAAAAGAAAGATATAATATATTATTAAAATTCTTTAAAGATGTATTTTCTAGTATTCCATCTTTACAATCAGACTTAAAACGCATTTTTGAAAGAGAAATACAAGAAGGAAAACCAGACAAATATAAAAAATTTATAAATATAGATCCTTATTCTTTATTAATGGATATGAAAACAAGTGAAATGTCTTAAAAATCTTGTTTATGTAATGGTATTTGAGTTTGTGATTTTTTGATAACTCTTTGTAATCCCCAGTATGATTTTTTTATAGATTCTTCTTCGGTTTCCGGTTCCGGTTCGGGTTCTCGGACAATATCATCTTTATTTGAAGAATCGTCTATTTTTTCAAACATAGTATCATTATCTGATTTTTCCATTTCTTTGGTTTCAAAATATCGAATCAACGTTTTCGTATAGTTCTCAAACGATTCATTCACATCTAATGTGATTTGAGATTCGGGGTTTTTTAATAAATCTTTTGTCAAATCTAATATTTGGGTTTTGTAATTATAAACTTTATTCAAATAAATTTCATTTTGAATATGTTTTGTAGGATTTGTTTTCGAGACATATTTCTTATATTGCGTTTTATTCATTAAATATTCTAAAGTAACTTTATCAATTGGGTTTGAAGGAACTGTTATTTTATCTTCTTCCATTTGTTTTTTTATGTCAAATAATATATTTCTATATTATTTTTAGATTTATTGAATAAATAATATAGAAATGTTTCCCAATATTATTTATTATGTCCGATGATTTTGTAGAATATATTACAGTTGATAATTATCACGAAAACCAAAGCGTCAAGTTAAATTGTTTCAAAAATTGCGTTATAAGTGTTGAATTATTTTTGAATAAAATATGGGAACCTCATATGCATAGAGTTTTCGAAAAATATATCACAAAAAATAGTATAGTAATAGAAGGAGGTGCATATATTGGAGCACATACTTTAAAATTAGCTTATTTAAGTAAATACGTTTACGCATTTGAACCTATGCCTCAATCAAATACTACATTATTGAATAATATAAAATTAAACAATATCGAAAATGTTTTTGTATATAGACAAGGACTTTCTGATAAACCAGGAACTACAACGTATGAATGGTCTGAAGTAGATAATCCAGGTTGTTCTGGTTTGGCAAATAATCCTCTTGGTAAACCTAATTCAAGAAATCTTTTTGAAAACAGCGAAAGCAAAATTGAAGTAAATTTGATAAATATTGATTCATTAAATCTAGTTCAAGTTGATTTTATAAAACTAGATATTGAAGGATATGAAATACTAGCAATTAGAGGTGCTATAGAAACGATAAAACGATGTAAACCGATTATTGCTATGGAAGTATGGTCTTCTTGTGATAATACATTTGATATTGAATATACTAAAATATATTTTAAAGAATTATTAGAATTGGGATATACAGTAGAACATATTGAAGGACCTGATTTTTTGTTTTTACCTATTTAGAATCAATCCATATTATCTAGAATCATTTCATAATTATTTTTTAATATTTCCATTGAATTATTGAATTCATTGATAATCATTATATGTGCTAAATTATCAAGAGATTTTATATATTCCAATTGATAAACAGTTAACGGACGAAAATTCCGAATATTATCAAATATAGTAAATAAAAAGTCGATATTTACTATTTTTCCATTTAAATCTTTTCCGGTTAAATAATATTGTCCGAAAATTCTTTCACTATTTTCTAGTCCATAGGTTTCTGGTGGAGAACTCCAATCTTCTATGAAAATATTGGGATTTTGTCTTTCAGATATTATTGTATTATTATAAGAAATATCACTATTCATTATTTTATGTAAATTATTCGATATATTTTTACAAACCAATTCATCACTTTTTAAAAGTTCGGTAAAATCAACAATACTACTTTTATTACTAATATAACTGCTAATTTTATTGCTATTACCAATAAAATCACTTATTTTATTGCTTCTATTTTTTATTGAGTTATTATTGATAATTTCATCTTTAATAGATCGCCCTCGAAAATTATAATTTATTTTGTTACTTGTATTTTTAGTATCAATTATTTCTTCTTTTGGTGGTTCGAATTTTTCATTAGATATATCCTTTTTTTCAGAAATAAAAAAGGATTTTATATAATTATAAAAATTATTTTTTTCTATATTTTTTTTTGTTGTTTCAATTGGTGTTTTTGGATTATTTACAGGAATTAATGGTTCAAAATTATTTACAATATCATTTATAGGAATTATTGTATTCATATGTTTTACTGATTTCATTTGCGGTTCTTTCATTGGTGATTCTTCAACTTTTTTTAATTTATAATTATAAATATCCACAGTAGTATTTGAATTTATTGAGTATACACTATTTGTCGGCATTTTATATTATTTAATACAAATTATTATATTAATATTATTTTATATTTTTTAAAAATAATATATTTGTGATAAGTTATTTTTTATTCCTTTTCATTTCTTTTTCTCTCATTTTTCTAGCCTTTTCTTCTTCCTTTTCCTTATTTTTTCGATTTTTATCCTCCTCTTTTTCTCTATTTTTTCTCGTTTTTTCCATTTCCTTTTCTCTCATTTTTCTGTTTTTATCTTCTTCTTTTTCTCTTTTTTTCATAGTTTTATTATTTTCTTTTTGAATTCTTTCTTCTTCTTTGGCAGCCTTTTTAACAACCTTCATTTTTTCTTTTTCCTCTTTTTCTGCAATTTTATTTTCATTTTTTACAATATTATTTTTATCTATATCTACCAAATCTTCCAAAATTTTAGATCTATATTTATTAATCAATCCCTTTAAAAAATCGTGTTTTATATTTTTTTGTTGAGATTTCATTGTTTTACGCAACATCTTTTTTTCTTGTTTATATTCACGAATTCTCTGTTTTTCATTTGTTATCATATTTTTTACGGTTTTACGTATCTTATTATATCGTTGTGTTCGTTTCTTTTCAATATTCGAAATATTTGTTTTAATAACCTTTTCTGCTTTTTCTGTTTCTCTGCGTTTTAAACGAATCATAGAGCCATATTCCTTTTGTTCGTCACGTATTGTCGAATTTACAACACTCCTTTCTACATCATTCAAATCCGTTTTTAACAGGTGTTTTAAATGTTCCATTCTTTTTTTATAATTGATTGTAAGGTTTTTCAATTGTTGATCCAAATCTTTGATCTCATCGTTGTATTCTTTTATTAAAAGATCATATTTATGTATAACAGGATGTTCGTGTAATTTTTCGTCTAATGTAGTTTTATCTCCAATTTTTATAGCACAACTATCTTTCAATTCGTACAATAGAGAACTTTTGTATTTTTCATATTGATCCGCATATTTTTCAATATTTTCTTTTACTTCTGCCAAAGCCGTTTTTTTCATTTGTCCTCTCTCTTTGATTCGTTCTCGAATTTCTTTTATTTTTTCACGTACATCTTTTACTTGGTCTTTAGCTTCGAGAACCATATCACGAATACCCGCATTTACTATTTTCACACATTGACTTTTAGAAGGTCCATTTTTATCTCCACAAATCTCATCTTTTAAAAAGGCGAATTTTTCGGCATTTACTTGCCCGAGTTCTCCTTCTAATTTTTCATTTTCTTCTTGGATTTGTTCTCTTAAATCCGAAACATTTGTATCTAAGAGGTCTTGGACCAATTTTTTATCGAATTTTTCAGCCATTTTTATGTCTGAAATAATAGGTGTGTTTACATAATGGATTTGGGGTTGTGAAAATTGCCTAGCATCCTTTTCGCGATTCAAATAACTAACAAGACCAGCAATATCGTCTAGATATTTTTTACGCCCTTGGTCGGTAAATTCTCCATTTTCATTTAGATATTCGGTTGAAAAATTGGAAAAATCCGCTGGCATTTGTTGTTCTGCCGGTTTACATAGATTCAAAAGCTGTATTAATTCCATAGGATCTTTGGTAATAGGGGTTGCAGTCATCAATAACAATCTTACAGAATCCGCGCCTGAATATTGATAAGAATACATCAATGCTTGATGAAGAGCATTCATATCAGGTTTTTCAATAGATGATAGATCATCGCCTCCATACAATTTATGGGCTTCATCAATAACAAGAAGGGTTTTGCGTAACGGATCTTCTTTCCCGTTTATTTTGACAAGTGTATCATACAACGCATTTTGACGTAAAATAAGATTACTAAATTGTTTATAAGACATGGGGCGAATACGCCAAGCTTTTGATAACAATCGCATTCTTTTTTGTTGGTCGTTAGGGATTTCTAAGTTTTCCTTTTTTATCATATTTCGAATAGTTTCATTGCATATTTGGTCGAACATATTTTTCCATATGTCGGATTTTAGTGTTGTTCGAGTGACCCAAAGTATTGTATATCCATTTTTTTCGAAATTTTGAGTAGCTGCTGCAATTGCGCTGCAAGTTTTGCCAGTTCCTACAGAATGTTGTAACAGCATACCCTTCATAGGAAAAGCAGGATTAAAATAATGGCGAATAAAATCCTGGGTAGGTGTATATTTTATAATATTACCCCCTTTTTGATTTTTCTCATCACACAAGTTCTCCATTTTTACCTTGTCCCAAGAAAATTCGCCATAATTATCACGAATGAATTCACGCATTTTATCAAATCCTAATGGACCTTGTAAAGGGCGATTGATAGGAGGGCCTGGACGAACAATAAGCTTTCGTTTTTTAGGTATGATATCGCTACCTCCATACAATAGTTCTACGTCATCTTTTACGTGTTCGTCTAATAAAACTCGGTCTTCTTCTTCGTCGGCGGATATAAATGGAATAGAAAAACTATGTACGTTTTTATTCAATTCGTAATCTACAGAACCTAGTACAGTTGTTCTCTCTAAATCGTGGGCGAAATTTATCAAACGAATATCTAAATCCATCGATTTAAAATAAAGTTCCATTGTAGATTTAGTGTTTAAAAATCCTTTTTGTAATTTTTCTGGTATAGATAAATCATAAACAAAAACATTTAAAATCCAACCTTGTGTAGGATGGAAATCCAAACCTTTTTGTCCACAAGTTCTCGTACCTCTACCAATAACTTGTTTTTGGTCCGCAGAAACAATAGATGGTTCAAAAATATGAATATATTTAATATCAAATAAATCTATACCTTCTTTGAATCCACTATCTAAAATAATGAACCGAATATTCTCACCTTGAATGTTCTCAGGACGTTGATTATATTTTTTCAACATTTCTTTTTTTAATATTACTGGAATAGGTTGATCGTAAACACCAACAGAAGATAATATATAAAAATTATTTTGAAGGGTTTGTTGGAGAACATCGTCTTCTAACAATTCTATTTTGCGATAACGTTTTTTTTCAGGTCCTTTAGGATCTTCTCCACCCACAATATTATTTTTAGGTTTTGCTTCATAACCTAAAGTATACCCTTTTGCTATAAATGCGGACGCGATCATTTTTGCACCATATGCACTCGATTTCAAATCCGAAAAAATGAAATGTTTGAATAATTTGCCGTGTTTTCTTTTGTCTTCTTTATCTAATTGTTCTATTTTATGCATAAGAGAATTTAACTTGGGAGAATAATCTGGCATATCCTTTAGAAAAATTTCGGGATTGAATTCGGGATTATCAAAACGATATATTTGAGAACTTTTGCTCCAATTTGATTTTTTACGTACACAATTAGCATTATAACCCAATATTGCATTTTCTTTAATCAAGTTCTCTAAATCGTCTAATTTTTCTTCTACTTCTTTTTGTGCTATTTCATTCTTCAATAATTCTTGATTGGGACTATTTTCATTATTTTCTGGATATTCCATCGTTGTAACTTGAATATTTAATATACAATAGAATCATAAAAAATTTGGTTTCATAATATATAATCGAATATATAATGTCAGGTAATCCTTATTTTGTTCCTTCATTTGCAAATCGTCCTACAAGTTCTGATGTATTAGGTGGACCTTACAATGGTTATTCTCCCGTACAAACTATAAATGCTTTCAACAATAGCGATCAAGTTATGGCGCGCAAAGTTCTTACCAAATCTTGGAATGGATCTTATGCTACTGGTACTGTTAATGGTCGTAATAGAGTTACTACACCATTTAGAGCTGTTAATAATTTAGGTGATTTTTTAGGTCGTCAAAACTATATTTGCGGCGGATCTTCGCAAGTTAATGCTAGTAAACCAGGTTGGAAAGGTCATATTGGTTCAATCATTTCTCAATGTGATGGAACTGGAATCCCTTCTTCTACTTGCAATGTAAAGTTTGTACCCGATTCATCCGATTATATTAAATTCAAAAAGCTACGTGCTTTGAATAAAAATTATAATGACATGAAACAAGGAGGAGATCAATCAAATGCTTCTTATACACATAAAATGTCTGGTTTTTAAGGCCAATCCAAATAATTATGAAAATAACAATTTATAATAGTTTATAAAAAATTATAATATGAAATATGTATATACTCATATTATAATGTCAAAAATTTCTAATATAATAAATGTTCCAGTATTTATAAAAACGCAAATAAACAATGGAATGTTGAAAACAAATAATGGAATGCCTCAAAAAGACAGTACTAGTGATAATCAAAGTTCATTTAGCATGGATCGCCGAGCATACAATGATACTCATACACTCAATCCATTAATAAATACTATTCGACCAGGTAATTATGGTTATAATACATCTAGATCTCTCCCTACTGTTTTCGATGGAACAAGCACCCCAAAACAAAAACAATGGTATGGAAATCGCGACGCATCTGAAATTACCCGTAAAAACCGTGTAAATTCTGTTGGGTTGGGAACTACTAACAATGGAATAAATCCTATTAGCTTTGAATCCCATGCAAATGCAAATACTATAAATAATGCATTAAGACGTGTTCGTAGTGGGGGGTCTGTTGCACCTGCTAAAAAGGCCAATAATATAAGTAACGCATATACTCCTAGTCCTCAAAACATTCCTTTGGTTCCTCAACTTCATATTGTAAATGGTGTAAAAATGCCACCAACAAAATATTCTGGTCCTCAGAATAATAATACAAATTGGCAATATAAAAATCAAAATACACCATAAACAACATAAAAAAATTGTGTAATATAATATATAATATGGAAATTGAGAACCCTTCAAACGATTCTTATACAATTTATAGCAAAAGTGGATGTCCTAGTTGTACGAAAGCTAAAGAATTATTGAAATTTGAAAATGTTACTATTATTGATTGTGATGAATATTTGATTGAAGATAAACAGGGGTTTTTAGAATACATGCAAAATTTGATTGGTAAAGAATACAAAACGTTTCCTATGATTTTCAAAGACGGAGTTTTTATTGGTGGTTTTACCGATCTTAAACCATTTTATGCATTGGAACAACAAAAAAATATTTTTTCTGTTCCATTTAGATCTATTTGAAGTATTCGAATAATTATAAACATCCGTAAAAACCACTACGATATGGTATAATATTTTTACGGTCAAAAACAACTGTAATTTCATGCGAAATATTTTTATATTCTGATTTGTTTTTTATTACATAATTTATAAATGTTTTTTTATAATTATTCTCTATTAAAAAATCAATAAAATCATCAATAGATATTGTTAACCATTGTATGAAATAATCCCCTTTTTTATTCCATAAACAAATATTTTCAGCCTTGTATTTTCTTAATATCAAATCAATTTTAGAATTGTATGGTAAATCCAATTCTTTGAAAAATAATTCTTTATTTTCAAAAAAATTATTATAAGTGTCATAAATAAAATTACTAACCCTTATTTTTTTTTCATTTATAATATCATATCCTTTTCCGTAAAACGGAGTTATTAATTCATTATTTTTTTTTATTTTTTCATATGTATGTAATTCATTATTGAAACAACAATCATTATTCAATATATCTATAGAATTGATAATAGTATTATTATCGTTCATTATATTATTTGTTTTTTTAGATATAAATAAATTATCTGAAATAATTTTTTTCCAATCATTCTTAATTTTTTTTTTATTATTATGACTATCATAATGATAGTTATATATTTCCCAACGATAAATATTATTGTAATTTTTACACCCCCAAACTAATTTTTTGAATTTATTTTTACAATTATATATATTTTGAATAGTTTTAAATACATTTTGTGAATTTGAAAAATGTTTTAAAGACTGATATAAAAGCATTTGAGATGGAAACCCTGAAATATTATTATCAAATATTGTATTTTCATTATATTTCATAAATATAGGTGTTTCTTTAACATAATTAGGACTTGTGTCATATGGAAGCAAATATTTTGTATTATTAGGTGGATACAATGTAACATATTTTTTACCTTTTAATACAAATAAAATACCATAATTATCATCAAAATGTAAACCTGTATCATGATACCCTGTTGACACCCATATATTATTATCTATAGAATTATTTGAATTTAATATATCAGGGTTTTGAATATATTTTTTAAATTTGGATTTTATACTTGTATTATCAACATAACTATATCCATCAAGTGTTATTAAATAACGATTATTTCTCTTTTCTTTCAAAAATGTATTTCCTGAGTATTTTAAAGAACTATTTTTTTCAGAATTCCATATAAAAATGTCGTTTTCATCTTCTATTATTTCATTAATTTTATTATATATCTCATTTACTTTTTCTTTGTTATATAGGTCATTTATTTTAAAAGGAGTGGTTTTATTTTTTAATTTATCTGAAAACCAAAAATTTATAGCAAATGTTTTTTCTGGTGTAATTATCCAATGCCACCAATCTTTTGGTATATATATTGATTCACCTTCATTCAATACAAATTTAATAGGATCGGTCATAAATAAAAAAGAAGGGAACAAAAAAAAATTATAGAAATTTATTTTAGAAAAATGTGCGTAATTATAACTATTTGTTAAATTACGTAAATCGTTAATATGTATTGTTTCATTATAATAATAAACAAATGATATTAATATAACAAAAAATAATATTAAAAAGTTTATTATTTTTAACATAAAAATATCTATAATAATTGATAATATTTTTTATATTATTTGAAAATATTACAACAAAATTTATTATAGAATAAAATATTATATTATTATCAAAAGTATAATATAATATATCAAATCATGTATTTCTTCAATAAAACTATTTTCGTTAATAATTTGTCTAATATTCACTCAGTATTTACAAAGAATTATATAATACAGAAAACTTGGATACCGACTAGTATTTGTAGTGAAAAAATCGCTATAAAACATTATAAAGATGAATCTGATCCCGAATATATGATTAGAATATGGAGAACAAATACAATTTTCGATTATTGGTATAATGGTTTTACTTGTGGAAATTTCATAGCTTCTTTATACTATACAAAAAATGAGGATTCTATAAAAATAACCTATTTAGCATTGAATGATTCTAGTTATCGATCTTTTGATAAAAATTCTGATAGAATAAATAATAAAGATTCAGATGCAATAGCATCAACATTGATTGATTATATAAAAGAAATAGGGAAAGAAGAGAATAAATGTAAAATTATTATCGACGTCCATTCTAATTTAAGTATCTACAAAAAAGATTATGAAAAACGGGGATTTGTACTTACAAATCGCAGATGTTTGGATAATTCATATTGGATCGAAACTGAATATATTTTGTTCAGGGAACCGTAGGTTCCCTGAGTTTTATTCTTTTGAATTTATTTTTAAACATGGTGGTTTGACCTTCTTAAATTTTCAGTTTTTTTTGTGTTTCTTCCAATTTTTTTGCGTGTTTTCGAGAGTTTTATTTAACATTTCGATTTCTTGTAATAATGATACAATAGATGATTCTTTTGAATTTTCCATTATATATTTTGTTATAAATAACGAATATCAAAAAAAATATATTTGTAAAACAATATAAATATATTCTATTAAATAAATAGTTTGAATAATTTATATTAAAGTAATTTAAAGATTATTTTATTTATAAAAATAAATGAGTAAAATTTGTAATGAATGTAATATAGAAAAATCTGTTGATTTATTTCATAAACGAAATAAAATAGAACATAAAGGTAAATGTAAAGAATGTATTTATAAAATATCAGTTTTAGATATTGGTAAAAAAAAATGTACTCAATGTAATAATGAAAAACCACTTGAATGTTTTTCTAAATTTAAAAGAAATAAATGTGGTTATAGAGGTAATTGTAAAGAATGTGAAAATAATAAAGTATATAAAGGTGAAAATGAAAATAACAAAATTTGTATTAAATGCAATATTGAAAAACCAATAAATGATTTTTATTTACGTAAAAAAAATTCAAATAGATACAATAATTATTGTAAAAAATGTGATTATGAAAAACAAAAAAATTATAGAAAAAATAATAAAGAAGAATTAAATTTAAAAAATAGAGAACAACAAAAAGAGAGACTAAAAACTGATATTGAATTTAAAATTAAAAGAAATTTAGGTAGACGTTTGCATCATGCATTAAATAATAATTTAAAGAAATTGAAAACCAAAGAATTATTAGATTGTAGTATTGAATATTTTAAAAATTGGATTTCGTATCAATTTGAAGATTGGATGTCTTGGGAAAATTACGGAGAGTGGCAATTAGATCATGTAAAACCTTGTGCTTCATTTGATATGACAAAAATAGAAGAACAGCAAGATTGTTTTCATTGGAAAAATTACCGTCCTTTGAGTAAAAAAATAAATATATCTAAAAGTAACAAAATAGATGATGAATTAATAAAACAACATAAGATTTTATCAGATAATTATGAAAAAAATATAATTAATTAATATCAAAAAAATATATTTGTAAAACAATATAAATATATTATGCAAAATATGTGTATAATATAATGGCAACCGCTGTTAAAGGTAGAGCAATTGGTATTGATCTTGGAACAACATATTCTTGCGTTGGTGTATGGATAAATGACCATGTTGAAATTATTGCTAACGATCAAGGAAATCGTACTATGCCTTCTTATGTTTCATTCACTAAAGATGAACGTTTAATCGGTGAAGCAGCTAAAACAAACGCTGCATCTAATCCTAAAAATACTATTTATGATTCTAAAAGATTAATTGGTAAAAACTATAATGATGAAAATATCACACGTGTATTGAAGCATTTGAGTTATAACGTTATTGACAAAGATAACAAACCAATGATTGAAGTAGAATATAGAGAAGAAACTAAAACATTTTCACCAGAAGAAGTTGGAGCAATGATTCTTGGAAAAATGAAAGAAATAGCATAGGCATTTTTAGGTGAACCAGTAACAGATGCTGTTGTTACTGTACCAGCTTATTTTAATGATTCTCAAAGACAGGCAACGAAGGATGCTGGCACCATTGCTGGTCTCAATGTTTTGAGAATTATCAATGAACCAACTGCAGCAGCTATCGCATATGGTCTTGACAAGCAGTCAAAAACAGAAAAAAATGTTATTATTGTTGACTGCGGCGGAGGTACACATGATGTATCAATTATTACGATTGATGATGCGGTTTTTGAAGTAAAAGCTACTGCTGGATGCGGATTTTTAGGTGGAGAAGATTTTGACAGCAGATTAGTAGAGCATTTTACTGAAGAATTCAAAAGAAAGAATAAAAAGGATATTACAGAAAATCCTCGTTCTATGCGTCGTCTAAGAACAGCTTGTGAGTCAGCAAAACGTACTTTATCATCATCAAGTGTAGCTAATATTGAAATTGACAGTCTTTATGATGGTGTTGATTTTGCTGGTAGTATTACTCGTGCTAAATTTGAAAATCTATGTGATGATATTTTCAAAAGAATTATGGATCCAGTGGAACAAGCGTTACGTGATTCTAAAATGTCAAAATCACAAATTCATGATATAATATTGGTAGGTGGAAGTACTCGTATTCCTAAGATTCAACAATTATTAACAGAATTTTTTAATGGTAAGGAATTATGTAAGTCTATTAACCCTGATGAAGCAGTAGCGTATGGTTCAGCAATTCAAGCAGCCGTTCTTACCGGAGCACAAGATTCTAAGATTTCCGACCTACTACTTTTGGATGTATGCCCTCTCAGTCTTGGATTGGAAACCGCTGGTGGTGTTATGACAAAACTCATTAATCGTAATACCACTATCCCTGTAAAGAAATCTCAAACTTTCTCTACTTATGCTGACAATCAACCAGGTGTTCTTATTCAAGTATTTGAAGGAGAACGTGCAATGACAAAAGACAATACTCTTTTAGGTAAATTTCAACTAGAAGGTATTCCACCAATGGCAAGAGGAATGCCCCAAATTGAAGTTGTATTTGATATGGATGCAAACGGAATTTTGAATGTTTCTGCTTCTGAGAAATCTACGGGTAAATCAGAAAAGATTGCTATTACAAACGACAAGGGACGTTTGAGTAAAGAAGATATTGAAAAAATGGTTGAAGAAGCAGAAAGATTCAAAAATCAGGATATAGAACAAAGAGAACGTATTGAAGCAAAGAATAGTATGGAAGAACAAATTTACCGTAACAAGACCAATCCTTCATTGAATAGTGCAAGTGAAGAGATTAAAAAGAGCTATAGTGAGTTATTGAAAGAATATGAAGACTGGCATTTGTATAACCCAGGATCAACAAAGGACGAATTTGAAGGCAAGACAAAGGATATGAATGATGCAGTTAGTGCATTTATCAAAGAAAATATTGGAGAAGATGCTGCGGCAACAGCTGGTATGCCAGAACCAATGTCATTTAGTCCAGGTGGTAAAACAATGACTGAAGAAGAATTGAAAAAGATGGCTGAAGAAATGGCTAAGAATCAAGGAACTACAGAACCAAGTGCTGAGCCAACTGTGGAGTCAACAAAAGTAGAACCTCAAATTGAAGAAGTGGACTAAATAGTGTCAGGGAACTAAGTTACGTTCCGACCCCCCTCCTTTGAATAAAACAACTTGTCAAAACTTGATGTTAACCAAATGATTAATATCAAATAACCTTATCTAAGGGAGGGGTTTCAGGGGGTCGGAACGGAACGTAGGTTCCCCTGAGTTTCAAAATAAATTAAATACAAATATATAAATGAATAATAAAAATGCTTTTTGTTTGATAACAATAAAGCCAAATATTATGTGGTTAGATTTTTTGAAAACAATGACCGAAAATTACGATATTTATGTAATAATTGACGATAATTCATTTTCTGATATTAAATTAATAAAAAAATACAATACAATATTCTTTATTAGAATAAATGATGAATTATGCAAAAAAAATGGTTATTGGGATTCGAGTTTTATTATAAAAAAAAATCCATCAGGTTGGGACAAAGCTCTTTTTTATTTTTCAATATTTAATATTAAATATAAAAATATATGGTTTTGTGAAGATGATGTATTTTTTTATAATATGAATACTATTTTAAATATAGATAATAAATATCCAGATAGTGATATTATTTGTAGCAATATAACAAGAAATAATCAAGGATACAAACACGATTGGCATTGGCAACAAGCTCTGCCTTACTTTAAATTGCCATGGTTAAAAACTATGGTTTGTTGTTGTAGACTTTCAAATAGACTTATGTTTGAAATATGTAGATTTGTTTTAGTATTTGAAAAATTAACATTCATAGAATGTTTATTTACAACGATCGCCCATCATGAAAAGATGTCTATTGAAACACCAGAAGAATTTAAAAATATACATTGGCGTAATGATTGGAAAAATTTTATTTTAGACAAATCATCTTTATATCATCCATTCAAAAACGTTGAAGATCATGTTTCATTAAGAAATCAAGAAATAATTATTTCTATTAATACTGACAGAGAAACTGATAAAAAATGTCATACAAAGTCCGACTGGCCGTTAAAACTTTGAAATAAATAAAATTATCCAGATATATCATATATAAAATGTATAATTATTTAGTCGAATTTTTAGGTTCAACCTTTTTTGTATATATTATTCTTACAACAGGAAATCCATTAGCAATTGGTGCTGCGTTAGCTCTCGTTATACTTTTGACAATGAACGTTTCAGGTGGATATATAAATCCTGCAGTTACTATTGCAATGGTTTCTGCTGGAAAATTACCAACCAATGATATCGTTCCATACTGTGTAGCTCAAATTTTTGGTGCTTTAGTCGCTTTAGAAATATATAAGAGATACAAAACATAGGGAACCTACGGTTCCCCTATCACCCCCTCCCTTATCAAGAGAACCACCGGTTAACAAATAAAAGAAAAGATTTAATTAAAAATCATCGGTTCCCCTGAGTTACCCGATAAACTATAAACAAAGCCACTATTGAAATAGAACCTATATAAAATGTTGTAATAAAATCCATTTTAGGTTTTTCATTTTTATTCGAAGAAGTATAGCTCAAATCCGTCCAATTGTTATTAATACTATCAATATTATAAAGATCGGTTTCATTACCTACTTCATTTTCTAAAACAATATATTGATCTCTATTTTTTTGAATTACAACAGGTATATGACTATTTTCAGAAGTATAATTATCTATCAAACCGAGACCACCTAATCCACCAATAGCGTAATAACCGTAACTATTATTTTCACCATAATTTCCTTTGTTTCCATAGTATGGTTTTATCAAAGAAAGATCATTTTTAGATTTATCAACACAAGAACTACAAGAACTTATATTCGGTAAAGGACGATTTGCTAAAGCAGATTCACAACCTTTACCAGAATGTCCTTCAATAATATTTTTATTAATTTTTAACATTACAATTATAGAATATCATTATATTTTAGAAAAATAAAAAATTGATTTAAAAGTAATTTTTTATTTTACATTAATAAAGATAAATAATGCCTGAAATATTTTCATTACTAAATAATCAACTTTCATTATCATATCCTTTTATACTAGATGAATTACAATCATCTACAAAAGAAAAATATATATTAGAAGATGTTATGATAAAAACGGTTTTTGCTGCAGAATCTTTTAATTCTAAATCATCGTTTTTTACAATGAATGATATAGCTATTCTTTGTGATGGTAAAATATATAATTATGAAATACTATATGAAGAACTAGGAATTGTACCATCTACAGAATATGATTATGAAGTAATTATTCATCTTTACAAAAAATATGGAATAGAATATACTCTTGAATTATTAGATGGTATTTATTCTTTTATTCTTATTGATTTTAGATTGAATAATTTGGATTCGCATATTTATATCGCAAGAGACCCTTTCGGTATAAAACCATTATATATTTTACATCCTGAAAACTTTGTAAAAAAATACACAAAAGATAATTTTATGAATCCAAATGTATATGCCTTTGCAACGAAATATAATATTCTTAATAAAATAAAGGAAAAATTAAATAATAATACTGACAAATTAAATTATACAGTAGAAGAAATATTACCAGGAACATATAGTATTTTTGAATTAAACTATAAAGTATTATCTTCGTGGAAAAAAATAAAATATCAAATACCTTATTATTCATTTGAACCAGGAACTATTCGTATGAAATTAGACCCTTTAATAACTAATAAATTTACATTAGAATATTTAAAATCCGCTATTGAAAAACGTTGTATTTATAAAAATGCATCTATTATTCTCTTTGAAAGTAAAGAAAGTGATATTATTACAAAAATTTCGAATGATTATTTTATTATGAATTATAATATTCCTATTGATACGTATAGCCATAATATTATAAATAATACAAATAGAGATTATTATAAAAATATGGGTTCTAATAATATTGTACTTCAATTAACAGACGAATATATAGAATCTGAAAAAGAAAATATTAATTTATCGTTAAAACATGATAATATGGAATTAAAAGATTTTTATAATTGGTGGTTCTTAGCTAAAAAAATTGCGAATGATAAACCAAAATCATTGGTTTTATTAAATGTTGGTATAGATGATATAATTAAAAAAAGAAATGAATATTCTTGGTTAGAATATAGATTTTATTGTAAAAATATCTTTAAAAATATCTATAAAAATTATTTACAATATATTTTGAAAATATTTTATTATTTTGGTTTAGAAGTTGATTTTCCTTGGTTAGACCGAAATTTAATACAATATTTCTTATCCAATAATGTTTCTGTTTAGGTTGGGTAATAAATAATCATATAATTAGAAATTATATGATTAGAATTTTCAGTAGTATCTAAACCGAAATTGACAAATTTTCTTTATGAGAAGAAAATCCTTTTTCTTTATAAGAAGCATATCCTAAAAATGATAACAAAAAATATAATGGAACATCATGTAATATTTTTTCAACCTTTTCTTCATTAACCATATTATTTTCATACATTCTTTTATGCATTTCATCACATAATTTTATACCTTCATTATCTTTATTTTTCTTCAAATCAACTTTGTATCCTATAAATTTTACTAAATCATTATCAATATAATTTAGATATTCATCAGGTTCATCCAATATTTTACAAATATTTTTATACTTTTCAATAATTTGTTTTATAACAAAATTTCTATCAATATCTTCTTCACAACAAATATCTTGTTTTTTTGAAATATATTTATGTATTTTATTTTTTAGTGTTTTTCTTCTTTTGAAAAATTTTTGAATATTAAGCATATTTACAATCTTGTATATAATATTCCAATAAAAAATTTTTTCTTTCAAAGAAAAGGGATATAAGAGGAATGGTATGTTTCCCCCTAAAATTCTGCATTAAATTCAAAAATATCTTTATCGATGGATTTATTTGCCAAAGCATATTCCGAATTGGTACGTTCAAAGAAATTGACTTTGGATTCAATACTTATTAATTCCATAAAGTCAAATGGATTTTGCGAATTATATATTTTATCATATCCTAATTGTAGTGATAAACGATCTGCTACAAATTCAATATATTGTGTCATTAATTTTGCATTCATTCCTATCATACGGCAAGGAATGGCTTCTATAATAAATTCCTTTTCTATTTCGACTGCTTCTTGGATAATTTCTACTATTTTTTTCTTTGGCAATTTACGAATCAATTTTGAGTATAAAAGAACTGCAAATTCGGTATGTAATGCTTCGTCACGTGAAATCAATTCATTTGAAAATGTTAGTCCAGGCATTAATCCACGTTTTTTGATCCAATAAATGCAGGCAAAAGAAGAGGAGAAAAATATTCCCTCAATGATAGCAAATGCAACCAATCTTTTTGCAAAACTACTGCGTTTATCATCTAACCATTTTTTGGCCCAATTGAATTTTTTAGCTATACAAGGATAATTTTTGACTGCTTCGAATAATTTTGTTTTTTCTTCATCATCTTTTATATACGTATCTATAAGTAGAGAATATTGTTCATTATGAATATTTTCCATAGCAATCTGGAAGCCATAAAATGCACGAACTTCAGAAATTTGGACGTCATTCATAAATCGAACCGCCAAGTTCTCCGTAACAACACCATCAGATGCTGCAAAAAAAGCCAATACCATTTTTATAAAATTACGTTCGTCTTCATTTAATGAATTCCAATCTTTCAAGTCCTGAGCCAAATTGACTTCATTTACTATCCAAAAACTATCAATCGCACGTTTATACATATCCCAAATATCATTGTGTTTTATTGGGAACATTACGTAACGATTATCGTCAGGAGTAAGTAGGGGTTCAATAAAAGTCGGCTCGGACATTTTTTACTAAATAATATACTACTTAGATTTTTATCTCCTTTTCGGAAAATCATTTTTTCTGATTTTTATTTTCTCTTCTTTTTCACTCCCTTTTATCTCTTTTTTTTGAACGAAAAAATACAAAAAAGATACAATATAATATTGTATAACAAATATTATATGGTAGATTTGTGTAAATATAAAGACATATTTGGAAAACCAAATACCGGAGCACATAAATATAGATTTTTTAACATAGCTATAGTCGATGTTGCACTAGTAATTATTGCCGGATTCTTTCTTTCATGGTTTTTTAAATGGAACGTATGGTATACTTTAGGAGGTCTTTTTTTACTAGGTATATTCTCCCATCGAATTTTTTGTGTGCGAAGTACAGTAGATAAATTATTATTTCCTTGATTTGACTCCCGATAATTTTCATTTATTTTTTTCAAACCTTATATAAAGATATGTTTGAAAACCACGACCTCTCTGACAATATTGGCGATATTCGTAATGAAACAAAAAGACGCACTCGTAAACCGAGAAAGCAAAATGAAAAAGAAATATTACACGAATATAAAGCCGATGTTGAAAGAGAACGTGAAAGTACACTGCAGAAACAACGCAAAATTTATGAAAATATAGAATATTTATCAGAAAAAGAAAAACAACAATTTGAAAAAAAAATGACAAACCCAAAAAATATTAGCCAAGAACGTTACTGTAAATTATTAAGGGATAAATCAAAAAAAATCGTTGTCGCAACTGGTCCAGCAGGTACAGGGAAAACTATGTTTGCTACAGAATTCGGTATCCGTAATTTTTTATTAGGAAATTGTGAAAAACTGATATTTACTCGTCCTTCTGTTTCTGTAGATGAAGATTTGGGATATTTACCTGGAACATTAGAAGAAAAAATGGCACCATGGGTAAGACCTATTTATGATATTCTTTATAATTTTATTACACCTAAAGAAGTTACTAATTTAATAGAAGAAAAAGTGATTGAAATATCTCCTTTAGGATACATGAGAGGGAGAACATTCAAAAATTGCTGGATTGTTGCTGATGAAATGCAGAATTCTAGTGTTTCACAAATGAAAATGTTATTGACTCGTTTAGGTGAAAATAGTCGTTTGGTTATTACTGGTGATTTAGAACAGTTTGATAGACTAGGTGAATTAAATGGTCTGGACGATTTTTTAAATAAATTCAGGGGAAAAAGATCATCAAGTATTAGTAGTTTTGAATTCCAAAGAAATGATATACAACGTGAAGAAGTTGTAAAAGAGGTTCTCGAAATATATAGCGGGGATGTACCCGAATCATATAAAGATTCTCTAAATGAAAACTCAGATGAATCTAGTGTATAACAAATATTTTCGAGTTATAACTTATACAATATGAAATTTTTTCCGAAAAATTTATTACCACAAAAAATATCCTTACCTAAAAATTTAGTAAAAATTACTTATAATTTTAATCCTATTTTACATAATAGAATTGTTCTTTATTTTATTTCACTTTTAGCACTTTTTGATATGATTTATTTTTTGAATAAAGGTGATATTATATCCTTTGTTACTTTTGTATTAATTGGATTTTTGACATCATTTTTTAGTAAAAATATGATTGTTATATTTGTAATTGCTTTGTCAATTACTCATATTTTGAAATATGGTTCTTCTTCTTATGTTAGTGAAGGGTTTGATGTAAATGATGATGATGATGATGATGATGATGATGATGATGATGATGATGATGATGATGAAATTACTGAAAATTTACAGATGAATGATTCTACTACTGGAAATGTTATTAGTTCGACCGGTAAACCTTCTACTAGTAAATCTTCTAGTACAACCTCTAATTCTAGTAATATTGATAAATCACTTGAAGGAAAAGATAAAATAGAATATTCCGAAATAAAAAAAGAATATAAAGAATTTCAAGACGTCCAAGACACGATTATTAAAAATCTTTCAGATTTAGAACCAGCATTAGAAAAAGCTGAGGGTTTTATTAGAAAATTCGAATCTTACAAAGAAGGTCTTGGTAAAGAAAGTATGAAAAAACAATAACTCAGGGGAACCTTGGTTCGACCTGAAACCCTCTCCTTTGAATAAAACAACTTGTCAAAACTTGATGTTAACCAAATGATTAATATCAAATAACCTTATCTAAGGGAGGGGTTTCAGGGGAACTGTAGGTTCCCTGAGAAGGAGGGGGGGGTTCAGGGGGGAACCTTGGTTCCCCTGATCCTGAGTTACTTCGAAATACACATAGAATGCAACAAACGATTTTGGAAATAGAAAATAGCATATCCTAAAGCAATTGCTACAGTGCTCATCCAATATTCACTACCCTTACGCTTAGTAATACCAAGATAAAGCGCTGAAATGACAAAGAAAATTAGCCAAATATACCCCAAAATAGACAAGAAATAAAACCAAATGCAGTAGTCTCTTGGTAAAGGACCAAATAGATAATCAATAAATCCAGACATTATATGTTATAGAAAGAAAAAATATTATATATATTTGCTAAATTATTTGCATTCAATTTTAGAGAACTTATAAACTTAATCAAAAATATAAAGATTTATTCTAAAAATAATATATAAAATTGTATATAATGGATAATTCTGAAATATGGAGTATAATCAATAAATATTTTGAGGACAATCCTCAATGTTTAGTAAGACACCATATTGAATCCTATAATGATTTTTTCAAAAACGGAATTTTTCAAATTTTCAAGGAGAAAAACCCTTTACGAATACAAACACAATATGATGAAGAAATTGACGATTATCGTTCTCAATGTATTATGTATTTTGGAGGTAAGGAAGGTAACAAAATCTATTTCGGAAAACCAGTTATTTACGATGATAATAATTCACATTATATGTATCCTAACGAAGCCCGTTTACGTAACATGACTTACGGTATGACAATACATTATGATATCGAAGTCGAATTTATTAAAAAATTAAGACCTGGAGAACAACCTTCTGTCCCTGGTCTAGAAGTAATTGAAGGTGGATTCACAGAACCACATAAATTCCAAAATTTTAAACATAAAACATTGGCTGAATTAGAACAAGAAAAAGAAGCAGAAAAAGAACTAAATCGAGAACAAAGGAGTGGATATGAAGAAGACCATGAAATAGAAATGGAAGGTGGTGCCGGTAAAGAACCTCCTAAACGTCGTAAAAAGAAAAAAATAGATACTGAACTTACTGCAGCAGAAACCGCCCTCTTTCGGGAAGCCATAGAAAAATCAATGGTTGCTCCTAACGTGCAGATGGAAACTATTATTCTCGAAAAAATCCTTCTCGGAAAATTCCCAATTATGATACAATCTCATTTTTGCATTCTTAGTGGATTACCCCGTGAAGTAAGACATACAATGGGTGAATGCCGTAATGATATTGGTGGTTATTTTATTATTGACGGAAAAGAAAAAACCGTTATTACCCAAGAAAAATTTGGTTATAATACTATTAATATTCGGGAAATAAAAGACGATGTTTTGTTATATGCTGCGGATATCACATCCGTTTCTGAAAATGTTTCTAAACCTGTCCGTTCTCTTTCTATACGTATTATGGCTCCAACACCTTCATTTACTTATAAAAATATTGTCGTAAAAATACCAAATGTTCGTGCACCTGTACCCCTTTTTATATTATTTCGTGCACTAGGTATTATAAGTGATAAACAAATTATTACTATGTGTTTATTAGATTTGGATAAATATGAATCTTTGATAGATCTTTTTGAACCCTCAGTACATGATGCGGGTGGAATTATGAATCAACGTAATGCATTGAAATTCATTGCTAATTTAACCAAAACAAAAACAACGGAAAATGCATTGGAAATCCTGTCTGATTATTTTTTACCTCATGTTGGAGAACTTAATTTTACACAAAAAGCCTATTTTTTAGGATATATGGTAAAACGTCTTTTAAGTGTTTATTCTGGTATAGAAACACCAACTGATCGTGATAATTTTAAATTTAAACGTTTAGAATTAGTAGGTTCTCTAATAAATGATTTATTTCGCGAATATTATACTATGCAACTCCGACAGATTCATTTATCATTTGAAGAAAAGATAACATATAATAAGGGTATTTATGAAGACAATTTGAAAGGTCTTGTCTATGAAAATTACAAAGAGATTTTTAGAGAACGGATTGTAGAAGCCGGTTTCAAAAAGGCATTCAAAGGTAATTGGGGAGGACAACCTCATACAAAACGCATTGGTGTGGTCCAAGATTTGAATCGACTTTCTCATAATTCTATGTTAAGTCATTTACGTAAAACTAATTTACCTTTGGATTCTAGTGTAAAATTGGTAGGACCTCGTGTTCTCCATAATACACAATGGGGATTCTTTGATCCAATCGATACACCAGATGGTGCAAATATCGGTATTCATAAACATCTTTCTATTTCTGCCTATGTAACACAAGGTTATTCTAGAGAACTTATTATAAAATGGTTACGAGAAAAAGTAGATATGAAATTAATAGAGGATTGTTCTCCAATTATTCTTTCGAAAATGACGAAGATTTTTGTAAATGGATTATGGGCGGGTGTTATTGATATTCCCGTAGAAACCGTAGAAAAAATCCGGCTTTTTCGTCGTAATGGTCTTATTCCAACTTATACGAGTGTAAATTTCGATATAATTCAAAATGCTATTTTTATTTGTACGGATGCAGGAAGAATTTGTCGTCCTATTTTTTATAAAGATACCGAAACAGGAAAGTTCTCTTTTGATAGTCCTAAAATAAAAGAATATATTCAAGAGGGTAATTTCAAATGGAATGATTTGATAACGGGATTTAATAAAAAAACGAAATCTGCTGTTAATCTATCCAATATTTATGAATTACATGAATTATATGAAGGCATTGACTCTGAAACCAATCCTGCAAAATTAAAACGGTTTTTAGAAGAGAAGGCAATTATAGATTATATTGATACAAATGAGTCAGAAGGTTCTATGATTGCATTTCATAATTCTATTGATAGTGTTTCGAATGAAAATGGAGAACATTCTAAAGAAAACAAAAAAGAGGGGGGGAAATATACACATATGGAAATTCATGAATCCCTTATTTTTGGAACCATGGCAAATTTGATTAATTTTCCTGAGAACAATCCAGCAACACGTAATTCGTTTTCTTGCGGGCAAAGTAAACAAGCTTGTTCTCTTTATCATACCAATCATCAAGTACGTATGGATAAAACCGCTGTTGTCCTAGTAAACGGACAAATACCCCTTGTAAAAACACGATATTTAGATCATATTAATAGTGAAGAAAATTCGTACGGGGAAAATACAATCGTCGCTATTATGTGTTATACAGGATATAATGTAGAAGATGCTGTATTAATAAACGAGGGTTCTCTAAAAAGGGGGCTTTTTCGTACTACTTATTATACTACTTATGAATCTCATGAAGAAAAAAGTAAAACAGGAATGTCTACGATTGATAAAGTATTTACGAATATTGAGAACGAAGCCAATGTTGTAGGAACAAAACCTGGATACGATTATAGTAAATTAGACAAATATGGTCTTATTCGTGAAAATACACCAGTTGATGATAAGACAGTTTTGATTGGACTCACATCTATGGGATCTGAGAACAAAACAATAAGATCGGATGAATCCAAAGTACCTAAAAAAGGACAACTCGGTATTGTAGATAAATCTTTCATTACAGATGGAGAAGAAGGATTCCGTATTGCAAAAATACGTATTCGTGAAGAGAGAATTCCTACATTGGGTGATAAAATGGCTTCGAGAGCGGGTCAGAAAGGCACGGTAGGTCTCGTGATTCCGGAGCAAGATATGCCTTTTGGAAAAGATGGGATACGTCCAGATATTATTATTAATCCTCATGCGATTCCTACCAGAATGACAATCGGACAATTGGTAGAAACAATTACTGGTAAAGCATGTGTATGTTATGGCGGTTTTGGTGATTGCACTGCTTTCAATAATGAAGGTTCTAAAATCAAAATATTTGGAGAAATGCTAGCAGATGCCGGTTATCATTCTAGTGGAAATGAAGTATTATATAATGGTATGACTGGAGAACAAATAGAAACCGAAATCTTCATGGGTCCGACCTTTTATATGCGTTTGAAACATATGGTAAAAGATAAAATTAATTATCGTGCTTCGGGACCGAGAACCGCACTTACTAGACAACCCGTTTCTGGACGTGCAAATGATGGTGGATTACGTATTGGTGAAATGGAACGTGATTCCGTTATATCTCATGGTATATCCGAATTTTTGCGTGAATCTATGATGGAACGTGGAGACAAATATCAAATGGCTATATGTAATAATACCGGTACAATTGCTATTTATAATCAATCTAAAAATATATTTATGAGTCCATTAGCAGATGGTCCTATAAAATTTGTAGGTTCTCTAGATAATAAAGATACTCGTATAGAAAACGTTACGAAGTTTGGAAGAAATTTCAGTATTGTCAATATCCCTTATAGTATGAAATTGCTTATGCAAGAATTACAAACTATGAACGTACAAATGCGAATTATTACAGAAGATAATATACAGCAATTAGAGAACCTTTCTTATTCTAAAAATATAGAAAAATTGGTATCTGTTGATAAATTAGATGCCAAATCTATTATAAATGCCATCAATAATAATTTGACTATTTCAACAAAGAATCAAATGAATCAAATTCCAAATCCAACTCTAAATCAAAATGACGAATTTAAAATTTTACCCGGATCACCAGAATATACTGCTGAATCACCAGAATACGCTGCTGCATCACCAGAAATACCGCCAGAATTACCAGTTAATTGGACTCGTCAATATAATCAACAATATAATAGATATTATTATTTCAATGAAATCACAAGAGAAAGTCAATGGGATATTCCAGTAGATAATATTGTATTACCTGAAAATTGGGTTCGTAAATTCAATGATAAATACAAAACATATTATTATTTCAATGTAGTTACAGGAGAAAGTCAATGGGAAATCCCTACAAAAGAATCGTCTCCAGAACAGGTTCCTACTTCCCCAGAAAATTCACCACCACCAACACCCGTTCAAACTATACCTGCTTCACCCCCTTCATCTCCACCTCCATCTAGTGAAACCGAACAATATCAAAATCCATTAAATATATTGACAGAAAAAGCACAAGAATACACTGTAAATGATAACGTACATTATAATGGGGATAGTGTTCCAACACGTATATGGAATGTAAAATCGATTGGAGATCGTACAATTACAATTGAAACCGATAATATGGAAAATTTAGAAATGGGTGAAAACATTAAAGTAGTAACAGCCAATGATATTTATCCTATTGGAAATTATTTACCTCAACCTCAAATGCCTAATTTACAAACTGGAGGATTCAATAATGGTTTAGTTATGAATCCATATATGCAAGGGGGGTATGAAACACCTAATATTAATTTTGCACCGAATATAAAAATTGTGACTGGTGGTAGCGATTTTTCTACTGGAGGAGAATCTGATAATGTAGCCAATGCTAATATTGAATCAACGCATCAACAACCAGAACAAAATTTACAAAATGGACCAATCGTACAAAAAGGGGGGTCTGATGCAGAAAAACCAGCATCAGGAATGCTGAATTTTGGCAATTTCCTAATCAAGAAATTAGGAATGTAATAAAATTAAAAAAAATTGAATTAAAAAAATCGGCATTATTATAATATAAAAATAATTATATTATAATGTCATCATCTAAAAGTAATCGTATTTTAAGTATTTACAAATCTAGAAAGAATATTTTGAGTATTTTAGAAGAAAATTTATTTTATAATGTGAAAGATTATGAAAGTTTTACAATTAATGAAATAGATGCAATGTATACGAATTTACAATTGGATATGTTAATTACGAACAATAACAATAATAAAATATATATTAAATATTATTTGACTTCTAAACAAATACGTCCTCAGAATTTAGATGATATTATAGAAGATTTATTTTCGATTGAAAATGTATTGACAAAAGAAGATACTTTAGTTATTATTATTGATGAAGAACCAAATGATACAATTATTAATAAAGTAAAATATTTATACGATCATGATGGAATTTTCGTTGTTATTCATAGTATTCGTAGATTGCAATACAATATTTTGAAACATAAATTAGTCCCAGAATGTACTATTTTGAATGATAAAGAAAAAGAGGTTTTGATGAAAAAATACAATGTTAAAGATCCAATGCAATTTCCCGAAATTTCTAGATTTGATCCACATGCATTATTATTATGTTTAAGACCGGGGAATATTTGTAAATTTGATCGTACTAGTGCAACGGCATTGAATTATGAATATTATAGAGTATGTATGTAGGGAACCTACGGTTCCCCTACGACCCCTCCCTTAAATAGAGCAACTTGATATTAACTCAGGTGAACCAAGGTTCCCCCTGAAACCCCTTCCTTTAAAAATGGTATTTACATTGTATTTGATATTAATCGTTAGGATAACATCAAGCTGTTTATCAATTTGCTTATCAAGTTTTTTTCTTTAAGGGAGGGGTTTCAGGGGAACCGTAGGTTCCCTGAGAGGGAGGGGGGATAGGGGGGAACCGTAGGTTCCCCCCAAAAGATTATATATTTCAAAAGTATATATTATTTTGTAATTAAAAAATGTCAAATGTTTATTTAGCTTACAGTCCTAATGATTTTTTTTATGTAGATGTTAGTAATATAAGTATTGAAGGTGTCGAAGTAAATCAATTGAAACCATCTGATGAAGAATGCACTAGCTTTTTAACAACACAGAGTTCATGGACTAATATGTTTAAAAAAGGTAATTTAACCATTTTGAATAAAAATGGTAACCCTGATATCAGTGGTTCATCTATTTTAAGTTGGGAGATTTCATGTAATTATTTTTTTGGAGATAATAGTTTGAACTGTATAAAATATCAATTATGTAAAAATAAAACACATGCAAATACAATAAATACTTTAGATAAAAAACATACTTCGGATTTTGCAAAGGATTTAGATAGTAATGATAATTTTAAAAAAATATTTTTGAATACTATAAATTTAACTATAGGTGTTTTATTTTTACTTATTATTATAACCAAAGTATTTACTAAAAAATAAAAAAAGTTATTATATTATTATGAGTGAAAATAATTCAACTTCTAAAAGTTATTTAGGATTTAGTCAAAATAACTTTTATTATGTAAACGCACAAGATAGAGGATCACAATACGCACCAGATCTTTCTTGTTCAGACGTATTCAATAATACTGGAGTTTTTCATAATTTATCTTGCAATCATAATGAATTCCAAGATAATAGTTTCAACTGTTTAAAAAAAGCAATGTGTGAAAATAAAAAATTAGCAGAGTCCTTGAATATAGAGTATAATAATAGAGGAAGTGATGTAAAATATTCAGATAATAAAACATCTTATAATATCTATTTAATAAAAATAGCAAATTTACTTATAGGTATCTCAGCTATTTTATATTTCATGTATACAGACAATAATTCGATATCCAAAATAATATAAATTAAAATATTATAGAATATAATGGGTTCAAATCAATCAACAAATAATGCACCACCAGAAACACCAAAATGTGATAATAATGGAATACCTACTGTAAGTGAATGTAAAGCTGATTGCAAAAATATGATAAATGGTAAGGCTTCTGGAACACAAAACATAACGACAACAACAACTAACAATACTGGTTGTTTATTTGAACCGACTACTACTACTGTTCCTTGCAGTAAAGAATGTCCCTGCATTTATAGTAATACACTTATTCCAAAAGATATGAATTATTGTTCTAGAAGTTCAGGTCATCCAACCAACGGTGGATACGGATATAGTCCTGGTGTATTTTTGTTAAAAAATAATAATGATACAACAAGATGTCCTCAACGTAAAACTATTGATGGTAGTTTTAATAGTCCTGAAATTATGGGAAATTTAGCTTGTATAGCTAGTAACAATTTTGTTATGAAAAATAATTCATATGTTATTTATGATCCAAGTAATGTTGTAATTGATACTGTTAAAAAAAATACAGATACTTTCAAAAATATAGAACCATTTGATAGTAAACCATTTGATAATAGTAAATTAATAGCTATAGAAGATGACAACAATAAATTTATAGAAAAATTAAATCTTTTTAATAAATTATACTATCAATATGTTTCAAAATGTGACGGTAAAGTAGGTGATTCTTATTCACAATTTTGTGTTATTAAAGATGACAATGATAATCGTGATTTTAATATAGAACGTAAAAATCCTTCTTGTATTGCTGATTGTCCTACTGTAAAGACTAAATTAAATTCTTGGTTCGATGGTTATGATAGAAGTAATATTGACAAACATATTAACAATTTAAGTTCTACATCAAAATATAGAGATGACAATAATAAAATTGAAACCAAAAATCGTGAAAATAATATGTTGAGAAATGATTTAGATAAAAAATTACGGGAATTATACAATGATCCTGGTTCTATCAGTTTAAATCATTTAAATGATTATGATTCAACCATTTATAGTGGATTACTTATTACCGTTATCGCATCTTCTTTAATCTTTTATGCATTTACCAAATTATAATTTTTTTATATAGAATATATATCTATATAAAAATGTCAACTTGTTCTAGTGGAACATCAGGTTGTCCTCAACTTACTAAATTTTTACCATTTTCAAATAATACTGTGTTTACAGATAATAGTATAAATATTGTTTCTCCTATAAATAATGTAGTAAATAGTGTCGGATCCTATATTATTACATCTTCTTCATATTTCGATAATACAACACAAGCTTTTAATGCATTTAATAATGATAATACATTTTGGAAATCAAATACTTCAGAAAATTATTTTTATTATCCGAACGTAAATGTTAAAGACCAAAGTAAATACAAATATACTACTACTCCTTATTCTGTTTCTAATAATATTGATACTTCTATAAAATCTATATCAAATTATCAAGGTGGCTCTTATCCGAGTCAATTTCAACAGTATTATTTTCAAACTTTAATTCATAGTAAAACTACTCAAATTAAACCAATAGACGGAGAATGGTTACAAATACAATTACCTAATCCAATAATATTAGCTAGCTATAGTATTTCTACACCATTGGATGATAATTTACATTATTTTCCAGCAAAATTTACTGTTGTTGGATCAAATGATGGATCGAATTGGACTATTGTAGATTCTTCTGATAACACTACTGTTTCTATATCAGATGTACCTAGAATCACTCCTACAAATACTAGTATAACTTTTTCTATCAAAAATAATAGTAATAAATACTCTTATTATCGTTTGATTTTAGAAGCTATGCAAAATAATGTCAGTTGTGTAAGAATTACCCAATGGAGTCTTATTGGAACAATACCAGTGGAATCATTTGTAGGATCTATAAATAACCAATATTCTTATCAAAATATTTATCCTTCATTAAATACATTTTCAAATTTTGCTATTTCGGAATCTATGATTTCACTAGAAAAATCAAAAGATTCAATTAATAATCATTATTACGATGATAAGGATTATAATAAAATCTATGCAGGGATATTGTTTTCAATATTAGGAGGGGCTTTAGTATACATATTTTTGAAATCTAAAAAATAATTATCCCTTATTATTATATATTTTATTTTATATATTTGTATTAATTATGGTAAACCCTTTACTTATAGTTCCACTTGATGATGGTAGTAAACCCTTGAATTTTGAACTTTTTAAAGCTAAACCGACCGATTATAAAAATCCTAATCCTAATCCCGATCCTGATAATCCTGTTGATTTTTTTATTCCTTATGAAATATTTTCTTATGAAGACAGAACATTACGTTTGTATAATCATATAGGTGAATATACTATAAGTTGTTCTACATATGAATATTCTGCCGATCCAAAAAAAAATTTCAAACCAGAACATGCATTTAATAAAAGTGACAAAGGATGGAGATCAAATAATAATTTGACTGGTAATTCAAATACAATTACTACAGTAACAAAAAATTCTGCAAACAATACTTATTCGAGTCCTAGTCCAGTTTTAAATTCGACAAATTATTATAATCCTCATTTTGGACCATCTTTTTTTAATGTAACTAGTGCTAGTACCAATGTTACAAATACAAACGTAATAGGTAATATTTCAAATAATACTATTACTGGAGAATGGTTACAGATTCAATTACCACAACCCATATATCTTTTTAAATATATTATCAATGTCCCATCACCTAAATTAACTAAAAATGACGATTTGAAAGATTTTTTGAATACTTTCAAGGATTCTAATAATAATAGTATAAATATCCCAGATCAACCACATTATTCGTCTTATTATAGTCAAGATCAAAAAACCGGACATTATGTTTCTTATATTCCCAAAATTTTCACAATTGTAGGTTCAAATGATGGTATCAAATGGTATTATATAGATCAACAAAATTTTGTTACACCACCTGATTTAAGCTATTCTTATTTAAAATTAAATCCTAATTTAAAAAAATCGTATAATATAGAAACATACGGTTCAACATCTAAAATTATATGTAATGTAAATTCTGTAGAACACTATACTTATTTTCGATTGATTGTAAATGAAATGTTTCCTGGTAATAAACAAGTCATAATTAACGAATGGGATATTTATGCTTTTGTTGATATTATTACTTCAAATGCGGACTCTTTAAAAGATATTTCTCACAATAATTTTAAATTGAATGGTAATGGTATTGTTGAATCATTTACTTTTAAAACAAATTCTCTAGAATATTTAACAGGGATGCAATCGAATTGGGATTATTTAACAAATAATATTGATACTGGTTTAATGAATTTATATAAAGAACAAATGTCAAATATAAATGATGGTAGAGATTCTAAAAAATTGCCTCATTTAGAAGGATTTAGTTTATCAAAATTAGAAAATTTTGATTCTCATGGATTTATATCATATAATGATAATGTAAGTTCACAACAAATTATAAATAATCAAATAATTCCACTCAATCAAATTCATGTTGACTTAATAAATTCACAAAACAATGTCAATAAAAATTATTACGATCTTAGTCAAAATATTTATGATTTTAGTAATAATTACTATAATTTATTGAAAGACCCCGATGATAAATATGATTTAAGCCGTAATAATTTTAATAAACCACCTACAAAAATAGACGGATGGATCAATGATAATAAAGAGATGGTTTTACAGCAAAACTCTATATATATATTATCTACAATCACTATTGCAACATTAGTTATTGCTTTGATTATAGCTTCAAGATAAATCAGTCAGGGAACCTACGGTTCCCCTGAAACCCCTCCCTTAAATATAACAACTTGATGTTAACCAAATGATTAATATCAAATACCAATTCAAATAACCATATTAAAGGAGGGGGTTTCAGGGGGAACCTTGGTTCCCCTGAGTAGGTTCCCTGACCTGAGTTTAAAATATCATTATAAAATATAATATGGCTAATCAATATTTTTATGATTTATCAGGTATGATAAATGTAGAAAAAGCGTTATTAGATTCAATTAAAAATCAAGATAATTCAACAATAATTAAAAATATCAATGATGTTTTTGATAAATATTATACAACTGATAAAACAGTAAATGATACACTTACACATCAACAAAATATGTTAAATATAGTTGGAACAGAAAATGATCGATTAAAAGTAAAAAAAGATGAAATAGATACAGCATATACAGGAAAACAACGCGCAGTAGAATTGAACGATTCTTATCGTTTAAGATATAAACAAATATTGAAAATCATTTTAGTAATAATAATTACTATTGTTCTGTTTATTGCCATTATTTTTGCTAGTAGAGCTTTTCCTTTTGTACCTTCTTTTATATTCGAAATCCTTTCTATAATTGTTGTTTCAATAGGAATAATAGTAGTTTATTCTATGACTATTAATTTGTTATCAAGAAGTAAAGTTGATTATAATGAATTGAATTTACCACCACCAGGTGTTTCAGGAAACGCAATAGCTACTAGTTTGAAAAAAAAATATAATGAAGATGTAGATGAACTTTTACGTAGTCTTGATATGAATATATGTTATGGTAGTTCATGTTGTGATTTGGGAACTTATTGGGACAGTGGTAATGGTGTATGTGCTGGCAATACATATTCTAATTTTACAACTATAAATTTATCTCAATTACAAGGAGAATTTGAATTTAATAAATCAGTTATGCCAAATAGTCCGAATGAATTTAGTGATTATACATTTGTTAGATAAACATCTCTTCAAGTATAAATAATAAAATATAATCAAATAAATATATTTTATTATATTAAAGCATTAAAGAATGGGACCTAGTTCAAGTTGTTCTTATACAAATCAAGGTCAAACAATAGGTGATATAAAAAATGAAATAAATAATAATATGGTCCAATATAATGATAACAGGTATTCTGTATATTATGATATTAACAATAACTATTTTCCTAATTTATCCAAACTTTATGGTGATAACAATGATAGTAATATTATTAACAAATATCCTACCATTACTGATGGAAATAAAGTAACGTTAACTTTATACAATGGTTCTAATAGTTATAAAGTTGAAGAATTACGTTTTAAATCAAGTAATCCTGGAATTATAGAGAAAATTCATGATTTAAATACAAATTATGAAGGTCAAATTAAAGAATTAAATAAAACCATAAATAATTTATTAACAAAAATAAATGATAAATACGGTAGTATTAATCCTCTTATAGCTAGTCATGATTCAAAAATTAAAGATATCAATACAATTAAGGGTAACATCATAAATCAAAGTTATTCTGTTTCATTTTTTGAAAATTTATTAATTGAATCATATAAACATTTATATGACGCAATTAATACAGAAAATAAAGTACTTTTGAATAATAAAAGTATTAAATTTGACATGTATTCTACTGATAATAGCAGATATTTATATGAAATAGATAAAGTTAAATTTTATGAAAATATAAATACATTTTTATTTTATTTTTATTATCTACTTATCATTATTTTTCTTATTGTAGTTTTAAAATATAATTACAGTAGTATGTTAGTAAAACTAACATTTTTTCGTATTTTTGCTGTTTTATTAATTTTATACCCCCTTTTTATTTTAAGAATTCAAGATTATATTTATAAATTATTTGGATATTTGTATTCTTTTCATATTTTTGATATAAATATTAAGAATCAACCATTAGATATAAATATAAAACCGAAATAAAAATAATTTGTATAGATATTCACTGTGATAATTCTGTATATGTATAAATAGAACTCGAAAACATCGATGATACATAAAGCCAAATATTATAGATAAATGTCTCAGTAAAAAATAATAATGGTGGAAATATAATACTTAAAATTACTATTGCTATTTTTTTGTAATAAACCCATTCTTTTTGTATAAAAGTCAAAAAAATAATAAAAACAAAAATCAAAATATAATAAAACAAAAAAACTTTCAAATAAACAGAATAAATAAACGATGTTTTTTCTGAGATAAATCCCGAATTTTTTTCATCTAAATAAATTTCATTATTTACTTCATCAATTGTATCTTGAACTCTATCATTTTGTAATATAACCGCTTTATATAATTCTTCATAATTATTGGTGGAAATGGATTTTGGTTTATCTATTCTTGTTTGTAAATAATTACTATAATCTTTATTTAAATTTAAATTACTAGCAAGTATATTTGAATTATCACTTAAAATATTATTATTTTCTGTTGCATCCATCAAAACATTATTAAGAATACTTATTTGATGATTAAGATCCGCTATTACATTATTATAATATTCTGTTAAAGGTTTTATTTGATTTTCATAGTTATATATCTTTTTTGATACGTAATTTTTAATTAAATTTACAAAAAAAGAATTATTATAATTATTTACAAATTTTTGAGATTCTGGAACAAATACATTTCGTACATCATGTAATAAATCTTCTAAATAATATACTTGATCTGAATCTAAACTTGCATGAAATTCCCCTGGACCACAATTATGACCTGCATTATTAGTACTACTATTTACTTGATCTGCTATTAAACTCCATATTTCATTATTATATACATCTAATGCACCAGAAATAATTTTATGTGAAAATTCTAAAATTTTTTGAGATTCTATATTTATATTACCACTACTGTCCTGCAAACTAAACGTTGATTCATTTGGAAGAGAGTCAGGACAATATTCTCCTTTTTTATATTTATCACGATAATTCTTTATTTTTGTTATATCATTATTCAAAAAATCGAAAAAATCTATATAACGAAATAAAGAATAAATAGATCTATAACCATTATTGTTTATTGTTGTAAAACTTACATTTAAATTACTTAATCTGTTATAATGTTTATTATGTAAATAATCTAATCCAACCATTATTTAATTAATATTGATATATTAAATAATCTTAAACCATTTTGATTTGTAAATGGTTGGATATCGGTGATAATATTCTTTCATTACAATTCTTCTTCAATAATTTCATCGTCTATTTCGAAATTATCATCTCCGTCTTCAAAATTTTCATAGCGAATTTTAACACCAATCCAACATTGAGATTTTTGACGACCAAATTCTTTATCCATAAATTCGTGTAAATCTTTTGGACCAGGACAACGCCCTCCATAGTTTGCACTATGCCACATTGAAAATTCGCTATTAAGTTCCATTTTCTTGATTTTTCCATTTGCATCTTTGATAACACGATCATTGATGAATTCGGAAATATAATCCTGACTTTGACGATATTCGCTACTTTTCTCTAAAACAATAGCGCAATCTTTTACCATACCATTTGTCCTGAATGCTCTTTCTACTAACATTGCTGCAAATACTTCTTTCCAAGAATCGAATTTTTCGTCAATATATTCGTCTAATTGATATTGATAAGGTTTATCTTTATCATTATTTACCGGATTTTTTGTAAAAAGAGAAAGGAAAGGAACCGTGCGGATTCTTCTCCATGTTCCGTGGTCGTTACTTTTGATTTCCATAAGATTATTACATGTAACTACCAATTTGAATTGCGGAACAAATGAAATCGTCTGTGTCATGTAAGGAGCACGACCTTGTAATCTGTCTTTTCCACTTGTCAATGCTTTCATAATACCTTCATTGATCTTATCACCTTTTGATGGTTCCTGCATTACCGCATATCGGATCCCTTTTAATTCTACGATTTCCGGGGTTAATCCACCGACTTTTCCGCGTTTTTCTGTTACTAGAGTAAGAGGAACATCGCCTTTATAATCTCCCAATACCATTTCCATTAAATTCACCAAAACCGATTTACCATTTTGTCCGATACCTATATACATATTAAATGTTTGATTAGTAGACGTACCGATCAATGTAGATGCTAAATGATCCCACATATACTCACATAATTCTTTTACTGGAAATAATTTATCCATAAAATCATTGATTTCGTCGATAATCACTTGATGCTTTTTGGAGTCAAGAGGAATATAATCAATATTCGTACACATGGAAATATTATCTTCCGGATGTCCTTTCCTGAATATTTTTGCTTTGAAATCGACCACACCATTTTTGAAACAGAGTAAATATTGATTTGTATCTAATTTATTCAAAAATTCGTAATCGTAAAATAATTCCTTTGCCTCTTTCATAATTCTATCTTTTCCATTACAATCTGATAATCTCTTATTTATTTCAGATATAATTCGGGATTGTTTTTTGAATAACTCTCCATCATCTTTTTCTTTTGGTTCTCCCAAACCTGACAATTTATTACGTGATCTATCATTGTATAAATCTCTTAATTCACCGGATATCGCTTTTCTAAGTGTTGTTCCAGAATCTACTTTTCTCCATCGATTATTTACAAATTCATACCATTCCCCTGCTTTGATTCCAGGACATACATATCTATCTTTGTATAATGCATGTAAAACTCTAGCTATGTCGGTATCACCAGATGCGGTCTGATCCATTGATATGGTTTTTTCAATAAAATATTCTACTGTTTTACTTCGAATATCTTCAAAAGCTTGAGGCGCATCTGCTTTTACCCAATTCATCAAAGATCTTTTTGATAATCCGTCGTGTTTTCTTATGTCGAAATTTTTCCAACGCTCACAAAGATCCGGTATACCACTCGGATAATGAAAATTTGTTTGTTGGGAACTAAAAGCCAACCATGTCAATAATAAACGATTGTCTGTATTTTTCAAAACCCATCCTACACGAATCCATTTATTATTACTTCCTTCTTCATAATAACTTGGTGGTAATGCCATAGTATAATCATGGGTTTCTCTCAAATTATAATCTGATATTTGAATACTATCTAAGAATTGATTTAAATATTTTTCTAATTCTTCTTTGTTACGAATACGTAAAATATTCGAGATATTTAAATACTCGTCACTACAAATGTCTAGTTGAGTATTTCTGAAAATTGCTGTCATTCCATTAGAAATATTTGGATTTCTGTTATCTCCTAGACGATTTTCTATTTTGTATTTTTCGTGTTCTCCGATAAATTGATTTTTCATAAAAAGTTGTACGTGATTTTTATACCTAACCGAGAGTTTGTAAATATTTTTTACAACGTCAAAACTGGATAATGACATCTCGGGGTAAAGAAATTCTTGATCTTCATCATTCCATTTCGCTTGAAATATCCGTGTCAATTGATAACGATCATTTCCAGGTTTTCTTGAACCATATAATTGCCACGGAGTTTTACCGTTACAAATACCTTTGTCAAAAACATCCTCCCAACTGTTTGTCAATGGTAAATCTTTCCATAATTCGGCGGCTTTTTCCATTATTTTTTCTCTTAACATAAGTTGGGTTACATTATCGGATTGGACTCCAATTATCATGTGAATTCCATCTTTTGTTAATTTTTTATTTTTCGTTTTATCATCAATACGATTTACCGTAGGTTTTTCGAAAACATAAATTGGAATTTCGACTCCTTCTTCTAGCTGATAAATATTTTTTAATTCTTCTAAATACTCTCCAATCAATTCTGTAACTTCATCGCGATTATGTTGTTTTTCGTCGATTTCGTAATCGTATCGGAAATCCAAATCTATTAATATAGGACCATTTTTATCCAATTGCATTTCTGTCAAATATTCCTTTTTCTTCTTTACAATGGCCTCTTCTGCATAGAAGGATAGAAATATTTCATATTCACTATCTGGAATATGATAAGAACCTCCATAAATATTTAATTTTGGATCTCCTATTCTAGTGTTTGTTACCGGTTTTGGATTGGTTGTAGTTGGATCCTTTTTATGAGTATGTTTTATTAGAAAATCAGATAAATCCCTGTATTTTATTCCTGTGTTCTTTAATATAATAGGTGATTCTGCAGTGGAGTTTATTACTTCCATTGCTCTCTGGATATATAGTTGATATACTTTTATTTTGTTTTTTTTGAAATCAATTTTTTATTGTGGAGAACTTTTATACATACTTTTACGGGGATTTTTTATACATACTTTTACGGGGATTTTTTAATACATACTTTTACGGGGATTTTTTAATACATACTTTTACGGGGATTTTTTAATACATACTTTTACGGGGATTTTTTAATACATACTTTTACGGGGAACTTACTATTATTTTTTAATGAAAAATATAAAAATAATATTTTTTATATTTATATAATAATGTCTAATGAAAATTATATTTATTTATTGAAACCAATGTTATCTATTACAAAAAATGAAAATGTATACAAAATTGGAAAAACTCATAGAAATAATTTGAAAAGGTTCTCCGAGTATCCTATTGGGAGTAAATTAATATTTCAATTAGCTTGTTTGAATTGTGATACTATGGAAAAGAAATTATTAGACGTTTATAAAAGTATTTTTATTTTTAGGAAAGATTATGGTATAGAATATTTTGAAGGTGATAGTAAAGAAATGATAAAAATAATATTTGAAGAAATAACTAATGAAAAGATTGATGAAAGGACCGATGAAAGGACCGATGAAAGGATCGATGAAAGGATCGATGAAAGGACCGATGAAAGGACCGATGAAAGGATCGATGAAAGGATCGATGAAAGGATCGATGAAAGGATCGATGAAAGGATCGATGAAAGGATCGATGAAAGAATCGATGAAAAGATAGATGAAAGGATCGATGAAAACGTTCAACAAAGTTCAACTAAATTTGAATGCATACATTGTTCGTATAATACTATTAGAAAAAGCCAATATGAACGTCATTGTTCTACTAATAAACATATAAATGTTACAAAAAGTTCTAACCTATTATGTTGTAATAATTGTAATAAAAAATATAATTCAAGAATGGGGTTATGGAGGCACAAAAATAATTGTAAAACTATTGAAACACCACCAGTTAGTAATATAGAAAATTTTAAAAATTCTATTTCAGATTCATTATCAGTATTTGAAATTATAAAACAAAATAATGAATTCAAAGAATTATTAGTTCAACAGAGTAAATATATTCATGAACAATACAAAGAACAGTTTGAAAAAATTCAACAACAACATAAAGAACAAATAGTTCAAATTCAAGAACAAAATAAAGAACAATACAAGTTGATAAATAAATTTATTGAAAGAAATTAATATTAATAGTAAACAATATTAAATTTATACATAATTTTACGGGGATTTTTATACATACTTTTACGGGGATGTTTATACATACTTTTACGGGGAACTTACTATGATTTTTTAATGAAAAAATCTCAAAAAGTCAAAATCGTAGGGTCCCCCCTGCTATTTTGACTTTTTTACTACTTTGTATAATAAAATGGAAGATTTTTTGGAAAAAGGACAATTATTAATTGTCCTTTTTTGGTTTTTTGAAAAAGAAATTTACAAGGACCTTTTAAAAAGTGGTTTTAAAGCATAATGCAGTAAATCCCGAAAAAATGTCCGGAGAAGTGTTAGCATAAACTTTTTAAGTAATTTTACTGAAATATTTAAAATATGATTTATAGGTTGTCTTATTTTTAACAACGTTAAACAACAACAGACAACATTTATATCTTAATATATGTATTAATAAAAATATTATCAAAAAAATATATTTTGTAACTTGATTATGTATTGATTAATAATTATAAAATATATTATTTAAAACCATAAAATAAATGACAACATAAAAGTCTGAAAATGATATTTGTATAATTTCTATAATAAAGTTCAAACTTTTTTGGTTTTCTGAAAAATAAATTTACAAAGTGGGGTACAAAAAGTTGGTTGAAAGCATGATGCAGAAAATTCCAAAAAATGTCAGGAAAAGTATTAACATAACTTTTTTAGATAATTTTACGAAGAATATTATTTAAGCGTTTTTTAATTGAATATTTTTCAATCATTATTCAATCAAAAAAATACATTTTACACCAAAAAAATATTCATTATGATATTGACGAATAAAATATATTTTTTAGTAATATTTATAAAGCATAAATAAATTATTGAATAATATTTCAATAATATTCAATCAAAATGGCGTTTTTTACCTTTTTATGAAATTGTAGGGTCCCCCCTGCTATTTCATAAAAATGAAAGATTTGTATAATAAAGTCCGAACTTTTTTGGAAAAAGGACAAAAAATAATTGTCCTTTTTTGATTTTCTGAAAAAGAAATTTACAAAGGTCTTTAAAAAGTGTATTGAAAGCATAATACAGTAAATCCCAAAAAAATGTAAGGAAAGGTATTAGCATAAATTTTTAAATAATTTTACGGAGAATATTTTTAACGATTTTCATGTTGTCTTACTTTAGACAATATTTAACAACAAAAAATCATTATTGATATTGTTTATTTATTTTATCTATATTATGATAATAAATAAAATAAACATATTTAATTAATAACTAGAAGATAAAATAAAGCAGTAAATAACAACAAAACACAACAAAAAAATCTTATATGTTTATTAAATAATAAATTTAAAGATTTTTTGTTAGCATACTATATATGATAAAAGACGATAAATTTGATTCAAAAATTAATAAAGAATATAATTGCATTGATTGTAAATACAAAACAATGCTTAATTATGACTTCAAAAAGCATTTATTGACTGCAAAACATAAGAGATTTATAGAAAATAATGAAAAAAATATAAAACAATTTATATGCAATTGTGGTAAAGAATATAAAGATAGACATAGTTTATCAAGACATAAAAAGAGTTGTAATTATAAAGAAAAAAATATACCAGAATCACTATGTAATGTATCTTCTTTTTTTGAAATAATAAAACAAAATAATGAATTCAAAGATTTACTTATTCAACAAAATAAACAAATACAAGAACAATTTTTACTTATAAATAAATTTATTGAAAAGGAACCTACGAATGTAATCAATAATACAAACAATAATAGTACTACAAATCAAAGCTTTAATTTAAATGTCTTTTTGAATGAAACATGTAAAGACGCTATGAATGTGAAAGAATTCCTCGATAATCTGAATCCAACTTTGGACGATCTAGAAAACGTAGGTGAAAAAGGATTCGTAAAGGGTATTTCGGAAATTATCCTGAAAAGCTTGAGAGGAATGGAAGTCAATAAAAGACCCATTCATTGTACCGATATAAAGAGGGAGATCGTGTATCTGAAAGAAGACGATAAATGGAACAAAGATGATACTAATAATTCCAAAATGAAGGAACTAATAAGGAAAGTAGAGAACAAGAATTTTTGTAATATTTGCGAATGGCAGAATAATCATCCTGATACAAGAATTCTAGACTCTCCGGATTACATGAAACAGAATATATTGATAGACAAATCATGCGAAGCAGTAAATAATGAAGACCGTGTCCGAGGAAAAGTCTTGAAAGAATTATTAAAAGAGATCCATGTAAATGGTAAATAAATAATGAAAAAACAACAGTTTTCATTATTAAAAAAGATAAAAAAAGATAAAGAAAAATTGAATAAAAAATATAGAATAATTATAATATAATATAATATAATGAAATTCTGTATTAAATGCGATAATATGTATTACATCGGAGTAAATGTAGACGATCCAAATAAATTAACCTATTATTGCCGTAATTGTAGATACAAGGACGAAACAATTACAGAAGAAGGAGTTTGTGTTTTGAATACTCAATTTAAAAAAGGAGAACAAAAATTCAATCATGTAATTAATCAATATACAAAATTAGATCCAACATTACCACGTATTTATAACCTAAAATGTCCGAACCCAGAATGTAAAAATACGAAGGAAGATAAAACAACCGAAGTTATTTATGTTCGATATGATGATAGCAATCTAAAATATCTGTATATTTGTACGGAATGTGATACAACATGGAAAACAAATGAAAATTGAAGAATATTATTTACAATCTTTACAAAAATAAACTCAGGGGAACCAAGGTTCCCCCTGAAACTCAGGGAACCTACGGTTCCCCTGAAACCCCTCCCTTAAATAGAGGAACTTGATATAAATCTAATGATTAATATCAAATACAACATAAATACCATTATTTAAGGGAGGGGTTTCAGGGGAACCGTAGGTTCCCTGAGTTTCAGGGGGAACCTTGGTTCCCCTGAGTTTATATTTTTTCTTCGAAAAATTGATTTTTTATTCGTAAAACAATGTAAAGTAATCTAGATATAATATAATACATAATCAGAAATGTCAGGAATTCAGGAAAATATCAAAATCACACAAGATGAAGCAGAACTCAAATTAGATGACATAGATTCAGATATGGATTCAGTAATTGATACAGACAGTGATGTGGATAAAGATGACGCGAGTGAAACCGACGATGAAGAATTGATAGAAGAAACAGGAATTACCCAAAAACAACCATTCTTTATTCAACCCGAAGATAATGACGATGAAGAAGATGATGAAGATCAAGATGAAAATTATCTACAAAAATTCGACGAATCTATTAAAAAAAAAATCATCGCGGATTTTCATCCAGAACTCCATCAACATAATTATGATGAGATCGAAACATTATCACGTGTAGTTCGAGATAATAATGGAAATATTATTGATCCATTACATAAAACATTACCTTTTATTACAAAATATGAAAAAACACGAATTTTAGGAGAACGTGCATCTCAATTAAATTCGGGTGCAAAAGCATTAGTCGAAGTAGATGATGATATTATTGATGGTTATATTATTGCATTGAAAGAGTTCGATGAAAAAAAAATTCCCTTTATTATAAAACGTCCTTTACCGAATGGTGCTGTAGAATATTGGAAATTCGAAGATTTAGAAGTCATTTAGTGAGGGAACCATGTTCCGTTCCCGATCCCCCCCTGAACTCCCTCCCTTATCATAAATAGATGTATCAGTTGATAATGATTCATTACCTATAGCTTTACCAATTTGTAATAATGTAGATCATCAATATACTCAAGATGTATATGTTAATTGTAGTAATAATTGTTAATTTACTACAGTCAAATTGGTTTAAGTTTTCCAGTTTTTACCACAATCCAAACAAGTTACAAAAATAGTAGCAGGTTCATCCGCGGAACGTGTTTGTAGTTCATAATAAGTACATTTTTTACTTTTGCATTTTTTACAAGTAAACATATCTGTAGAAGCTTGTAAATTATTCGAATATTTATTAGCATCTCGTTTTATTTTTTCATCGATCAATGATTTCCAATTTTTTGGATTCATTTCTTGATGGCTCATAAATGCAAGATTCTGAGGAGTTAATTCACCATTTTTTATTTGTTGTAATAAATCTTCATTTTTTAAATTAATGTAAATACTACGTAAGCGATCGATGTAAATTTGAACGAAATAAGGGTTCTCCCATTTTTTAATGATTTTGCGATTCCCAGATTCTCGAATAGCATAATTAAAAACCCCTTTTTCTAGATTGATAGAATCCTTTTCATTTTCTAAAACAGTTTTGATTTTAGAAACAATATTATTACGAAAAGAGTCAGGATTAGAGATTTTATACATGATATCAATTATTATGTATAAAAAAATAGCTTTATATCTTTTTTCAATTTTTCAGGGGAACCAAGGTTCCCCCTGAAACCCCCTCCTTTATTAATGGTATTTATATTGTATTTGATATTAATCTCAGGGAACCTACGGTTCCCCTGACTTAGATGTAGTCTTCCTCCTTCAATTCACTCGTACAATCCAAATAACTTTCTTCAATATCCACGCTCTTTACAAATAATTTCTCAATCCCCCCCTTTTTTTTCGATGTTGAAGATTTATCTTTTACAGATTTAGATTTCAATTTAGATTTCTTAGTTTTAGGTTTATATTCTTCTTCGTCATCATTATCTTCTTCTTCTTCTGGCTCATCATCTTCTATTTCGTCTTCTTCTTCATCATCATCATCATCTACAATAAAATCATCTTTTACATAACCATCTTTTGTTCTAGGTAAGGCATCATCTTCATCTTCGGAATCAATATCATCACTATCTTTGTCTCCAATATCTTCAAATCCACCAAATAAATATTCGTAAACAGATTCCCATTCTTCTTCTGTAATAGAGATAGCTTGATTATCCTTGTTTTTATTTACAATAACACAGCTACCAAAGAATAATGTATTATCAATCGGTGGAGGAAATTCATATTTATTTTCACTATTGGCACGTCCAGTAATCTTTCCAAATACAGAAACAGAATAATTTTTATTATTAATATCTTCTACATTCCAGCTAGCACGATAAGCAAAATCATCTTTAGTTTTAAATCCGGCTTTTTTATATAATTCAGATTCATCATAAGACTTTAACGAAACTTCTTTAATAGTTCCGGATTTATCAACAACAAGAATAGTAATAGGAGCCATATTAGATAATATTATTTAGTACAATTGTTTTTAATTCAATTTTTTTATTTATTTTATGCGTTTAGCATAAATATGTATATATAATTTATATAATTTATTAATATGGATCCAAATAATAATGATATTAATAAAAATAGTAATGGAGTAGAATCTACAAGATCTCCTGAAAAAGTGATTGAATCTCCCAAACAAGAATCTCCCAAAAAAAGTTTTTTTTCATATTTAAATCCTTTTTCTAACAGTGAAACTAAAGTTGAATGTATTAATAAATGTAATAAAAAATATCCCACAACTATAGGAGGTAAGAAACACCGTTCAAAGAAAAATAAAAATTCTAAAAGAAAAACAAGAAAAAGTAAATCCAAAAAATCGAAAAAATCCAAAAAATGATAGCGTCTAGACCCATAAATACATATCTTTTTTCCATATATATTTATGTTTTTTTATTACAAGTCATTTATAGGATTTCTATTCAATCTTACAATATCAATTTTGGTTGTTTATATAGGACATTATTTATGGAATTATATTAAAGATACATATAGTACTAAAAAAACCAAGGATTTAGTGAATACTCAAATAGAAAAATACAAAAAAATGATGAAGCAAATCCAAGAAAATAACACAGGAGTAAAAGAGGATTTTTTGAACGAAACCGAAAAAAATACAATGGATAAAGAACTTGTAGATTTTATGATGAAAATGGAAGAACCCGGCCAAAGTGAAAATCAAATAAATAAAGAAAACGATATAGAAATAATTTTACAATAGAGTATAAGGAAACATGGAAATTTCTTATTCCCAATTAAACCATTTAATGAAACGTTTTCCAGATTTCGAACTTTCTTATGAAAATATTTCGCATAATAAAGTTTCTAGTAAATATAATGTCTGTTTAGCTGTTCCTATTGGTAAAAAATGTTATATTTGGTTTACTTTCCATGAAAACAAAGACGTGTGTTATATGTTCGAATTGAATAGAGAAAAAAAAATAATAAAAGCCAAGATATTAGACATCCCATCCAATCAAAAGCTTTCATTAGGAACAATCCTCTACGGAACTCTATGGGAAGATACCAATTCTACAAATTGGTTTGTCATTGAAGACATCATGTATTTTCAAGGAATATATATGAAATCCCATAATTTCAAAGAAAGACTAGGATTTTTATATCAATTTATGTGTAAAATACGCGAAGAAAAAACAAATAAAAATATGATATTTGGATTACCAGTATTTTGGACCGTAAATTTAAATGATAATATGACAGAATATCCATCAAATATCCCTGATAATATTCCTTATCCAATACATCATATACAATATAGATCTTTAAATGAAATTATGCCATATTTGAATGTAAATATTATACGTAAAATACAAACACAAAATAATTACAAACCTTTAGCAAATAAAATACACACCGGTGTTGATTATAGTAAAAAAATGGATTTATCAAAACCTCAATATAAATATAAAACGGTTTTTCAAGTTTCTGCGGATATACAGTATGATATTTATAATTTATTCGCATTTGGTAAAAATAATCAGCCTGTTAATTTTGGGATAGCATATATTCCAACATATAAAAAAAGCGTTTTCATGAATAATCTTTTTCGTAAAATACGCGAAAACCAAAATTTAGATTATATTGAAGAAAGTGATGATGAAGAAGATTTTGAAGATACAAATGAAAATAAATATGTAGATTTAGATAAAGTTTTATTAATGGAATGTTTTTTTCATAGTAAATTCAAAAGATGGATACCTTTAAGAGTTGTTGACAAAAATACAAAAATCGTTCATATTTCAAAATTGATTATTCCTTTGAAAAAGGGTAAAAAAAATATAATATAAATATATAAATAGAAAGATGTCCGCACTTGGAAATGGTTCTGAATATACTGAATTTAAAGGTGGAAATGATGTATTACCTGTTGCTAGTCCTTCGTCAACAAGTGGAAATGCTGCAGAATATCAATCAGGTGGTAAAAAATTCAAAAAGGGTTCTAAAGCCGCAAAAATGTTTATGGCAAAATTACGCGCTATGCGTAAAAAAGGAGGAAGTAAAAAGAAAAAAGCTAAGAAATGTAAGAAAATGAGTAAAAAATATAGAGGAGGCCAAGAAGAAGAAGAAGGAGAAGAAGAAGGAGAAGATGAAGAAATGAAAGGAGGTAATGGTGAAGAGTTACAACAACAACAACAAGATCAACAAGGTGGTAACGAACAGCAACAAGGTCAACAACAGCAACAATTTCAACAACAGCAACAACAACAAGGAGGTAAAAGAAAATCAAAACGTACTTCTCAAAAGAAATACAAAAAGAAATCACAAAAAAAATTGTGGCCTTTTTAAACTCAGGGGAACCAAGTCACGTTCCGACCCCCCTGAAACCCCCTCCTTAAAAAACTTGATGTTAACCTCAGGGAACCTACGGTTCCCCTGAAACCCCTCCCTTAAATAATGGTATTTATGTTGTATTTGATATTAATCTCAGGGAACCTACGGTTCCCCTGAAACCCCTCCCTTAAAGAAAACAAATTGATGTTAACCTAATGATTAATATCAAATACATCATAAAAGGAGGGGGTTTCAGGGGAACCTTGGTTCCCTTGATTTAAAGGGAGGGGTTTCAGGGGAACCTACGGTTCCCTGAGTTGGTTCCCTGATTCAAATCTAAAAATTAGAAACATCTAATAAACATTTTCCTATAGATAATTTTGGTGTTTCATCAACATTATCAATATCAATATCAATATTAATATCAATATCAATATCAATATCATTATTATTAATATTGTTAACAATAGATGGTTCAAATGTTTTTTTCCATAGACCATTTTTGCTACTATCTTTCCAATCAACTTCCATATTTGTATATTTTTTAGAATCCGTTTCCCATACTCGATAATTAGATTTCTTATAAAACCGTTTTCTTTGTAACCATTGTTTTTTGAAAACATCATGAGAATCTATTATATCAACAATAATAGGGTTTTCATGTTTCATACGTAATATACGTCCAACAGATTGTGTAATATCGGTTTTAGGTGTTACCATAACTAATGTAGATAATGTTTTAATGTCTAATGCTTCTGCTGCCATTGCATAAGTTGCCAAAACAATTTGTTTGCTTTCTGTTTCTTGTAATTTATTTTGTTTCATACCCCCAACATAAAATCCAACAGCAGCAATATTACGAAATACAATAGATTCGTACAAATAAGATAATAGAGATCGATTATGGCATAATATCATAATTTGATTATCAGCTTCTTCAGAAATCAAATCTTTAATAACCCGTATAATAAAATCACTACGTGGTCCAAATTCGCATAATTTAGTAATCATCGTACTATATTTTGTATTTCCTCGATAATCTACTTCGGTTTCATTGAAAGTAGGATCATTTGAAATATATTGTATTCCACGAACACAAACACATTCATCACTATCGCGTTTCAAACTGTATATTTTTTCACCAATAAACATGTATAAAACACGGGTCAATTTATCTTTACGTTCAACTGTTGCAGAAATTCCTAGCATACACGGAGTGATTGTTTTAAAAAGGGTTTTAGAAAATTGCTCGCTACCAATTCGATGGACCTCATCAATAATAGTCAATCCAAAACTCGAAAATGCATCGGCAGCATAATCCTTATCATAAAGTGTTTGTACCATACCGATAACAATATCCTTACCATCAACATCGAAAATTGGTCCTTGAATTTTACCGACTTTCGCAGAAGGTAAGAATTCTTGGATACGTTCAATCCATTGATTCATTAAAAATTCTTTATGGACGATGATGAGTGTCTTTTTTTTCAAAAGTGAAATTATTTTGATAGCACACACAGTTTTTCCTGCACCACAATAAAGTTCAATGATTCCACCACTGCCTATGGCTGCATAATTATTTCCATCTTCAATAATTGAACCACTGCATATTTTTGTATTCACATAATTTACATAACTATCAACAACTTTTTCTTGATAATCACGTAATGGTTTTGTAAAATCAACGTCAATATCGTCACCACATTTAATTTCAGATCGTTCTGGAATACCATAGCGTCCTATACCATAAAATCGAGGTATATATATTTTATTTGTGTTTTCGCGAAATACGGGGAATGCAGTAGATTCAGTAGACGGACCATAATTTATTCCTTGGATAACAGGTTTTACAAAAAGATCTTTTCGAAGGAATTCTTCATCTTCTTTTTCTAGTATGTTTTTAGGAATAGTATAACCCTTTTTTCCTAAGTAAGAATTTTTACATATTTTTTCTTTATAATCTTGAGAGGGTTGATAATCGGGATTTTTAATATTTTTGGGGCTTTTATTGTTTGCCTTTTTGAAAAATATTTTTTGCTTATTCATTATATTATAGAATATATATTTTAGAATTTAAGATTTCAATTTTTCAAGAGGTAACCAATGTTCCCCCCAAAGAGAATATATCATAATATATTAAATATGGATTTAAAAAATATTTTGAAACCTGATAAATATTTTACAAAATTGGATTATGCATTGATCGTTGTTTTTGTTTTGTATATAATATTCCCAGTTGAAACACCGGATTTTCTAATACCTCTTATTGATTCCTCTTTAGGAATGTTGACATTTTTTGTTATTACCCTTTATTTGTTCTTTTATGTAAATCCAGTTGTTGCTGTTGTTTTTATTCTTGTAGCTTACGAATTAATTCGTCGCAGCTCGAATAAAGGAGGACGTGTAACAATTTTGGAATATACACCGACTCAGAAGAATAAGGATTTAGAAATGAAACAAATGAATCCATCAAAATCAGAAACATTAGAAGAAGAAGTCATTTTCCAAATGGCACCTATTGGGGTAAGTGAAAGTGGTGTTTATGTAGATACATCATTTAAACCGGTTGCAGATAAAATAAAAGAGGGATCTATGTACCAATAAATCAGGGTCAGGGAACCTACGGTTCCCCTGAAACCCCCTCCTTTAATAATGTTTTTTATATTGTATTTGATATTAATCTCAGGGAACCTACGGTTCCCCTGAAACCCCTCCCTTAAAAGAAAACAACTTAAAAAAACTTGATGTTAACCTAATGATTAATATCAAATACATCATAAAAGGAGGGGGTTTCAGGGGGAACCTTGGTTCCCCTGACTGAGTTATTCTATTATCCATGTTATTAATCCAGCAAAAGTTGGTATAACTAATAATGATAACCAAGCCGTAGTTTTTTTACCAGTTTTTGTAGTTATAAAAGTATTTCCATCTTTATCTTTTACAATACAAACAGTTATCATTAAAATAACAAAAAATAAAATAATTATTGCTAGATTTTTAGGTTTGAAAAGTACATAACTTAAAACTTTAACAACAAAAATAATAAAAACGCTAATATCAAAATCTTGATCGTTATTGCTACCAACATCTAAAACCAATACATATGTCAATATTGCTAAAAATATAAAAAAAAATCCAACAAGTAGTTCTGTCATATCTCCGTCTACACTTCCATCAACGAATAAAGAAAAAATAACAATAATAAAATAAAAAAGTATAAAAATTCTAGCGTAATATTGATCTTCATCATTCATTTTATCACATACGGCCATATTATACAGTTTAGGTATGCCAATGTAAGAGACTAGTAATAAAATACCAAACATTGCAAAATTATTCATTAATTTTGATAAAGATGAATTTTGTATATCTCCCATAAGGTCACTATTAATTGGAAGTTTATATGTTTTAATATTTTCCTCACCTTCTCCTGTTGGATTACAATCAATATAAATATCATTTTCTGAAATTCCATTTTCTAAAATTCCATTTTCTGAATCACCAATAGCTGAATGATTTTCTGTAGAAATTTTATCAGTTTCATTTAATGGATAAGATGAAAAATTAGTAAAAGAATTTTTACTAGTCAAATAATTATCAAAATCAAAACCATTGAAATTGGTTTTGATACCAGTATTAGCATTAGTACTATTAATATAAGTGATAGGATTTAAAAATACAATAATAAGGGCGTTATTTCTTGTATCTTTGTAACAAATACACCCATCATTTTGATTAGAAAGACTAGAATCTCCAGAAATATTTAATCCTAATGGTAGTGATGACGTTGAGCTATCTTTGTAATTGTATTTACTATTGTTATCAGTAATTAAATTATTTATTATTCTAGTTAATAATCCAAAAGATGAATTGTTTGTTGGAGATCCAGAAATAATTGATTTTATCAGAAAACATAAGTATATTTTTGAACCATCATCTTTTTTTGTAGATTCTAATATCAATTCCCCTTTTATACTTCGATCACTATTACTCTGTGAATCTGTTAATCCTTGAATATTATTGTGTATTAAATTTGTTAAAAAAATATTACTCAAAAAAAACTCTTTTGACGTTTTATCCATTTTTAATTTTACTTTACCATCGCTTAAAAAATTCGAATTATAAGATACTTGAAAAAATCCAGAATTAGCATTCGATTGTATATCACTTTTATATAAAGTAATATTTACTAATCCCGAATAATCTACAATAGTCGATGGATTTTTTAAAATATCTACAGTTGTAAAAATATTTGTCATTAAAATTTTGTTTAGTTATATTTATTATAGATAAATTTGATAAATATTATGAAATAAGATTATGTAAATGGAATATATTGAAGTAAACTATTATCATAAACAGTTACTTTGAAAATATCATTATAACCCTTTACATAAACGGTATCACCAGAACTAATATTATCACAACCATTTTCACTCGTACAACTACGTCCTTGAAAAACCACAGGTAATTTCGTATTTAAAGTCCCGGTATTGGATATTGTATAATATTGCCATTTATCTCTTCCTATCATATTTCTACGTCCCATTAATGGAAGTATCAAACTATTATCACCTTGTTTTTCTAAAATACCAATCTGTTGATATTGTGTTGCTAAACCTTGAGTTTGTACGTTTACAGAGATTCCACGTACATCTCCAAAATCTCGGGGAAAAATAATACCGTCAGCATTTTGTAGAGGTGGTGCATAAGGATCATTAAAAGGATCTCTACGTGTTGCAATTGATCCTAAAGGATTAGGAGGATTACCTGAATTTACAATAATAATTTTGGATTCATTATTTTGTTTTTTTACGACATGGATATAATAAAAATAAATTAAAAAAAATACAATAATGAATAATAAAAAAAGAGTCATATTTTCAATACATACGACTCCTGGTATGCATTTTTTACCCATTATATATTATTATCCTATAATTTTTCTACCTCCTTCTCTTATAGTATTTATTCCTTTATTAAATATTTGTTTGATACGTCCATCTGGTGAGAAATCATCTTTAACAACATCTGCTTGAGTAGATATAACTTGAGTTTTCAATCTTTTACAAACATAACATTTTTGCCGAATACTTCTAGGATAATGAATAATATGAAAACTCCCATATTTATAAACTACTCTGTCTAGTTTTTCCATTTTACTCCAGAATATATCTAACTGTTTTTGTAAATTAAAATGAAATAATGACAATATCCATACTGTAATTCTAACAGGAATATATAATATTTGTCCTATAACTTCTATTAGATAATAAAACAAACAACCTTTTATATTTACTAAAAAATAAACTCCACAATTAATGTAACTTCCTAAAAATATAAATACGAGTTCAAGTAATTGTGAAATATCAGTAGCCCCTAATGCAACACCTTCACCAACAGCATCAAATTCCTCTCCTATTCCTTTAAATACTTGTCCGATTCCTTCAAAAACATCTCTTACACGGTCAAAAGCTTCTTGAATACTTGGCATGATATATTTATATTACAGTAATAATCTATATTTGTTGAAGAAAATTTCCTGTTTCTTTTTTACAAATCATATAATAATAACAAATTTTTTGAATATATTCTTCATTGTATTCGCATTTACCTAAACAATAAGAATTCCAAACAAATACACAAGCTTCTAAACATTTTTCATAATTTTTATTATTAAAACTGTTTGTAATAAAATTATAAACTGGTGCTTCTGGATTTTCATATATATATTTATAATTTGTAACCATTTGTCTATAATCACCGAAATAATGTTCGAATAAATCAGGATTTTCAAAATAAACAGGGCTATAAAGTTGTTCGTCTGCATGACCGTATCCTAATTTCAAATATTCTAAGAATTTGTTTTCTATTAAATCACATACTTTATACATATATTCTGTATTACCAGTGAAAAATCCACTACACATACTACATCTTCCCCACGAATAATATTCCTTTGTATTTTTTATTAATTCTTCTGAAATATAATCAATATAACATGTAGAAAATTTATCTCTTTTTACAGATAATGCTTCATCTAAATGCATTACATTGGTATATCCCATTCTTTCTATACAAAAATTAATCCAACAAAAATGAGTACTTTGAAAATAATTATTTTTTATAACTTCTTTTAACATTAAATATCGAGACATACAAAATAAATAATAACTAGCAGTATTTCTATTGTCAAAATTATAAGGATTGATTTTACGGTTCTCAATAATTTTATTACGATAATCTCCAAATGTTTGGTCGTTATCTTTTTTATTATTATTTTCGTCTATAAAATAAAAATCATCAAAATTCCGAATTTCATATCTAGTTTTCTCTTTCAAATATTCTGGACGTATTTTTTGTATTAGTGGTAGACTTACTTCATCACAGTAAATAACAAGATTATAAGGAACATTTAGAGTGCTAATAGAATGACTTATATAATAATCTTGACTACGTTCTATAATTTCTTTACTAGCATCAGGACATTTAGTTAAATTAAAATACGCAGTAACTAACGTCCAATTATTATTATTATTATTTGATGGAACAATAATGGTATTATCATTCGTACATATAATTCCTGTTCCAGAATAATGTCCTACATCTGATAGATCATATCTATATTTATCAGGTATTTTATACCAAAAATTATCTCTCATTTCTTTGAAATACCAAATATCATCACAAACAACAAATCCTTTATAATCTATTTCTTTTAAAAAATTATAAAATCCTATTTCCATATTTCCATTATGAGGATCTACATCTAAAAATATAAAGGCGCTATTTAAAATGTGATTTTTCCATTTTTCTTGTATTTTTTTATCAAATAAATCATCTTGAAAAAAATGGATATTTTTTCTTGATTTTATTTTTTCATTATATACTTTGTCAAAAATATCAAATGTATAAATAGTATTAGATTCATTATATGAAAGTGCTAAGGATGATTGACCTCTATGAGTACCTATATCAATTATCAGAGAATCATTGAATAAAGTAGATAAATAAGATAACAGACGATAATGATTTTTCCCTGGTTTTTGAAAAAATTCGCAAATATCATCATCTTTGTAAATAGCCTCTTTTTCAAAACCCGGTATTAATTTATAATTTTTTATCAAATCTTCGAAATATCCATCAAAAGATATAGATTCAATATTTTCTTTTTTTATCCCTTTGAAGATTTGTAACGGGAGACGTCCCGTTACATCTTCGGAGGGTTCGACCTCGAAATTTGAAATTGGGGACACAGAGTGTCCCATTTCAAATCTTCGATGGTTTAATTCTAATATTTTTGAAAACATTTATTGTAAATAATAAAAATGTGTTTATGTTATTTTAGACTAATACTTTTTCAAATATAATATATTATACCCTTGAAATAATGGATATTATTTATTACAGTAATTATTGTAAACATTGTCAAAAAATAATAAAAACTTTAGTAAAAGGTAACATATACGAAAAAATTAGTTTTATATGTATTGATAAAAGAAATATTGATCCAAAAACAAACCAAACATATATAATTTTAGAAAATGGTTCTAAAGTGGTTCTCCCTCCTAATATTCATAGTGTTCCCTCTTTATTATTAGTAAACAAGAATTATAAAGTAATTTTAGGCGATGAAATAATAAAACATTATCATTCTGAAATAAAAGATTTAACAGAAAGAGCAACGCTAACTTATGGTGAACCTAGTGGATTTCCTTTAGGAATATCTAGTGGTGGTACAAATATTGTTTCAGAACAATACACAATGTATAATATGTCACCAGACGAACTTAGTGCAAAAGGTAAAGGGAATAATCGCCAAATGTATAATTATGTTTCTGCAAATGATGAAATAAATCTCATTCCAACACCAGCCGAAACATATAAACCAGACAAAGTATCTAATAGTGTTACAATTGATACTTTACAACAAAAACGTATGGATGAAATAAGATGAAACCTAGTATAATTTAAAAAATAAAAATAAAAACAATAATATAAGTATTATAACATACTATAAATAAATGTCAAATAAATCAGCAATAATAAAAGGATTCAATACACATTTTTTTGATTTTTTAGATGATGTCGCAGGAATAATAGAAAATAATCAAGACATATTAATATCAAAAATATTTTTTGAAACTATAAAAAGGGCAAATCCAACTTTAATAATAAAATATTGGTATAAACATGTTTACTTACCATACAAAGATGTTATTGATAGTGGAAATGTAGAATTCTTTATTAATAAAGACTATAATCAAGATATTTCTGTATTAGAAAATAATGAAGAAATTATGAAAAGTATTAACAGTATAAAAATAAGTATTAAAGAGATGAGTAAAGTAAACCAGGAACATTCGATAAAATACGTACAAAATCTTTCGAAACTATCAATGATTTATCAGGGTTAGATCAGGATCAGGGTCAGGGGAACCAAGGTTCCCCCTGAAACTCAGGGGGAACCTACGGTTTCCCCCGAACCCCCTTCCCTGTCAAGAGGAACCTAATGGTTAACAGTTAAGGGAGGGGGTTTCAGGGGGAACCGTAGGTTCCCCTGAATTATTTAGAATCATAATATATACCTATTGTAGTATATATTATGGATACATTATTAAGTATATTTAATAGTGATGATAAAAAACAAAAGGAAAATGTAGAAGAAAGAAAGGGAATAAATCAAGGTAACAATAATAATGAAGACAATGATGAAAATGAAAACAAAGATCAAGCGACAGAAGAAAAAGAAGAAAAAGAAGAAAAAGAAGAAAAAGAAGAAGATGATGAAGATGATGAAGAAAATAAAGCAATATCAAAAAAAGAAGAAATCACACAATCTTTAGAACAGCGTTCTCTAGATACAGAAAATTCTTTTTCTATTGATTTAGAATTAGGAGATATTTTAGAATTCATTGCACCTACAAATCCAGATGTAGACCAATCGGTTTTTATAATAACCTACATAGATAATTCAAAAATAAAATTAGTAAATGTAGCAAATTATCAACAATATAAATTATCAATCACTGATGAAGGGACATTTACAGATGAATCTATAACACAAATAAATATTTTGAGTCGTAGTAAAGAAAAGGGTTATGCACGTCAAAACAATCTATTACCAAAAACATGGATTGATATTGATTTTGGCGGAGATCTTCCTGCAATTATTACCGGTGAAATTACTAATTTAGAAGGTGATATGATAGAGGTAACTACTTTTCCCGAATTATCTACAATTTATATAAATTTCGGTTATAAAGGCATTCCTGAAAACATTCCTATCAATAAAATTAAAATACGTTCGAAACCAGCGGCAGTTACAGTAAATACATTATCTGTATTAAAAGGTATTCCATTAGAAAAACAAGAATCCGAAAGTTTGGGAACACCAGAAGCATCTATCGAATATACCGAATCTGGAGAATCAATTATTACTATCCCTCCAGATGTAATATCAGAACGTAATATGAGAGATCAACTCCATGATATGTATTTAGAAGCCAATGAAATATTTTTCGGAGAAAAACTAGGAGAAATCAATCAACTCGTAGAAATCCCCGAAGAAAATCAAAGATATGGAATCGACGTACAAGTAAATGATATGATGGATGAACTGCTTTCTACAATTCCAAATTCCCAACGAACAAAATCCGTATTAGATAACATTCGTTTATTAATAGAACGCTATAAACAATTACGTATTAATTTTTCTAAATTCGATAAGAACAATAATGCATATGATGTGAAAATGTTAGGTGCCACACATAAACCATTGATCGAACATTTAGAAAAGATGGACCAAAAATTACATTGGATTATTCCTGTTGTTTCCCAAAGAAGAAAACTCTATGATATATCCTCATTTTTAGATACAAACGAAATATCTATCGAAAGTAATACGAATACATTAAGAGACCTAGAAAGAAAACAAATGAGTTATTACAAGGATAATTCAAAAGATCCTTTGTTAGAATATAAAAGCTTTTGTAATGAAATACAAGATATATTTACACCATTTATTGGGCCCGTAAATCCCGAATCTTACTTATATAATGGAAATGTAGAAACCAATATAGATACGGTTGTTTCTAATTTGGAAAATTTCTATTCAACCGTTTCTCAAAAAGAAACCATTTCTAGAAAACAATATCTAATTCAAACATATAATTTGGGTTTTTCTGGGTTAGAAGATGAGACTTTGAAAACAAAGAAAACAGTATATGCTCGTAGGGATATTACACCGAATGATAAAATAACTGTCAAATCTCTATTGATGTTGCCCGAACCCGTAATTCGATATTCCGCAGTGAATTTACCAGGAACAAACATATTAGAAAAATCGAGTTTAAGTCAAAACACATTTATGCTTTACAGATTTTTAAAAAAACGTCTAGATATACAACCACATACTATAAATGATATTACCAAAGAATTCAATTATGAAAAAATGGAGAAAAATACGGCAATACCTGTTTTTAATGAAGTACACGAGTTTTCATTAAGCGATGAAGTAATAGATGAAGATAAATATCATAAATTTTTAGAAGCAATTATACCGAAAACCCGTTTTTTAATACGTCTTATTCGTAAATATCTTAATAATAATTTGACATTTTTGGATATAGTTGAAAGATTAGAACCTTTTACTGTTTACTCTACAGACATTACTTATAAACAATATTTGGAAATTCGTTATGTTATTAAAAGCCGATTAGATGAATTAAAAATAGAAATAAATAAACGTTCTGCCGATTTTTCTACGTTGAAAAATGCGAAATATAACGTATTTCCTTTACCAAATCCATTGTTACGATTCATAAATGAAAATAAAAAATATGTAGATTCATTTTCTAGAATTTACGAATTTTTCAAGAATAATCAAAATAATCAAACTAAAAGAAAATATGTATCTACTGGTGAAACATTGAGTAATATGATTGATATAGATAATGGTTCTCTATATTCAAATATTATTACTTCTATATTAATATCACTTATTACACCAAAACAATTGATTGATGTTTTGAATGAAGCCAAAATAGATGATATTACGGATATGGAAAAAATAAAGGCATCTGATTGTGGTCGCAAATATTTGGCAAAACATTATACATCAATCAAAGACATGCAGAAAGATAATGCAGTAGACGAATTGTTTTTTGATAAGGATTTTGATGATACACCCTATTCAATAATGAAAAAATATGAAAAGGAGAAAAAAACAATGTCACCTGAATTGTTTCAAGAATTTTTGAAAGAAAATTTGATAAGTAAACATGATTGTCCTAGAGAACAAGCAGATGAATTGGCGAAAACCATGATTGCAGGTAAAAAATTAGTGAAAGATGGTGATTATGCAATGTTGGAAATCCGACCTATACTTCCAAGCGAAATGGGTAGAATTGAAGATATGTCAGAAAAAGAAAAGGCCGACATAGAAATAGAAGCGACAATCCGAAAACGCATCCAATATTATAGACGTATGAAAGACAATTGGAATAAAGATAATGATATTGATGAAGAATCATTCTTGGATACGAGTGCGCTATTTTGTAATGTAAGTGAAAAATGCTATAAAAATAAAAATACGTCTGTTTGTGAAACATTGGATGAAACCGCGGAACGTATGAAGACAATTGCCCGTAAAAAGATTTTGGACGAATTTGATAAAAGATATACTATGAATGCGGACGAATTAGAAAAAGAGGTCGATAGTAGAATTGAAATTTTGATGAAACATATTAAAAATGAATATAATTTACGTGAAATACAGAAATTAAAACAAACAAGATTGGCCCATTCAATCGGGGTTTCTGCTTCTCAAAATGAAATATTGGCGTCTCCACACTTGAAATTGAGAGATCTTATTTTAGGTCAGGACGATTTTGTGAAAAAACAGGCAGATATATGTAGATTCGCGGATATTTTTTGTAGAGAACCTTTGGTAGAACAACAGGGCGAAAGTCCTCACTGGAAATATTGCAAAGATACGAATACAAAATTATTACCTCAATCAATATTTGAATTGGCTGAATCGTTTGTTACTGGTATGGATTATACGATAAAATTGGCCGAAGTATGTCGTAAAGTTGGTATTTTAAGTGATGATGCTGATTCTATTGTCGATAAATATAGTGGTTTTGTTTTACGTAAAATCGATTTTAGTTCTGAAGAAGGTTTCGATGAATCGGGGTTTCGCGTAACAACCAATGATATATTAGAACAGGACTTGGGAGCAATATTAGAGGATACTGCTAAAAAAACTCTTGGAAAACGCGTATTCGAAAGCGAAACCGCGGAGGTTGTATTCAATGTTCTTTCTACCATATGTCGTAACATCGATATTCCATTAGAATCCGTAGACGAATTTGTTTTACGTAATTCTCTAGATATGTTTGATAAAATCATTTATTCGGAAACATCTTATCAAAAGAAATCGGACAAACAATTGAAAGACAAGGGGAAACCCCTTCAACCCTACAAGAATTATAGAGATGAAACCCGCATTACTATTATTGCATGTAATATATTAATATCCGTACAAATAGCCATTCCCTCTTTACAAAGTAAAAAGACTTTTCCGGGATGTATTCGTTCTTTTAGTGGATTCCCACTATCGGGTGGTGTAGAAGATACAACTGGAATGCAATATTTGGCGTGTGTTTTGAGTAAAACGACGAGTTCTATTTCTATTTGGGAATCGATTAAAAAATACAAACCCGAAGTTCTCGCAAAACGTATGAAAGATATTTTTGATAATTTCATTATGAAACGTAGTGATATTATGGAAATGTATTCTAAAAAAAGGGAATATATGTTGTTATATCCAGAATTGGTTTCTCCTCAAGAACATAATATAAAAAAATGGGTGCATTTTATGCCTCCAGTAGTTCCTTTTTCTTTGACAAAAACGTTACAAAATGTTTCTAGTGATTTTGAAGAAGATTTGAGATCATTGATACGTAAAGGTAGTGAAAAACAGAATGAATCTATTAATGTTTTGAAAAGTAAAATCCTGTTTTTTGGATATGGAATTATAGAAGATATACAAAATATAGTTGAGAAAAAAGACGTTCTCTTGAAAACCTCGGGTAATGTACCCTTTTTAGAAAATGCATGCTGTAATGAATCTATAGAATTAACGAGCCCTATTCAGTATTTTGTGGAAGAAAACGAACAAATCAAACAATATATCCGAAATGTTATTTTACTTTCTAGAATGTTGAAAATGACGAAAGATGCATCAAAAGCAGCATTTTTGTTCCATTCTGGATTTACCGGAGTTCGCCATTCTAATGTTTCTTCTAATAATTTGAATGATAATGATATTATTTATGCGGCTATTATACACTATTGTAATTTCGATAAGGGATTACCTATTCCTGAAAAATTCAAGGATATTTGTAATGAAAAACCCGCGGGATATGATTCAAATTGGTCTATTCTCGAAAAAATAGAGTTTTTAAAGAAAAATGGGAATCAATATACAGTTGATAATTTGCTGCATTTGATTAATATTGTGAATCGCGAGAACATTGTTGATTTATCCGAACCTCCTGCATTTACACGAATAAATGTTGTTCGCGATGTGATAGAGAACTTGGAAATGGAAAATTCAAAAGTGATTGATGAACCTTTACGAAAATTGATGGGGCGGGTTTTGGAAGCCCATAAACCGAAAACGGTCGCTTATGAAATAACAAATGAATTGAATAATTTACAGAATTATCTATTGAAAGCAAATCGTGATATGTATCGTGAGATCATGGATTTCTTTGGTCGATATGGGAATTTGACCGATCGAAAATACGCCCAATTGAACGATTTCTTGCAAAATATTTGTACGTGGAAATTAGATAAATCCACGAAAGAAACAGGATTGTATTATGACTCGGGACTTTATACAGTAGCGCAATATATACAAAATGCAGTACAATGTATGTGTAAAACATATCCGAATATTTTATTGAATGATGTAGGATTTTATAAGAAAATACCAAAACATTGGGGGTTCTCTGACAAACATAATGCAATATTGTCGCAATTCATTAATAAATATTATGAGAATATAGAAACTTTCAAAGAAGATCGTATTCTTTATCGTTTATTGATGGAGATTTCTCAACGTCTTTCTGGATTGAATATGTTTTTACAGAATATTCCGGTTTCTACGGAAATTGTCAAAGATTTTGGAGATGATGTAGAAGGAGAACGAGTTCGTCGTTTTTATCATTTACTAGATAAACCGACCATTTATTTGCTTTTTTCTTATTGTTTTTATTCTATATTATACGAATATATTGATTGCACGAATGATGTGGAATTGCTACGTGCGGATATAGAAGAAGTCAAAAAGGGGAAACGAGAAGAATTACGGAATCTGGGTGATAATTTATTACATATTAATGCGCCATTACAAGAAACAGATCCGGATTTGGCAGAAGCGGACATGGATTTGAATGAGGTAGAAATACATGTTGGTAATAAAGAAGAATTGAAATCGCGTGTTGCTGCTTTATTGCTTTCATTTTTAGATATTGAAGAAGAAAACAAAAAGACATTGGATATGTCTTATGAGGATATACAGAAAAAAGTTCGCCGTAATAAAGATATTGAACGCCGTAATTTAATTGATCGTTTGACAAAGATGAGTATAGAACAACGAAAAGTCGAGGAAGATTTGAAGAAATATCGTCTGGAAAATTGGAATATAGGCCAGCAAAAAGGTTTGTACGAATATGATAAGAATGCTTTTGATCGTGAAATAGAAAATATGATAATGGGTGAAGAACAAGGTGTTGATGTAGGACAAACGGACGAAAATGAAATAGACGAATCCGAGAATATTCAATATAATAGAGGTATAGATATTGAAGGTATGGCAGCGGATGATGGAGCATTAGATATGGATTATAATTATAATGATGACGAAGAGGGGGATTTTGCAGAAGACTAAGTCAGGGGAACCTACGTTACGTCCCGACCCCCCTGAAACCCCCTCCCTCTCAGGGAACCTACGGTTCCCCTGAAACCCCTCCCTTAAAAGAAAACAACTTGATGTCAACTCAGGGAAACCATTGGTTCCCCTGAATATACGGCAAATTCGTAATACTAGAAATTTGAGAATTCTGCATATTTTTCTTGTCTTCTTGATGATACCGGATTTTCGATAAAACATATTGTTGATCTTTCAATATTTTTTGCTCTAATTCATACGGTGATAATTTATTTTTATAAGAATAATAGAGAACCATTCCAATAATTCCAAAAAACAATACTAAAATACCAATATTCAAGGTATAATAATATAAAATGACTCGATTATAATGACATTTTTGTAATGTTTGAAATAAAAAATTTTTAGTAGAGTTCTCAATAAGTCGAGGATTATCCATTCTACAAATAATATTCTTTCTTATAGAAAAAATACATAAAGATAATTATCATATCTTTACGTATTAAAGAATGGAAGTATTAACTATAACAAATGGTATTTTTGGAATATATGTATTTATGGTAGCAGTTCTCATAGGAGTATCTATATTTAATTTTTTTCTACGTAAGCCCTTATATCGAATAACTAAAATAACTTACGAAAATATAAGATAATATGGCTAAAATGATGGAAACAACCCAAATACTCACAATCGTTTTGTCGCGGAATCCTACACCAAAATTTCGAAAACTACCATCTTTGTTATAAACAAGATTAGGTTTAGTAAAATGTATAATAGAAAACAATATAACAAATAGTAAAATAGAATTATTCAATACATTATGTCTTAAAAAGGTTCTCAAAAACATTATATAATTTAATTCTAATATATATTATCTGTATTTATTAGAATTAATGAATATTATCAGAGAACAACGTGAAACAATAATAAAAGATAATAATACCGCCCAAGACAAATTATTAGCAATTTTAGAGAACTCTCCTAAAAGTCTAGAAGTTCTCGAAGTAACTGAAGAATTACACGGAGATTTGAATTTCGAAATCCTGAAAGATTTTGAAATGGGAAATTTGAAAACCATTTCATTTAATAAAGGTGAAATAACATCGATTATTGGTCTTCCAAGAGGTCTTGTAAAATTAGAATGTCCTAATAATATGCTATCATTTTTAGAGAACTTACCAACGACCTTAATACAAATAAACATTCCGGGTAATTATTTAGAAAAAATAGATATAGGTTCATTGAATGTTCTCGAAATACTTAATATATCAAATAATAAATTAACAGTATTAGAGAAGTTACCAGAATCTTTAAAAGAGCTAGATTTGAATAATAATCAATTGGGTTCTCTAGACTTGAAAAATATACAGAATTTGAAAAAACTAAATATTTCTAACAATCCAATCACAATAATAGAGAACCTTCCAGAAGGTATTATTGATTTTAAAATGGATAATACTCCAAGTATAGAATTTCGTAATTCCGCATTGGATTCTGCTACAGAACCCGAAACAGAAAAACAGAAAAAAACAGAAACCGAAGAAAGGGAAAAACAGAAACAGAATTATAAAGAAGCTATTTTCGAATTTTTCCGTTTGAAACAACAATATGAAGGAACATTAAAAAGAATGAAACGTGATACTTATAAAAGAGCACCTACTAAAAAGATGGGACGCTTGGCAATACTGTCTATAAAACCCCCTTGTATTAATTGTAAACGTGCTGTAGGAAGTCTATTTAGTAATAAGGATAATAAATATACTATTTTATGTGGTGATAAAGATAAACCATGTGAATTAAATGTGGTTATTTTCAATGGTAATTTCAAAGAAATTTATGAATTGATAGAATTGTTCTCCGAAGAAACAGAAACTGCGAAAGAAGGTATCATCAAACAAAAATTAGATACCGTTTTCAACTATGTTACAGAAGAAAAATCCGTCGAAATGTTTAAAAAGGAATTAGAACTTTTCAATGAAAGTAATATTATTTACAAAGAATATTTAGATAAATATATTGAGAACTTTCATGATCAAAATAAGAAAGAATTAATTCAAAAAAAGAATAATGCAATATTTGAATTAAATGAAAGAGTGAAATCACTATTGGATGAATATAATAAAATGGAGAACAGAGAACTTTTGATAGAAGCTGTAAGAATACAAATAAATGAAATTTACCCAGAAATACGTAATCGACAAATGTTAGAAAATGAAATAATAGAAGTTGATAAACGTGATAAAGAAATGGGTATATTCAAGTATCCTATTTCATTATCTAAATTATATTCTAATTTAGGAGAACATCCGCGTGTTATTAAATATAGTATAAATACCAATATACAGGATATGGATGAAGGTAATAAAAACGACGATGAAATCAAATATTATGAAGATGATTATGAAGATTATCTTTAACTACATCCATTGTAATTACTAATTCCGTCCCAAGGTATATTATTTGTTTTCACCCAATTTTTTAAATTACATTGTGATGTTGTTCCATTATTACCCCATCCTTCATCTTTAAAATTTATTTGTTTAGATGAAATATATCCAAATGTATTTTTACTATTAATATTACCATTAAGCTCTGTAGGAGAATAACAATTACCGTTTATATCTGCCGTCCAATTATCAGGACAAGTCGAATAATTAGGCGGAAATACATTAGTACCATTATTAGTAGATCTATTATTATAAGCCATTTTAATACCAATAAAGGTTAACATAAATATTAATAAACAAACTGCTATAGAAAGCACAATAATATAAAAAGTATCCATAATTATAATATATACTAATATATTCTAATCATATTAAAAGAATGAGTAACAAAGTCTTTCCTACAGATATTAATTTTAATCAAAGTATTTTAGATATGGGCCGTTTTAATGGACGTGTAAATATAGTAGAACCTGAATCACCAGATGCTGTTTTTAAAATGCAAGAAAGATTAGCAGTAAAAAATAAGTCTACAGAATATCGCAATGCACTTTCGGGAATTTTTGAAGACAATTTATTATCTAAAGTATTTTTTTCAGCTGAAAACGTTCAAATTTTACAGAATGGTATTCGTGCCGGTGTTTATGAAATGTCAGAAAAAAAATTTGTTATTGCACCTCAAAATGTAGATACATTGAAAATTGTTATGAGAAGTATTTATTTACAATATTCAGAACATCAAGAATACGATGTTACAGGACAAATTGAACGGCTAAATAATTTAGTATTGAATTATTGTGTTCCTACTGTTTTTTCTGAAGCAATAGGTTATCAAAAATATAGACTAGATCAATCTACTTTAGTAGTACCTTTAGAATTACCACAACATCATGACCGTGAATACAAACAATTACAATTAAAGAGATGGTTTTAAGTTACTTTAGGTTTACTGATCTTTTTAATCGTATTTTTTACAGTCGCATTCCCACTTTGAATAACCTCGCGTTTTTTCTTATAATTATCATATTCTGATTCTAAGGCATTCAATTCATTCAACCACATTGTTTCCAATGTAGTTGCACGTAAACAAGCCAATTCTCTTTCTGTATCGGCTTTCTCTTTCATAATATTGGCTACATTTTCTTCTGTTACGGAATCCATTGGCATTTTAATCAAATATTTGAAATCGCCATCAATAAGCGCAAACTCCATTCCACTAAGTAAATCGTTTACTTGTTGTGCGGTTTTTCTACGCAAATCAATCGTTCCTTTCAATGTTTCTTGAATATATCTTGCGCGATTCGATAACTTTACCAATCGTTGTTCCATTGCACCCAATAAATAATTTTTACGTTTCTGATAAAGATCCATACGAACGCCATAAAAATCATCAATGATTTCTTCTACCGAACCATATTTATGTAACTTACATTCTCGATTAAACATATGCATATTTGTAGCACTTACTGTACTATATAGTTTGAGTGTTTTCATAATACCATTACATCCATTTTGATCGACAGAAGCTTCCAGTTCCTGCAATTTCCCCTTTGGAAAAACAACAGTGAAATTTACTATTACTTCTGTAGATACGGATGTGAAATCCTTGATTGTAGGTGGGATTTTTTTACCGGCTTTGTCAACCGCTGTTCCATCCATCAAAGATTCTAAAAAGGTAGTATATGGCATGGTCCAAGTTCCTACAGGGAGTTCCGTAATACGGATTGTATCATCATTTATTTTTTCATAGCAACCTTGAACTAAATATTTATTTTCGGAAAGTCTACTGACTCGACCTTTGAAACCTTCATAATAAGGTATAAAATCAATATCTGTTGTTGGAATATTTGTAAGTTTATTTTTCAAATATTGAATCAATTGTTTTGGATTATAAGGTTCAATGTTACAAGAGAATCCTGTTCCAATTCCTGAGATTCCATTTACTAGAGCAAATGGAATAATAGGAGTATAGAATTCAGGTTCTACGGAAGTCCCATCATCATTCAAATAAGTCAAAACCGCATCATCGGCTTCTGGAAATAGAAATCTTGTGAGTGGATTTAATAATGTGAAAATATATCTCTCACTAGCACTGTCGTGTCCACCATGCATCCTAGTTCCCATTTGTCCGTTGGGTTCTAATAAATTAATATTATTAGATCCAACAAAATTTTGTGCCATATTTACGATAGAACCATTTAAACTTTGCTCACCATGATGATATGAAGAATGTTCGGAAACATAACCAGAGAATTGAGCGACTTTAATTTCTGTAGTAAGACGGCGTTTGAAGGCACAAAACAGAATTTTACGAAGAGAAATTTTCAATCCATCTACCATATTTGGAATCGATCTAGCACAATCGTAAGTACTGAAATGAATCATCTCACGATCAATAAATTGTTCGTATTGGACGATTTTATTATTTGTATCCAAATAAGCAGTTTTATCATAATTCTCTAACCAAGTCTTACGATCATCTGGACGTTTTTTATTGAATACTTTATCAATAGTATCATCACTTGTTGCACCCGAATAAACAAAATCGACTATTTTTTTATTAGCAAAATATTCTTTGAATTCTGCTGCGGTAGATGTACCCAATCCCTTAAAATATTTTATTATCCAACCATTCGTATTATTGTTTTCTTTCCATGTCAAATACTCACCATCATTATAGAAGAGAAGGGTTTGGACGCCCTTCTTAGCACGCAAAATAGGAGTATTCATAAAAGATAGGAAACCCGGAATCTTTATAAGAGAACTCCATTCACTATGGAATAGATTAATACAAAGACCTTTGATATGGGATCCATCCAAATCTGCATCGACTAAAAGCATAATCTTACCATATCTCAGATTTTTATGTACGTCTTCCATAGACGCATAGACCTTTCCAGATTCCAATCCTAGAATTTTTTTCAAATCACTAATTTCCTTGTTTTCCGTAATTTTTTTAATGGCTTCACCACGAACATTCAGCAATTTACCTTTCAAAGGGTAAATACCAATGGTATTACGATCAGAACTAGAAATTCCGGAAACAATACCTGAAAGAGCACTTAATCCCTCACATAGAATCAAGATACAATCTTTGGATTGCTGAGTTCCACTGAAATTGGCATCTATGAAATTGGCAATGCCTCTTACTGTTTTTGTCTTTGTTCCATCTGTTTTCTTTGCCAGTTTGGATTCTTTAGCTTCTGTAAGAGAACAAGCCAATTCCATAACACCCATCTTTGCAACCTTCTCAATAAATGCGTCTGAAACAGAGCAATTTGAACCGAATTTGGCTGAAGGAGTATTCATAAAATCTTTGGTTTGACTATCGAAAGATGGATTTTCTACATCACATCTCAAAAACAGGATTAACTGTTCTCGAATAGCTGAACCATTTACTTTAATCTTTTTCTTCTTTTCAATATAATCACATAATTTGCGAACAATCTGTCCCATAATATAATCGACGTGTTTTCCGCCTTTGAATGTACTAATACCATTCACAAAAGACACTTGGATAAACTCGTGAGTTGGTGACATTGCAACCGCATATTCCCAACGTTCATCACTTTGTTCGTATACACGCTTTGTTTCATCTTTGGTTCCAATATAAAGATCAATATATTGTTGGAAATTTTTCACAGGAATGGTTTCATTGTTTAGACCAACCTTTATTTTTTTCACAGAATGATCGGTGACAGCACCAATATCATAAATACGTTTTTTAAGAAGAGAAAGCATATCGGGAGTTAATCCTTGTACTCCTAAACGGCGATAATCAGGTTTGAAAGTTACTTTGGTATAAGGCTTTGTGCTTGTTGAGACTTTGGTAATAGTAGGAGGACAAATCTCATCCAAATTTCTGCGAAATTCTTGGACGTATTTTAAACCACGAATATGGTCGACAGTTTCAACTCTACCATATTCAGACCAAATCAAAACCAATTTAAATCCAAAACCGTTTTTACCACCGACAATTTTTTTTTCATCTTTATTATAATTGGTTGAAGTACGAAGATGACCGAAAATCATTTCTGGAATCCATAGATCATATTCGGGATGTTTTGCTACATCAATACCATTACCGTCATTAGACATTGTAATAGTACCATCTTCAGCAATAATCGTATCAATAAAAGTAACCACTTTTTTATTTTCATTTGTAGATTGAATCATACGAATAACATGATCGCGACAATTCACAATACCTTCATCGAATAATTTGTAAAGACCTGGAATATACTCTATTTCTTTCAATATGATTTTCTTTGATTCTTCATCGAATACCCATAATTGAGCGTCCACATTCTCTACAGAACCGATATAGGTATCGGGATTATCAAGAATATGTTGCTTATCGGTTTTGCGTTGATACTGTTTTGCGAGAGCAGTATCAGCTGAAGTAGTAGCACCAGTATCTTTGACAACGAGTTTATTCTTTAACATGATTCGAATGTAATAAATATAATAGAAATATGTTTATTACATTTTTTAATATAATTTATTCAATTTTGTAGGGAACCTACGGTTCCCCTACACCCCCCTCCCTATCCGGAGAATTTTTTGTATGATTTTCGTATGGTTTTCGTATGGTTTTCGTATGGTTTTCGTATAATTATTTGTATGATTTTCGTATAATTATTTGTATAACTATATAATAAACAATGTCAACAAAATGTAATAATCTTATTCTTAAAAATTGTAATAAAAAAAAGGTTGAATATAATAAATTAAATACAGGTGGAAATAATCCATCTATTTCAAAAACACAACGTGCATCTCAATATTTAAATACTGTCAAACCTAGTATTCATTATGAAAACCCAAAAGGATTTTTAGAAAATAAAGGTTTAATATATACACCAGTAACATACAAATTAGTAAATTTTAAACAAACATATATAGAAAATGATATTGTTTTTCCTAGAGAAAGAATATTCATATAAATTTATTTACGATTACGCTGTGTTTTTCTTTTAACATAACCGAATTTCCCTTTTTTAGCAAAGTATCCGTATTTTTCTAAACGTTTTTCTTTTTTGGCTGTATAATATTTTGTTTTAGAAACAATACGACCTCGTTTATTCATAATAAGATCATCTGTAGTAAGATTTCCTAATGTTTTATAGGCGGTTCCATTCATTACTTGTTCTCGAGAACCAAAAAGTTCAGGATATTTTTTACCTTTTATATAATAAAATCCATCATCTGCGCGTACAGGACGTTTCATTATATTTATTATATAAATATTTATAGAATTAAAATCTATAAATATTTATGTTTTATTCGGTTTATTTTATTTTTTATTTCTTTTTCATAGTACGTCTCTTTTTAGTGACCTCTTTTTTGACAACACCAAATTTCCCTTTTTCAGCGAAAAATCCGGCTTTTTCTAAACGTCTTTCGCGTTTGGCAGTTTTATGCTTTCTACGTGAAACAATTCTACCCCATTTATTTCTCATCAAATCACCTTTATGTAAACCACCAGGAGTTTTATATGCGTTATTATTCATAACTTGTACGCGAGAACCAGATAATTCTTTGTAAGTTTTTCCTTGGATATGAAACATATGATCTTTTTCGGAACGAGTATGGCGATGCATTCTTATATATATTTCTATAGAAAATATTACTAAATATCTATTGATATGTAATTATGACAAATCCGTGTTGTCCGTGAGAACCTACAGTAGTTGATGAGGTAGCTGCGCCACCATTACCAATTTTATTTTGGAAATAAGTAGGTAAACCAGCATTATTAGCAATAGTTGGTGAAGTTCCTTGTGTAATAGTTTGAGATGTACTTGCTGTTTGATAAGTTGTATTGATGTAAGATGATCCACCACCACCACCACCAAAATTACCTGAATAACCACCACCACCACCTCCATAATAACCACCACCACCACCAGCACCATAGGTATTTCCTGTTCCACCTGTAAATTGAGATCCTGCAGTTCCTACAGTCCCTGCACCATTAGTAGGTGCTCTTGCACCACCTGTTAATGTTGTTGTATTTCCTCCACTACCTCCTTCTGCTGAATTATTATTTGCATTCCCACCAATAAGTCCACCACCAGCACCACCAGTTCCAATATTTGCAGTATTTGCAGTACAACTACCACCTCCACCACCTGCACCGGCTGTTATTATTTCCGTATAAGTTCCTGAAACGAGTAATTGTACTGCGGAACGCCCACCACCAGATGCGGATCCCCAATTTCCATCACTATTTAATAATTGTCCTGCGCCACCTCCATATGTTGCTGGTGCAGAAACGCCAGCTTGTTTTGAAATACCTCCTTGTCCTACAACAACTTTCATAGTGCTATATCCAGTTATTGTAAAAGTTGCAGATGTATATCCACCTCCCCCCCCGGCACCTGTGTTATAAGCAGTAGCTGCACCATGACCTTGTGTTGCACCACCTGCACCCCAACATTCTATTGTTGCTTTTGTAAATCCCGAAGGAATTGGAACGATTTGGTCCGCACCTGTATAATAATAATAATATTTGCTTGGTATTTGTGCTATGTTACTTGTTAATGTTGCTATTAATACAATTCCGGAACCACCTGCACCCCCCCCACCACCATTACCATCACCACCTCCACCACTACCTGTGTTATTTCCTGATGATGAAGCATTTCCACCACCTATATTTTGGGCGTAATTTAAACCAGTTAAATCACTATTAATTTTTCCAACAGTACCACCACCACCAGAACCACCACTACCGCTTCCACCTATACCACCTATTGTTGCAGTTCCATAAGTTGATCCACCACCACCACCCGCCCAATAAATACTCGGATAAAGAGAAGATATTCCTGTTAACGTAGATAAGGCACCATTACCTCCTATCAAACTTCCTCCAGCAGTTCCTGCACCACCTCCACCACCAGATAAATAAGAAGATGCACCTTTACCTCCAGAATTACCTTGTCCTGATGTTCCTACACCTCCTAATGCACCAGCTGATCCATTATTACTACCACCACCACCACCAGAACCTCCTATCGCACCAACAGTTCCAGAATAAGCACCACCACCACCACCACCTACTGCATTAACATTATTAATTGTATTTGTTGTAAATGTAACTGTTGTATTTCCACCATTTTGACTAGTAGAACCATATCCTCCATTTGCAAGACCACCTGCACCTACAGTAATATTTACATTATCAGAAGTAGATAATGAAACCGTTTTTTGAACGAAACCACCTGCACCACCACCACCACCAACATAACCTGCACCACCACCACCACCAGCAATAGCAAGAATATAGATTGTTTGAACTCCACTTGAAGTTATAGCATTATTGGTAGTTTTTGGATTAAAATAACCAGCAATAGTATAATTACCAATAGAGGCAATAATATCATATCCAGAAAATAATATAGTTGTTGTTTGTGTAGAATAAACAAGTGTAGTAGAAGAAGCTGATGTAGTAAATTGATTAGAAGCAGTCATTGTAATATTATAGGATTTTCCACTAGTTAATCCTGTTATTGTTATTGAAGTAGCTGGAGCTGCAACCGTACCTGTAAAAGTATTAGAATTAGAATCTATAGCAGTATAACTATAAGATGTAACCACACCTGACGGTTTAGTAAACGAAAAAGTAAGACTTGTTGGTGTATTACTTGTTCCAGTTAATCCAGTAGGTGGAGATAATAAAGTATAATAATTCAATATACTCGAATAAACAGATGTTCCATAAGTTCCAACAGAATTCAATTTGATATTATAGAAATATCCAGAAGTCAAACTAGTAATAGTATAAGATGTTGCTTCCGCAGAAAATGTTCCTATTACAGGTATTAATATACTAGATATATCAATAGCATAATATCCGTAAGATAAAATAGTTTCAGATGGAGGTGTAAAGGATAATCCAATGCTCGTTAATGTATTTGAAGTACTAATGAGATTTGTTGGTGGATTTGGTGATGTTCCACTTGATAACTGAGAAGAAGCAATAGATGTTCCATCAGAATCGATTGATTGTATAGTAATATTATATGGTGAATTAGGAGTTAATCCATAAATAGTAATTGGTGATCCTGAACTTGTACCAGTATCTCCGCTATCTGTTGTAGCCAAATAACTAGTAATTGTTCCAATCGGTGGTGTAAATCCAATAGTAATAGATGATGCAGTAGATCCCGTTTGTGTGAGTCCAGTAGGTGGATTCGGAACAGAATTTGTTGTAATAGAATTACTTGATGAAGAAGCCGGTGATCTTCCAGCGCTATTTAATGCAGTAACTGTAAATGTGTATTGAGTATTAGAAGATAATCCTGTAACAATTATAGGTAAAGAAGATCCTGTTGCTGTTATATTACTAGGTGAACTTGTAACCGTATAAGATATTATTGCTATAACACCAGAAGGAGGAGTCAAATTGATTGAAGCTACTGTATTAGATATTGTTGTTGCAATAATATTTGTTGGAGGACTAGGTGCAGTTATTCCAGATACACTATTGGAAGGAGAAGAAGTACCATTATTATTAATAGCAACCATTGTAAAATTACTTTGAGTATTTGATGTTAAACCCGATGCTGTAATTGTAGTTACTTGATTAGACGCTGTTCCATAAGATAAACCACCTGAACGTATACTATAATAAGTACTCGTGTCCGCATATAATGAAGGAGTAAAACTAAATGTAATACTGTTATAAGTACTGCTGACTACTGCTAACAAAACAGGCGCAGGTAATACTGTAGAAACATTTACAAAATTCGATGGATTTGAACCACCAAAATTTCTTGCTATGATTGATAATGAATAAACCGTATTTGGTGATAATCCCGAAATAAGAAAAGAAGATGGTGTTCCATAACCTATTCCTATATTAGATGTATAAATGATAGTATTATTTCCCGAAGAACCAGTAAAACTTAATGTAATTGTATTTGTTGTTGAATTGATAACCGATATATTAGATGGTTTAGAAGCCAAAGTTGTCAAATAATAAAGATTACTTGATGGTGATGTTCCATAACTATTCGTTGCTGTCATTGTAAATGGATAGATAGTATTAGGTGTTAATCCGCTTAAATCAAAATATTTTTTCGAATAATCTATTGTTCCAACTAGAGTTGTCGAAGCATACAAATTAAATATTGTATCTGTTGTAAAACCCGATGGTGGCGTAAAAACAATGTATGTAGAATTTGCAGTATTATTTGTAGCTGCTGTAATAATAGGTGCTGATAATGGTGTAGTAGTAGATATTGTTGAACTAGACGCCGATGTAGTATATATTGTAGAATTAGTTGGTGCTGTAGGTGAAACAGAATAATAAGGATGTGTCGATGGTAAATTACCTTGTATTCCCCATTTCCAAGAAAGATAACCTTCTATTTTTTGACGATCCGTTGTAGAAAGTGACGTATTATAAATCAATATTTCTGACATAAAACCATTCAACGTACCACCATCAGCAGTACGTGGATTATTACATATAGTATAATATGTTATTGCAAAATTACCACTAGAAGCCGCACTTGTTATAGATGTTGTATTACCAATTTGTACGGTAGCATATTCATTTGTACCGTCAAACCAACATTCAAACAAATAAGGTGTAGAATAACTAGGTGGATTCTGGACTGTAAATGCACCATTTCTATAAGGACCTATACCCGTATTACTTTGACGTAAAAATCCCATAAACCCCACATTGTTGTAATCATCTACACCAGCACCATTGGAAAAACCTATTATTCTTGCAGAACCAGCAGACGAAGAATTCATAGAACAAACCCCAAATATTGTCATTTTATTATTCGTATTACTAATACTACCAGTCAACCATTGTGTTCCTGTAAAAGCGAGTGCGGGTTTACTATTTAATCCTGTAGTATTATAAGTAATAGGTGTATTTGCCGTAGCATTACGTGCTCCTCCAGATTTATCATACCATGTACTAATAGTAGAATTATTAGCAGGTTTTGTTCCTGTATTATTAGGATCATTTGCATCCATCCATAATATAAGTCCGGTTATTGAAGTAGGATTGAAAGTACTTTGGACGATTATAGAATAAGAATTGGTAAAATTCATAGAAAAATTATAGAGCGTTGCTGGTTTCAAACCAGTGACAACGATAGGGGAAGATGTTCCTGTAACATTGCTTATATTAGGAGTAGTTATCAATGTATATTGAGAAACACTTGCATTTCCTGTAACCCCTGTAAATCCAATAGTTGCTGAAGTAGATGTTTTGCTAATAATTGAAAGGTTTGTTGGAGACAATGATACAGTTGCAAAATTCAAACTACTAGACGCAGTAGATGTTCCCGAATTATTACTAGTTTTTATTGAAATAGAATAATTTGTATTTGGTGTCAATCCAGCCAAAAATATTGATGTAGCTGGGAAATAATTTGTGCCATATATATTTCCACTAGCGTCATAAGCAGTATAAAAGGTTTCTGTAGTTGCTCCTGTTGGTTCAGTAAATAGAATAGTTGCAAATGTTGTTCCTATAGAGCTAATTGTCAATGATGTTGGTGCGGACAAGATAGTTCCTGCAATAATCGTCGATGTTGTTGTATTTATAGTATTTGATGCATTTGATATTCCATAATTATCTACTGCTTTCAAAGAAATCGAATATGTTGCATTTTGTGATAATCCGGAAATAGTAATAGGGGAACTTGAGCTAAATCCTAAAATTCCGCCAGGATTAGCAGTTGCTACATAATAATTCACAGAACCATTAGGTCGTGTAAAACTAATTGTAATAGATGTAGGTGTACTATTAACAACATATAAATTCGTTGGTGGACTAATAATTGTATTTGTAGTTACAGGAAGGGTTGAATCACTCATTGTCGAAACACCTTGATTATTTACAGAATACATTGTGAAAGTATAACTAGTATTCGGTGTTAGTCCAGATACTGTAATAGGTGAAGAAGTTCCACTAGCTGTAATAGATCCAGGATTTGAAATTACATTGTAAGATGTGATTCTTCCATTACCTGGAGAAGTAGTAAAATATATATTTACAATTGTATTAGAGATAACTTGTGCGTTAATAGTATAAGGATAACTAGTAGACGGAGGATTTGGAAGCGTAGTAATATTTATACCATTAGAATCTTGAGAAACGCCATTTATATTAGTTGCTATTGTAGTAATATAATAATTCGTATTAGGAGATAATCCAGCAACATTAATAGTAGTTTTAGGATAGTAATTACGACCAAAACTTAGTCCATTAATAGAAGTATCATAATAAGTTCCATCAGAAGCACTAGTCGGTGGATTAAATGCGACAATTGCCGAATTTGTCGTAATAGATTTTATACCCAAAATAGCAGGCGATTGTAATGTAGTTGATTTATTTATTAATGTTATAGGTAATGATGAACCAAAAGCATTAGTGGCTTTCAAATAAAAATAATATTGAGTATTTGGAGTTAAATTTGTTGCTACTATAGTTTTTGTCGGATAACTAGTTGTTGCATAAGTAGTCGATCCGTAAAAAAGAGAGTATGTAGCATTAAGAAGAACATTAGATGCATCTGTGCTGGTATAATTTACTGTTACTGTTGTTGATGTACTTTTAACCGAATTTATTATTGGTTGAGTAGGAATACCTGTGTTATTTCCTAATAATGATGATGTGCTAACATAACTAATTATTACTATACCTAAACCACCAGAAGAACCATTTGCTCCCGAACCTCCACCTCCATAACCACCACCTCCACCTCCACCGAATCCATTAGTTCCTATTGTTCCATTCAAAAGTGTAGGTGATCCACCTGTTCCACCACCTCCAGTACCACCTGTTCCACCAGATTTAGCACCATAACTACTACCAGTTCCACCACCTCCACCACCTCCACCATATATTATACTATTTATAGTCCAAGTATAACCATTACCTCCAATACCACCATTACCACTATTATTAGTAGGAGACCCACCTGCTGTCAATGCACCACCACCACCTCCACCAGAAGTAGCTCCTGGTTGTCCTTGGTTTCCATAATAAGTTAATACTCCTGAACCTTTTGTTGCTGTTCCATAACCAGCATTACCCCAACCATTGGATCCACCTCCACCAGAACCACCATTTCCACCTCCTTGTCCTGAACCTGATATATTACTACCTCCATAACCACCACCATAAGCAATTTCATTAATAGTTCCACCAACAAAACTAGAATTACCTCCAGAAGTAGCAACTGTAGAAGATGATACTATTCCTCCATTACCACCATTACCTACTGTTATATTATAGGTACCAGCTGCTAAATTATTAATTGTACCTATACCAACTCCTCCTGCTCCACCACCACCAGCACCTTCATACGTAAGTAGACCATAACCACCACCACCACCACCACCTACTAATAACATATTAATAGTTACCGGAGAAGACAATGTGAATATTCCAGATGATGTAAAAGTATGTGTATATGTACTTCCACTTGGTGTAACTGTCCCTCCTGATCCTATTTGTGCTACACCAGTAGTAAAAGATATTGAACTAGATGAAATAGAATTACCTTTTGTACCAACAGAAATTATAGTTGCTGTGTAACTAGTTAATTCAGTCAATCCATTAATAGTTATAGGAGAACTCGTGCTTGTCCCTTGGATTCCTGTGTTTGTTGTAGCTATATATCCAAGTGGATTTCCTATTGGTGGTGTAAAACTTATTACAGCATTAGATGCCGAAGTACTTACAAGAGCCAAGTTTGTTGGTGGATTAGGAAGCATATTTGTTGTTATCGCGTTAGAAGGAGCGGATTGTACGGAAGTTCCTTGTGAATTTGTTGCGGTTGCTGTAAAAGTATATGACGTATTAGAAGTTAATCCAGTAACAGTAATAGGTAATGTCGTTCCCGATGCTGTTATAGATCCAGGATTACTTGTAAAAGTATAAGAAGTTATAGAACCAGTTCCACTAGGAGCCGTACAAGTAACACTAATTGCAGTATCACTTAGAGGACTTCCAGATACTGAAGTAGGAGGTCCAGGAACAGTAGTCAATGAAACCGAATTCGATGCGGATGAACTATTCGTTGAAGTTACGGAATTTACGGTAAAAGGATATATAGTATTTGATGATAATCCTGATATATTTATAAAAGAAGCATCAAAAGTAGCAGATCCATATATAATTCCACTAGAAACAGCATTGAATGAAGTATCACTAGTCGTTTCACTTGGTGAAGTAAATCCAATGACTGCTGTTGTTGTAGTAATGGAACTAGTTGTTCCTATGGTAGGTGTTGTTAAAAGTGTATTTAATAATAGTTTTGAACTTGGTTCGGATGTAGATGATTTTACTATAGTTTTTAATGTACTCGGAGAAGAAGAATAATAAGGATGTGTCGATGGTAAATTACCTTGTATTCCCCATTTCCAAGAAAGATAACCCTCTACTTTTTGACGATCCGTTGTAGAAAGTGATGTATTATAAATCAATATTTCTGATATAAAACCAATAAAAAGACTATCAAACGCAGTCATTCTGCTAGCAATCGAATAATTTTTAATATCAAAATTACCACTAGAAGAAGATGTAACAGTTGTAGTGCTGTTACCAACTTGTGCTGTAATATATACACTTGTTCCATCAAACCAACATTCAAATAATGTAGGTGTTAAATAACCGGCTGGGAGGGCAGGTGTTCCTGTAACCATGTTTCTAACAGGATGAAATCCTGTTCCAGTTCTTTCATAAGAAATATGATTATTATTAGCATAATCATTATTACTATTATTAACAAGACTTAAAATTCTAGCTGAACCATTAGAATTAGTATTTAAAGAACAAACTACAAATATTGTCATTGTATTATTACTATTTATAATACTACCTGTTAACCATTGTGTTCCTGTAAAAGTGAGTGCAGGATAACCAGTACTCAAACCACTAGTATTATAAGTAATAGGTGTATTTGCCGTAGCATTGTTTCCTAATCCAGATTTATCATACCATGTACTAATAGTAGAATTATTAGCAGGTTTTGTTCCTGTATTATTAGGATCATTTGCATCTACCCATAATATCATTCCGGATGAAGAAAGAGGAGGATTATAAGCAGTACCTGTAATATATGAAAACGTATTCGTATCTGTCATTGTCAAATAATATATACTGTTCGGTGAGAGTCCACTTATAGTAATAGGTGTTACAGAACTTGTTCCTGTAATTCCAGAATAACTATCTATAATCGTATAATTTGTTATTAGTCCATTTCCAATACTTGGTGGTGTAAAACTAACAACAGCTGAATTAGCCGTTTTACTTACAATTGCTAAATTCGTTGGTGGTAAAGGTACGGTTGTAAAAATTAAACTGGAAGATGCAGCAGACGTACCTGCTGAATTACTTGTTTTCAATGAAATGGAATAATTCGTATTAGATACAAGACCTCCTAAAAAAATCGATGTTGCAGGATAAACACTCGCTCCATGTAATAAACCACTTCCATCATAAGCCGAATAAATAGTTCCTGTTGTAGCACCAGTTGGTGCAGTTAAACTAACAGTTGCATATGAAGTATTTATTGAACTAGCTGTCATTATTGTGGGTTCACCAAATATGGTTCCTGTAATAATAGCAGTTGTTGTTGCTGATACACTACTTGATTCTAGTGATGTTCCATAATTATCAACTGCTTGTAAAGTAATAGAATAAGTGGTACTTGGAGATAATCCAGGAATAATAATAGGAGATGTCAAACTATATCCTAGAAACCCACCTGGGCTAGTAGTTGCAACATAATAATTGATGTTTCCTATTGCAGGAGTAAAACTCAGTGTTACAGAAGAAGGTGTTGTAGTCACTACAGATAAAATACTTGGTGAATTTGGTAAAGAATTCGTTGTTATAGAATTCGATGGTAAAGATGATGACAATGATGTTCCTTGTGAATTTGTTGCTGTTGCTGTAAAAGTATATGAAGTATTTGCAGTTAATCCATTAATAGTAATAGGAGAATAACCGCCAGATGCAGTTATATATTCTGGGTAGCTAGTTAAATTATAAGAATTTATAGCAGCGGTCCCAGTAGATTCAGTAAAACTAACACTTGCAGCTGTATTACTCAAAACAGTTGCAGATAAAGCAGTAGGTGGATTAGGTAATGTAGTTACTGTTACATTTGATACATCTGACTGACCTCCTACATTAAAAGAAGATACTGCTAATGTATATGTGGTATTTGGACTCAATCCAGTAACCAAAAAAGATGAATCATTTCCAGAACCAGATCCGCCAGCTGGAGTTGTTACTAGATTATATCCATTAATATTAGCGGTTGATGACATTATATAACTATATAACTAACAAAGGAAATTTTATAATGATGAAAACACATAAATATTTTGATAATTATTTATAAAAATATTTTTCGTAAAATTACTTATTCTACAATCTAAGTATATCGAACGGTTTTAGATCCATTATAATTTTGTAATATTTGTGCTGAAGACAAAGCAATATTATAACCACGGAATGCACCAATATATCCTTGAAAATAACCAGTACCATTCATATAACTACCCCCTCCAGTATTACCACATAAAGATAACCAAATAGTAGTAGGATAACTCTTTGTTACACTTACTTGTCTTGATAATGAACCATTGACATATTGATAAAGTATATTAGCTGTTTTGTCATAAACATTTGCAATATGATACCATCTATTAACAAGATATGCAGAAGTAGAAACACCATTACCAATAGCACTACCACTATAAACATACGATGTAAAATAACCACTACTATTCAATCCTAATTGATCGTCAGACCATCCACTAAATCCATTTTGTCCGTATTCAAAAATTAAAGTAGCGTTTTTAGTAATTGTCGGATAAACCCACATTTCATAAGTGAAAGAAGTTAAGAAATTACTTCCAAATCCAGTAGCACTATTTCTCCATAAAAAATTCGTTGAACCATTCAAAGAAATAACTTGAAATCCATTGATTGTAGTTGTTGTTATATTTGTAGTTGTAAAATTTGTATTATTGTAAAAAGTATAATTAAATGCATTTGCAGTTTGATCGGTCCACGTACTACCAGTAACACCCAATGTAGAATCTAAATTTATAATTAAACTTGTTGTTACATATGTGGGTCCTAACAATGGTGGAACATTTAATGTTGATCCAGTAGCATATGACGTAATACCGCTAGTAAATGTTATTATAGTATTAGTTCCCGATACTGATGTAATATATGTTCCACTTCCTGAAAAATTAGAAGAATTAAAAGTTGAAGTAGGAACAGATATAATAATAACACCACTACCTCCAGCACCACCTGCAGTTACAGATTGAAGAGCTCCTCCTCCTCCTCCACCTGTATTAGCTGTTCCTGAGTATACAGTTGAATTAATAGTTCCTGCAGCACCACCACCTGATCCTCCTAGTCCGGCAGTTACTCCTCCAGTTACAGAAAAGGACCCGCCACCTCCTCCACCATAATAGGATCCTGTTATAGGAATTAAAACACCAGCACCGCCATTTCCAGCAACAGTAGTTGATGTACCATTTCCACCGATACTTCCTGCTCCTCCACCTCCACCAGATGGATATGGACTAGCATTAAAATTCCCCGAATTACCACCTGAATTACCATAAACATTACATCCTGAATATGATTGTTGTATAGATGAACCACCAGCTGGTCCGGGAGTATTTACAGAATATGTACCACCACCACCCGAACCACCAGAATTTCCAATACCAGTACTAGCATTTGCTGCGCCTCCTCCTCCTCCTTTTGCTATAATTGTATTGGAAGAATAAACCAATGAAGAGTCATTTCCTGTAGATCCAATACCACTATTTGGATTACCACCGGATCCACCAGTACCAACAGTAGCTATGAATATTGTTCCTGAAGGAATTGACAATCCTAAATTATAAACAACTCCACCACCTCCACCACCTCCTGCAGAACCACCACCACCACCTCCTACAACTAAAAATGACATATTATTTGTATTCTCTATACTTTGAGATACTGCTGGATAAACCATTATTTGAGTAATCCCTACAGGACAATTGAATGTAAATGTCAAGTTATAAGTTCCCGCAGCAGAATTCATAAAATCCCATGTGTATGTATTCCAATAAATATTCGAATTCGTTAATCTTGATGTATAAGTATTACTACCAATTGTAATTGTAAAACTACCAGTAAAAGTACTTAAAACTGCAGCTGAAAAAGATATCGTATAAATAGCCGAATATAAACTGATTATTTGAGACAATACAACAGTCGTTGTAGTAGTAGTATAGAAGAATTGTCCGTAAGGACAAGCATTTAAATTATAAGTTGCACCGCCAGTGCCATTCAAAATATAATAAGATCCAGAACCAGTAACCGACCAACCTGTAGGAATAGTATTTAAAGTAGATGCGCTATTAGAACTAACAACTGGACTTGCAAAATTATAATTTCTAACTACAAAACTTTCTTTTAATATAGGGAATGCAATTGCGACAATACCACTTCCACCTGCTCCTCCAATACCATTCCAAGCACCACCACCACCACCTCCAGTATTTATACCTCCTGCACCTCCTGCACCATTACTTGTAGCTCCAGCACCCCCATTATTATATCCGGTACCTCCTAATTGAGAAGTACCGGTACTTGGATTAGCTCCACCACCACCACCACCTATACCACCATTTTGATTATAAGAACCATTTACAGAACCACCACCACCTCCAGCCCAATAATAAGATCCTAAATTAGATTTACCTATTGGAATATAATCTTTAATTCCAGGTAAATTACAAATGATTCCTGGACCTCCGTAATTAACGGCAGAAGGAGGACTACCACCTGCACCACCACCACCACCACCATTTTGACCTGCAGATGAATTAAAAACGGCACCACTATTTGCAAAATTATTACCAATATTATTTCCTGTTCCATTAAGACCGTTTCCAGCACCATTATCTCCACCTCCACCACTTCCACCTGAAGATGCTGATACAGTAGGATTTCCACCACTACCATAACCACCACCATAAGCAATTACATTACTTGAAGATACAGAACTAAAATTAACATAACTATTATATCCCCGATTACCTAAAGCATTACCACCTGATGCAGCACCACCAGAACCAACAGAAGCAGTTATCGTTGTTGATCCACTCGGTAATGTTACTGGCATCATAACAACACCACCTCCACCACCACCTGCGCCAGCATAGGATGATCCAGAACCACCTCCACCAACTGCAAATACATAACAATAATTGAAACTATTACAATTATAATTCAATGTATATGTTGTTGTTAATGGTGTAATAGTTGAACTAGTAAAAAAATAAACGTTATAACTTACACCATTTGTAAGACCTGTTCCAATAGAATATGTATATCCTGGTGTAGAACTAGCACTAATAGTAGGTGGAGCAAACAATATATTAGTGATTGTGAATATCATTGTTGTCGCAGTTATACTTGATAATGTTAATATTGGTTTTATAGGTGAAGTAACTACTGTAATTGGAACCGAAGGACTAGATGATACTACAGGACTATATCCAGTTAAATAATAACCAGCTGGATAATTTGCAACTAATGTAATTGGATATGATGTGTTATATGTAAGACCAGTAATCGTATAAGCAGAAGATGTTCCAGATCCTGTTCCAAAATTTGATGTATAACTTGTTGGAAATATTCCTCCACAACTAGAATCTACAAAACTCAATACAACACTTGATGTAGTTAAACTTACTATTCTCAAATTTGTAGGAGGGTTAAATACAGGAATTATATTGATATTTGTAAGGGATATGCTTGAATTTATAGCTGTATTCAAATATGTAACTGGTACAGAATAATAAAAATTCATTGCATAATTACCCGGGCTTGATATAGTAAATGGCATAGTTACTGAATTCCATGAAGTTATAGAATTTGCTAACGTAGTAGATGTAGAAAAATTATTAATCATAGCATTCAAATTAATGTAAGATGGATCAGTTATTGCCTTGGGTATAGTAGAAAAAGTTAAATTATAATTTCCTGTATTATTAAAAGTTAATACTTGAGAAAGCATACAATATGGTGTTGTAGTATAAGTTCCATTTACTTGGACGACAATCGCTTGAAATGTTCCTGATGGCATAGTAGCTGTAAAAAATGTATTTGAACCATTTGCAATAGCTACTGCCGCATTTGAATAATTGATACTCCAACCAGGTATAGAGGAATAATTGAACCCAGTGGATTTTATAAACCCACTATTTACATAATATGTAAATCCATTTGTAGTTTGAGAAGGAATATTGAAACTAGCGTCAATAATAGGGAAATTATTTGATGCACTACTATTGTAAAAATAACTATTTGTACTTATGTAGAGACCTGAACCACTAGTAATACCTAAAAATGTACTATTGCTATTGATAGATATTGAACTACTTGCGGAATTAAGAGTTACAGAAGAAAAAGTAGCTCCGTAATCGCTAGAACAATAAAATGTTGTCGTAGAATTATGAATATATACATATTGACCGGTTGTATCACAAACAATTCCCGAATAATTACCCGATGGTAAATAAGTCGTTAAAACTGCAGTAAAAGATACTCCAGCATCATTTGAAGTATAACATAATCCACCATATGTAGTAATATAAATATATTGACCGTTCAAAGAGACAGCAATACCCGAAACATTTGATACACCACCTGGAGAATATTGAGTAGTGGTAGTTGTAGATAAATTATACGAATATGCTTTCCCAGTAGATGTTGATGTAAAATAAGCGATTGAACCAGCAATATTACATATTATATTATTGACATTTGCTGCAATTGTTACAATACTCGACCATGTTACTCCAAAATTCGTACTATAATAAATTCCGCCATTTGTGCTATCTGTTACAAAAACGTTTATTCCGGATATAGAACATGCAATACTAGTAATATTTGAACCCAGACTTACAGCCGTAAATGATGTTCCATAATTAGAAGAATAATAAACCCTTCCAATATTATTACAAGCAACATACATATATTGTCCTGTATCACTCATTGCACTTTGTGATGCATTTGAATCGGTTATTATTTTATTAAATGTTCCACCTGAATTTGTAGAAACATAAATACCGTTTCCGTAACATCCTACACATATATATTGTCCGTAATAATTGAATGCTGGCTTGGTAGCACCAGATGCAATCGTTACAAGTGTTGATGTATTTGTATTTTGTCCGAATATTTGATTAACGGCCCCTGAAAAATTTGACAAAACATTGTTTATCAAATAATTTGTATTAGATATTGTATTATTAATTGTGAAATTAGAAGTAGATGAATTCGTAATAGTAATAGGATTGAAAATATTTAAAGGTAATACGGACATTGTATTGAAAATAGATGTATTTGAACCCGTATTTAAAATATTCAAAAGGATGGAACTAGAAGAAGCAGAAACCAATTGATATACGAAATTTGTTGGATTTGTTAATCCTATTATTTTTGTTGGTAAAGATGTTCCATAAGCATTTGTTGCAGTCAAAAAAAATGGATATTGTGTATTTGGGGCCAAATTAGTCAAACTAATAGATGTTGCAGGATAAGTAGCTGTTCCATAAATAGTACTTCCATTGTAAAGAGAATAGGTAGAACCAGTAGTGACATTGGTTTGTTGTGCGTAATTAATGGTTAATGTAGTAGTGGTTGAAACAATAGATGTTACTGTTGGTGGAGATGGAATTCCTGTATTAATAGATGATGCGGAAGGTGTACCTGTAAATGCAATAATGACAATACCTGAACCACCAGCACTTCTTGAATTAGAATTATTATAAGAACCACCTCCTCCACCACCAGTGTTTGCACCTCCATTTCCTGGTGCGCCATTATTATTTTGACCTGCACCTCCTGAGTTCAATGCGGATCCACCAGCGCTTCCTCCTGGCAAACTTGCAGAAAATTGTACTCCTCCACCACCACCACCTAATCCACCATTTCCACCCGATACTGTACTAGTATTTGATATAGATCCACCTCCTCCACCACCCCAATAATAAGTTCCATATGATGTTCCTGAAGGTGAAAAATCTTTTATACCATCTAAAGTACATTGTATTCCATTTCCTCCTGCTGGGCTTACTGTTGATGAACCTGCTCTTCCAGATGTTCCTGCACCTCCACCACCACCTTGAGCACCATTACCATCCTGTCCACCACCAGCATTTGCATAAATATAAGAAGAAAGAATACTTCCTGAAGGATTAATATTTGCATTTGTAAGAGCTGATGCTAAACCACCACCACCTCCACTTGCATTATTATTACTATTAACACTTGCTGAACCATAATTACCTCCACTAGCTCCTCCACCTGCTGTAATATTATATGAAGTTTGAGATGAAAAAGTTACTGTTGTATTTGATCCAGATACACCATTACCATTTGCGCTTGTAACAAGACCACCTGCACCAACAGATATAGTTATTGTACCTGTTCCTGTAGGAATTGATACTGGTAACATTATAACACCACCAGCACCACCTCCTCCACCTCCATTACAACCACCAGCACCCCCACCTCCTACAGCTAATACATATATTGTAACAGTTCCAATAAAATTATAATTAATAGTATAACTTATTCCTGTATTCTTAAATACATAAACATTATAAAGAGAACTACCAGTAGTAGATGTTCCAGTAATATCACTAGATTGAAAATTTACTACTGATAATGATAATATATTACTTGAAATTGTTGTTGCACTCACTGAAAATGAATCTCCTGAAAATACTCCATTATTATTTACTGCAATAATTGTTGTTGTATATGTTGTTCCTGATTTCAATCCTGTTATTGTTATTGGAGAACCTGTTGATATTGCTTGTGCTCCTGTATTTGTGGTTGCTATGTAATTTGTAACAAAAAAACTCGTAGATGGAGTGAAACTTATAGTTATTGTAGATGCACCTACATTTGTAACAAATAAATTAGTTGGGGGTTGTATTCCAACCGTTGCTGTTTGTACTGATGATGAACTACAAGTACCAACGCTTGAAAACATATTTATTCTATTAAAATAACTATATAATTAGATGGTGAATTAAATTATATTTTATAGCGTATATTATATACTCTTTATTCTAAAATGCAATTTAGTTCAAAAAATATTTTATTTTATATGTTTGGTGCTTCTGTAATCATTATAACAAGTTATATTGTAAGCAATTATAAAAAAACATTGGAACCGAATGATGAGAACGAAATGATTAAAAAATATTTATTGAATGATTCCCCTCTTTACGGATATAATCGACCTAAACTATGGATTCATACTAAATATGAAATCAATTCTAGAAAATGGAAGAGTTTTTATTCGAGAAATACTGCGGATTTGAATCAACCGTACATTCATTTGACAATTAAAACAATTATCGATCACTGTGGTGATGATTTCAACATCTGTTTGATAGATGATGAAACATTTAGTAAATTAATTCCTTCTTGGGATGTTGATCTAAATACAGTAGCTGAACCTATGAAAACACATTTTCGTCAATTAGGTTTGGCACAATTGGTTTATTTTTATGGTGGAATGATTGTTCCTAATTCTTTTATTTGTACTCGTAATTTGAAAACCCTTTATGATACTACTACAGAAAAACCATTTGTTTGTGAAGCCATTAACAATACATTGAATAATCGGGATCAAAAAAGAAGATTGGCATTTGTTCCTGATATGTACTTTATGGCTGCAAAAAAGAATGATCCTGTCATTTTGGATTTGGTAGAATATTTGAAAGGATTGAATAGATATCCCCATTTTTCGAGTGAAATGGATTTTGTAGGTTATGTTTCTCAATGGTTACTTGAAAATATCCAAAAACAACGTTTGAATCTTATTGGAGGTGAAATTATTGGTGTAAAAACACAGGATAACAAGACTATTTTGCTAGATAATTTGATGGAAGAGGAGTTTTTGAAAATTAGCGATAAAAGTGTAGGGATTTATATTCCAGCAGATGAAATACTTTCTAGACCTAAATTCCAATGGTTTGCAGTTATGCCTTCTGAAGAATTATTGAAAACAAATATGATTATTACAAAATATTTAATGGCTTCTATTGTAGATACTAGTGATATGTATACGAAAAAAACGGAAATCAAAAGTATTGTGAGTATTTAATCAGGGGAACCACGTCACGTTCCGACCCCCCTGAAACTCAGGGAACCTACGGTTCCCCTGAAACCCCTCCCTCTCAAGGGAACCAATGGTTCCCCCTGAAACCCCCTCCTTTAATAATGGTATTTATATTGTATTTGATATTAATCATTTGGTTAACATCAAGTTGTTTTCTTTTAAGGGAGGGGGGTCAGGGGAACCGTAGGTTCCCTGACCTGATCTGATTACAATATTGTTCTCAAAGATTCTTTTTGTTCGTCTGTCATTGTATCCGGGAATTTTACGTCAAATTCTATAATCATATTTCCTACAGTTTCATCTTTCATCATTCCTAATCCATTGATTATTTTTTTACTTCCTGGTTTAATTACATTATTTCCTGTATTATTATTCATACAAATTCGCTTTCCATTCAAATGGTCGAATTCAAATGTAAATCCACATAATGATTCTTTCAGCGTTATTTTTTTAGATAAATGCAAATCCATACCTTGTCTAGTAAATTCGGTACTATTTTTGACATTTACTTTGATACGTACTTCGCCCTTTACTTGATTATTAATATTATGACCTTTTTCTCGAATTACAATAATTTCATTATTATCTATTCCCTTAGGAATATTCAAAGTAAATACTTCATTTTCTGTGGATTGGATATTATTCAAAACATTAATACGATCTATATTAATTTGTACGGCACAACCATGATACGATTGTTCCAATGTTATTTCAATGGATTGGTTAATAGGTTCAGGTCTATTAAAAGAATGAAACATTTCTGTATGAAAATTTACACCATGACCTCCGCCACCTCCACTATGAAAAATACGAACACCAGGCATTCCACCAAAACTTACACCACCTGGCATTCCGTGCATACCATGCATTCCAGGCATACCAGGAAATCCTCCTCCACCCCCACCCCCAAACATCATATTAAAAATATTATGTATATCAGACATATCCTGTTCCATATTATTAGAACCGTTTCCAAATTTCAATTGCATATCATATTCGTTTTTTTTTCCAGGATCACTCAACGTATCAAATGCTTCATTAATTTCCTGAAATTTTTCGGTAGTATCTGAATCTTGATTTCTGTCTGGATGATGCAATAGAGAAAGTTTTCGATATGCCTTTTTGATTTCTGTATCGTCAGCATCACTTGAAATTCCCAAAACATCATAAAAATTTGGCATTTCAAGTATTTATAGAATACATATTCTACAATAATGGTTTTATATAATTTATAATAAAATATATAAATCTATTTCGATTATATTAATAATCAAAATCACAAATAATATGAGTAATAATACATTTATTACGAAATACAAACCCTATTTTATTGATGATTTTTATTTAGATGAAAATTTGATTTCTGTCTTGAAAACATTTATAGAATTAGATCAATTGAATTTGTTATTTGTTGGAACTACTAGTTCAGGTAAATCATCACTATTATATGCTTTAATAAGAGAATATTACAAATTGAATAAAGATAGTTCATTACCAGAGAATAATATTTTATTCATAAATAATTTGAAGGAACAGGGAATACAATATTTTCGGAATGAAATGAAAACATTTTGCCAAACCCATAGTTCTATTTATGGTAAAAAAAAATTGGTTATTATTGACGATTTAGATAATATAAACGAACAAAGTCAGCAAGTTTTTCGTAATTATATTGACAAATACAAACATAATATCCATTTTATTTCCGTATGCACCAACGTACAAAAAGTAATCGAAAGTATTCAGTCTAGATTGCATATTTTGAATATTTCACCACCTCTTCCAGAGCAAATACATGAAATTGTAGATAAAATTGTAACGAATGAAAATATTCTTTTAGATAGAGAATCAAAAGAATATTTGATAATGATTTCAGGTGGTTCTATTCGTGTATTAATTAATTTATTAGAAAAAATATACATATTAGGAGAACCTGTCAATATCGAATTATGTAAAAAAATTTGTTTCAATATTTCTTTTAAAGAATTTGAATTGTATTTGAATTGTATACAAAATAATGATTTACAAGGTGCTATTAAAGTAATGTATAATATTTATGATTACGGGTATTCTGTGATAGATATTTTGGATTATTTTTTCGCCTTTATAAAATTGACAAATATGATCGATGAAGAAACAAAATATAGAGTCATTCCTTTTTTATGTAAATATATTACTATTTTTCATAATATACATGAAGATGTTATAGAAATTGCCATTTTAACAAATAATCTTTATAATTTGATACATGATAATAAAATATAATTATTATAAATCAATTTAAAAAGAAAACATTATTTTATGTAACGAAGTATGTCATCTAATAATATTGAATCACAACCTTCTAAAAAGGAAAAACGAACATATAAAAAGAAACAATCTACTGAACCAGCATTTGTTTCAGTAGTGCCAGGACAACCAGTTTCAACAAAAACAATACCTCAATCCAAACCAGTAAAAACACAAAAAAAAGAAATAGTAACTCAACCAGTAGTCCAACCAGTAACTGTAGAAGTAAAAATTGCTCCGCCTACATTACCAGAAGAATCTACCCCCTTATCAAATACTTTTGTAGAGAAAAAAGTAGAAGTTTCTAAAAAACAGGAGGAATATGATGATGACGAAGATTATCTTAGTAGATTGGATACTATAGTAAGATCTGTAGTAGAAAAATATATCGATCGTTCTATGTTTGGAAAACAGAAATATGGAACAACATTAGATCGTGACGATCTGAATATTTTGGATTGGATTAATCATACACAAGAAGAACTTATGGACGCAACTCTTTATTTAGAAAAACTTAAAAAGACACTTATAGAACATTCTATTCGAAGTACTATTTATGCAAATAGTGTTGCAAATGCAAATGCAAATAATTAAAAATGTAATTATAATAACCAAAAGTTTGAATTAATATAATAAAAATAACATATTTAGAGTAGTTATTTTATTATTTGAAATAGAATAAAATTGATATTAATATAAATACTAATATCAATATTTTGCGTAGTAAAAGATAATTATAGTTTCGTCTGATTTTTAAATCACTACTATATAAATGTCTTCAAATTTATTTATTGCGAATATCCCAAAAGATTTTTTATTTGAATTACTTGATAAAATATGTATTAAAACAGAAAAATATTATTTATTTGATTTGAATGCTTTTAAAAAAATGGTTTTTCATGAATATTACGATGATTTCAAAAAAAAAATAAAACCTTACTATAAATTGAGTAAAAAGTTTTATATTGAGCGTAAGTTGGTTTATAGTTCTTTTACAAATATTATACGCCAAATATGTAAAAGTAATAATATTATGTTTACATCGAAAATAAAGTATAATGAATCGATTTATAATATTGATTATTACATATACTTTTCAGGGAACCTACGGTTCCCCTGAAACCCCTCCCTTAAAAAGAAAACAACTTGATGTTAACTAAGGGAACCTACGTTACGTTCCGACCCCCTTGAAACCCTTCCCTCTCAGGGTAACTAATGGTTGACAATTAAAGGAGGGGGAACCATAGGTTCCCCTTAGGCGCTAATTTTTTTAGTAGGAATTTCTACATCTACTACATATATCGAATTTTCGGTCATAATTATATACTCCTTTCCTACTTTGTAAATTTTTGCAATAGGACTAGTATATTCTTCTTCGCTTTTTACCAATAATTTTTCTTGGTTTTCTTCTTTTACTCCGATAAGGACTGTCTTATCCAAAGATTGAGTCCAATAATCAAGCATAATAGGCTTATCTTCAACAATTGATAATTTTGCTGCATGTTCTAGAGTACTTTTTTCTGGTAAACGATATCCATTAGGTGTCGTAACATTTGTAGTAGTAGTAGTAGTAGTAGTAGAGCTCATTTGTTATGAAATATAAATTATATGTTAGATTTTACTTTAAATCCTTCTACCGAATATTATATTATTTTATATATTATTTTATGTGTTTTCCTAAAATAATATGAATATAAACATATTGTATCAAATCATTATATGAATGTTGAGTAAAATCGAAAAGCAAACTATTATTGATGCATATGTAACCATCCTAAACAATTATTTTTCTAGTTTTATGGAATCCGAAATATGTTGTCAAGAACAGAATTATTATGTTAATGTTAATTTTGATAGCCAAATTAATCGTAATTTATTCATAGGTTTATCAATTATCCATAGAATTTTCGAATATGTATTACTAAAGACTAAGAATGTAAGTTCTACTTATTACTATACTAATGATTCAATATCATATTATTTAGAATATTTAGAACAAATCTATAAATCAAATTATTCTTATAATTCAAATAATCTAGATACAGATATTGTTCTATTCGTTTATAAAAAAACAATTTTAGAATTGTTTGATAATGATAGTAAAAATAATAACATAAACATAGGAGGAAAAAGTATATTATCTAATATTATCCAATCAAATAGCAATTTCAATAATCTAGAACATATCCCTAAACAATGTCTCAAAGATTTTTGTTTTTCAATATTTAAAATTACGAATTTACTATTATCATGGAAAGATACTATACAAATAAATAGTATCAAAAAGAATAAATTTTCTTATATTTTAAGAATAGAGGCGTGTTTAAAATTATTAGATAGTTTTATGAAAAATATTGATAATTTAAATGTATTAATAGAATATTTGGAAATTTTTTATCAACATATTCATATCTCTCATCCTGTATGGATTAAATTATTAGAAGAAATTATATTGGATAAAAAAAATAAAAAAAAGGATTTTAAAGACGTGGAAAGTTTTTTATTGTTTTTTAATATGGAAAAGGGGAATATACAAGAAAGCATAGACAAGGGGGATTTAAATCATGTTATCAACAAACTCAGGGGAACCGTAGGTTCCTCCTGAGTTAATATCAAGTTGTTTTCTTTTAAGGGAGGGGTTTCAGGGGAACCGTAGGTTCCCTGAGTTATCGTTTTCTTTCTTAATTTTGTTTTTTTAATTTTAGAAGCAACAATCTCATTTTTTACAATAATATTATTATATTCGTCTTCTAATATTTTTTTTATAAAATCAAATACAAATCTCAAAATACGTTCAGTACAATTTCCAACAATTAAACAACTCCCTGTTCTAAAAATCATAAATGATATTTCTGTATATTTACTATAATCATTCAATTCACTCATCTTCATCTTTCTATCTTCTAACATAATTTGACCGTTTTGTAAATCTTTATCAAATTCTAGGCTATTATTAAAATAATATTTGCATTTTACACCTGGATAACTACAAGGATCATACGCGCTTTCTATTTTATATTTCTCACTTTTCAAAATATGATATAATTTATCTCGATTTATGTAAAAACCGCAATTGAAATTTGAGTTAATCAATACATTTTCTTCTGTATCTGTTTCTAAAAAATCCAATTTTGTTTCTACAAATGGTTGAACGATTTCCAAAACCATTCTTTTTATGGTTTCCAGATATTCAGGATTTAATATTCCGGGTATTTCTAATTTTCCAGTATTGAAAACCTTTACATGAATTTCGCGAAACGTATCTTTATATTTGAATCTCACGATAATAGCAAAACAATTATAAAATGCATTTTTGACTTTTCCGCGACAATTCATAATGTCTTTCTTTGATATTCCTACTGTTATTTTCCGTTCATCTTTATATTTTATACGCTTACCCTTGGTTGAATCGACCTGTTTAATAATATGTTCTTTAAAATAACCAATATTTTCTAATTTTATTTTATATTCTTCGTATTCTTCTGGTGTTTTAGATACAATCTTGATTTGTTTCTTCACTACTCCATTTGTTGGTAACCAATATTCAATAATTGGAATTTTCCAAAAAATATTATGAATATCGATTTCTTGATTCAAAAAGAGAACCTTGGTCTTTGTAGAAATATATAATTCATCATAATCGGGTAGATCCTTTATAAAAACTTTATTTTCATCCTCATTTTTATGATCTATCATTTTACCCTTGTTATTATTATTGTTATTATTGTTATTATTTTCTAATATATTTTCATTTGATTTCAAGGAAGATTTCATATTTGGATTATTTGACGTTTCTTCTACATTTGTCAAATAATTCAACCATTCTTCGTCAACATTCAACATAATTATAACTGTTAATTGAATAAGGACTTAAACCTTTTAAGTTGTTTCAATTTTTTATTTGTTTACTCGGAAATATTCTTTCTCATATGAAGTATAAAATATTGTAATATATGATTTATATTACAATCATTTGAATGCATAACCGTTTCTGTAATTACAAAAAAATTATTATTTAATAATTCGGATTTTTTTCTAATTATGTAATTCAAATAATTTTTTAAAATTGTTTTTTTATCTATATTGTATTTTATACTTATATCATTCAAAAATTCTTTCCATTTATTCGTATTATCATTTTTTTGGTTTTTTTCATTTTCAATAAATGTATGAATATTTTCCCATAATTTATCAGTCACTATATTTTCTTCCCATATTGAAATTTTTTTTTCATTATTACTAATACTTTGATTTAATTGTATAAAATTTATCATACTTCTTATGTCTGAATTATATATTTTTTGTATTCTATCTATAGCTAAATCCGTAATTTCTAAATCCTCATTTTTTGTAATATTTTTTATAAATTTATAAATATCGTCTTTTGGTAATTGATTGAAACGAACACAAATAAACTCATTTTTTAATGATTCGTCTATTTTACTTATATAATTACATATTAAACAGAATCGAACATTGTAACAAGACGATTGTAATAAATATTTCAATGCTTGTTGTGCGTTTTTTGTCATATAATCAACTTCATCTAATATGACGAATTTTAACCCTTTATCAAAGAAATTATTGGATTTTACAAATTGATGGATATGACTACGTATAACATCTATACCTCTTTCATCGGATGCATTCAAATGAATAACTGTCCCTTTATTTTTTTGATTGTATTTTATCTGATATTCATTTATAATATTTATAATGGTTGTCGTTTTACCTGTACCTGGAGGACCGTAAAAAAGCAAATTAGGAAAATAATCCTTTTCTAAAATATTTTTGAATATTTTACGGTTTATAGGATCTAACACAATATCGTCGAATTTTGTAGGTCGATATTTTTCTACCCATGGAATTGTATTTTTCATTGGGATGGATGATATATGTGACATTATTATTATATTTGAGAATACTTTATGTTTTTTGTTGGAATCTATATTTTACTATTATTGGCAAAAACATTTTTGGAAACGATATAAAAATTCGAGAATATTAAAATATTATACCAAAATTTGAAATGAGTACAAAAAAATCAAAAATAAAAAAATCAGATACAACAAAAATAGAAAATGAAAAAACGTCTTTACATAATATTGTAATGAGTATTGAAGAAAATAATATTGATGCTGAATCAGTAGACAGTATCAAAAAAAAGGGGAGAAAACCAAAAGGGGGTAAGTTATTAGCAAAAACTGTAAATGCGAACTTATCAGTCAATCAGATTGTAAATGTTATTTTACATTTGAAGTGTTCTTTGAAAGATTTGAATGAACATAATAACAAATTGAATAATATGGTTAAATATCCATTGTCATACAATCCTGATGTTCCCCCTAATATTATGACATATAGCCATGATTTATCCGTCCATTTTTCTGAATATAAAGAAAAAATAGAGGAAAATCAAGAAAATACAAAAGAAATGATAAAACCCGCATATTTTGAAGGTAAAGTTAATCAAATTTGTTCTTCTTGTAATAAATCTTTTGAACCAGAAATTGACATTGAGGATGAAGATGCTGAAATTAGTATCAAAGATATCAATCAGAAATTGAAAAAATTAAAAGTGAACCTTTACAAAGATGTGAATCCTGATAAAAAGGCTGCTTGTTTTTGGTGCACTTATGATTATGATAATCATCCTTGTTATATACCTAAATATGAATCGAATGGTAAAATGTATGGTTACGGATCATTTTGTCGTCCAGAATGTGCCGTTGCATATCTAATGAAAGAAAGTATTGATGATTCTATGAAATTTGAAAGGTATCATTTATTGAATCATATTTATAGTAAAATATATAATTTCAAAAAGAATATTAAACCCGCACCAAATCCTTATTATTTACTAGATAAATATTATGGAAGTCTTACTATACAAGAATATCGTAAATTATTAAAAACAGAACATATGTTGTTAGTAATTGAAAAACCGATGACTCGAATATTGCCTGAATTACACGAGGATAACGAAGATTTTATAATAAATATTTATGGTGAAAAAATATCTAAAAATACAAATACATCAGGTGTTTATAAAGTAAAAAAACCTTCTGATAAATCAAAAGGTCCTACTAAATCATCTATTATTAAAGAAAGTTTTGGATGTAGAGAATTATAATTGCGACATTATTTTACGAGGATAAATATATTCATGGAAAAAGAAGTTCGGGAAAATTGGTATTGTTATATTTTACGTAATAAACATCCACAATATGCCAATTTGACATATAATGGTTCTACAAATAATCCAAAGCGGAGACTTAGACAACATAATGGTGAAATAAATGGTGGTGCAGTATATACAAAAAAAGCACCTGCTGGTTGGGAAATATATTTTTTGATGACTGGATTTCCAGATCATAAAAATACTCTTTCTTGTGAATGGCGAATAAAACATACAGAAGGAAAACCGAGGAGTCAAAGACCCCCACAACATCGTGGAACTAAGGGGAGAATAGTTGCAATGAATGATATTTTACAATTAGAAAAATGGACTCAACAGTGTCAATATAATAATTGCGATCATCAATTTACAATTTATGTAGCAGACGATGTTCTCCAATATATTGATTTGGATTTATTACCGAATAATATAGTTTATGGTGGTCCAACTGAAACATTTTTACAAACAATATAACACTTTTTACATTTTGGATTTATTATAATCAAAAATGTAAAAGATAAAATATAAACAGGATGAAAAACAACATAAAGTTCTTTTTATTTAGATAGATATTTAGTTTCTATAAATGGCGTTTGTTTCATGTTTTTTAATGGGTGGTTTAGGTAATCAATTGTTTCAAATATTTACTACTTTTGCTTATTGTTTAAGATTCAATAAAAAAATTGTTCTTCCTTATACTAAAATTCTTACAGTGGGTGTAAATCGCAATACATATTGGGATTCATTTCTGTATAATTTAAAATTTTATACAACATTCAATCATACATATTGTTTAAAGAATCAAGATTTATTAAATTTTCAACAATATAGAGAAAAAAATCACAATTATTTGAAAATACCTGAAATAAATAATACTAATTTTTTATTATATGGTTATTTTCAAAGTTATAAATATTTTGAAGATAAATTTGATGAAATCATATCCATTATCAAATTAGAAGAACAAAAAAAGGAAATTATTAAAACCTACCCTGAATATTATTCAAATAATAATACTTATATTAGTATGCATTTTCGTCTTGGAGATTATAAATTAAAACAACAATACCATAATATTATTTCTTACGATTATTATTATAATGCATTATCTCATATTTTTTGTTTTATCGATACAAAAATACCAGTTATAATATTATATTTTTGTGAAGAAGAAGATAATTATATTATAGATCCTATCATCGAACAACTAAAAGAAAAATTTCACTTTTTTACCTTTTTAAAGGTAGATGATAATATTGAAGATTGGAAACAAATGTTGATTATGAGTAATTGTCATCATAATATTATTGCAAATAGTAGTTTTAGTTGGTGGGGAGCATATTTTAATAATAATAAAGATAAAGTAGTTTGCTATCCTTCTCAATGGTTTGGTCCATTAATGAATAATAATGTTAATGATATGTTTCCTGATAATTGGGTAAAAATTAAATAAATGTTGTTTTTACACTTTTGTAAAAAATTGATTTGTAAATCAATATAAAAATAATTCGTAATAACTATTAACTATTATTATTGATATAATACTTTAATCGAAGAAATGTCAAGATTCTCTGAATATAAATCTACTCATGATGCTGTTATGTCATTGCCTTTTATTAAAGATTTAATGGAGACAAATAAACGGTTAAAAAAGGAGAATCGTGCTTTAAAATATCTGATGTTTTCTAGCGATTATTGTTCTAATAAGAGAGATTGTAATTGTATCAGTAAATGTTTTGACTCGGATAAAAAGAAATCAGATAAAAATATTATTATCAAAGAAGAAAAAGTTGAAAAAGTTAAAGAAGTTGTAGAAATTATCGATGAAGATGACGAAGAAATTGAAAATATTAAAGATAAACATGAAAAAGAAATCGTAAAATTAACTAACATGATGGAAAAAATAAGTATTGAAAAAAACAAGGATATTTCAAAAGAAAACGTACAAATGGAAATTATTGAAAAAATGGAAGAGGATGTAAAAGCTGTAGAAGAAGTAGAAAAAATGAAAGTAGTAAAAGAAGAAGAAGAAGAAGAAGAAGTTGTAGAAGATAAAGTAGTGGAAGTTGTAAAAGAGCTTGTAGAAGATAAAGTAGTGGAAGTTGTAAAAGAGCTTGTAGAAAAGGAGGAAGAGGAGGAAGAGGAAGAGGAGGAAGAGGAAGAAGAAGTTGTAGAAAAGGAGGAAGAGGAAGAGGAAGAGGAAGAGGAAGAGAAAGAGAAAGAGAAAGTAGTGGAAGTTGTAAAAGAGCTTGTAGAAAAGGAGGAAGAGGAGGAAGAGGAGGAAGAGGAAGAAGTAGAAGAAGAGGAAGACGAAGTTTTTGAAATTACAATTTCAGGAAAAAAATATTATACAAATAATAATGTAAATGGGAAAATTTATTCTATTGATAATGATGAAGAAGTAGGTGATGAAATAGGTGTTTTTGTAAATAGTAAACCCAAATTCAATATGTAAAAACAAAAATCCTATTTCTTATTTATTAATTTTCTAGTAAATAAACTACTATTTTTACCCTTTTTTTTTGTTCCTCCTCCTCTTGGTAATACATTTGAAAATAATTTTTTATTTTGTTCTAATTCTAATACAATATTTTCTACTTCAATCAATAGATTAAATAAACTAGCTTTGAAATTTTGATTATTCATTTCAATAAAGACTTTTATCAATTCTTGGTGTTTAGATTCATCTTTTGCATTTTTTAATTTTCCTTCTAAACTAGAAATTTTAACATTTAGTTCACTTATTAATCCTCTATTTCTATTCGGACTTTTATTCCATTCTTCTATTAAAGAATACAATTCACTATCATTTTTTTCTATCAAATCTAGTAAATTTTGATCTGTCAAAGTAACAGGTAAAAGAACTTTAAATCTACTTTCATTTAATTCGTCTATCTTTTTTTTATCTATTTTTTTAAATATAAAAGATAGGAAATTAGATTTGAAACTTATATAATTACTAGAATTTTTATCTTCTTTTTTTTCTTCTTTATTTGATACATGTTTACCAGTTGAGTTATGTAAGGGTTTTTCTTCTAACATCAATGGTTTTTTTGTTTCCTCGCTCTTAGAGTTTTTTATAGAAAAAATCATACGATTCTTAGTAATATTCCAATTTGGTATACTTTTTGTGGTAACTCCTTTCGAATAATAATTTAATATTAAAGTTTCTAATTGATTTCCTAAGTAATCTCCTACAAAAGGACACCATATTTTTTTTTCATTCTCTTTATTAACTTCTCCTTTTATAAAATCGATATAAATATATACCTCTTTTTTAGGAGCATCCATAATATTTAAATTTACAAAAGACATTCCCACTTTTAATTTATTTTTGTATTTCATATCCAATTTTTTTGAATTTTCATTTTTACCTAAATAAAAAAATCTATCATATAAATAATTCAAAAAATTGTAAAATTCTTCAATACTATCACTATTGCTAGTATTTAACAATGTTTGTAATTCTGTATTTGATGATTCTCTTAATGGTGCTTTATAATCATTTACAATGATTCCAGTAAAAACATCGTATTCTCTTGGTACATCCTTTTTATCTACAGAATCATTTTTTTCTTTTAAAAGTTTATCTATTATTCCTATTCTTTTTTCCTTTTCACTTTTTATTTCATTTTCTGTTACTTTTTTATTTTTTATTTTCAGATTATATTCTCTTTTAATTTTCAATTTTGATTCCTCTAAAGCAATCCATAGTTTTCTATATTCTAATATTAATCTCTGATAAAATGGATGATTTAAAATATCATTTATCCAAATATTTTTCTTTACAGTATATGTTTCATTATTTATTTTAAAATAGCAATAATTATTCGTTACCATTGGATCTAATACCATATTTTTTATTTTACTTCTTTCTTGCACTATATCATAAGATGATTGTATATCATTGATTACTGGAAATTTTGTTGGAAATAATAATTCTATCATTGCTAAAATATTTTTTTCAATATTTTTATCTCGACGTTTGTAATAAAATTGTTCGTCTTTATCTGTTTCTATTTTTGTTATATCTAAAATGGTTTTTTCTTTAGAAAATGTTAAAAGACGTTGGGTAAATTTTTCTTTGTTGAAGAAAAATTCTACACGATCTTTGTATGTTAAATAACGTAAATTTTTTAATGGGTATTTTACATCGAATGTAAAATAGGGGTATTCACTTAAATCTTGTCTCATGTCTACTAATTCAGGATGACTTAACATCGTTCTTTTGAAATCAATTAGACTCGAATTTGATCCTGGTAAATTTGTTGATATTTTGATTTTTAATTCTTCTACATTAATACTCATTTAATATTTCTATTTCTAATATATAATAGTATAATGTCAGGGAACCTACGGTTCCCCTGAAACCCCTCCCTTAAAAGAAAACAACTTGATGTTAACCGAATGATTAATATCAAATACAATATAAATATCATTAATAAAGGAGGGGGTTTCAGGGGGAACCTTGGTTCCCCTGATCTTCAGCTCTTCTTAAAACCTCTTTTGCTTTTTTAATATCTTCTTCCGTAACCCTTTCTGTAAAATTTTCGTTTTCTAATAATGAAATATGATAATCTTTGAAATCGTCCGGTAAAATAAAAAACTGACTATCCTCATGAAATAAATATTCAGTACATATTACAAATATAAATGTTATTATAAGAGCAATATATATGTCACGTGTACCCATCCATGCAATTGCAAAAACCAATATTTGTCTACTAAATGTATATTTGAAATAAGATTCTAACGTTTTACTTAATTTGAAGTTTGCAAATTTTGATACAATATTTAATGTTATAATCATTAATCCTGCGAATATTTTACTACTATTTAATAATTGTATTTGATTATGCATGTAAGAGACTGTTTGGGTCAAAAAATTTCCTTTTGTCTTTTTACCCATATCCTTTATATACTAATTATATATATATCAGGATCAGGGGAACCAAGGTTCCCCCTGAAACCCCCTCCTTTTATGATGTATTTGATATTAATCATTTGGTTAACATCAAGTTTTTTCTTTTAAGGGAGGGGTTTCAGGGGAACCTACGGTTCCCTGAGTTAATATCAAATACAATATAAATACCATTAATAAAGGAGGGGTTTCAGGGGGGTCGGAACGTAACTTTGTTCCCCTGAGTTAACATCAAGTTGTTTTCTTTTAAGGGAGGGGTTTCAGGGGAACCGTAGGTTCCCTGATCCCTGAGTAAAATGACAATTTTCATCACATGGATTACAAACCACATTTTTATATTTCATTTCTGGAAATACATGTTCCGCCATTTCGCTTTTAACATTCATCCCCTTATTTTTTAAATATCCATTTTTGCAATTTTCTTTACGAAATTCTCTACGAAATATTTCATCACCATCTTCAATAATCATATTATTATCTTCTTTCAATACTTTTACTTTCGCCTTTATGTCCTTGGAATTGTTTGAATTTATATCCAAGTAAATTGGATCATCAATAACTTCTACATCAACATCATTCGTATCATATTCTATAAGATCAAATGGTTCTTTATAATCATATCGATAAAATAATATAACAACAATACATGCAAATAATCCAATATATTTATTTATAAATGCATAGAATATTATAATTAATATTGATATGACTTTACCTAAAATGGTTTTACTAAATGATAAGAATAGTTTATTCGTATATAAGAATAAAAATATTAGGACAATAGGAATAAATTCAGCTATTATATTTTGAATATTTTGTTTCATTTGTATTAGTTACTTATATTGTTTTTAGATAAAGTCTCAAATATCACTTTTCATATAACAAAATATAACTTTCAAAAAGTATAAAAACATTTTAGTAAATAATCTATATGAATACAGTTGTTGTAGTTTTATCTGACCTAAATTATATTGAAAAAGCGAATGAGACTGTAAAAGAGATACGTAACCCAAAACGAGGTGATTGGAAAAAAGATATTGTATTTATTAGTGTTGATTTTGATTTAGATCCATCATTTATTGAAAAATATTTCATTATAGAGAAAAAATTTCCTCGTGTTGATATTTCTGAATTGCAAAAAAAAATATTAAACAAAGGATATTCTAATAGTGATGGTAGAGAATTTGATAAAACAGTTCAATGGGAAAAAATCCATGTTTTTGACGAATATTTTAAATCGTGGGATAAAATTATATATTTTGATGTTAGATTTTCTATTTATGATAAAATCGAATATTTAGAAGATGTTGATTGTAAAAATGCATTTGTTGCACCTAATAACTCTGGATATGATGATAGAGGTAATAAAGAAAATAAAAATTTCTGGGATATTATTGAAAAAGAAAATTACAAAGAAGATGTGAAATTATTATTCAGTCAATTTGGAGACATTGAAAATGAAATTAATAAAAATTATTTTTGTAATTGTATGTTTATATTTGATACTCAAATTTTAAATAAAATTAATAAAACCGAAATTATAGAATACATTAATAAATATCCAGTATGGAGAAGTAATGAAATGTCTATAATGAATTTTTTCATAATAACAAAATACAATATTTATAAAGAATTGCCAAGTAGAAATAAAAATAATAAATATCTTTTCATATGGTGCGAATATGATTTACAAAATACAACTTTTTACGATTATTGTTATGTAAAATATTCTTACAATTCTAAATTTTCGAATAATGAAAATATAATAGATTTTTAACCGGATGGAGATAAATGTTTTCAGTAAAATGATTGATTTTTGTAATAATTTGAAAATATGTAAATATGATTGTTTACATATGTTTCTCATTCAAAATTACATAAATAATTTCTATTGATTTTTTAAGTATATCTATTTTATTTTTATAAAATGTCTTCTTTAGTAACATCTGCTTCTCCTTGGATGAATGATGATTCTACTAATAAAAAACGTCAATCTACCATGCGAAAAACCATCAAATTAAGATCTGATAATCAAACAAATAGTAATCAAAATAAGGATTTTTATGAAGAAAATAATGTAGGCGATGTTTCGGGTTATGACGAAACTACATTAGAATCCGAAAAATATGGGAAAATGTCACCTGCGACAATTAACGATCAGGTTCAATATAATAATACTCGTAATAATCGTGTCAATGAATTATTAGATAAAATTACATCTACGGATAAGGTTTCTGATAATAATAAGATGGGGGATTTTAAACCTATGACACCTCCTTCGTTGAATATTAAAAAAGGTTTGGATACCACTGGAGAAACCAAACAGTATATCCCCCCTATGCCTTCTTATTTGAAGGCTACTATTGATCGATCATCGGTATCTAATGGAGGACAGGTTTCTATGAGTTATGGTTTAGGAAATGGTGGTGCTAATATTTATAGCAATTACCAAAATAGTTATGAACCACCAGCAAAAATGAATAATAATAGACCTTATTATGCAGCGATGGGTATTGGTGGTGGAAGTGGTAATGACAAAATGATGGAAAAAATTAATTATTTGATTCATTTGATGGAAGAAAATCAGAATGAGAGAACTGCGAATATAACCGAGGAATTCATTTTATATACCTTTTTAGGTGTTTTTGTCATTTTTGTGGTGGATTCTTTTTCTCGGTCGGGGAAATATGTAAGGTAGGTAGGGGGGAAACATATGGTTTGCCCTCCCCTTTCCTTTCAAAAAATGTATTATAAAATAAAACATTTTTATTCTTTTTTTGTAATAGACTCTTTTTATCTGGGGTAAATATGTTCGGTAATTTTATTATTATATTTAATATGAATTCATTTAATTCATGTTATGCTTTATATGTATCAAAACCTGTTTTAAGTGTTGATTTTGGACCTACACAAATTTCACAAGAATCTGGTACATCTACAGTTAATAGTGTAACTTTAAAATTTTATCCACCTACTAATTACCCCCATCATTTAATAATTCAAATATAACAGGTTATAATGTTTCTGGTTATACGGTTATTATTGGTACTTTTTCTAATACTGGTTTAAATAAAGTTACGATAACGGGTTTTATTAAATCCAATCAAAGTTTTAACATATTATTAGGAACAACGTATAGTGATGGAAATACTTATTATAATAAGGATACTTTTACTATTGCAACAGCTCCTTCTCTAGATGATATTTATATTAAATCTGATTATAATCAGTATCAAGAGGTTTCGTTTTTTTAAGGGAGATCAAATTATAAAAACAGTTACATTTTATAGTAATAATAATTTTTATCTAACAACTTATGCAGGTGTTATTGATTATACAAAATATACTACACTTAATAATAATGTATCATTAAGACTTAATAGTTTTCGATGTTACACTAATTCATCAATAAAAATAATAATAAATTCACAATATTGGTTTTAGGTAAGAATTATTAGCGTAACTAGTGATTATGGAACAAGTAGTTGTAGTTCTAATGATGCAACACATACAAGTAAGGCAAAATATGTGACAAAATAATAAATTTTTCTGAATTTTTCTTGTGGAAATTTTTACTTTTCAAAAAAAATATTTTTACAATATATATTTTTTTGAAATTATTAGAGAATTTTCTATTGTTTTGAGTGTTATTTTGTATTGGATAAGCAATATAATATATAATCAATTACATAGAAGTTAATAAACCAGAAGAACCGACTACAGTTGCTCTTGAACCATCTGCAGACATTGCTATCCACCTTAAACTTTTATTAATTGTATTATAGTTTGTTGCATCTACTGGAACCCAAGTTTTTCCATAATTTGTTGATCGATATAATCCTATATTATCACCATTACCTGATCCTGGAGCTAATAATTGTATTGAACCATCTGCAGACATTGCTATAGAGTTAATATGTTTATTTACAAAAATTGTTGTATCAGAATTAGTCCAATTTACTCCATAATCTGTAGAATATATAATTCCAAAGCCACTATCTAAAGCAAAACCTATAGTTTGATATTTACCATCTGAAGACATAGCTAATCTTGAAATAAATTTATTCACTAAATCTATATTAGTATTAGAATAATTCCAATTTACCCCATAATCTGTAGAATATATAATTCCATATGTTGAATCTGGATTACCTTGTTTTTGTACAACAATACTAGAAATAACAGTTTGATTTTTACCGTCGCTTGTTACTGCAACTTGTAACCAACTTTTACCTGAACTTGATACATTTATTGAATTATTTGTATAATTCCAAGTTACTCCATAATTTGTTGAATATACTATACCAAAACTATTAGTATTAGTTGGATCTCCTGTTGAACCATATATAACACTTCTAACAGCAGTTTGATATTTACCATCTGAAGACATTGCTACGCTATTCCAATTTTTATTTATTGTATTTACATTTGTATCACAATTATTCCAAGATTTTCCATAATCTCTAGAATATATAATTCCTACTGTAGTATTATAATTACAAACAGCGGTTTGATATGCACCATTTGCAGAGATTGCTATGGAATAAAATATTTTATTTATTGTATTTATAGGAGTTATATCAGATTTATTCCAATTCACTCCATAATTTGTTGAATATATAATTCCATAAGTCTGATCATAAGATATACTTGCTGTTTGATACATACCATCACTAGACATTGCTACAGCTATAAAATATAGATTATTATAAGTATCACTTACACTTTTCCATGTGATTCCATAACTGCTTAAAAATTGGGTTACAGGAGAAGATATAGGTGAATAAATACTACCATAATTAGCTTGAACTGTAAAACTATAAGTTGTACCTTTTATTCCTCCACTAAAGGATGCTGATGTTGCACCACTTTCTAATGTTGTTGTTATACTTGAATAACCACTTATAGCAGGATTATATCTTATAATATATTGATTTGCTCCTGATACAGCATTCCAATTAACTGTCATTGTTACACCATCACTAGTAATACTTGTTATTGTAGGTTGAGATAATAATATTATTTGACTTTGTGCTGACGGTGGTGAATAAATACCATTTTTTATAGTTTGAAGTGTAAAACTATAAGTTATACCTGGTATTCCAGTAAAAGTTTGGGAATTTACAATTCCTAATGTTATACTTGAAACATTATTTATATTAGGAGTATAATTTACAATATATCCAGTTGCTTCTGATACAGTATTCCAACTTACTGTCATTGTTGTAAAATCACTAGAAGAAACAGATATCGAAGTTATTGTAGGTGCAGCTAATAATATTATTTGACTTGATGCAGATGCAGGTGAGTAAATACTACCATTTATAGATTTAACTGTAAAACTATAAGTTGTTCCTGGTTCTCCATAAATAGTTGTTGAAGTTCCAGTAATTGTTGGTGTAGTTGTACTACCATATTTTACAATATATCCAGTTGCTCCTGATACAGTAGTCCAACTTACTGTCATTGTTCTACCATCAGTAGAAGAAACTGTTGTCGGATTTATTGTAGGTGCAGCTAATAATGTTATTTGACTTGATGCAGATGCAGGTGAGTAAATACTACCATTTATAGCTTGAACTGTAAAACTATAAGTTGTACCTGGTTCTCCATAAATAGTTGTTGAAGTTCCAGTAATTGTTGGTGTAGTTGTACTACCATATTTTACAATATATCCAGTTGCTCCTGATACAGTACTCCAACTTACTGTCATTGTTCTACCATCAGTAGAAGAAACTGTTGTCGGATTTATTGTAGGTGCAGCTAATAATGTTATTTGACTTGATGCAGATGCAAGTGAATAAATACTACTATTTATAGCTTGAACTGTAAAACTATAAGTTGTTCCTGGTTCTCCATAAATAGTTGTTGAAGTTCCAGTAATTATTGGTGTTATTGTACTACCATATTTTACAATATATCCACTTGCTCTTGATACAGTATTCCAACTTACTGTCATTGTTCTACCATCAGTAGAAGAAACTGTTGTAGGATTTATTGTAGGTGCAGCTAATATTGTTATATTACTAGATGAAGATATTGAATAAACATTACCATTTACAGCGGTTACCGTAAAAATATAACTTAAACCTACTGTTCCACTAAAAGATGCTGATGTTGTAGTTGGATCAAATGATTGACTTGAAAAACCATTTATATTAGGAGTAAAATTTACAATATATCTAGTTACTCCTGATACAGGTAACCAATTTACAGTCATTGTTATACCATCAGCAGCAAGAGTTATTGGTTGCATTACTGGAACTTCTGGTGTAACAAATACTGTATTTACAACTACAACTCCATTTTGTATTTCAAAAAGCAAATTTTCTTGTAATGACATATATAAAATAATATTATTTATTATTATATATTTTACATATTAGATTATAAAACCAAACAATTCCCCGCAAATATTGGAGAACTCGGATAAATCCAATTGAATGTATAATATGCCGTTTTGTTCTCAAAAACGGGTGTATTTCTTTCCCGCCATTTTCCATGTATTTTCATATTATCCCCCAAGTTCTCAAATATCAACATTTTAAATTCGGGAAACTTTTTCACTATTTGATGTATCGAATGTAAAAATCCCAAATAAAATAATGAAAAAGAATCTGTATTCATAAAACTCCCATAGAATTGTAATGTATTTCCTTCTATATCCTCATATTGCATCTTGGCATCTTTGAAAAAATACATTCCATAAATGTATTCCCCACTTTTTAAACAAAATACGTAATACATATTTTGTTTTATCATTTCAATATAATTTCCCAAACTCGTTACCGATAAAAACGCCAAATGATCCGGTGTTTTTTCTAAATCCAAATGTGTTTTTATATATAAAAAATCGATCAATAAATCTATATTTTCTGAAGTTATTTGGATTACATAATAATGCTTTGGTAATGGAGGAAAAACCAGATTACGCAAATAATACACATATGTTATGTATTGGACGAGTGGAACTATACCTTCAAATAATTCTATTTCTCGCTTTATTAGAGAACCTACTATTTGCGAGTTCTCTATTCTTTGATTATATTCGTGGGTTTGAAATAATTCGCGGATTTTTTTGGTATCGTTTTTTTGAACTATTTTTTTGTATTTGTCAAATTCAATATCCTTGTTTATACACAAATAATCCATGTAGTACAAAGATGTTTCTGTATATATTTTATCTGTGTCCGTATTTTTATAATATATATTTACTGGATTACTCATAAGACATCCTGTTATTTCTTTATCACATATTATTTTTTCTTTTTTTGGATCGGGTTCTGGATCAGAGTCCAAGTCCATTCTAAAAACGGTCGAATAATAATAAGAAATAAAACATTTTTCTATATGCCCCGAATATAATGCATCTAATTCTTTCTCTTCTAATGTCAACATAATTCTATCACTCGAAATATAGTTTGATTTCAATAAATAGAGAACATCCCTCTTTTCTTCTGTTGAAATATCTAAATACGGATGGGTTTTTATATCTAAAAAATTACAAAATTTGGTTTTTATAGGACGATATTTATAAATCACAAAAGGTTCTCGATAAAACCGTCGCCAATAATCATATGTATGAAACACTGGTTGATTATTCCAAAATGGATATTTTATTTTTATATATCCATATACCAATAAATATAAAATGGTTATTCCAAATAAAAAATATTGTAGCATAATTATTACCTACCATAATTTTTTATTCTAAACCAATTACCCAAACGCATTGTTCTTTAAAGAGTTTTCTCGAGAACGTATAAATATTGGTTCTCATCTCCATTACATGATTTCATATTTGTTTTCGCGTGTATAATAAATCCCGAATTACTAGCAATTCTCAAAATATCATCAACATACTCCATCATCATTGTTTTCTCATTTTGTCGAATATTATTTGTTTGTTTATCCACAAATGTTTCTTTCAAAACAACTATAGAAGAGTTTGTTTTTATTTCGTAATTTGCAGTATAATCAAAATCGATAAATTCTGCGGAAGTTTCTGTTCTCTTTTCTTTGGGAGGATTGTATTTTCGATAGAATGCTGTCAAATCCATTAGAGTATCTTCGAATTTCTTTGCGCTAAATTTTTCTCTATCTACTAAATGTAGTATCAAATATCCATTGGGTTTCAACCAAAAATAACAATTTCTGAAAAATGTTTTCTTGTCTTGAATTTCATAAATCGTAAAATTCGTAGATAAAATATGAGTAAAAAGCCCTTTCTCAAATGTCATTGTATCGATAACATCTCCTTTAATGAAATTGGCCTCGGGAAATTTGGTTTTCGAAAATTCTATCATAGATTTTGAATTATCTATTCCATAAACATTATATCCGGCATTATTCAATTGATTTACAGCACATCCAGTACCGCTACCAATATCTAATATTGTACTGTATTTTGTATCGAGTTCTGTCATTTTCAATATTTCGAACAATTCTTTTTGACAATATTTATCACGTTCTGTAATACCATCATAAACCTCTGCATAAAAATCGTCGTATATTTCTAAATCCGTTTTCAATACGAAAGGGGCATTTTGAGTGAATCCTTCTGGTACTTTTTTGGGCGGTTCTGATAATCGATAAAGATAATATACAATTGCTATAATTATTATTGTTAATAGCATTTTATGGTATAAAAAACGGGGGTTTTTTGAAGTTAATATTGTTAGTAAATAATTAAACATTTATTTTTATAGAATATATATTTTCTTATACATATTCTATTGATTCTTTTTTTCTTTTTATGAAATAAATAATATTATATTATATAAAAATTTGAAATTGTATTATTACAATTGTACTTGATAATGGTAATAATATAATATATTTAATATATTATTAGTATTTGATTATTTAGACATTCACAATATATGGGAGGTAATAGTAGTTCTGTTGTAGCAACGGATGTTGATACCAATGATATTATCAGAATTCAAGAAAAATTGGGTAAAAAATATTCTATTCCACTCGAAGTACAAGTCGCCCATTATACCCCAAGTATTTTTCCACTAGTTCCAATTATCAATTCCCAAATCAATAAATTATGTATGGATTCATGGAAACTAATATGTAATAATCGAGAAAAAACCGATTCTGGATTAGAATTGACAGGCATCACACTTTTTTACAATGATTTTTATGAGCGTTTAGCATTAGTTGATGAAAATAAAAAAATCGAAAGCGTTTTGAGCGCACATTCTACAGGACTAAATAAAATTGCTGAAAAGGGCGCCATAATCATACGAATTATCAATTATGCACTCTCTATTACGAAAAACGACGAACAAACACAATTTCGTCTTTATAATCTAGGAAAAGCTCATACAAAAAGGACCATACGTCCTTATATGTATTCTGTATTCATTCAAACATTACTATATACAATTTCAAATCAATTAGGTCTTTATGCTACACATGAAGTTATGGAGGCTTGGGTAAATGTTTTTTCATTTATTATGAAATCAATGCTTCCACTTGCAATAAAAGATCAAACATTAGAAACCGAAATATGTATAAATACCAAAACTGAATTTTCATCCGATAATGTTAAGATACAGGTTCAAGAAATCAAATATGAAAAGGAGAAAGGATTATCTAGTGCTAGATCGTTTTTAACGAATCGATCCAATCGTTCAAATAATGACAGACCTATAAGTGGTGTTAGTAATAGTTCATATTTACCCAAATTACCTCTAATAAAATCATCGGACTATTTAGACAGTCAAGAATATTGAATTGTCTTTATTATATTGTATTCGAGTGGTGTTCCTGGACGCTTTTCTTTAATTGATTCTACAATTTTTTGGGTTACTTTTACAAAATTAGTATTATAAAGAGATAACCAAAATGAGAATATTACAAAAAGGATAGATCCAAAAATAAAATCCTCTATTCTAAATGGTTTATTACGTATTAGCCAAAGTGGGATTAATTTAATAAATATGTTTATAATACTGAAAACCAGAATATTCAATATAGGATTATTATAATATACCATTAAAGCTAAAGCTATTACATTATTTATTACTCCTAGAATTAGCCAACTATTCGGACAATATTTTATATATCCGAAATAATAGAATAAAAACCATATGAAAAGAAAATAGGAAAATATAAAATCGTATCTTTTTGGTATAGTATACATTCTAATATACATAGTACTTATCTTTTTACTCTGGTTTCTTTTTCTATTGTATAAGATCCTACTCCTATTAATTTACATTTTCCTCCTTTGTTTTCCGGGTTTTTCAATTCTTGTAGACAATCTTGTTCGTTTGTAAAGTTACCTATTTGTTGGACGCTAATTCCAAATGTTACTGTTTTAGGTATTTTTTTTTTGGTTTTATTTTTTGCTTTATTTTTATCTTTAATTTTTAATTTTTTTTGTTTATTATTTTCGGTTTTATTTATGGGTTTTTTTTTCCTAAAAATGTTTAAAAAAGGATTTATCATATAGTATTTCATTAGAAAATAACAATATTACATTCCATTACGTAATTGGGTTCTCGTGTGATTATAAAATGTGTCTCTTCCAATTTTTGTATCGACAACATTGGGATTTGGAGATGAATTGAATTCGGGATTTGAAAATAAATCAGGAAAAGGTTGTGATTCCTTTTGAGAACCCATAGGAACAGGAACCCGATATAAATCACTATTCGATGATGGAACATAAACTCCTTGGTCCGCACCATGTTGAAGAACAAAATATTGGTTTCGTAATTGGGTTTCCAATTCAATATTAAATCCTGAAGGCGGAGCTCGTTGAGAACCCGGATTGAAATTTATACTAGAATTATATTCTAAATAAGGAATTACAGGTTCTTTCATAGGTGTTCTCCGATTTATAATTGGAAAAAACGCGTATTTTGTTGGTACAGGACGAGGATTGAAATTAGGTTGTAGTGGAGAATCTGGAAAATGTCTAGATTGGATTCTATCATTCAATTCATCTACTCTTTCATTTTGACCTTGATAAAGGAAATTCGGTAACCCCTCTATTGAATTTTCTTGAATTTGATTTACAGATTGCATTTTATTATTTTTACTATATATGTTCGGATGATAATAAATTATGTGTAAAATAACATAGAATTATTATTACAGAATCTTATAGAAATATTCAAGATTAGTATAAGATGACGATTACATTTTCGACTTGTTGGTATGTTTTTAAAGCTAAATTTGGAACGGATGTTTATGAAAAATGGATTGATAATATGCTTTCAAATGTTCGTAATTATAATTTGGTTCTCTATTGTGACAAATTAGGTTACGAGTATGTGAAAAAATATTCGAATAATGTTCGAATCAAAATTGTGATAAAAGCTTTTACGGATTTTCATACTTTCCAATACAAAAAAGAATGGATTCGGAATCATAAAATGAATTGGTTATTGAATGAAAAAGTGGATTGGGAAGTCAATGCATTATGGTCGGAGAAAATTAATTTTGTAAAAGAAACGATCGAAAAAAAATATTTCGATACGGAATTTTATGGGTGGATGGATATTGGTTATATGCGAGGTCGGTCAAATGATTTGGATAAGGATAGTTTGGCGAATTGGCCTAGTTCGTCCGCTATTTCTAAGTTAGATTCTACAAAAATTTATTATGCTTTGATAAATAATAATGATTATTACGTAGATCAATTATATAGTTTGATACAGGATAAAAATGAAATGGGGTTACCCAAAATTCCTATTCCACCAAATCAACTAAGTATTGCAGGGGGATTTTTCATTTGTCATCGAGATATTTTGCCGTCGTGGTTTGAAGAATATTATCGGAAATTAAGTGATTATTTTAATTATGGGTATCTTGTGAAAGACGATCAAATAGTAATAGCGGATTGTGTTTTTTCCAAACCCGAAAAGTTTTTTTTAGTCAAAGAAAATGATCCGCGATATGACAATTGGTTTTTATTTCAACGGAAACTCAGGGAACCGTAGGTTCCCCTGAAACCCCCTCCTTTAATATTGTTTTTTATATTGTATTTGATATTAATTATTAGGTTAACATCTAGTTGTTTTCTTTTAAGGGAGGGGTTTCAGGGGAACCGTAGGTTCCCTGAGTCGGTTCCCTGAAAAAAAGAATAAAAAAATAAAAACATAAAAAGATTTTATTATTATATTATTATAATAATAACAAAAATATGACGAGTATTTTGATCGCACTTAAAAACGGTATTGAATATATCGACGAGTCTGTTACCTCTGTTATCGAACAAACATATAAAGATTGGGAATTAATTATCGGTGTAAATAGTCTAGAACAAAATTCTATCGAATATCGTGTTGCAAAAGAATATGAAGATATCGATCCTCGTATTCGTGTTTATGATATGTACGAAGTTACGGGTAAAGCAAACTCTTTGAATAAAATGCTAGAATATTGCAAATATGATTGGGTCTCTATTCTCGACGTAGATGATATTTGGATGTCGACCAAATTAGAAAAACAAATACCTTTTTTAGAAGATTATGATGTTATTGGAACCCATTGTGTTTATTTCGAGAGACTTGAAGGTGTAACTCCTCAAATCCCTTTTGGAAATCTCGATGATTTCGATTTTAAAAGTGTGAATCCAATCATTAATAGTAGTGCTATTTTGCGTAAATCATTGGCCTATTGGAATGAAGAATATTCCGGTGTAGAAGATTATGATCTTTGGTTACGATTACGCCGTCAAAAAAAACGGTTCTATAATATTGAAGAAGTTCTAGTGAAACATCGGGTCCATGAAACTTCTGCATTCAATAGCAAAAATCAACAAGAAAAAATTAATAAAATATTACAGGATTGATTTTCTCAGGGGAACCTCGTTGCGTACCGATCCCCTTGAAACCCCCTCCTTTAAAAATGATATTTATAATGTATTTGATATTAATCATTTGGTTAATATCAAGTTGTTTTCTTTAAGGGAGGGGTTTCAGGGGAACCGTAGGTTCCCTGAGTTTTGATAAAATTGAAAAATTAAATAGATTTCAAAAAAGAAATAAAAAATATTTATTAACGTAAATCTATTTTTTTACATTTGAATTGAAGGATAAAGAGTATCTATTTCATTTTTCACTTTATTAATATCTGTATCAGGTCTTATTATCAAAACAAACCGTAATGTTTTATTATCTGTAATATCTACATAACATGGATAATAAGTTCTCCAAGTTTTTATACCATTATTCGTTCCATATGCAGTCGGCACTTTCGATATTGCTTTTGTTATTGAAACAACCTCTTTTTTACTATTCAATGAAGTTTCTTTAAATCCTTCTGAATTATTTTTCGTTATTTTATAGTCATAACTAAGAAGCTTACAAACATTTTGTAATACTTCTTCATTATCATAAACACGATATTTATCTTTATTTATTTTCAGTTCATTTTGAATTGTAATTTCCAAATTTTTTATATTTTTGGGATTTACAAATAAATTTTTTGAACCAGTTGTGCTATATTTTATTTTACCAAATGGATTTTTATAGAATTCTTCATATTCATTTATTGCATCTATCGATGTTCTATGTGGACCTGTTTTATATCCATTTAATATTTCATTTTTCCAATAACCTGTCATTCTACCAGGTAAACCTTGAACTTGAACGTTTGTATCATATTTTTTTAAATATCTTTCATGTGTTGCACCTATCTTCTTTTTCCATTTATTTGGTATTAAATTCGCTCTTCTATAAAATCCTTTTACTGCTATAACTAAATGATTTTTAATATTATCAAATATATTTGATAATTCTTCGTAGCTTATTCTATCATCGGAAGTATGATTTTTAAATTCTATATTATTTCTTATACATGCATTAAATATAAAATCCTTATTTTTTTCATCCGTTCTTATTATATGAATTCTATAATCTAAACCGTAATTTTGTAAAATATCTTCTTGGACCCATTTTTCAGCAGTTTCATCATTATGGATCGAATAATATTCTTTAATAATATTAAGTTCTAAAAAATCTTTATGACTTATATAAGACTCAGGTATACTCATATAATGTGTATAATGTTTATCCCCCCATTTATATAAATCACGTAATTCATTTATTATGGTAGCAGAAACAAATACAAAATATATATTATTTTCTTCCATATATTTTATATCTAATATACCACTTTCCTTTAATATTAAATGTAATTTTTGATCCTCTTTATCACCACTATCTATTTCATCATTAATAATAATAGCATTTTTTATATTTTTTAATTTACTTTTTAATCTTTGGAGTTTTCCATGATGAAAAACATTATCTTTGAAACAAGATGGAATTTTATCTTTCATATCATCCTCCCATGATCGATTACTCATAGCAGTAATAAAGAATATATTATTTCTATGTAAAACAAAATCATTATTTGGATGTGTAGACATATTTTTTGCAATTTCTATCATAAGACCATCCATACCTACTTTTGTTCTTTTAACAATACTAATCACTCTTATAGGTGTTTCATAAAATTTATTACAGATTACAAGAGCATCTTCTTTTTGATTATCAAAAATATATTCACTACTTGCTTTTACGTCACCTGTAATAAATAATTCTTTATTTTTTTTACTAGCGCTATTATAATCATTAAATACTATTTCTCTATTTATGTCAAGTATTGATTCTTCCATTTTGTTTACTGTATTATATAATATATTTCATAATTTTTAATTCAATTTTACAATATATTTGTTATTCTATCAGAAAATTGAAAAATTAAATAGATTTCGAAAAAGAAATAAAGACTATCCGCTTTTTATATTGTATAACATTCTATTATTTTACGTAAAATATTTCTAGTAAAATGGTGAAAATCTGCTCTGAAAAATATAGTCATGAAAACGACGAAAAATATCAAGCGCACTTTGATATATTTCCATATTCTCTAAGTCCCTTTCAAAAGCATGCTATAGAAGCTATTGTTGAAGGGAATCATGTATTAGTAACCGCCCATACCGGATCCGGAAAAACACTTCCTGCGGAGTTTGCTATTCGACATTTTGTCGGGTTAGGTAAAAAAATTATTTATACGAGTCCTATCAAAGCTCTTTCAAATCAAAAATACTATGAATTTACAAATAAATATCCTGATATTAAATTCGGACTTTTTACTGGAGATATCAAGACAAACCCTGAAGCCGATGTTCTCATTATGACTACAGAGATTTTGATGAATTATTTGTTTATGGATACTGGTACTGGTACAGATACTGATCGTGATGCTACTAATCTATCTTTTACAATCAATATTCGCGATGAATTGGCCTGTGTCATTTTTGACGAAGTTCATTATATTAACGACCAAGAACGAGGTCAAGTATGGGAAAAAACAATATTGATGCTTCCAGAACATATTCAAATGGTTATGCTTTCTGCAACCATTGATAACCCTGCAGGTTTCGCAGAATGGTGTGAAAACCGGTATTCGGGGGGTAAAACGGTTTATTTGGCTTCTACGAATCATCGTGTTGTTCCCCTTTCACATTATGGATATGTAACCACCACAGAAGCCATTTTCAAAATTGTCAAAGACAAAGACTTACAGAAAAAAATTAGAGATCAAACCAATACTTTGATTGATCTCCAGAGTGCAACTGGTAGCTTTCAAGAGGTCGGATATAAAAATATCGCGTTTACACAAAAGATCCTACAAGATAATCGAGTCCAGATCAATCGAAAACATACTATGAATCAATTATCACTCTTTTTACGAGATCGGGAAATGCTTCCTGCAATTGCTTTTGTATTTTCGCGAAAAAATGTCGAATTATTTGCAAAAGATATTACTGTCAATTTATTAGAAGATGATAGTAAAGTTCCATATATTGTTCGCCGCGAAGCCGAACAGATTTTGCGGAAATTGCCAAATTATGCGGAATATTTACAACTTCCCGAATATACGCGTTTGATTGGACTTCTTGAGAAGGGTGTGTGTATTCATCATTCGGGGATGATTCCGGTTTTGCGAGAGATCGTTGAACTGATGATTTCAAAAAAATATATCAAACTCCTTTTTGCTACTGAATCTTTTGCAATTGGCCTCGATTGTCCTATTCGAACGGTTGTTTTTACGAGTTTAACCAAATTCGATGGTGATGGAGAACGTTATTTAATGCCACACGAATATACGCAAATGGCTGGACGTGCAGGACGGCGTGGTATCGATACCGTCGGTTATGTCGTTCATTGTAATAATCTATTTTCATTACCAACTTTAGGTGAATATAAAACGATATTAGGTGGAGTTCCACAGAAATTGGTTTCTAAATTCCGGATTTCTTACGGATTGATTTTGAATCTTATTAAGAATGGAAAGACCCGGGATTTCGATTCATTTTCAAAGAAAAGTATGATTTATGGAGAGATTTCTAAAAATGTTGAAATGTGTGTTTCTCGTTTGGATCAATTCGAGAGTGCAATCCAGAAAAAGAGGGATTCTTTGAAGATGGCAAGAACACCCGAAACCGTATGTCAGCAATATTTAGGGCTCGAAGAAACATTGAAGACGAGTGTGAATAAAAAGAGAAAAGAATGTGAGAGAAATATGGGTAGTTTAATAGATCAATATAAATTTTTGAAACAAGATGTTGCGGCTGTCAAAGAATTAGCAGATATGGAGAGGAATTTCGATAGAGAAAAAGGGGTGTTGGAATATGATACTAATTGGATAACTTCACAAACAAATTTGGTCTCTAAATTACTAGAAAATGATGAATTTATCGAAATGGACGAGACATATTGTGGCTATAAAATGACGGGTTTGGGTACTATTGCCGGACAATTGGCGGAAGTACATCCTTTGATTATGGGGCGTAGAATAATAGATTCGGATTATTTTGCGAATTTTACCGTAAAACAATTGATCGGATTCTTTTCTTGTTTTACCGATGTCAAAGTTGCTGCCGAATCGAGGTCTGTTGTACCTTCTTCTGAGGATCCTGTTTTGAATCGTGAGATTTCGAAGATGGTTGATATGTGTAATTATTATGAAAAATATGAATTGGATAATGGTATGAATACTGGGATTCGATATGACGAAATATTGATGTTTGATATGATACAATATTCTATGGATTGGTGTGATTGTATTCTTGAAGAAGATTGTAAATATTTCATTCAAAATGTCATTGTTGAGAAGGGGATTTCATTAGGGGATTTTACCAAAGCGATGATGAAGATTGTTACTATTTCTAGGGAGATTGAGGGTATTTGTGAAATGGTTGGACGGATCGATTTGCTTTATAAAATTCGACAAATAGAAAAAGGGGTTTTGAAATATGTGCTTACTTCGCAGAGTTTGTACCTCTAAATCAGGGGAACCAAAGTTCCCCCCGAACCCTCCTTTTTTACAAAAAGAATTCTTTACTATTAATACTGTATAGTAATGTCTGAATATAATTCATCCTCCTCTTCTAAAAATTTACCTACCCCTCCTATTTCTACTTCTGTTCCTATTGTCCCCATACCCCCCGCAAATGTTACCACTAGTCTCGGTCAAACCACTCTTAAAGAAAAAATAGAAACAAAAAAAGATTCTTCTTCATACTACATTAAATCCTCTTTTATGGTAACATACATTTTATTATTGACTACAGCTACAGTAACTTTTATTGAAGCTATGAGAACACAAGATCCGAATATAAGACATGTTCTTAATTTAGAAACTTGTATATCGATTATTGCAGGTTATTTTTATTCTGTTTTTTTAGCACAAATAGACGGCTATGAAAAAGATAATAAACCTATTGATTGGGAACAACTTACGAAGACTCGATATGTCGATTGGTCCATTACTACTCCTTTGATGTTATTGGTATTATGTATTGTTTTGAGTATGCATCTTAATATAAAAATCAAAATAACCACTATTTTATCTGTTGTTTTATTGAATTTTTGTATGCTTTTCATTGGATATTTAGGTGAAATTGCTACATTGACTAGAACGGTTGCAACTATTGGTGGATTTATTCCATTCTTTGCAATGTTCTATATTATTTATTTGAATTTTATAAAACCGAAATATGTATTTTTCAATTATTTCTTTTTTGGATTTTATTTGATTGTTTGGAGTTTGTATGGGTTGGTTTATCTTGCTCCTGAAAACTATAAGAATATTTTTATGAATGTATTGGATTGTATTTCCAAGTGTTTTATAGGATTGGGATTATGGGTTTATTATAGTAATACCATCTCAGGTTAGGGGAACTTATGTTACGTTCCGACTGAAACCCCCTCCTTCAAAAAAGGTTGTTTGTAAAAAATTGATTCTGTCTTTTTTATATTTATTATTAATATATTACTATAATAATACTATAATAATCCAAAATGGTTAAGAATACTACAGGTGGTAATCAAGCAAAGAATATTGCTAGAAAGAATACTTATAAAACGAATACGCAATTAATGCTTCCTACTTCACCTCTTGAAGTAATTGTTTGTGTAACAAAAGCGTTTGGTAATGGCATGCTTCAAGTCCAAACAGATGATAATAAAATACTTTTAGCGCATATACGCAATAAGTTCAGAGGAAAACAAAAACGTCATAATCTGATTACTGTTAATTCTATTGTATTGGTTGGACTTAGAGAATGGGAAAATCCAGCAAAAAATTGTGATATTATTTTCATTTATGATTCAAATCATGTAGAACAATTGAAAAATATTCCGAGTCTAGAAATCAAAAATATAATAAAACTTTCTATGGGCCAATTATTCTTATCTAAAGAGTTGTTAACCAATGATATCGTATTTACAGAAGAAACTGAAGAAGAAATGAAAGATACTGAAGAATATACAAAATCTTTGAAGAAACACGAATTCAAAATGGAGGATACTGAAGAAATAGATTTTGATGATATCTAAAAAACAAATTGTAAAAACAATAAAAAATAAAAACAAAACAAAAACATATTACATTTTTACTTATTTATTTTTTATTTTCAACGAATTTATTATAAAGCTTATCAAAAACCCCCAAAATATTTTTATATTATTTGCACCATTAAATATCATAAATCGAAGAACACGACAATGTGGTGTTTGAACTAATAATGGTGAAATCAAAAATCCATAAAACCCATCAGGAACACAAAAGTAAACATAAAGACGGGATGCATTATAATGTATTATGATCCATAATATATATATTCCAAAAATATTCATAAACAAATTCAATAATTCAATAAATAACATTTCAGAATAATAACAATAACATTTATTATTTTTATTATTTCAATTTTTTATTTATCAATTTTCTTTACATAAAATTCTATTTCATCTATAGGAATTTTGGGTAAAACTGGATGTGCTTCCCAAAAATAACGACAAAACGCCCATTTGAATTCATATGATTCGGGATAAAAATCTTTATAATTTTCATTTATATATTTTTGAATATTTCCTGGTAACAAATAATGATAAGCTTTTGGTAAAACATAACATAATTGCGTATAAGAACATATAGATGTTTCCTTTTTAACTTCTAAAATAATATCATTATTATTAGGTAAAAATTTACATAGATCATTAAATAATGGAGGATAACAATAATTATATTTCCATTTCCAATCAATACAATCTCCTGTATAATAATTATAAACCCATTCTAATCCTTCAAAATAATTTCTACATATTTTTTCAATATTATTGTATTTAGGTTCTATTCCAAATAAACATTTATAATATCTTTCTTCCCAATAAGGTTCTTGAGGACAAATATATTTTTCATCTGAACGAAAAATAACAGGTGCATTTAATAAAATGTTTTCTTTATCTTCAACACTACTTTCTTTGAAAGTATAATTATTGAATTTATTACGAACATTATATTCATTCAATAAAAATTGACGTTCTCCTTTTGCGATTTGTTTAATGAATGTTCCAACGTTATTCCATTCTATTTTATCATTATCAGGATTTATAAAATATTTATTTTCAAAATTCCCGATACAATTCCTATAAATATCTAACAAAGCTGTTATACCATGAGTTCGAATATTCATAGCTGGGAAATGTGGTAAAAAATCATTTCCTAAAAAAAAACAAATAAATACATAATCAACAATTCTATTTTTAGTAAAATATTTACAATTCATTTCAGACAATATTGAATGAGACAGTTTTTCTATATCTAAAAAATGTGGTTCATTTGGAGGTGATTCTAATGATATCAAATTTTTAAAGTATTCAGGTGTTTCTCTAAAAACATAAATATTATTAGAATATTTCAAATGTAAAATAGATAACATAATCAAGTCAGCATCTAAACCGTATATTGCAATATTTTCATTTGATTTATTGTTTCTCATATAATGATACATTTTATGTTCTCCTTCACCTTTTTCATCAGAACAAGATATAATGATATTTTTCACATTATATTTTTTTCCTTTATTTTTGAATTCCTTGTTTATTATTTTTGAAAGTTTCTCCATAAATTGGGTTCCCGGTGTAATAGAAGCAGTATTCCAAGAACTCTTTTTAATTTTATTATCAAAACTATTTTTTGAAATAAACCATGATTTATAGCGTCGGGTTCTCTGTTGTTCCATTTTTGCAAAAGGTGCAACACCGTCGAATGCAATAAACAGTGTTTCCGATGGTTTTATAAAATCAATATAAATTTTTATTTTATCAATAACCGTTGAAATAATAAATGATTCGAAATCTTTAGGTAATTCAATTTCTCCCGAATTAATCGTTTTTTCCAACATATGTACGGAATCGTAAATAATAGAATTACAATCCATATACAAACTATTAAAATTTACATTATTATTTTTAAAATACTGTAAATTTTTTATAATATTCGAATAATTCTTAATAACATAAGAAAAATAACTAGGTATTCCCATTCTCTATAATATACACAATTTTATTTTTATACTGTTTATTTATTATCTTCTACAAAAAGGACAAGGGGATTCGAATAATTCTAAATAACATTTTTTACATACACAATGGCCGCAATTTAAATCAATATTTAATTCAGTATTTAAACATATTCCACATTCTGTAAAATGATTTAATTGAGTAAATAAACGAACTTTATTATTATATATAGAAATGTGCTTCGTTTCATTGTATAATTTTTTTAAATTCCTATAAATATCATTATCTTTACATAAATTATTTTCATCTATAATATCAAATAATTTTATAAGTTCTTTTATTGTTATAAATGTATTAAGTTCAACTCCATTTTCAGTGTCATCAGGGTCATAATTAAATAATGCCATTTTATAATACATAATTGCTGTTTCATTATTATTTATATCTGAATAATAAAGTGCTAAAAATACCATAGATTCACAATCTTCATAATCATTAATATTAGTTATTAGATATTTTATCATTTCTGGATACTTTTTATTTTTTTTATAGAAATCGGCAAGATTAAACAAATTAGAAGAATTTTTAAATTTTGAAATAGCTTTTAGATATTCATTTTCTACAATATTAAATGGAAAATTATGGTCTTCATAATAAATAGCCAATTCTGGTGTGTATTTTTCATTAATAATACTTGCTTCTTTATATAAATTTATAATTTCATTTTCATAATCAAAATCCAAATCTTTTTCTAATAATGATGCTCTTCTACTAAAAAGTTCTCCAAGTAACATAATACCAATAAATTCTGGTTCTGTGTATGTTTCCATATTATTATTATTGTTAAATTTATTTATTTTATTTATAATATTTTCAATTTTTTGTATAATAAATTGAAATAAAAAGTTCTCTATAATAAAAAATATGAATATAATATTTTTTTTTGGATTTTTACATTTATTTGGAATGGTAACAAAGAACATTTATGGGATTATTATAGCAAAAAATATTATATTTGATAAAATTTATCTAACTATTTTTTTATCTATACCAATATCTTGGATTTTATGTAAAGATGAATGTATTATTTCTTATATAATAAAAAAATATAATAATAAAAATTATATATTAGGAGATAATCCTGAAAATGTAGATGATATTTCTGAATTGTTTTACAATAAAAAAATATATTTTATATTTTATAATTTAAATCAAATATTACAAATAATATCAATAATAATAGTAAATAATAGAACTACTAATATTTCTTATTATATTTTTATTCCAACAATCATATTATATATTTTTTATATTTATGATATATCATATAAAATAAATTATAGGAAAATTGTATATCCATATTTTCAAATATTATTATTATTATATTTACTTTTGTGTTTTTACAAAATATTGTATGTAAAACTATGTTATTTATTATGAAATGATAGATTATAGTGAAAAATGATAAAAAAAGTTAATAAAAATTCTATAAAAAATGTTATTAAAAACAATAATAACATTGAATTAGATAAATTTATTAACGAAAAAATTCTTTACTTACAAGAAATAATAAGAAATACAATAATTTCAATAAAATCAAACAATAATAAAATATTTAGTAATAATGATATTATTTTGTCAATAACTATATTGAATGAACTTTATGAAAAAACGATTGAAGTAAAAAATACGGAAAATTTGAAAAAAATAAATCAAAATATAAAAAACGACCAAATAAAAGCAATAGAAGAGTTACAAAAAATTACGGATAAACTTTTAATGATTATTTGTGGTTTCGGTACAAAAAATATAGAAGATCTTCTTTATATAAGTTTTGGGTTTGAATTCAATAATATTAAAATAGAAAATCCAATATTAAATGCAAAATATGAATTAATAAAAAAACATATTCACCCTATTGGTTGTAAAATAATAAATTGGAAACCACATAAACTTCATAATAACAATAGTGATATTTTTTGTAGTAATAAGATTACAGATGAAATATTAGTATTTGAAGATGCGGATTCGTTCGAATGTTTTGATACAGATAAATCAACAGAGTCTTTTTATCAAAAAATATTCGGAATAAGAATAGTAATTCATAATGAAATAGAAAAAAAAACAATAATAATTAGTGGAATAGTAGATAATATTGAATTAGAATGTTTTTCAAACGAATATATAGATTTTAGAAAGGATGAGATTAAAAAATCCGCAGAAGAATATGAAAAATCCGAAAAAGAGATTATATTAAGAATACTAGAATCTTTTAATTTAAAAGAAATATTGGTATTTGGAAATGAAGATTTACAAAAAAAAATGATGAGTATAATTATTGAATCTACAATAGTTAAACAGTCAAAATTAGATAATACTATTAAAAAATTCATTGATTTAGATGCATATTCTCAAAGAAATATGTTGATAAATCTATTAATTTATAGTAGTAACGACGAAGAAATCCAATATTTATGTTATATATTATATGATTTAGTTTCTAGTTCCAATAATAATAATAGTGAATTTAACGATCAACAATATATTTTTGATAGTTTACCTTCCAAAATAAAAAAATATTTTAAAGACGTAAAAATACACTACAAAATATACAAATGATATGATGCAAAAATATGATATACATAAAATAACACTAGAACAACAGATTTATTTAATGAAGGCAAATGACGTTGTAAAAGAAAAGGCCATAACAAAATTAAAAGAAATAAAATCTAGATCAGACGAAACTGGATTGAAAGCAAAGCAATATCTAGAAGGATTATTGAAAATTCCATTTTATGTATACAAAGAAGAACCCATTTTAAAAAAAGTGAAAGAGATTAATAAAAATTATATAAAATTATTACAATGCATAGAACATATTTTTACTAATATAGAGAACCCTATTAAAAAGGAAAAATATTCATTAATAGAAGTAAATAATTTTATAGAATTTTTGGAAAAATACATAGATAATAATGTTATTGAATGTATTTTGAAAACAATCAGTTCTCAACCGAATAAACAAGTTGTCAACATCGTAAATCATATAAACACGATAAAAAAATCGAAAAAAGAAAGGAAAATCATAATTTCTGGAAAAAATAAAAACGAATATATTGATAAAATTAGCGAATACTTGATTTCAAATAAAAAAAATAAAATGATAATTTCGGATATATTTGATACAATACATACAGAAATATCCTATTCGTTAAACAAAGCTATAAATGATATTTCACAGATAAAATTAAATATTGAAAATATAGATAATAGCATATCGTGTATTGAAAAAACATTAGACGAATCTATATACAGTCACAAACATGCAAAAAATCAAATTATGAAAATAGTAGCACAGTGGATTAATGGAGAACAAACCGGATATTGTTTCGGATTTGAAGGTTCTCCAGGTATAGGTAAAACTTCGTTAGCAAAAAAAGGATTATCAGGATGTTTAAAAGACGAACAGGGAAATTCTAGACCCTTTGCATTTATAGCATTAGGTGGATCTAGTAATGGGTCTTTTTTAGAAGGTCATGGATATACCTATATGAATGCATCTTGGGGTAAAATCGTCGAAATATTAATTGAAACGAAATGTATGAATCCTATAATATATATTGATGAATTAGACAAAGTTAGTAAGACGGAAAGTGGTAAAGAAATTATTGGAATATTTACACATTTAATAGATCAAACACAAAATGATAAATTTCAAGACAAGTATTTTTCTGGTATTGATATAGATTTATCAAAAGCATTATTTATTTTTTCTTACAATGATCCAGAACAAATTGATCGCATATTATTAGATAGAATACATAGAATAAAATTTGATAGTCTAAGTTTGAATGATAAGATTGTCATTGTTAAAAAATATATTTTACCCGAAATAAATAAAAAAATGGGTTTTGAGAACATTGTAGAAATTTCAGATGAAATTATTGAATTCATAATATTAAACTATACTTTAGAACCTGGTGTAAGAAAATTAAAAGAATTGTTTTTTGATTTATTCGGAGAAATAAATTTGAATATTTTAAGAATATCAAAAAATAATTTTTCTTTGCCTATAAAAATAACAAAGGATAATTTAGAGAATGAATATTTGATAAAATACAAAAAAATCATTGATAAAAAAATACATCAAAAACCGGAGGTTGGTATTATAAATGGTCTATGGGCTAATTCATTATCAATGGGTGGTATTATTCCTATAGAAACGATGTTTTTTCCGGCATCTAATTTCTTAGAATTGAAATTAACAGGACTACAAGGAGATGTAATGAAAGAAAGTATGATCGTGGCAAAGTCTTTAGCTTGGAAATTAACAGATAATAAAATAAAAAATGAATGGATAAAACATTTTGAAGAAATGAAAGAACAGGGGATTCATATTCACTGCCCGGATGGTAGCATATCAAAAGATGGACCATCAGCCGGTTGTGCTATTACTATTGCAATTTATAGTTTATTGAATAATAAACCTATAAAAAATAATATAGCAATAACAGGAGAAATTTGTTTAAATCAAGAAATAACAGCAATAGGAGGTCTTGAATATAAAATAAATGGAGGAATACGTGCAGGTATTAAAACCTTTTTATTTCCAAAGGAAAATAATAGAGATTTTAATGAGTGGAAGAAAAAAGACGATAATGAAAGTAAATATAAACATATTAAATTTATTGAAGTTTCTCATATCAAAGAAGTTTTCGAACACGTTTTTGAAAATTAAAAGATTATATATTTTTTTGTTATTATTAATATATCTAATTGTAATAAATAAAATATGGAACTGAATATTGTATCATTTTGTTATTTATTTCTCCGTTTAGCACCATTTATTATCACATGCTTTTTCGTAATTTCGTCCATATTAAATAGTGATTTTCGTGGACTCGTTTTTATAAGTGGTTTATTATTTTCTTGTTTTACAACCATCATATTCGGTAATGCACTATCAGATATTATTCCGACAGTAGATGCCATTTCTAGACCCGCTATTTGTAATTCTATTAGTGTAGGGCAAACAGGAGACGTATCAAAGCTTCCATTAGGACAATCCGTAATAAGTTTTACTTTTGGATATTTATTATATACAATTATTAAAAGTAATATTATAAAGCAAAATATTGCAACAATTGTGTTTTTTCCAATATTATTATTGTTTGATTTAGTATGGAATGCTAAAAATGGTTGTTATACTGTTTGGCAGCTTATCGCTTCTTTAATAATTGGTGGACTTTTTGGAGTTCTTTGGTCTTATATAATATCAAAAACAAATAACCCTGATTTACAATACTTTGCTGGTGTTAGTAATAATGAAGTTTGTAGCGCACCTTCACAACAAACATTCAAATGTAAGGTTTACAAAAATGGTAAATTAATTTCAAATATATAATCATGTTTTTTTAGATATTGATCTAGAATTACGAACTCAGGGGAACCAAGGTTCCCCTGACCCCCCCCCTCCCTTATAGAGCAAATTGATGTTAACCAAATGATTAATATCAAATACAATATAAATAACATTATTAAAGGAGGGGGTTTCAGGGGGTCGGTACGTACCGTAGGTTCCCTCAGTTGTTGCAGTAGTAAAATTTGGAAGTATAAGTGTCATTTTTATTATATATTATAATGATAAAAAATTATAATAAAAACGATTTAATATTTGTTTTTATCCAAGATTTAAATATTTCTAATTGTCGTTGTTTTTGCATTTCATTTGCTATCATATTAAAACTTTTATTTTTGTACTGAAAAACAGAAACAAAATTATTTATAATATTCAAAGTATTTGATTTTGAATATTTAGAATTTAATTCTTCTAGTGAAAATAGTTTTACATTTCTTCTTCTATTTACATCGTTATGAAAATTAAATAAAAATATTTTCAAATCATTTTTACTTCTTATAGACATATAATTTAAATTTTGTATATATTGTGTAGCATGGTTAGAACAATTAGGACAAGGTAAATTCATACATATACCTTTAATCAAATCTATTAACTCATTCTTCAAATTATCAAAATCTTCTTCTTTTATTTTTTCAGCAAGAGTATGAAATAAAAACCACGTTGATGGCCCCCATCTTAATTTTGTATTTTCTAAAGATTCGTTATTATTATTATCATTGTTTGTTTTGGTATTATTTAACATATTATTTTCATTCATTGATTGTTCCTTCAAATTATTTATTATAATTGAATTGCTTTTAGTCATTCTAGATAAGAGTTTTTTACCAAAAGATAAATTGTTATTAAAAACTTGATTATTATTATTATTATTAATGTTTAAAATATTTGAATTGTTACTATAAAATTGCATATTCATTGTATATAGAGAATATGTATATATTGTAAAAGTATAAAAAATATATTATAATAATATAATTATGGAAACAAAAGAAGAATTAATTAAAACAATAAGAGAATGGGTAAAAATAGATAACGAAATCAGAACTTTACAAAAAGAACAATTAAATAGAAAGAATGATAAAAAAAGATTATCTTCTTCGTTGATAGATATAATGAAAAAGAATGAAATAGATTGTTTCGATATCAATGACGGACAAATTATTTATAATAAAAAAAATGTAAAAAAACCAATAACTAAAAAAGTACTATTAGAAATACTTCAAAAGTATTACAAAGAGGATTTATTGAAAGCAAATGATGTCAATAATTTTATTTTGAATAATCGTGAAGAAAGCATAAAAGAAGAAATCGTTCGTAAAATTAGCGTAAATCAATGTTCCCACTAAATTAATCCTAAATTGGGAATTGTAACTCTTCCATTTTCACGAATACATTTTCCTATTATACTAGGATTCAATACTTCATTCAATACCTCTTCTGTTTTATATACATTATTTTCATTGTCTATGTAATAAATTATTCCATTTACTTCTTCTGCTATTACTTGTATTTTCCTTTCATTCGAATTTGAATCATTATCATTTACATTTAAACATCCGTGTGGAATACCTTTAACATGAGTTCCGCAGTATTCTAGATCGGTTTTTCTGCGTCTAGTACATTGTTCTCCATTTGCTCTTTTAGCACTACATCTATTATTTACAGGAATAGAATTTTTAATTCGTTTTCTTTTTATTAAGTCGTCTTTTGAAATTACTAATCTTTGATAATCGTAAACATATTCTAACAAATCATTTACTTTTAGTTTTTCATCTATATCCAATTCTGTTATTTTGTTTTTAATATTATCCTTGAATTCAGTAATAAAATTTTCTACCTTCTTATTAATTTGCTTATCCATAGTATTATTATTATTATTATTATTTATGTAATACACAATAAAAAATAATATTTATTTCAATTTTTTCAATAACAAATAATAAACTGTATAAAGATGATCTTTAGAACATATCATAAACTTTTTTGAAAATACGAATAGCTTCATTACATGATACTCTTAAATGTTCTGCAACAGTGCGTTTATCAACATTTTCATAATAAGCTAAACGAATAGTGCTTTCTATATTATGTGGATGAAATTTTTTAAAACCACAAAATGATAATAATTTATTATTTTTAAAATAGTTTTCATACAAGATATATTCTAATACCTTACCTATCGTATAATCTTCATTTAATAGTATAACATCAAAACAAAAGTCCATTGTTGTTTCACTACGATTGATTGGTAAAGAATCCGAATCAATATCAACAATTAATTGTGCGAATTTATTATAAAGAATACCACATGCTTTTTTGACTATTTCTTTATTACTATAAACACCTAATGTTTGGACGATAAAATCAAAACTATCCTCTTTATAATATCTTTGAGAATCTAATATTTGAAAATTCTTTTTTTGAAATTCAATATCTTCTTTTGGTACATCCTTTGATAGAAGATTACTATTATATTCTTCCCAAACTTCATTTGAACGTTCTATATCAATAGTATTACCATAAGAGCATTTTGATACTACATTATAAACACTATTTTCTTTTGCAGTATGAACTGAAAATTCAGCAGTCAGTTTTATTTGTTCTCCCGATACCGTATCGGAGATTCTTGGACGTAATCTCATGAAATCAATATATTGAAGAGTTTTCGGATTTTGTGGAAATATACGTTTTGTTTCGTCTTTTGTCAAATAATTTCCATTGGTTTTATTTTTTATACGAAATTGTTCTGTTGTTACAATCATTGTTGTATCAGTATCATTTTTTATATCCAATTCTAAAATATAATTATCGGTTAAAAGAGTAAGATCTTTTTCAAAAACGGGAATACAACTTAATCTATGTTTAAGTATTTCATTATGTAATCTACTAGTATTTATTTCTATATTACATTGATTCGTTGCATATGTTTCGGTATAAAAACAAACTATCGGTATATCAGATAAAATGGTTCTCCTTATTGCATTTGCTAAACTTACATTGATATCATTCAATGTAAACTCATAAACATCTCCTAATTCCGAAACTTTTACAAGTACTGGATCCATTACTAAAATATATAGTTATTATTCTATATATATTTTACAATTTTATAATTCAATTTTTTATTTATTATGGTTTTTGAAATAATGATGCATTGGATGTATTTGATTATGATTTAATTCAAAATTTTTATACATTGTAGAATGATCCATCATATCTCTATGCATTATAGGTAAGGGATTTGGAAAAGGAACATTAATAGGTTGAATATGGTTCGGAATATTTAAAGATAAATCCTGATGTATTTCTCTATTCTCGTCATCGTCTCGTGAACCATATAAATAAGGATTTCCATAAAGGTAACCGTATCCGTAAGGAGGATAATAAGGAAAACCATAATAACCACAATGTCCGTAACCACCATGATGTCCGTAACCACCATGATGTCCGTAACCACCATGATGTCCGTAACCACCATGATGTCCGTAACCACCATGAAATGGGAAGGAACGGCTTGTATCACTAATATGTGATTCAGTATTTTTCATAGTGTTTTTCAAATGATAATTATTTAAAAAATTTTTAGATAAATCAATTTTATTTTGTGGTGAAAAATTACCGGAAGAATCAGAACAGATACAAGATATAACATTATCACTAGAATCATAAGAAATAATTTTTATATTTGAAATATAACTACCAGATAATTCATATGTAGAAAAAACAAAACCGTTCAAATATTCAATATTTTTTTGTAATATTTCGTTCATTTTATATAATTCATTACATTTTTCGTTTAAAAAATAATTATCTTGTGTTAGATGATCTAAAAAGGTGGTATGAGGTTTTTTACGCGATTGCATAAGGCTGTTTTATAATATCTATTATTATAAAATATTTCTAAAATATTATATTGAAACCATAAATGCTACAATATAAAATACAAAATCAAAACAGTAATTAAATAAATCAAAAAATGTCATATGGAATAACAAATCTATACAAAAAACGTGTTCGTTCGTATGGTTTCAATAATCCAAATATTATTCTTGAAACTTTATTTGGATTTACAATATAATTATTATAAATATTATTTTCAATAGAAATTATAAATTCTTCCTTGTTTATTATATTGTTGTAAAAATAACTTCTCTCAAACAATTTTTCTATATTATTAGAATAACTATTCAAAAAGTAATTAATATTTACAAAACGAATAAGATCGCTACATAAAATATAATCATTATAATCAAAAGAATAATAATTTATAACAATTTTATAATCTCTATAAAAACTTTGTATGTCTTTCAATAATTTTTTTGACTGTACTTGATATGTAAAAGGTATAATATGATTTATTATTATATCATTTGGTATTTTAGTTAGATCCATAAATATATTATATATTACGTTTCTACTTTAACCCATTTTTCTCCTTTGAAATCTTCCAAAACACCCTCCCATTTTTTGAATTCTGGATGTTCTTTAATATGTTTTTTTGCTGAAAACTCGCGACCACAAGCAGAACCAAATCTACCCCAAAAAGACATTTTTTCTGCCATATCACTATCTACCACTTTACCATCTACGCAACCAAAGGGATAAAATGGAGGTCGAGCACAATGTTCTATTGTTTTTTCCATATGTTTACATATACTTCTTTGTCCGGCTTGATTTTTATCGAGATAAACATCATAATGATCTGCCATTATTTTTTTACCAATAGAAATGTTGATTTTTCCGTAATATTTTTTATTCAATAATTCGTTCAATCGACTATTTCTAGCACCTACTGACGTACTAATATTATTATGATCTATATCATGTGTCTCTTTTTTTCTGAAATCGTCATCCATTGCACTATTAGCGCCATAAAAAACACCATTTTTAGTTCTTTGTATACTTTCTTCTTTTAATCCCAATTCAAAAAGCATAATTTCATTGGATTTTATATCTCCAAACATCCAAGAGCAAGCATAATCTCCTGCATTGTCTTTTTTCATTATTCTAACATAATCCTCCAAAGTTTCACCATATTGCATAGCCTCCCTTATTCTACAGAAAAAGGGTATACCAAATTTAGGTGTATAATCAATTCCTGATATTGTTGTTTCTGTCCCTATAATACCAGTAGAACAGACAAACCAATCAGATACACTTGCTATAAAACCAGGACAAGTCTGCATCAAAAAATTGTATCCTTTCTCTGGTTTAATTAATATGTTGATATTATGAATTTTCCCTCCTACAAAATCTGTATGTGTATTATGTGCCATTACAATTTTGCCATTTTCGGTAGCATTTCCAGTTGCTATAAAAGCCGAACATTTATTGTAATAATTTTTTTTGAAATAATAACTAAGAGACATATATGAATTCCAAGCGATTAAATAATCTAAGGAAATATTAACACCTGCATATCTTGCACCATCGGAAATTCCTTTTATTTCATCATAATATTCCGGGAAACATTTTTTTAATTTTGGACGTATTATTACATTTGATACTTTTATATAATCTTTCATATTTCTATGTAACATTTGATTTACATGAAATGGGAGAACTTTCAAAACCTTTTTCAAATCATTTTTTAGTAAATATCCATGTGCAAACCCTCTATCATACGGTTTCCCGTAAATTGATATTGTTTTCCATCCTGCTTCTTCACTAATTATTTTTCCATTTATTATTTTTTTTTTAGAATATATTTTTAATGTTATGTTATGATGATTATAATTTTTATGTGTCGTCATATACATAATAATTACATATTTAGTGAAATATATTATTTAATAAACTAACCAATTATAATAAGATGAAACAATCGGTATTGAATTATTGTTACCTATATTTGATAAATTTTTCATTGGATTATCTAATTCTGTTAAGAATAAAAATGATATCATTATAAATAGTAAAATAAATGGTAATAATACTAAAATCCAAGAAACTATTGGAAATCCTGATTTACAAATAATATTAAGCAACCAAGTCCAAAAGATAATATAAATGATTTTTATAAGAAATATTAAAAAAACGCTAGAAACATTACAACTATAATCTCCTAAACAATATACAGTATCACCATGAAAATTTTGAACTGCCATTATAACTAGTGCAAACATAGATAGAATTAAATATAACATTGCTGGATTACAAATATTTTTTAGTCCAATTGCCATTTTTATACATAACTACTATATTTTTTTGTTATCCCTTTCAAGATTTGTAACGGGACGCGTCCCTTTACATCTTCGGAGGGATCGACCTCGAAATTTGAAATTGGGGACACAGAGTGTCCCATTTCAAATCCGCGTTGCTCTAAATAAATTATTATAATATTTTTTACTAAACTAAATGTTTTGTAACACCATTAAAAGCTGGTTGTAATATTGGTGATGGATTAACCGAAAAACTATTAGAAAAAATTGCACTTCCTATTTTCGTTCCTTCAATATTTCCAAAGGATGATAATGCATCATTTCCAGGTCCAAACAATGAATCCCCACCTTTCATTTTACGCATAACACTTTTGTTGTTTTTTTTTGTTATTTTTTGTGTTTTTTGTGTTTTTTTATTGCCACCATAATTAGGTAAATTTCTACTAGATGTCAACATTGAAGGATTATTTGGATCATTATTGTGAGTATTTACATCATAATAATATTGATTTTGTGATGATTGAAAATTTTGAAAACTAGCAGGATTAATATTACCCCCCACTATCTTTTTTTTCATTGCAAAAAAAATATTGGATTTACATCCACATCCCTTTTTACCTGTTTTCCTTCTATTCTTTTTAGTATTTCTTTTAGTATTTCTTTTAGTATTTCTTTTATTAATATGCTTTTTCATATACATAATAATAACATTTTATTCAATATCAACATGCGTCAACATATGTCTTCTACAACAAACATTTGTTAATCCTAAATTATCCAAAACATCTCCTTCTGGTGTTTTTTCCACATTTGTTTTTGTGAGATAAACGACCTTTTCTACATTTAAATTTTTAGATAATTTTATTTTACGAACTTCTCCTTGATAATATCTATATTTATCTGCTAATACCATTCCGCATGTAAAACATTTAATTGGAATAATCATAATTTCTATATTATATAGTTTGTGTTTATATATTTTTATTTTTTTCAATTTTTTATTAGAATAATAATATAAAGCAAATGAAAATGAAATATTTGATATTAATATCAATTTTAATACTTTCTTTAGTAATGGGAATATTTTATAATACAAAATGTAAAAATATTGTAAACAGTAAAATTTTGATGGAAGGATTGGTTACACTTGATTCTCAATATACAAAAATATTTCCACAGTCCAAAGACAGTAATGGTAATTATTATTTACAAAGTGGATATTATAATATTGGAAATAATCAAATGGCCCTTATACCAAATAATTACATCATTACAACCGATTCTACAGGAGTCGTTACTAACAATCAACCCGATTTTATAAATATAATACAAGATAGAAATGGTAATTATACCGTTACTGATGGTTATTATAATATCAATAATAATCCTAATGCACCTCGTAATATGATGGCGATTATACCATTTGGTTTCAAGGTTAATAATAGTAAAACAGGAATAACAATAGATCCTACTTTAAATACTATTAATTCTTCATTATCACAAAGTTCTCCAACATCGAATTTAGGAGATGCTAGTTATAATTCTTCCATTCAATATAATAGTAATAATTATAATATACAATATCACGAAGATATAAGTATGAACTCTGATTTATTAGGTTTACAAGAAAATGCGATTTATTATCAACCCGGTGCTTTCAAATATGGAGGATCTACGTATGTTCCAAATTATGAAGATAGTGTTTATTTAAGTAAAACTACTTATTTACCAACAACAGCATCCTATAATAATGGTATAAACCCCAATGATATTTGTAATCTTTATAGTAATTATCCAGAAAGATTAGAAAATGCTTGTAATAATATGGATAATGGAACTTGTAGAAGGCTATCCCCCTGTTGTGTTTTATTAGGTGGTTCAAAGTGCGTTAGTGGAAGTCAACAAGGTGCTAAAATGAAATATAATTATAGTGATTTTTTAATTAAAAACCGTGATTATTATTATTACTTGGGTAATTGTTACGGTAATTGCCCTCAATATGATGTTAAAAATAGTGTTTGATAATGTTTTTATTCTTTCAATATTTTGGTTCCTTTACTCGTCTTTTTCTTTACTAATTTTACATCATTTTTATGGATATTATCATGACATGCATCACAAACAGATGCCAAATTAGCACTATGATTTTTATGAAATGATCCTATAAAACCATCTAAATCTGCATCTTTTTGCGGACTTAAATGGTGCGTTTCTTTTGCTATTTCTGTATTACACATTTCGCAAATTCCTCTTATTTTATTTGAATTATAAATACTTGTATTATTAGAAAGTTCTCCTCTACTATTCGGAAAATATTTTTCTCTTATACTATGAGCCAATTCTAAAAACTCTTCATCTAAATAAAGTGATTTACATACTTCTAATCCATACATTCGAGGTCCAGAACCCTCTTTTAATTTACGATCATAAACCAAACAATCTAATTCTCTATCATATCTTACTGTCATATGTTTCAATAATATTTCATTCATTTCAACAATCTCATTATAAGAAGTAATTTCGTGAAAATGGGTTGCAAATATAAATGACGCTTTCTTTTCACAAAGTTTCATTAATCCTGCAACAAAAATACTCAAAGCGGACTCTGTTTCGGTTCCAGAACAAAGTTCGTCTCCTAAAATCAAGCTATTTTCATCCGCAGTTTTTAATATGACACGTAATTCAGACATTTCTACTGCGAATGTCGAAAGACCTTTGAAAATATTGTCATTTCCAAGAATACGTGAATAAATTGCAGTATATGGTTTATAATGAAACTGAGAACAAGGTACATAAAATCCTGCTTGTGCCATTATAATCGCTATACCCAATGCCCTTATTAAACTCGTTTTACCAACAGCGTTAGTCCCGTACAATAAAATCCCGTTTTCATTGTCTTTTCCTAATGATACTGTATTTGTAACATAAATTTCATTCTGTTGAAATTGCTCTATTAAACAATGTCGCAAGTCAATAGCTTCTACGAAAGCTTTTTCATATGAATCTATAATATTGGGTTTACAATAATTATAATTTTTCGCCAAATATGCTTTGGATTGTAAAACATCTATTTTACCAATATATTTCACCAAGTTCTCAATATCTTCTAACCAATTTTTTTCTATTTCATTAATAATTTCAAAATATGTATTCTTTATTAATTCATTCATCATCTCTTTTGATTTCAACATTTTTTTTGTTATTAAATTTAAAACAGGATGTTCTATATCCATATTTGTCGTCGATGAACCCGCTTTTGAAAACTTGATATCTTTAAAATCTATTATGACACCTTCTATTTCAAAACTAGTGTCTCCTGTTTTGTCTAATAACATTTTTAATGTTTGAGAACGTTTTGTAGTAATTTGTAAACTAACCCCTGATTTGTCAGTTTCATGGACTTTTATAAATTCGGTATCATAAGAATTGTCGTGTTTTTGCATAATTCCATTTATTTTTTCCTTCATACCGTTAAAAATCCGTATATTTTTGTCATAATCTAAAACGACATTATCTAATTCTATTGAAACCCCCTTTTTTATGATATTTTCATCAAAGCTTGTAATGGACGATGTTTTTTTACAAATATCAATAAATAATCTTTCATTTAAAAAAATAATTATTTTTTTTGTAATATCATTAATATATTCTTGAGAACCCTCTTCTAAAAAATCATCGCATAAATAATCGGAAATATCATCCAATTTTTTTAATGTTTCTTGTATTTGATAAATATATTCAATAGTATTGTATAAATGCGCTATTGAAGAAGGATAAACCCTTTTTATTAAAATTTGTCGCATTATTTTTTCAATGTCTCGGATTTGTGTTAATAATCTACGAAAAATATCTATTTTATCATATTTCTCGGGTTCTAACATAACAGAAATCATTTCATATTCTTTGTTTAACCATTCTTTTTCACTTGTTGGATTCGTAATTTGATACTGTAATTTTCTTTTACCAATAGCAGAACAGCATTTATTTATAAAATTCGTTACACAGGAATATTGCCCCTTATTTTTTTTGGTACCTTCTTCAATAATATTCAATTGCATAAGAGTATGATTTGCTAATACTAAACGGTTTGATACATTATTGAATATAGGAATACCGATTTTTCTCACCAAATCCGGATTTTGTTCCTGTATAAAATTCAACAAAAAACAATAGGATTGTGTTGCTATTATATTTTCATGAAATTCACTACAAACATTATAAATATCATCACTATAAAATTTCGTAAGAATTTGTTTTATATATTTTTGATTCGTACAATTTGTAATTTTTATATTTTGTTCGTCGGATGAATTATAGTTATGAATGGTTTGATATCCAATACCCGAGAACTGCATTGCTTTTTTCATTTCATCTTTTTCAAAGGGAGATACGAATAAAATTTCACTCGGATTGAAAACAGAAACGGCTCTTTCTAATTCGTCGAAACTTGTATTGTTTAATAAGTAATTACAATCGTATTGAAAAATATAGGATTTACCAGTAAAAATATTTATTACAGAAATTCCACAAACCATAATTTCTCTAAGTTTGGAAAAATCGGAATTGAACAAGGGTTTTGATTTATGTACCCATACACACATAATATTATTTGTTATTTGAGGAGAACTATCAGTTTCACAAGAAATAAATGTTCCTGGTGAATATATTTTATGTAATTTACGGAGAAAGACTTTTTTGTTTTTAGGATCGGGTTCTTGTAGATAAACAGCTGCTATATACCCCCCATCTATTATTTTAGGTAAATATTTATCTAATAAATAAACCCCGAATCCGGCCATTACTATTTGACCTTTATTACCAAAGCCACTCTTTTTTTCTGCGATATTCAATTGACAAATCTCAGTAAAATCTTCAATTTGACTCTCTATTATATCCCCCGTTGGTGTTTTTATTCCGTAAATTTCTAAAAAACTTCCTACTTGCATCAATACTATTGTTTTTTTACCATATTTTGTCTGATTTTCCCTTGTTATTTTAAAATATTCTGAATAAATATTGTCATCACTTGTGCTTATAGATTTTGACATCGTCTAATTATAATAACAGGATCCATTTATGTATTTTTATTAAAATATAATTTTTATATATTTCAAAAAAACATATAAAAATATAACCCCCAATTTTATAAAATACAAAAATATGAAAATCTTAACAGCAGTTGTAAATAATCCATTATTCATTGAAATTCAATATTATACTCTTAAGAAGTATATGAAATGTGATTATGAATTTATTGTTTTTAATGATGCAAAACAATTCCCTGATTTTACAAATGGAAACGATGAAAATCTTTACAAAGAAATAATAAATAAATGTGAAGAATTAGATATTCAATGCATTTCTGTTCCGAACGACCATCATAAAACAATGGATTGTCCTGTAAAAAGATGCGCTGATTCAATAAATTTTATGTATCAGTATATGTTAAAAAATAAAGACGAATATTTAATCATTGATAGTGATATGTTTTTAATTGACGATTTTTACGTAGAAAAATATAGAGAATATGATTGTGCTATTGTTTTACAAAACAGAAAGATTCCATTTGTTAATTATATTTGGAATGGACTTTTCTATTTTAATACTCAAAAAATGGACGAACTTGAAATTATTAGTTGGGATCAAGCATTTTCATCAGACGTTGGAGGAATGACGTATATGTGGTTAAATAATAAATGTAAAAATTTACCAAATGTTATAGATATTCGAAATTCTAAAAAAAACATTTTCAATCGAGATGGAATTTATTTTATAAAACATCTATGGTCTTTAACATGGAATGATAATGAAATGCCGGAAAAAATGAAAAATACCAAATTAGAAGAATTTATAAAAAAAGATCCTAGAAATCAAAATGGAAAATATTTTTGTGAAATATATGATGATATTTTTTTACACTATCGTGCAGGAGGAGATTGGCAAAGAAAAGGATTAAATTTTCATAATGATTTAACTCAAAATCTTAAAAAATCCATTTTATAATTGAGAACAATAACTATCCATAATTCGAAAAAAAATAATTATTAATTTTGTTCTTTCATTTTCTAAATTGATAAAAAATTCTTCATTTGTATTATTTAATATTATAGGCTCTTCAGTATTATATTTATCAAATTCGATAACATTTTTAAATTGATAATGAGAATTGGTTTGTTTTGAAATAATAAGTGGAACTAATATAGAAAATGACAATGGAATAGAACCTGACATTTGTTTATTTTCATAATTTATACTCGTACAATCTGTTAAAAAATAATCACAATTTACTGCTATTCTTAAAAGTTCTAATGTGTTAATATCCTTGTATATTTTCAATGTAATATTCTCATTTAAATTTGAAAATTTCGATTCATCCATTTCTCTAGAAACAGCATGTAAAAATATCGGATGGTCGGAATACAAACGATTGATAATTGTCGTATGATACTTGTAATCGTGCCCTAAAATTAAAACATGAGTTTCATTTTTATTATTATTTTTAAAAAAACTTAATCTATTATTCAAACTTAATATTGGAAAACATGGTAAGGCCCAAGGACGAATTGAAAAATCAAAAAAAGGACGTGTTGCAATACATTTTTTAATTTCGCTTCTACGGACATCAATACTATGGTCTATTCTAATCGTTTTATTATTTATATTTTCATTATCTGTATTAAAACTAAAATCATCATCTGTAACTAATATATAAAAATCGTATTGTTCTTTTTCTGAATCAAACAAAGACATACATCTATATTCAAAATTATTGTTTTCAAATAATTGTTTGAATAATTCGTTGTATCCATTTGATCTGTCTAAAGAACAATAAACAACAGTATCCATATTTTTTTCTAAACAATAATATAGTAAATAACCTATCATTTCATAATGAAATGGAAAACCATTATAAATTGCGACTTTTTTGTTTTTTTTCAAAATATCCATAAATACATTGAAAAAAAAATATTTATATATTTTTATATTTAAATATAAAATTTATTATTTATTATTTATTATTTATTATTATGGAAAACAATTCTAAAGAAAAATTCAATAAAACATTTACAGCTATTTATGAAGATAAAATTTGGAATGAATTAAAAAATTATACTACAAATAGTGGATATGGTTCTGATCTTAATTATAATATCAATACATTTATTCCATTTTTAAAAGATTTTATTATTAAAAATAATATTCGTTCTGTTTCTGACTTAGGTTGTGGTGATTTTGTTTGTGGACCCCATATTTATGATGATTTAGAATTAAAATATTATGGATATGATACTTATTCGAAAATTATAGAAAATAATAATTCTATAAATAAAGATTCAAAATACTCGTTTACACAATTGGATATTTTCAATGAATGGGAAAATATAATTCCTACGGATTTATGTATTATTAAAGATGTTCTCCAACATTGGAGATTAGCCGATATTTATACTTTTCTAGATAATATTATGATTAGTAAAAAATTCAAATACATTATTATTTGTAACTGTTGCGACCAAATAAAAGATAATCCGGATTTATTAATTACTGGTGGATTTCGTCCATTATCTGCAATGTTTTTCCCTTTAAAACGTTATAGTGCTAAAATAATTTTAAAATATAATACAAAGGAAGTTTCTCTTATTACCTGTCATTAATGTAATTAAATAATAGGTTCTCTGGATTATGATTATAAACTTCACCACATATTGATGATGCAGTTTCGTACATTTTTCTTAATACATCATTCGGTGTTACTGATCCTACTTTAATAAAACCTCTTTTTATTAAAAATTTTTTAACTTCTTGTATAGGAACTTGTTTGAGTAATTGAGATTTCGTAGAAATATTATTACGAAGTGTTTTATTAGATACTAAAACCGAAATTTTTGGATGTATTTTCGATTTTCCTATTTTATAAGTTCTCCTTACTGTTTTTTTTCTTTTCATTTTTTTAGGTCTAGTATTTTGTTTCAATTGTTGCAATGCTTTAGTTGTTTCCTTTATTTCATTGACACGTTTCAAACTTTCGTTGATTTTATTCTCTATTGTTTTTTGGTTTTGATTTTCTGTATTATTATTATTATTATTATTATTATTATTATTGTTGTTATTGGGCGGATTGTTTTGAGAACCTCCATAAATATTTATAGGATTTATAGGATTTATTGAGGGGGGTGTATTCGATTGTATTGGATGCGTTTTTCTAGTTTGATTCATAAAATTTCTATATGTTGGTAAGTTACCATTTTTTAAACATCCATATATCGGTGTATTAATATTATTCAATGATTGATTTAATTTTATGGGAGATGTTAATAATTGTTGATTATTTGTTATTGTATTTGTATTTGTAACTTCTGTTAAATTCGATTTCAAAGGTTCGATTGTGGGATGATATAATAATGATTGGTTTGTATAATTTCTTAATGTTTTATTCACAGAATCCCCCTTTTTATCAACTAGAGACTGTAAATATTTTTGTGCCTCTTTAAAGTCATTATTGAAATTGGTATTATCATTACTTTCTTTTGTATTCTCTTTTCTTTCTTCGAATAATTTTTTATAACGTTCTTCTTGATGCTGTCTTATCATTTTTAATATCGATTTCTTTTTCATCGTTTCATTTTTTTTAGGAGTTTTTACACTTGTACTAGATTCATCTTTTGGCTTTCTTTTTTTCTGTGTTTTATGAGGTATTTTGAATAGATTCATATCAACATTAATTTTTTTTTCTTCCATTTACAAATGAAAAATAAAAAATATATTATATAACTACATTATTGTATAGATTATATAACCTAAATTTTTAAAATAATTATTGTTATTCCAAAAGGAAATAAAAAATTGATTACGTTATTAAAATAGGATTAGGTACAATATACTTACTATGAATTACGAAATGAAAGCCAATTTTCCCTCAACGCCTATTCAAATGGAAAAAAGTAATGATGAAAGTAGTATTTGTAAACCACCTATGAAATTAAAAATAAAAAGAAATTCTTCAAAAAATATTCCATATAATAAAAAAGATACCGAATCCATAATTACAGAAGAAATTGCCAAGATTATAGAAAAGGAAGAAGTCATTCAAAAGGAGATTGAAGAAATTCTGAAGAATGTAGAAAACCAAGAAAAAACATTACTAGATCATATTGGAGATTTTTCAGAAGAACCATATAGTATTATCGAATCTTATTTTGCAGGACAACATCTAGAAAGATTGGTAAGACACCAAATTGAATCTTACAATCATTTTGTGAATTATCAAATCCAAAGAACGATTCAAATGTTTAATCCGGCTATTATTCATTCCGATAATGATTATAATGCAGAAAAAGACAAATACTTTCTTGAAGTTCATGTGAATTTCTCTAATTTCAAACTGTATCCCCCACAAATTCACGAGAATAATGGTGCTACAAAACTCATGTTACCACAAGAAGCTAAAATCCGCAATTTTACATATGCATCCACAATGAATATTGATATCCATATTCAATATATTGTTCGAAATACTGAAAATATGGAAAATCCCCGAATTATAGAAAAAGTTCTTCCAAAAATTAATATTGGTAAACTACCAATTATGTTGAAATCGTCTATTTGCGTTCTTAATCAAAATAAACATATTGAAAGCGTTCATACAGGCGAATGTTCTATGGATTGTGGGGGGTATTTTATTATAAAAGGATCGGAGAAAACGGTTTTGGGACAAGAACGCGCCGCAGAAAACCGCATCTATTGTTTTGATGGTAAAAATACTACGAAATGGAGTTGGTTTGCCGAAATTAAATCGGTTCCTGATTTCAAATGTATTTCTCCCAAACAGATTGAAATGATGATTGCCAGTAAAAATAATGGTTTCGGTAATGGAATTTTCATATCTATTCCAAGAATTAAAAATCCAATTGAATTGTTTGTTTTGTTTCGTGCTCTTGGTATAATAAGCGATAAACAAATCTCTAAATATATTGTTTTGGATATTGAAGATGAAAAACAATCCGAAGTGTTGAATTTTATACAGGCTTCGATCATTGACGCAAACAAATACATGACACAAGAAGATGCATTAAGACATTTAACTGCATCGGTTGCTTATACACCTATCAATCTGGATAAAGAAACGGGATCGCGTAAAAAAAGAGAATTCGCATTAGAAGTTCTTGAAAATGATTTATTTCCTCATTGTCAAACTTTGCAACAGAAATTGTATATTATTGGATATATGGCTAGAAAACTCATACAGACTAGTTTAGGCTGGCTTCCTGCGGATGATCGCGATTCATATCTTAATAAACGTATTGAACTTACAGGAACTCTCTTGAATAATTTATTTCGTAATTATTTCAATAAATTAGTAAAGGAAATGCATAAACAAATTATTCGGGAAATTAATAATGGGTCTTGGCGTTCTACAGATGATTATGAAAATATTATTAATATGTCAAATATTTATAAAATTATGAAATCAACTACTATTGAAAATGGTATTAATCGTGCTCTTTCTACTGGTGATTTCAGTATTAAACAATCAAATAGTAGTAAAGTTGGAGTAGCACAAGTTCTTAATCGATTGACATATATTTCTAGTCTTTCTCATTTGCGTAGAATTAATACACCATTAGAAAAAAGTGGTGAATTGATTGCTCCGAGAAAATTACACGGGACAACGTGGGGTTTCTTATGTTGCGTAGAAACACCGGAGGGTCAGTCTATTGGTGTAGTCAAAAATATTAGTTATATGTGCCACATTACCATTCCAACAAATAGTAATTCATTATACGAATATGTAAAACCTCATATTCTTTCTGTTGATGATACAGACCCTGAAAAATTAAATGGAAAAGTGAAAGTCTTTGTCAATGGTTGTTGGTTAGGAGTTTCCGAAAACCCTATTGAGTTATACAATGATATGAAGGATAAAAAATACAAGGGAATTATAAATATTTATACTTCCATTATTTTCGACATTAAAATGATGGAAATCCGTATTTGCAATGATGGTGGACGTCTTACTAGACCAGTTCTTCGCGTTCGTGATAACAAAGCTCTTATTACAAAAGAAATTATCGAAAAATTAGTAAACAATGAAATTACATGGAATGATTTATTGACGAATTGTAGATTAGATGAATCAGTAGTTGAGTATATTGATCCCGACGAACAAAACTTGGCAATGATTGCTATGAAATCAAAGGATACTTATCTACATAAATTTTCTGGTAACAAATATAATTTTACTCATTGTGAAATTCATCCTAGTACAATTTTTGGAGTAGTTGGTTCTTGTGTTCCATATCCGGATCACAATCAAGCTCCTAGAAATACCTATCAATGTCTTCATCCGGATGAATTAGTATGGATGGCTGATAGAACAAAAAAAATGATTAAAGATGTTGTTATCGGAGATAGTGTTTTAACTATTCATCCTGAAACCCTAGATATTAATGAAACTATAGTTGTTAATCAATTTGTTCGTTCGAATGAATATCCTATTTATAAGATTACTACTGTTAGTGGTAAAGAAATTCGTGCTACAGAAGACCATAAATTTATGACAGATTCGGGTTGGAAAACAGTAAAAGAAATGATAGAAAATCCTCAATTAAAATTAGGTATGTCTACAAATGATTATAGTATTGTTCCTCAAACAATTGAAGGTTCTGAATATATTTTAAATGAAGAGATATTTATAAAAAATATTACTGAATTTGAAATTAATTTAGATTCTGGATTCGAAAGTTTTCATTATCTTGAAAATATTGGATTATTATCATTAAAAGAAGATAATCCTATTTTACCTATTTTATGTAGAATTATTGGTTTTATCATTTCTAGAGGATATAATAAAGATGAATTAATATTTTATTTTAAAAATAAAAATGATGCAATTGCATTCAATAATGATTTATTTAAATGTGGTTTTGAAATAAAAAATATAGAAGATGAAATTACAAATCTTCAACAGTACAATTACTCTGTTTCTATTAATAAATCATTATTATTATTCATTTATGGAATTGGAATAAATTATAAAGAATGTAAAACTATTCCCGATTGGATAAAAAAAAATAAAGAATATGAAAGACAATTTTTAAAAGGGTTTGTTGCAAATAATCAAGCAATGGTTCCAACAATAAATAGCGATTCTTTATTTCTTAATACAATTATGGAATTAGGTGATCTTATTATGATAATTCATAAAAAATTTAATAGTTCTACCTACATGTTAAATAATATTATTCGACAAAATTCTAGTAAAAATAATATTAATAGTTTCTTTGATAATATAACAAATTTTTATGATAATGTAGGATATGTTTACAATGAAAATAAAAATATTCAAACATCCAAAGTGATAGAATATTTGAAGTATAATAAAAAAACGGGAATATCGAACGATAATGATATTATGAGTAATATTAATAATGCAAAACTATGGATCGAAGAAAATATATTAGAAAAAAATAATTGCTTGTTTGTTCCGATATTAATTATAACACCAGAATCCGATGGATTAATTTCTTGTATTGAAACCGAAAGTGAAAATCATTCATTTCTTACCACAAATGCTATCATTTCTAGCAATTGTGCCATGGGTAAGCAAGCTATGGGTGTGTATTCTACAAATTACGATCAACGTATGGATAAAACCGCTTATATCTTAAATTATCCTACACGACCATTAGTCGAAACCCGAATCATGAATATTATTCGACTCAACCAAATTCCTTCTGGTTGTCAAATTCACGTTGCAATTATGACACATACTGGCTACAATCAAGAGGATAGTGTTTTAATCAATAAAGGTTCTATTGATCGTGGTTTATTTGTTACTACTATTTATCATACAGAAAAAGATGAAGACAAAAACATTATTCGTGATGAAATTATTCGTTGTAAACCGGATCCAAATAAAACAAAGGGGATCAAATTCGGAAATTATGATAAATTGAATTCCCAAGGATTTATTCCTGAAAATTCATTGGTTGAAAATCGTGATGTCATTATTGCAAAAACCATTCCTATCAAAGAAAATAGAAATGATCCTACGAAAACAGTAAAATATGAAGATCAAAGTAAAACTTATCGTACTACAGAAGAAACATATATTGATAAGAATTATACTGGTAGGAACGGTGACGGATATAATTTTGCGAAAGTAAGAGTTCGTACTTTGAGAAAACCTGTATTAGGTGATAAATTTTCATCACGTAGCGGGCAAAAAGGAACAGTTGGTAATATTATTCCTGAGTGTGATATGCCATTTACGAAAGATGGATTACGCCCAGATATTATTATTAATCCACATGCTATTCCATCTCGTATGACAATAGGTCAATTAAAAGAGACACTTTTAGGAAAGGTATTAATTGAATTAGGATTATTTGGTGATGCAACCAGTTTTGGAAATTTAGATGTTAAAACAATATCCGCGGAATTACAAAAATTAGGATATGAGAGTTATGGTAATGAACTTATGTATAATGGATTAACTGGCGAACAATTAGAAACAAATATATTCGTTGGACCTGTATTTTATCAGAGATTGAAACATATGGTAAATGATAAACAGCATAGTAGAGCCATTGGTCCTATGGTAAATTTAACTAGACAACCAGCTGAAGGAAGAAGTCGAGATGGTGGATTCCGTATTGGTGAAATGGAACGAGATGTTATGTTGGCTCATGGAATGTCTAAGTTTTGCAAAGAAAGAATGTTTGATGTATCTGATAAATATTCTGTTTATGTTTGTAAAAAATGTGGTATGGTTGCTTCTTATAATGATGGGGATAAAAATCGAGCATATGAAAATGCGGACTTCTCCATCCATTTATGTAAAACCTGTGATAACAAAACGGATTTTGCTCTTGTCAATATTCCTTACGCTTATAAATTGCTTTCACAAGAATTACAGACAATCAATGTTGTTCCTAGAATTATAACCGAATAGAGTTTCAAACCGTTTCTCTATTTATTTACAAAATGTAATATAATAATATAATATATATTATTATATGTTTTGGGATAGTTGGATTCAATATTTATCTCCTCAAGAATTTATAGATTTTCAAAATTTCAAAAAATTTTTAATTGATAATAATATTATAGCAACTACTGCTGGTGTATTAATTGCCTATTCTGCTTGGGATTTTATACAGTCATTTGTTGGAGATTTAGTATTACCTGGTATATATTTTTTGATAATAGATCGATTTATTTCAAATGGTTTTGTTTCTAGTGTTTTTGAACCAGTAAATAAATTGAATATTCCGAAATTTATTACTAGATTAATATCGTTTTCTATTGTTATTATATTTACTTTTTTGTTTATTCAGTTTGTTATAAAAAATTGGGTAAATAAAAATGATATGCAAATTCCTTTACCTCCAATAAATAATAATAATAATAATAATATACAAGGTAATTCAATTGTATCTGGCAATACTATATCTATGAAAGATGAAGTTGTTACAAATATGATTATTGATTCCAATAGAGATATTTATCATTATAGTAATTTTTATCCCATTTGAAGATTTGTAACGGGATGCGTCACTTTACAAATCTTCGGAGAGATCAACCTCGAAATTTGAAATTGGGGACACAGAGTGTCCCATTTTTCTTTTCTTTTCTTTTCTTTTATTTTCTTTTATTTTCTTTTCTTTTATTTTCGGTCGGTGTAATAATAATATTATCTTTTGCATTATCAATAGTATTATATTTTAGTAAGTATAATATAATAATAGATTACTAAATACATATATCAATCGTATAATTCATCCAAATTTCTCAATAAAAATATACGATTTTTGATTTCATTTACATCGATTGTTTTGATATAAACTTCGGGATTATTACAAATATCTTTCAACATTTTGAAATCTTCTTCTAATTCACCTGATAAGTTTATTGTGGTATTAGGAAAATATTCTTCTATATTATTACATCCCATATAAATAGGTGTTGTATTACATAATAATGGATTCATTATCTTTTCTGAAAAATAATGATTTAATCTACAATTCTCAATAGATATATGATATAAATAATTTTCATAGGGTTCTAATTCTTTGAATTCTCCTTTTACACGTTCATCTTTCATCCATAAATAAAACTTGCATCCGCGACCATAAACATCTATTGGTAATTTCGATTCTATAATTTTATTTACTAAACAATGACGGTATAAATGCCCCTCTTCACTTACTTTTTCACTTACCATCAATGACATTATTTTATTTTTTTGGGGTTTTGTTTTCAACGGTGGATTATGCCACATATGCGAATATCTTTCTACAAAGGGTTCTCCTAAATCGTGTTTTTCTCCTATAAAATATTTTGAAATATTTTTTTTTGCATATTCTATAAATCTGGGTGTTATTTTTAAAAACTGGGGTGGTTCAAATGCGAATCCTATAACATTTTCTTTGGGTATATATTTTTTTATCTCTGGCATTGCTGTATTCAATATTATAACATGGCTGTAATCGTCTTCGTTTGTAATATAAATATTTTTATCTTCACCGTAATTTTTCATATTGGATACTTCACATAATCTTTCATAGATTTCTTTGCAATTCTCGGAAGGACAAAAACTCGAAAAAATGCGGATTTTATATGTTTTATTTGTAGTATTGTTTATACTATTATTTGTAGTTATATTCATAATATAGTTTTTTTGGATAATTATAAATGATTATATGCATTATTTTTTAATTTATTTTTTGTTTTTATTATTTATCATTCAATACACAATAAAATAATGGATTTGAATTCTAAAATACCCGATAAAAGTGAAATCAATGATATTCGAACCAGTTCTCAATTCAAAGGAATTTCCTTTTCAAAATACAAGAAAACTGATGTTAAAGACCAATTTATAGAAAATATGAAAAATGGGAAATTAGAACCCGCATCTTATTGGTGTGCTGAATTAATTTGTGCCGGACATTTTATGGATGTATGGGAAATAATATTGTATTATGCTGGAAAACACATTCATTTAGGGAATCCTAAAATTATTATTTATTTGCAACTTCGGTTTGAAATTTTCAGAGGTATCGTTTCAAAGGGTGAATTTTTAACAGAATTGGATTTACGTAATAATATTACAATACGTAAATTGTTTGCTGAAGTTGTTAGTACTCTTACTTTATCCAGAAAAACCCATAGTTTCGAACCTATTAAAATAAATCGCGAAGAAGAATTTGATATGACACAAATGACAGAGCGTTTAAAGGCCGATTCCATATCCTATACCGATGGAATATTGAAAAAGGATGATCCGAAAGAGCTTTTTATTGCCATTAATGAATTGTCATATCATTTATCGATGAAAAATTCTACGGAATCTTGTTATTGGGTCGAATGGATGATAGATTTCTTTGATATTTGTAAGAAAAGAAAGGAACCATGTCTTTGTCAAAAGCGGAATTATATTCCTGTAGAGAACAAATATCAACGTGATATTATTTGGATTGTATGGGATCTAATTTTGCATCATGTTGAAAATTTAAACGATAAATTTATTAAAAAACTATATGATGCTCTTCTCGAGATTTTTTGTATCAAATATACTACTGCTTCTTGTAAAAAAAGGCGATATTTACTTTATTTTGCAGTTGCATTAATAACGGAAAAAGTTCCAAACAATATTGAATTAATGCCGAACAAACCTATGATACAAAATATTGTTGATAAAATTAATACTATATACGCCCAAATAAAAAAATCTGAGGAGAGTCCTAATACCGAATATTTGTTTTCTGGAATAAAAGATAATAACGCTTTTGAATCATCTATGAAGAAGATGGAAATAATGAATTCTATGGATTATTTTTGAACGCATATAAAATTATTGTTATATAATAATAATAATAATGTGTCAATTATTTTTATCTATAAAAAAAGAAAATGGAAAACAATTATTAGAAAAATTCATTAATAAAAGTAAAATAGAGCCCGTAAAAGATGGGTATGGTATTACTTGGTACCAAAATAATAAATGGAATGTTTATAAAAATAACGTCCAATATATAAATGATACAAATTATAATGATGTAATTACTAATATTCATAGTAATATTATTATAGCACATTTAAGGCGAGTTTATAACGGAGCCAATAAAAAGGAAATATTAGAAGAAAAAATAATAGAAAATAATCACCCTTTTTATTATGAAGATTGGGTATTTGTTCTCCACGGCGATTTATTTTTTTCAGATAATAAAAATGTGTTTTCTTTTCAAAAATACCACAGAGAACCTGTATTTAAAGAATCAATATCAAAATTGATGAATCACATATTACCAAAATATAAAAAAATGATAAAAGGTAAAACAGATAGTGAAATAATTTTCTATTTATTTTTATCTATATGGGAGAACCTTTCAAAAGAACAGAAAATGTATGTAAAACAAGTATTGTATATATGTCTTTTACAAGTTCTCGATATTATACAAAAATCGGGGTTTTATTATTCATTTTCTTTTATTATTGCAAAGGATAAATATATACTTGTTACAAACTGTTATTATAATACCTCTGGTATCTATATTAAAAAAGTGAAATTATATATTGATAAATCTAATGATGATGGAGTTGTTATTTGTAGTTCTAAAATGACTGATTCCAGCAAAAAAATGGTTTTGAATACTTATCAATTGATTAATTTTTAGATAAAAATATTATTGTATAATAATATGGATGTTATTATACAATTACCTATTCCAATAGAAATTGTTTATTTAATTGCCTCATATGACCGTATATTATCTATACGGAAAATACCTAAAAATGACGAACGTTATTCTATTTTACAGAAAATACCTAAAAAAATATTTTTATATGATATTATTAGTAAGCATTTTATTGGATTTAAAATTTATTTTAATAATAATATGGGTTTAGTTCGTTTTATTCATAAATTCAATATTGAAACATGGTATTATGAGAGTAAAATATTTTATGTTGGTGATAATTATGATATTGCTACAAATAAACATTTATGAGTTTTTTTTGGGGATATTACGTATAATAATTATCATATTCTCCATTTTTACATAAATAAATATTTTGTATTTTATTACATTCTTTTACATATTCTATTGCGTCACATAATTCTTCACACCAATTATAAGAGTTATTATATACATCTTCTTGCAAAATACGGATTGTTGAATATTGATTTTCATTCGCACATTTTTCTTTGAATTTATCATTTTGTAATTGTTCTTCAGGTGATTTCCAATTTTGAACTTGTTTAAAATGTTGTACTCCATCAAGTTCAATAATAATTTTATATTCTGGAATACAAAAATCAAATCTTTTATTTTTACACCAATCTTGTATAAATTGAGATATTATTGTTGGATAATGATTTTTTATTTTTTCAAACAACATTCCTTCTGTTTTATTTACACAATTAATGCATCCATGATTTTGTAAATGTTGTTTTGGAAGTTGTTCGAATTCACCATGATTATAACATAAAATTGTTACTTTTGTTCTATTAGATATATAATTTACTTTTGAATAATCATATATATTTCCATGTATTTTTTTTGCTTTTTCAATAAATTCTTCTGTATTACTTCTATTCAAATTAGAATTACTACAAATTCCACACAATATACACCCTTTTTTTGATAAATGTTCGCTAGGACATTGTTTAAATTCACCATGATTTTTACAAATTATAGTTATTTTTTCTATTGCACTATTATATTGTACCATAGAATAATCATATTTATATCCATGTATTTTTTTTGCTTTTTCAATAAACTCGAATGTATTACTTTTAGAATTTTTAGTAGTTATTTCTATTCCGCATTTTTTACAACCACAATTTTGGTTTACATGTGAATATGGTCTTTGAACAAATTCACCATGAATTTTACATATAATTATTACTTTTGTATCTGTATTTATATAATCAACTTTTGAATAATCATATTTATCTCCATGTATTTTTTTTGCTTTTTCAATAAAATCAAATGTATTACTTTTATTTTTTTCACTAGTTGTTTCTTTTCCACATTTTTTACAACCATGACCTTTTAAATGACTATATGGTATTTGCTCAAAATAATCGTGAAAGGGACATATAATTATCACTTTTTTATCTATATTTGAATAATCAACTTTTGAATAATCATATTTATCTCCATGTTTTTTTTTTGCTTTTTCGATAAATTCTTCTTTTGTATTTTTTACTGTCATTATAAATTATATTGAGATAATTCTTTATATAAGTTTGCGGATTATTATATTGTTCCTAAATTTCTTCTAATTGTTTCATTTTTTCTTTTTTGTTCAAATATGCTGTTCTTGCGTATTCTTTTCGTTTTTCCTTAGAGACTTTATTTTCAAAATATTCTTTATTTCTTGTTAGTAATTCTTCTTTGTGATTTTCATAAAAAGTTTTATGACGAGCTGGTGCTGTATATTTCTTTAATTTTTCTTTTGTTTCTTTCAATTCTAACTCTAATAATGTGTTTTTTGAATTTAATTCATCAATTATTTTTTGAAGATTTTCGATTTCCATTTAGATATTATTACTAAATATTTTTTATATAATTTTCGTAGAATTAATTAAATGAAAATTATATGCAGTTTAAAAAAATGATCCGAAACCACTACCGCCCAGTACTGAACTCGCAGCTACTGGACCTGATAATAATCCATAATTGTTCTGAGAAACCCCACTTCCTCCCATCATATGATCGTAAAATCCTCCATCTCCCACCGTTTGTTTATTTGTAGAAATAGCTGGTGCGGGTGGAAATGTTCCCTGCATTGATGAGTTGTCAAGGAAATCGGCCTGCGAGGAATTATGAGAACTTTGTGTATTATTCACACGGACATTTTTTTTTACTTTATCTTTTTTGTTACCATTATCGTCACCTTCGTATAAACTGTATGCTCTATCTACGATTATGTTCACCTTAATCCCCAGTTTCGTTTGGATACTCAATACGATTATTAAAAATGCTAAAATAACATTTGTTAGTGCTAAACTTTCATATTTAAATCCACTATATGTTGGAATATATGTAATTATACGATGAATGACTATAATACCACAAAACATAACCACCAACTGAATAAAAATTTCAACTAAAAGTTCTAAAGAATTCTTTTCGGGATCAGCTTCAGGAACAAAACGTTGTATTATTTTATTCAAAATTACAACAGGAATCACACCCAAAATTCCGTATTGTACCACATTAATAATTTCAGCTTTTCCTTCTTCAGAAGTTGAAAATACGTGGGATAAAAAAGTCTTTTTATTTAAATCTTTTACTTCATGTAATATTTCCATATTCAGATTCTTATATAAACCTTATTAGAAAAAATATAAAAGGTTCTCATTATAATTATTATAATATTGAATAATTCAATGGGAATTATTATATCTACCTTTTTTAAATTGATAAATCCGAATCTTCAAGATAATGAAGATAATGAAATCATAAAAAGTGAAGAAGAACAGTATTTACAACTTATTCGCGATGTTATTGAAAAGGGTTCTCTGGAAGAAGGCAGAAATGGAAATACAAAATCCCTTTTTGGTTATTCTATGCGGTTCTCATTGAAAGATGGGACATTACCTCTTTTAACTACTAAACGTGTCGCTTGGAAAACCTGTTTTCATGAACTTATGTGGTTTATTAATGGTTCTACAGATAATTCCATTTTAAATAAAAAAGACGTTCATATTTGGGATGCGAATGCTACACGTGAATTCCTAGATAGTCGATTTCTTTATTTTAATGAGGTAAATGATTTAGGTCCTATTTACGGTCATCAGTGGCGTTTTTATAATGCAAATTATACGGATTGTAATACTGATTATACTGGTAGAGGTATCGACCAATTAAAAATGATTATAGACCAATTGAAATCCGATGAAGGGAGAACATCTAGAAGACTCATTTTAACTGCTTGGAATCCTCAACAAATAGATAATATGGCGCTTCCACCATGTCATATTCTCACACAATTCCATGTAAGAAATAAAAAATATTTGTCTTGTTCTCTTTATCAACGAAGTGGAGATATTGGTTTAGGAGTTCCTTTCAATATTGCATCTTATTCATTCTTGGTCCATATTCTTGCAAAACATTGCGACCTTATACCTGAAGATTTTGTCTATTTTCTAGGAAACGCCCATATTTACGAATCCCATATTCCTGTGTTAGAAAGCCAATTACTTAAAGAACCTTACGCCTTTCCAAAAATCAGTATTAATAAAAAACATGATAATATCAATGATTATTCTATTGAAGATATTGATTGGACGGAAGAATATAAACATCAAGGACCTTTAAGAATGGAAATAATAGCCTAGTAAGTCAGGGGAACCAAGGTTCCCCCTGAAACCCCCTCCTTTATTAATGGTATTTATATTGTATTTGATATTAATCATTCGGTTAACATCAAGTTTTTTCTTTTAAGGGAGGGGTTTCAGGGGAACCGTAGGTTCCCTGAGAAGGAGGGGGTTCGGGGGGAACCTTGGTTCCCCTGATCCTGACCTGATAAAATGTTCCTATAATATATACAAAAATGAACGACTGGGCTAAACTCGTATCTAAAATCTACAAAGAAAAGAGTAAAACCAACAAAAATTATAAACTCAAAAACGCCATGAAAGACGCTAAAAAAGTATACAAAAAAAATAAAACCATGAAAAACAAAAAATCCAAAAAATAAAGTTGCGTCGCGTCGATTCGTTTATAAGTATTTAGAGAAAACGTTTGATAATATTATATTTATCCATTAATATGAGTAAATCTAATGCATCCGCTAAAAGTCGACGAGCATTTATTGATACAACTAAACAAAATCAATTCAATCCTTCTATTCCTACTTCTTCACCTACTCCAGCTCAACCTTCTACCGGTTTAACTCTTCAACAAGTTATTTCCGTAATCGATAAACGCCTTATTAACGTAGAAACATTTATGAAAGAATCAAAAGAAGAATCAAGTAAAAGAGTAAATTTCGAAGATGAAAATCAAGATAATGACAAAGATACTTATGATAATAACAATGAATTGAATAATATTATTATAGAATACAATTCCCGATTTGCTCTTTTAGCAGAAGAGATTAGTAATATTAAAGATACTTTACTTAAATTGCAAACATACACAATGAGTGTAAATAAAACATTGATGGAAGAAAGAATACAACTCATTTCTGATTTAGGAAATATTGTATCAGAACCAAATTATGAAATAAATAATACAGTTGTTGAAAATCACGACGTTCAAGATAATGTTAAAGAAGAAATAGTATTAAATACTCCTATAGAAAATAATAATAATATTCAAATGGATAACTTTAATGTTTCAGATATTGATAATGCCACAGTAGATAACTCTACCGTCAATGCCGCGACAGATACTACTGAAGTTATTGGAAATGGTACCATTGAAAATAAAGGAATAAAAATAAATAATACACCAGGAATTAACTTTAGAAGAAATAGAAACAATTTAGTAAAATAAAAATTGGATATTTAGAATAATTACAACTAATAATTACAAATTCACAAAATCACAAATACAAATTCACAAGTAATGATTACAAAATAAATATAGAAAATTAATTATATATATATTATTATGTCAATACTAGAAGAATTTCATGAAAATGAAATTGTAAATAGAATAAAAGAAATTCAAGATAATTATTATTCTAAAAATAAAAAAAATACTATTTTCAAAAATAAACAAAAATTAGATTGTGCTAATGCTGTATGTAATGCTATCCCAATAGATTTTTTGATATCTCAGACTATCTACATAATTCCAAATACAGATAAAATTTTTCTCGATTATACTATTTTCAAACTTTTTGCAAATACAGATAATTTCAATCAAATTATAGATAATATTTTTGTAACAATAAAAAAATGTGTTGAATCATTTTCTACATTCGAAATATATATTAATCTAGATTCATTTACTGTTTCTGCATTAGAAAGATATAAAGTAGTTATAAAAGATTTTATTAATAAATGTATTTCTTCTAATACAAGATACTCCGAAAATATTATAAATTTATACATTTGTAACGTTCCCAAAACATTCGATGCCATTATAAAAACTATGAAACCATTTATTGAAAAACAAGTATATGAAAAAATAAAATTATATGATGATAGTACTAGCAAACAAACTATTGCCGAATTCCATTCTTATAGAGATTCTTTGACTTCGTAATAATAAAATGTAAATAATAAAAAATATAGAGGTTGTATTAGATTATGTATACAGAATGGAAATCTCTATTAATAATCCTGCAAAATCCGAAATATTCAGTCTTATATTTCAACATTTGAAAGCCTTTACAGAACAAATTGTAATCATGTTTGAAAAGGATCGTGTTTATTTCCAATCTATGGATTCATCTAGAATTTCCGTTTTCGAACTATTTATCCCTTCTACTTGGTTTGATAAATACGTTCATTCCAAAGAGGGGACTTTTCCTGTCGGTGTGAATTCTACTCTTTTACATAAAGTATTGAATACACGAGAAAAATCTCAGGAAACCCGTATCGTTTTCGACTCTGAAGATGATGATAAAATGTTTGTTTATTTCACATCGGAAGACAAATCCGTTTTCGACAAACGGTTCGAATTACCTCTCGTAGATATAGACACGGATTATATGGCTATTCCTGATATGGAATCTAATGCGGATTTTTCTATCCCGTCTATTATTTTTGCCAATATTATTAATCAATTAAAACTATTTGGAGATACCATTGATATTGAATGTACGGAAGAAAAAATAGAACTCAAATCGTTGAGTGAAGGTACTGGTAAAATGTGTGTAGATATTGAAATTGACGAATTGTCTGAATATTCTATTAATGAGGGTGAATCTATTAACCTATCATTTAGTTTGGGGATGTTACATAATATTTGTCTTTATAACAAAATTTCAAAAGAGGTTCATATCAAACTAATAAAGGATTATCCTATGAAAATTATTTATTATCTAGGAGATGAAGATACTAAATTAATATTTTATTTAGCACCTAAGATTAATGAGGATTAATCGGATTTTTACGATTTATAAATTTTATTTCGATTTGTTCTCTTAACAAAACCACCAAATATGCTAAAAATATTCCTATTATTGCACCAACTATTAATTGTAAAAATGTATGATTATGGAAACTCAATCTTTCATAAAACATTAATGCAGCTAATACCAATAATAATTGGACCCAATAAAAAAATTCTTTTGTTGTTAAATAAAGATATGTAATAGAAAAAAATACATTTTGACTATGACCTGATGGCATACCATAAACACTTTTAATTCTACTAAAATGTTCTGAAAATAAGAATTTTTTATAATTATCAGGACGTTCTTCTTTAATAATAGATTTGAAAATTGTATTCAAATATCCACTTAATAATATGAAGAATAAATAATAAATTGTATAAAATAATTTTGAATGTAGTAAATAAATAACTAATAATATCATTATTATTTCACTAAAATAACCTAAAGCAAAAATGAAATCCGTTATTTTTCTGGACTCTTTTTTAACCACTTCAAATACCATTATAATTTTATAGATTATAATGATAAATTTTGTTGATATTATTTATTATCATTGTAAAATAAAAAATATAAAAACATTCTATATCATTACCATCTAGAGTATTTTATGTTATAATTTATAAAAACATAAAATTGAAATTTAAATAAACAAAAACTACAATAATAATTAAATATGAATAATATTATACCATTTGAAAAATCTTTTGCCTCACACCCTAAATCACAATTTTGGAGTGATAAAAATAACATAAATCCAAAATTTATTTTTAAATCATCAGGAAAAAAATATTATTTTAATTGTGAAAAATGCAATCATGATTTTGAAATGCAATTAGACAATGTATGTAAGGATAGATGGTGTCCTTATTGTTGTATTCCATCAAGACGATCAAGACGATTATGTGAAATATATAATTGTACAAACTGTTACAATCGATCATTCGCATCACATTCTAAATCAATATATTGGTCAGAAATAAACAAAGTTACACCAAGACAGTTGTTTCTTAATAATAATTCAAAATTTTGGTTCAATTGTGATAAATGTTCTCATATTTTTGAAAAAGCACTTAATGATATAAACTGCTTAAATGGATGGTGTCCTTATTGTTGTAATCAAAAATTATGTGATAATTATAAATGCAATGATTGTTTTCTAAAATCTTTTGCATCACATTCTAAATCGAGATTTTGGTCTCTTGAAAACAAAGTAAAACCAAGAGAAGTATTTAAAAATAGTAATAAAAAGTTCAAATTTTTATGTGAATGTAATCATATTTTTGATACAATATTAAGTGATTTTTCAAATGATAATGGAGGATGTCCTTATTGTAGTATTCCAGGAAAAAAATTATGTAGTGATATGACTTGTCAACATTGTTTAAACCGTTCTTTTGAATCACATCCGAAATCATGTTTTTGGTCTCTTGAAAACAAAGTAAAACCAAGAGAAGTATTTAAAAATAGTAATAAAAAGTATTGGTTTATTTGTGAAAAGAATCATAATTTTGAATCATCGCTAGGAAATATAAACAATTATCAATGGTGTCCTCATTGTGTAAATAAGACAGAAGGAAAACTATTTACAGAACTACAAACTTTGTATCCTTCTTTAATAACACAATTTAAACAAGAATGGTGTAAACGTATAACATATTTACCATTCGATTTCTGTATTCCAGAATATAAAATCATAATAGAAGTTGATGGAAGACAACATTTCAAACAAGTTAGTAATTGGTCTTCACCAGAAGAACAATTTGATAATGATAAATATAAAGAAAAATGTGCTAATGATAATGAATACTCTATTATACGTTTATTACAAGAAGATGTATATTATGATAAATATGATTGGTTTAAAGAATTATGTGACGCTATTGAAGATATAAAAAATGGTGATGAAGTAGCAAATATTTATTTATGTAAAAACAATGAATATAATGATTTCTAGTAATACAATTGTAAATTAAAAAATTGAAATTGTAATGATTTAAATATTTGATATTATTATTATTAGAAATGAATACTACAAATGTTTTTGAAATTCACAGTTGTTTTGCTGCAAACACACCAATATTATTATGGGATGGTTCTATAAAAATGTCTCAAAATATCAATATCGAAGATATTTTAATTGGAGATGATGGAACAGAAAGAAGAGTAAAATATTTAGTAAATGGAATTGATACATTATATAAAATTTATCAAGAAAATGCTTGTTCCTATATTGTCAATAGTCGCCATAATTTGATCCTATTCGATAACATTGAAAAAGAATTGACAAAAATTACGGTTGAAGACTATATTCATTTGAATCCCTTTATGAAAAAACAATTCTTTGGAATAAAAGTAGACTGTAATCCTAAAAATGCGGAACAATATTTTTACCATTTACACCCTTGAAGATTTAAAACCGCACAAAAAATGCGCAGAAATAAAGAGATTCAAGGTTGGGTCTTCACATACCCGTGTAAAGTTTGTTTTTTGCTACTCGGTAAAGTAGTATGATTACTTGTTTCTCTACATAGATAAGTTGGTCTCGCTAACTTATATATCGCTTGATAAGCAATCTTGTAGATATTAGAGGCACCGTTACGGTCTCTGTTCCATAACCCACAACCGTTCTTACAACGAAGTAGCCCATGAATCAACCGCATTTCCTCTTTTTTTGGATTCGGGTGGTTTCCCACCTTAAATTTCTCACATATTCCACCATCACAATTGGAACAACGACACGATGTTCTGAACTCATCTACCAGATATACTTGGTATCCTCTTTTACGAAAGAGAGTTCGCATTCCAATACCAATCATCGGTTCTTTGAATTTCATTTGTTTTCGCTGTTCCCAATCCCCAATACAAATAATCGTTTCTTCGGGTTTTCCAAATTTGTGTTGGAATTGTTGTATCATTTTTTGTTCGGTTCGTTTCGTATTGATGTAAGCACTCATCTTCAATTTACGGAAGATTTCTTTCCTATAAAATCCAAACAACAAATGATTGAGTTTGTTTTTTGCTTGTAAATATTCTTTGAATTTGTCTATTTGTAAGGTTTTACGGTTGTAATTAGACAATTCTGTTTCGTATTCAATGATGGTTTTTCCTTCCAATACTTTGTGTTTTAACCCCAACCGAATATTAGTGTATTTTTTCAATTTGGTTTCTTTTCTTCGTTGGTCTTGTGAATACCGGAACACATTGGCTTCTTTACTGGCATCATCTACACAATAAATTAAATCACATTTTCCCGCATCTATACCTACTATTTTCTTGGTTTGTAGGTTTGTGGTATCGGTTACTTCATCAATATACAATTCACGGTTGCCTTTCTTTTTCATCATTGGTAATTTTTTTCCTACTAAATCGTTGCGTAACAACAAAATACTTACGCTGACACCATCGGTAGATAACATATGATGGAAGGAATATTCTGTTTTTTTGAAACATTTTAATTCGGTGCGGAAAAAGAAATTCCAAATTTTGTCTTCATTGCGTTTCAAATTGCCTTCGGTCAAATATTCGCTTTTTGTTCCTTGTTCTTTACACATCAATAAATGAACCAATGTCGTAGTATCTAATCGTATGTAATTTGGTGTAATACCGCTACGCATTGGGAACACATTACACACTTTGTAACCGTCTTGTTCTACCTGTTTCATCATACTTATCATACATGGAAAATACTGAAAAGGGGTACATTTTAGGTCATAATAGACACTATTTTGGTTGAACTTGGATTTCGTAGGTAAAATATGTTTCTTCTGTTCTCGTATCCAATCGTGATAATAGGGTTTAGATTTGTATTCATTGTTTTCCACATTGAGTAGGTCATTTTTAATTTTTCGTAACTCGTTACAAAGATTGCGTATTCGGGCTTCTCGTTCCGCTTTGGTCTTTCCTAATTTGCGAATTTTCTCGGTAAGGAATTTCTTTTTCCATATCACATTGACATATCGTTCTACATATTCTACATAATGTAATTCAATGTTGTTTTCATACATCGTTAATATGTCTTCGGTTAGGTAATCCAATACGGTATTGATATGGGTATAATCCAAAGGGTCGTGTTGGGTAGTTGGTAAGTAATGTTCGGTATAGAATGTTTTGAGTTGTTCTTTGAGTGCTTTGATTTCGGGTTTGGGTGGTTTGCCTTGTGCTTTTTCATTACAGAGTATTTTCATAGTGGATTTAACAAATTCTTTGTTGATGGTGGGTAAGGACTGGGTAGTATCGTAACGATGGAGACAATATAATTTGATAAATTGTAGGGTATGAATGACAATTTTATGGGCTTTGATGACAGCATCATTGATTTTGGGTGTATTGATGACAGGGTGTTTGAGGATACTTTTGAGAGATGTCTTTATGGATTTGAAAAACTCGGGAGGTTTTTCTTTGATAGACATCTTTCTATACTATTCCTAAAGATTTGATTTTAAGTAGTTTTATGACAAAAATATTTATGCGACTAAAAAGTGTATAAAAATTATAACATATATTACCATAAAAGTAATATATGAGTCAGGTGATAGATATACACTATCAAAATGCTGTAAATGTATACAATGCGGATTGTCTCTTTTTTATTCAATCATCTTACGAAGAATGGGTAATGAATTGTCTAAACACAGTGTTTGCTTTCCAGTTATATTCTTTACCAATACGTATTGTGGATTTAGGTTGTGGTAATGGTTGTTTTGTGAATAAGTTTGTATCACATATTACACCTATGAATAATATTGAAGAATGTATCGGCATTGACCCATATATGGAGTGGTTGAATGTGGCATCAACACAATGTAATATAACAAAGACAATCTGTAAAAATGCGAACGATTTTTCTACGATGCCACCACAGCAAATGAATTACTCTCATTTATTGATGAAAGAAATGGTTCATCATATAGATAATTCTACGTTACATAATGTGTTTCATGGGATATATGAACAACTTACCAACGACGGTAGAGTTGTCATTATAACACGACCGGTAGAGACGAATTATCCTTTTTTTGAACGTATTCATCATTTTTGGAAGTTGACGCAAACCCCATATGAAAATGTAGTATTATCTATGAAAGAAGTAGGTTTTGATGTTTCAGTTGAAATCGCAACATTACCAGTTACTCTTCAAAAACAAGAGTGGTTATCATTTATCAAGAATAAAACTTGGAGTGTATTCAGTATGTGTTCAGAACAGGAAATGAACGATGGTTTATCTATGTTACATAAAGAATTAGAAGATACTATTACTTTCAATGAGACGCTTATATTTATTGTAGGACATAAGAACGATGAAATTAATTCTTCAAAATAAGATTGAACCGATATTCTTGTGTTCTAATATCTCCGATTCGTATTAATTTACACTCAATATTATAGATTGATTTCAATAATTGTTTAGTGATGGACAACCAAGGGCGTTTGATGCGTTCTGGTTCTCCAACCGCCTTCATACCATTAAAACTATAATATTTTCGTATTTCTGGTATCAGTGCCATTATTTTTGATTGAATCTCTTTGTTATTGTCTAATTCAAACAATGTATATATTTTTTTGTTTTCTAAATCCAAAATAGTAACCATTTTATTCACAATTTCTTCTTGTTCTTTCGCATACAATTCACTCTTTAATCTCATATGATTTATACAATCATATGAATTACTCTTTGTATAATTTTCTTTTTCTTTTTCTGGTGGATGGCTTTTTGGTATAAGTCACTCCTTCTTTTTTACCATACGCATATTCAAAGTAATTTTTGTAGTTAGATGGCTTCACTTTATCAATAGATTGTTTTACATTATGAGATAGTTGTTGAAAATTGGTAACATTTCGGTGTTTTTTCATATATCCTTTGATTTGATTAAAGTAGGATTCTATCGTCGTGTTTGTATCAGGGGTATAGGGGACAGCAAACAATACTTCGTTACCACTTTTTGTAATGGCTTCTTTCATCAAATTATTATTGTGACTTTTCGCATTATCCATGATGATTAAATGGTCTTTGTATTTACCGAAAATATACTTTTGAAAAAATTCTAACAATCGTTCTTGTTTCATACCACCTTTTTCATACAATTCGTATCCTACGCATTTGGAATTACTAATAGCTACCAACAAGGTAAATTTTTTGAAAACAAAATTATCGTTGGTTTTGTAAAAACATCGTTTTCCTAAAAAACAACGACTATAATTGTTGTATAGTCCAGCACCTACACTCGTTTCGTCCAGTGTAATGATTTTATCTAATGGATATTTTTTCACAGTTTCATAAAAATCGCTCATTTCTTTAAATTGGTTAGTAGGTATATTACGGCGTTTTAAAGGAAAATGTTGGTGACGGGTTCGTTTGCGGGTTTGATTGTTGTCCCGTAAAATGCTACCTAAATGTTGTGGCGTAATAGAAAAATCTTTGTATTTGTCCTGTAAATGTAACGATAAATCACTCATAGTGACTTGTTCGTTTGTTTTGAGAAGATTGATAGCGGTTTTGACTTGTTCCTTGTTGATTTTATAGGAAATAGGTCTCCTATTATTTCGTGTAATATTATGCTGTTTTTTATATTTATGAACCCAATCTTTTAGGGTGCTTTTCTTACAATCAAATATACCACATACTTTATCCATGCTTTGTTTATTTTTCAAATAAAATTTTACGGCAGAAAGTTTATAATCTTCGGTTTTATGTGGCATATTTCTATAGTATTTTTAGAAAAAAGGACTAAAAAAATGTGCGGTTTTAAATCTTCAAGGGTGTAAATGAGATTAATATTGAGAAATTAAATAAACAGGAATATTACGGATGGGAAGTTGATGGAAACCATCGATTTTTACTAGAAGACTTTACAATAGTAAATAATTGTAATTAGTTTAAACCCTTGAAACACATTATATAAATCAAAAACATTTTTTCTTTTTTTTGATTTATCAACTAAAAAATACTGAAATTAAAAAATTGAAATTGTAATGATTTAAATATTTGATTCTATTATTAATAGAAATGAATACAATCAAACTTACCGAAGAACATATAACAATTCACGAAGGTACAAATAACAATGATGAAAAGGGTAATGGACCAAAAAAAAATGAAAAAAAAGAGAAAAAAGAGAAAAAAGAGAAGAAGGAAAAGAAGGAAATTGAAAAACCAACCTGTATTATCTGTGCCGAGAATTATAATAATTCATTTCATAAACCTATAAAGTGTGAATATTGCGATTTTGAAGCCTGTAAAAAATGCTGTCAAACCTATTTGATTAATGAAAATGATCCCAAATGTATGTCTAATGAATGCAATCGTCAATGGACTCCTCAATTCATTTCCAACCATTTTTCGAAAACCTTCATCAATAATGATTTGAAATTACACTATGAGAAAATATTGTTTGATAAACAACGTGCTCTTATGCCTTCTACACAACCTCTTGTTGAAAATATTTTGAGAAGAGAAGAATACCAAAGGAAAATAAATGCCGCATACAATGTTGTGAGAGAAGCAAGAAATAGTTTGAATGCGGTTCAAATGGAATACAACGTATTTGTTCGTAGCGGACATAGCAATGAAAATACGCGTTCTGTATTCATTCGTGCTTGTCCCGATTCCGAATGCCGTGGATTCCTAAGTTCTCAATGGAAATGCGGTATTTGTAGCAAATGGTCTTGTCCTACTTGTCACGAAGTCAAGGGGATGGAACGCGATGTAGAACATACTTGTAACCCAGACAATGTAGCTACCGCGAATCTTTTGAATTCGGATACGAAACCTTGTCCTAAGTGTGGAGAAGGGATTTTCAAAATTGATGGTTGTTTTGCTGCGAACACACCAATATTGATGTGGGACGGTTCTATAAAAATGTCTCAAAATATTGATGTTGGTGATATTTTAGTTGGAGATGATGGAACACAAAGAAGGGTAAAATATTTGGTAAATGGAATCGATACATTATACAAAATTTATCAAGAAAATGCTTCTTCCTATATTGTCAGTAGTAGACATAAATTGATCTTATTTGATAATATTGAAAGGGAATCAACAGAAATTACAGTTGACGATTATATACATTTAAATCCATTTATGAAAAAACAATTGTTTGGAATAAAAGCGGATTGTAATCCTAAGAATGCGGAACAATATTTTTACCATTTGAATGAGATTCATATTGAGAAATTAGAAAGGGGAGATTATTACGGATGGGAACTCGATGGTAACCGCAAATTCCTGTTAGAAGATTTTACATTAGCCCATAACTGCGATCAAATGTGGTGCTTGACTTGTCACACTGCATTCTCTTGGCGGACTGGAAGAATAGAAAATGTTATTCATAATCCCCATTATTACGAATGGATGCGCCGAAACGGTACTTTACAGCGTGATCCGAATGACATTGTTTGTGGTCGTGAAATCACACATAATACAACTATTAATATACGAAGGCATTTAACTGAAAAAGAAACAATTCTTAAGAAAGACGTTGCAAATATCCGGAAATTAAGTACATATATTGTTGACATATGTAGAAAAGTAATTCATATTAGACATGTCGCACAACCACATTATAACTATAATAGTGATGATATAATACAGCAATTACGTATTCGATATTTACGTAATTTTATTAGTGAAGATGATTTCAAAATAGCACTTCAAAGAGAGAATAAGAAAAGCAATAAATATAGGGAAATTTCAGAGGTTATTACGCTTTTAATAACGACAATTACTGATATTATTATGAATTTTATAGATGAAATTAAAACCGTAGATTGGAAACATAATTTAGAAAGAATGAAGGAAATCGAACAAATCATTGATTATGCCGACGAATGTTTTTTGAAAATTAGCCGGACATATAGCTCTGTTCCACTTACTTTTGATAAACTTTAGGGAACCTACGGTTCCCCTAATACCCCTCCCTCTCAGGGGTAACAAACTTCAAAAATTAAGGAAAAGGGTTTTAGGGAGAACATTGGTTACATTAAGTTAATATCAAGATTTTTCTATTAAGGGAGGGGTTTAAGGGGAACCGTAGGTTCCCTTAATAAATTATATTCATGGATAGTATCTATTCGATTATATTCATGAATTTCTATTATAATATTTTATTATTTGTTCTCGTTCTTTTTTTATATATTCACATCGTCCATCAATACAAACGAAGTGAAGATTTAGAAATTTATGAAGCCGATTACTCTTCCAATACTCAACTTCAAGAAATATGTGATATCAAGCAACCTGTTCTTTTCAATTACAAATCTATAAATCCCGATTTTTACGGGGATGTTACTTACGATAATTTGTCCGGTGCATCTTATGCCAATTATGATATTCGTGTCAAAGAATGTTCGGATTATTGGGAAACGGACGATACGGTTGATTTCGTTGTTCTTCCTTTTTCGAGTGGTATAAATCTTATGAAATCTGATCCAAAAGGGAGTTATTTTACGGAAAATAATGAGGATTTTATAGAAGAATCTGGATTGACTTCTTTTTGGAATAAAAACGACGATTTTTTGAAACCGAGTTTTGTTGTTTATACGAAATATGATATTATGTCGGGTTCTCGGGAATCTTGTACTCCGTTACGTTATCATACGAATTTTCGACATTATTTGTCTGTTAATTCGGGTAAAATACGTGTGAAAATGACACCTTGGAAGAGCACGAAATATTTATACCAAAACCGTGATTTTGAAACCTATGAATTTAGTTCTCCAATCAATGTTTGGAAACCTCAAAAAAAATATCGTAATGAAATGGAGAAAACCCGATTTTTAGAATTTGAAGTTGTTTCTGGTTTTGTTTTGTCTATACCTCCTTATTGGTGGTATAGTATTCAATATGATAAAGGAGAGGATACCATTGTTTGTGGATTTACATATAATTCTATTATGAATACGGTTTCGAATATACCTTATTTGGCAAAATACTATATTCAACAGAATAATATTAAGAAAAAAATTACTAAAATTATTCAATTCGATGAAACGATTGTAGATTCAGATTTAGAAAAAGAAAATAAGGTAGAAAGGGTAACAGATATTATTATTGGCGGTTCTTCTTAGTTTTTTCAATTACAAATATAATTATTACAGAAAATATTTTGTAAATATTTTATAAACAATGACTGATTTTTTTTTTGTTTTAAACAATAATGATTCAAAATATGAAGAAAAAATAAAAGAATTAGGAATTATTTTAGGAGATAGAAAAGAAGTTATAGAACGTTTAAAAAATGATGAAAACTTTTGTAGAAAAAATTCAAAAACTAGTGGAATTAATATTAATTTTTTATTATTTATAATAGAAGGCTATCCTGAAAATGGTATGGAAGGAAAAAGTATTTTATATATAAAAAATAACGGAAAAATAGTAGGGTGTTGCGCTTTATCATTTTATGATAATGAAAAAAAAATAAATATAGCAGGTATATGTGTTCCAGAAAGTAATAATCGTGGAAATATTAGAGTTGGACAATTATTAATAGATAAAGTTAAAGAAATAGGTAATAACATATCATTTTCAAAAATAACACTTTCTGTAACCAATGAAACGTTAAAAACATACTATGAAGAAAAACATAAATTTATAATGTCAGAAGATGGTGTTATGATATTTAAATTAATTAATTTTATTGGCGGAAAATATACAAAAAGAAATAAAAAACAAAAAACAAAAAACAAAAAAACATCAAAAAAACAAAAACAAACTTTACGAAAAAATAAAAAATAGAATAAAAATATTATTATTATATTTGTATAAAATTATAATAATAATAATTCTAATTAAGGGAGGGGGTTTCAGGGGGAACCGTAGGTTCCCCTGACCCTGACCCTGACCCTGAGAAACACGAAACTTCAAAACCATCTATCCATTTATACGGATACATATTTACTTCTAATTTTTTAATTTCCCCACAAATAATATCCAATTCATTATATATTACACCATCACAATTAAGTTCTCTAGCTATTTCTGCAGGGGTTCTATTATAAGCTATTAATTCTTCCTGTGTAGGAATATTTATACCTAAACTATTTACATATCTTATTGGTGGTGCAGCACTCGCTATCCATATTTGTTTTGCACCCGCTATTTTCGCCAATTTAACAAGTTCTCTTGTCGTGGTTCCTCTTACAATAGAATCATCTACAATGAGAACATTTTTGTTTAAGAATTCACTCCCTATCGTATTCAATTTCATTTTTACCATCTTTGTACGGTTACTTGATTCATCGCCATTTGACATTATAAATGTTCTCGGAATATATCGATTCTTTACAAATGCCTCTCTATAAGGTTTATTCAATTCTTCTGCGACTTTTATAGCATAAGTTCTCGATGTTTCTGGAACAGGAATCACTACATCTATTTCAATATTTTGTTCTCGTATTTTGTTCGCCAAACATTCCCCCATTTTTATACGCGCTTCATATACCGAAATACCATCTATAATAGAATCTAAACGTGCAAAATAAATATATTCGAATAAACACGGTGTTTTTTTCGTATTTTTTTGGGGGGTATTCGATTTGAATTGACGATCCTCTTGGATCCATATACATTGTCCGGGTTCGACATCTGTTATTATATCATAGGGGGTATCTGTAAATGCTACCGATTCTGATGCAAACATATATCCATTTATACTCGAATGTCCGTAACATAGGGGTCGGGGTCCTGATGGATCTCTAAAAGCGATCATTCCTATTCCTTTTATAGTTGCTATTACCGAGTAGGATCCCTCTAATAATTTCATCGTATTTTCTACTGCGTCGAAAATATTTGTTGATGAATTTTCTATTTCTGCGGCGAGAACATTTAATAATATTTCACTATCTGAATTTGTGTTTATATGACGGTTTTTTAATAATAAATATTGTTTCAGTTCTTTAATATTTGTTAGATTTCCATTATGTACCAATGATATTCCATAGGGGGAATTTGTATAAAAAGGTTGTGCTTCTTCTCTTATAATAGATCCTTGTGTTGAATATCTTACGTGTCCTATACCCATAAATGGTTCGTCTTTTTCGGCTTGTTGGTTTGAGAAAACCGCGGATACCAATCCTAAATCTTTATGTATCTTGATTTTCCCTGTGTTTTCTGTCGTTGATATTCCTGCGGAATCTTGTCCTCTATGTTGTAAATATGTCATTGCTCGAATAAGATCATTATTCAAATCATTATTAGGAATACTTAAAATACCTACTATTCCACACATATTATATTCATAATAAATATATATTTATATTATTACTTATTCTATATAATATGCATAAAAAAATGGGTTTTACCCCATTTTTTTATTTTTGTTGGTTTTTCGATTTTTTCATTTTTATATTTGGAAATTTTATTATTTTTATTGTTTTTTTATATTTTAATCGAAATCTTTCTGACTCATCAATAATCGAACAATTCTATCTTGTTCGTACAATTGCTGTCGTAAATCTTGAATCTTCTCTTCTTGTTCGTACAATTGCTGTCGTAAATCTTGAATCTTCTCTTCTTGTTCCGCAATTTTCTGGTTCGCCTCTTCCAAAGACTTTTCCGTTGTTTCTTTCAAAATATCCAAGTTGGTTGCCAACTGGTGAATATTGAGAGTTGTTTTCGGAACAGGACAATGATTTTTATAAATATTCATACTGTAATTATCAATGTTTGTACCATCTAATCCGCCCATAGTATAATCGTATACAACATTGGCATTATTATTTTCTAAATATTGTACCGTAAAAACCATATTATCGGATTCATAAATTCTCTCAAAGTGGACGAATGCTTTTACCCAATTAGACTTAGGAGGAGTCATCTCTACGAAATCTACTCTGTCGATAATTCCCCAATCACAAAACATCTCTGCGAAATCCTTCTCTTGTAATTCCCTACGTACCGAAGGAATAAACACACTTAATTCGTTCTCAATAATAGCGCTCATTGTTCGATTTGATAAGTAAGTATCAATTGTTAATTATATTGATTGTAATTTAATAAAAAAAGTATTCAATTTTTTATGGTTTTTTTACCGTTTTCTTAGCGTTTTTATAGTTTTTTATTTTATACTCTAATCATCTAATAATCTACTTCGATAAATCCTTGCTCGTATATGCTATAAAAAGTTTTATTATCGAATATGGGATTTTCGAATTTTAGTCGAATATCAAATTCGGGACCATCGTGCCAACATTCGCTGACTATTTCTGTTATTTTTTCATAATATTGTCCTAGATACTCGTAACCTTTCTTGGTAATAAAAAGGTATTTTTTACCGACAACTAAATCCTTTATTTTCAGAGAATTATTGATACTTTCTATGTATTCTTCTTCTGATCTTTGCATTTCTTATAGTTATAGTTATTGTTTTATTTTCTTTTTTCGTTCAATTTTATTTTCCATTTACATGGATTTCTTTCAATAATTCTTTCAAGACTTTTCCACGGACACGGTCTTCATTATTTACTGCTTCGCATGATTTGTCTATCAATATATTCTGTTTCATATAATCCGGAGAATCTAGAATTCTTGTATCAGGATGATTATTCTGCCATTCGCAAATATTACAAAAATTCTTGTTTTCTACTTTCCTTATTAGTTCTTTCATTTTGGAATTATTGGTATCATCTTTGTTCCATTTATCGTCTTCTTTCAGATATACGATCTCCCTTTTTATGTCGGTACAATGGATGGGTCTTTTATTCACTTCCATTCCTCTTAAGCTTTTCAGAATTATTTCCGAAATACCCTTTACAAATCCTTTTTCACCAACGTTTTCTAGATCGTCCAATGTTGGATTCAGATTATCGAGGAATTCTTTTATATTCATAGCGTCTTTACAGGTTTCATTCAAGAAAAAATTTAAATTAAAGCTTTGATTATTATTGTTATTTGTATTATTTATTATCTGAGTAGGTTCTCTTTCAATAAATTTATTTATCAATTCATTATGTTCTTTGTTTTGTTCTTGTAATTGTTTACTTTGTTGAATAAGTAGTTCTTTAAATTCTTGATTTTGTTCTGAAACCTTATTATTTTGTTCTATTAATAAATTTTTTATTTCTTGATTTTCTTTTATTATATTTATAATAAAATCTTCATTAAAATTTATATTATCTATTTTTACTTTTTCAGAACATTTTTTTTTATGAGACCATAATCCTACTCTAGAATTATATTTTTTATTACATTTTTCACAAGGATATTTAGAAACAAAATCATTAGAAGATGTTAATAATATATGCTTTGCTGTTATAATATGCTTTTCATAATCACTTTTTTTACCCGTACTATAATTACATTCTTTACAAGAATATTCTATATAATGTTTTGATAGAGATTTTGTTGACATTGTTAATATATTATATTAACATAATATTTTTTTTTAAATTATTTATATTGAAATACTTATTTAACATATGTTAAATAAAACCATATAATTTGAAAAATTTTTGTTTCGATAATATAGTTTATTTTTATGTGTTTATATTTTTTATTATATTTGTCAGAGATTTCTCTAACATTGCTAAATATTTCTCTAATAATTATTTTTATCGTAAAATTCCTTAAAAATATTATGCTAACACTTTCGGGGACTTTTTTTCAGAATTTACTGCATTATGCTTTCAACCCACTTTTTTTACCCCCTTTGTAAATTTCATTTTCAGATTTCAAAAAAAGGACAATTAATAATTGTACTTTTTCCAAATTTTCTTCCATTTTATTGTACAAAGTATTTAAAAGTATGAAATCGTAGGGGGGACCCTTCTATTTTGACTTTTTATGATTTTTATAATATATGTTAAATAAATAATTATTATTTTACTATCAAAAATTATTTATTGTTATCATAATATAGTTTGAAATACTATAAAAAAATATATTAATATATTTGTTAGATATTTCTCTAACATTGTTAGATATTTATTAAACATTTATTTTTACCGTAAAATTACCTAAAAAGTTTATGCTAACACTTTTTCGGACATTTTTTCTGGTTTTACTGCATTATGCTTTCAACCCACTTTTTAAAAGGCCTTTGTAAATTTCTTTTTCAGAAAATCAAAAAAGGACAATTAATAATTGTCCTTTTTCCAAAAAATCTTCCATTTTATTATACAAAGTACTAAAAAAGTCAAAATAGCAGGGGGGACCCTACGATTTTGACTTTTTTATATTTTTCATTAAAAAAATAATAGAAAGTTCCCCGTAAAAGTAGTTATTAAAGTTCCCCGTAAAAGTATGTATAAAAAATCCCCGTAAAAGTATGTATTAAAAATCCCCGTAAAAGTATGTATTAAAGTTCCCCGTAAAAGTATGTATTAAAGTCCCCCGTAAAATTCTTTATTAAAGCAAAAAAGAATCAAACACAATTTCTTTATTTGTACCTCCAAATTCCATCTTGATAATTCTTATAAAAGGACGTCCGTATGAAATATAATCTTTATTATCCTTATTGAAATGTTTATTTTCTGATAAAAATGTATCTACATACTTCTTTGCATCCTTGTAAGTAGGGAATATAGAAACTAAATCATATCTGTAAAAATCATCATCACATGAATTGAATTGCATTACTACAAAAACCTCCATAATGAATCTATAAAACCAACCATTTATATCTTTTATAAAGATGAATCAAAAAATACATTTTTAAGTTCACTACCAACCTTCATATTGATGATCCTTATAAATGGCTTTCCACTCCTACCATCATACTTTTTATTATCTTTCATAAGACTATCTACAAATATCTTCGCATCTTCATATGTAAGATACATACTATGTAAATGCTCGTTATATCCGTAATAGGGATCCTTGCATAATCTAAATATAATAACAACGAAAATATCCATAATATAACTGTAATCACAATCTTTTTTATTCAAAATAAATAATTCTATGAAAAAATGTAAAACCCCCAAAATAACCATATAACGTAACATTCTCTATTATATTCACCCCTTTTTTTTGATTCTTTTCGTAGGAATAATACAGCGATATTTCTCACAAAATTCCTTGATACCCATCTGTTCCTTGGTATCCCCAAGGATTATATCTTGGATTTCCGAGGATTGTTCGTCGGTTTCTAACCCCCATTTGTTATGAAATTCTTCTTCTAAATCCTCGTTTTCAAACACTACTTTCAAAGAATCATCATCAACCGATCCCCGAAATTCCATTATACGATCCAACCAAACAGGTGAAAAGGAAGCATAATATAACCAATTATTATAAAAATTCTCACGGAGATCTTCCAAAGACCCCTTGAAGAGCCGATTTGCTTCGGTTCTCAGAGGGAAATGACAAACCGATTTCAAGTATTTCCTAGATGGATTCGTATTTGGTTTATCGACAAATTGAATCATATCTTCTTCTTTCAAACGAATAATAAAAGTCTTTTTCTTTTCTTCTATTGGAATCTGATGAGAGGTAATTTGAAAGTAAGACCAAATAAATTCTTCTAGGTCATACTCGCAAAAACACAGGGTTCCTACGACAGTTCCAATCAACCAATGTTTTTCAGGATTTTCTTTCCATTCGTCGTATGAATTTTCCAAGAATTTCAATAATTTCGGATTTACCCTTTTATAAATCTCATCATAAATGGTAAAAATATATTCGTAACATTCTTCTTGGAATCCTGAGAAATAAATCTCGTAAATCCAGAACAAACATTCATTATAATTTTTATCCAACAATGATAATAATAATGATTGTTTTACGTGAATTTTCGAATACAAATATCGGGTAAATATCAGATAAAATTCATCGTCTCCATCCTCTTCAGGACATTTGAGTTCGAATTTAGGTTCCATAATGATTATATAATTATAAAAACCAGAAATAATAAAAAAAACATCAATTTTTTACATTATTTTTTGTATAGATCAATAAAAACATACTAAATTTTGGTTTTTTCTTCATAACAAGAAGCATTCGTTCCGCATTTTTTACTAGTTTCTCTGCAATTTTTTGCATAATCATATTCAATAGTTCCAGTAATCAAATCAATCTCCCCAAACATTTTACATTTACCAAATTCTCTACTATCAGGAAGTGAATCATAAGGATAATTATTTGTATGTTCTATAAAATGGACGCAATTCACACAAACAGGATATTTCAAATTTCTCAAAATCGGTACTTTAGTAATAGCTAATATTGATTTTATCATGAAACAAAAAATCAATTTATACATTATAATACTACAAAAAATATTTTTAAATAGTTTTCGTAAATCATTAAAACGGAAAAAAACAACTTTGGTTGACATGAGACTCTTGTTTTAAAGGAGGGGTTTCAGGGGAACCTAAGGTTCCCTGACTCTGCGAATAAATTTCTTATAAAATGTCTTGTATGTATTTTGCAACTTATCGAATCGCATATTAAATTTCCCCTCCATCGATTTAGGTTTGATACTCTCAATAATCCGTTTATCTTCTAACATGGTACGGTACATAAGATCCCGAGTAATTTTATCCCCCACCGGATTCTTCCAAAAATTACGATAGGTCTTCACGAACAATTTACTCTTGTTCTCACCAATAGGAAGAGCAAACGTAATAATCGTATTGACATATTCATCAAAAATGATTCGGGCTACTGTAGTATGAGGTAAAATAAACTCATTTTCAACTATAAGATGTTTGGTATTAAATACTTTATTCGCAATCGAATTTGGACCGGATTCATAAACATAAACCGTTTTGAAATGATGGGGTCCTTCTAGACGTGGTGGATAGACTTCTATTGGACTCGGACTCCGAGTATTTCCAAAAGTATGTACGAATCCAATATGCATAATATCAAGGGAGTTTTCACTCAGAATCCTCGAATAACAATCGTATTCCATATCGAAATATTGGACGGTATCTTCACGTAATACTTCTTCTTCTACAAAGATATTTACTTTCATCGAATCCAGATCCTTTACTAAATCTGAAAAAGTATTCAGATAGACCCATCCGTTTTTTTCAACGACTTTGTATTTACTCAAATTTTGGACGCTAGAAGGTTGAAAGCAAATTCCGGGGACTTTTTTCAATTCTCCATTACAATCAAATTCGTAACCGTGATAAGGACATACAATATTGCCATTTTGAATTTTTCCATCGGAAAGTGATACGCCCTTATGAGTACATGCGTCATCTAAAGCAAAGAAATTACTACGTCCATTTTTCCAAACCACATAATCTTTGTCCCAAATAGTGATTTTTTTAGGTTTGTCTGAAATAAAATCATAAGAGGGACCGATGACATACCATTGAAGATCATAATTGTCTTGTTCGGTCAGATTTTCAAAGGTCAATTTGGGATAATCGATGATACATTGTTTAGATAAAGGATGAGGATGAGGATGAGGATGATGTGGTGTTTTAATAGAAAATCGGTTAAAAAAAGGGATATTGACTTTTGCTTTTGAAAAAAGCCTTTTTGAAAATCCCTCACCAAAAACGATAAATAATGAATATAATAAATATGATGACTTCATTAGTGCCTTACTATATGATATATTGGGATCTATTTATATCTTTTTTAATTATTCAACATAAACATAAACAAATTTTTATCTTTCATAATTTCATCATATGCATTGAATTTTGTATCAGGAATGTCAAGGAGGATCGAAGTAGTAGAATTATATTTATCAAAGGTTGAAAAAACCTCGGAAAAATTCCTTTTTGAGGGGAATTTGAATGGAAACGGATAACCATTCAATAAAATGATAGATGTTAGGAATAGTAACACGGATAGATTCATATACTTGGATAATAAAGAAGGATCTTTTTATATCCTTTTAAATTAGGGGAACCTACGTTACGTACCGACCCCCTGAAACCCCTCCCTTAAATAATGTTATTTATATTGTATTTGATATTAATCATTTGGTTAACATCAATTAGTTTATCAAGTTGTTTTCTTTCAAGGGAGGGGTTTCAGGAAGGTCGGTACGTAACGTAGGTTCCCCCTATTTGAACGTCATTAGATACAAAAATTGATTGATATCAGCTAAAATATCATCACGAATACTTAATAAATCCGAATCATTACGATTATCAAAATAAATGGATAAATCTTTCAAAAATTCGCGATATTCGTATATTTTTTGTTTGAAATCCAACGTTTCCGAATAATCTTTCAAATAAATATTCTTTTCAATCATATCTATGCGAGAACCATCTTTCCCCAAGAGAACTTCTACGAATTTATCGATGTTTTCATTAAGACGCCCATAAAGTTCATCGGTAGCTTTATGTTGAGAATAAGAACGGGTTTTCCAATGATAGAGTTTGACAACATTCAACATTTCTAGCATGACACGGACAATATGGGATTTTTCACGATTTGATGTACCGTTTTTTTTCATTTTTTTGGGATGTTTTTTTATGGATTTATTTTTCATCTTACGGGGTTTTCTAGTTTTCAATTTCATTTTGTTTTTCATTGTATATTCTATATATTATACTGTATAGAATATGCTAAATTGAAAACTAAATATAAGGTTCGAACTATGTAATTACAAAATTATAATTTTTGTTTGCTATAATAAAACAAAAAATAGTAAAATCCATTATATTTTTATTAATTAAAAAAGTATGGTGTTCCATCGTAGGTAAGAGTTCCGCTTGGTGGAGTAATACCCATTTTACAAGCTGCGTTATTTGCACCTTGTCCGTAATTTAACAACATAGGGTATGGAGTTCTATCTGTTAAGGTAGTAGAATAAGTAGAAGATGATTGTGGATATCCGGTTATATTCCATTGAGTTATAGAAGTCCATTTGTTAGTACCGCCTCCACCTGGTAATTTATTTAAAATAACAATTCTAAAATATGAATAGGCTGTTGTTTGTCCTGTAATAGTATATGTTTGTAATGCTGTATAATTACTTATTGTAACAGATTGATAATCTACTATATACCAATTTGTATTATCACTTGAAGCAATTATATACCATATTTGTGGAATACTAAAATCATTTGTACCTGTTGGTAAACTTCTAGGTAAAAGAGTATATTTAGTAATTATTAAACTGTAAGGCAATTGTAATCCTAACCATTCGCCGCTTATATATGTTATTGTGCCACTTCCAGATATATTCGTTTTTGTAGTTCCAGCATACAATCCTGTACTAGGAGTATATGATGTATTATTTACCGTACCATCACTAACCCAACCAACATAGTTTAATGTTGTTCCTATAAATGATTTGTATGGTACATAACTTGAAACGCTCGGATAAGTTGACGAAGCAGAAGCAGTATATTTCCCGCTTCTATAATCTAGTGTTGAAAGTATTAAAGTATCACTAGTAGTAAAAAAAGGTGTATTTATTTCTGTTGTTGCGATAGCATTATTTATATTTGAAGTAGTTACTGTCGAAAGTAAGTTTGAAGTAGTTTGAAAAGCAGTTCCTAACCAAAATGAAATAACATCATCATTATTAAAGGTAAAAGTCCAGACTCCAGTGACTGTTGGTATAAAATAACCAGAAAAACTAAGTGCGAAATTTATTGGAATAGAGCTAGATTGTGTATAAGTATCTAAAGCATTAAAATCAGTATTACTATAATTAATAGATTTTGTTGTCCCTGAAGATGTTTGGGTTGCACCTGTAAAGTAAGACAAAGCATTTGTTTGATTAATATAAGTTGTATTATTTGCATAACTTTTGTATATTAATCCATCACGTAAACCCTCATCATTTATCAATAATTGAGTAATACCTATAGGACAACTAAAACTAAAATTTAACGTATAAGATCCCGCAGTAACATTTGTGAAATTCCAAGTATATGTATTCCAAAAAACATTTGCACTTGTTATTGATAATGTTGTTGATGAAACAGTATTACTTCCAATAGTAATTGTGAATGTACCTGAAAATGAACTCAATAGTGCAGCTGAAAATAACAATGTATAATTACTATTAGCATCTAAAGTAATATTTTGAGACAATACAACATTTGTTATACTGCCAGTATAGAAAAAGTTTCCGTAAGGACAAGCATTAAAACGATTAACACCAGTAAAACTACTAGTGTCACCACCAGTACCATTCAAGATATAATAAGATCCTGCACCAGAAACCGTCCAACCATAAGGAGCAGTATTAGAAGAAACAATGCTATTAGAAGAACTAGCGACAGGATTTGCAAAGTTATAATTATTAATAAGTAAAGACTCTTTAATGACAGGGAAAGCAATGGCGACAATCCCACTTCCACCATTACCAGAAGACCCAGTATTTCCACATCCACCTCCACCACCACCTGTATTTACACCACCTTCACCACCATTACCACCATTAACACCTGCACCACCATTATTAAAACCAATACCTCCATTTGCATTAAAAGTAGCACTGCTACCAGAAATACGACCGCCACCGCCACCACCACCAGTACCACCACCAGATTCAACAGCTGCATCTGTAAATATACTATTAACACCACCAGAACCACCACCACCCCAAGAATAACTACTTAAAACACTTTTTCCAGATGGAGTATAATCTTTTATTCCAGGTAAAGTACAAATAATACCATTACCTCCTGAAAAAGCTCTTGATGCTGCAGTACCAATTACTCCACTACCTCCTCCTCCACCACCACCTAGATTTGCAACTAGAGTATTACCACCACTATTAGCAAAATTATTATTATTATTATTTGCTGGTCCAAAATTAATATCATCATAAGAACTACCTCCTCCACTTCCTCCAGATAATGCAGGAATAGAACTACCACCTAATTCTCCACAGCCTCCACCCCTAGCGATTATATTATTTGAAGAAGCACTACCTGAAAAATTAACATAACTATTATATCCATTCGTTCCTGCTACTGTTCCAGATGATCCGGTACCGCCATTTCCAACAGATATAGTAATCGAAGTAGAACCAATAGGTAATGTAACTGGCATCATAACAACGCCTCCAGCACCACCGCCACCACCTCCATTTGGTGATCCGGCACCTCCACCACCAACTGCAAATACATAACATAGATTGGAAGTAGCACAACTATAATCTATTTTATATGTATCTGTTGTAAAATCAGCTGTCACAGGTGTATTTATTGACGTAGTAAACAAATATACAATATAATCAGTACCATTAGTATTAGCTGTTCCGATTTTATATAGATTTCCAGAATTAGTGGTTAAAGATATTTTACTTATACTAGATTCTAATAAATTATTTAATTGTATTCGACCTATTGGTCCAAATCTTACCATATTATTTTTATAAAAAGAATACATTATAATATTATTACATAATATTTTTAGGATCGGCATAATTATACATAGCATTAATATCAGAATCGGTCAAAGCTGTTTCATAGAACCTAAAAGTATCAAAATAACCATTCAATCCAGAATATCCTGGTTGTGATGAAATATCATTGTATACTCTTTGAAGATTTTTAGGATAAATTGTTGTTGAATTGTTTATAGTTGCAACCTTTACGTTATTAATATAAAATGTATATGTTGTTTGTACTCCAAAATCAGCAGGAGATATAATCCAAGCAAAATGATTCCATACATTAGGAGATATTGGATTATTTGTTTTTGTAGGATCTACATAGTTTCCTAAAACAATATTACTAGCACCTACCTCGTCATCAACTTGATAACATAAATACCATGGGCTATTAGAACTAATAGTTGCTGAATTCAATTTCAAAGATACTGTATTATTTCCTGAATCTGCAAAACTAAACAATGGTCCTACATATCCTTGATGAGAAACAATATTAGCCCAAATGGTGAACGTTAAACCAGTATTTTGAGGAAAATAATAACCAACTGTAGGATTGTTACGTAGAAGCTGAAAATTACTATATAGAGAATTAGTTCCCCATTTGTAAGTAGTATTAGATAATTGGACGTTGGGTGCAACATCCAAACCTTTAAATAATGAACCGGTTGTATCACTAGTATTATTAGCACCAGGAGCCAAATTAGGAATATAAATAACTCCTGAATTATAAGTTCCACCGGTTGAACTGACTGCAGTATCAAAAGTTAGATAAATTTTTAAATAAGTATTAGATTTATATAAATAATCATAATAATCTATCATAGGTTTTGGTCCAATTCTTATTGTAGTATTTTTATAGGAATAAAATAGAGACATTATATAAAGTATAATAGAATTTTATAGTTTATAAATTAATAATTTTTATATCAAAAATATTATTAAGAAATAGAAATAGCAATAATAACAATAATATAAATACCACCACCACCAACTTCTAAAACATTTATTGTTGTAGATTTGTAAAATGTATAACTCAAAGTATATGTAATTCCAGTATTGGTAAAAGCATAATTTTTATAGGTATTTTCGCTAGTAATAGATGTTCTTTGAAAATCACTCGCTTGAAAAATAGTTAATGATGTTGAAGGATTACTATACACAACGCTAGATTAATAATATCCAGGTGAAACAGAATAATAAGGATGTGTCGATGGTAAATTACCTTGTATTCCCCATTTCCAAGAAAGATAACCTTCTATTTTTTGACGATCCGTTGTAGAAAGTGACGTATTATAAACCAATATTTCTGACATAAAACCATAAAAATTAGCGTTATTATCAGAAGTATCTGGATTATTACCTATAGTATAATATGTTATTGCAAAATTACCACTAGAAGCAGCATTTGTTATAGATGTTGTATTACCTTTTTGTACGGTAGCATATTCATTTGCACCGTCAAACCAACATTCAAACAAATAAGGTGTAGAATAACTAGGTGGACTCTGACTCGTAGATACACCATTTCTATAAGGGCCTATATTTTTATTATTACTTATTAGACGATAAAAAGACATAAAACTTCCATTGTTATAATCTTTTACACCAGCACCATTCGAAAAACCTATTATTCTTGCTGCAGCTTTAGACAAAGAATTCATAGAACAAACTACAAATATTGTCATTGTATTATTCGTATTACTAATACTACCGGTTAACCATTGTGTATTCGTAAAAGTGAGTGCAGGTTTACTATTTAATCCTGTAGTATTATATGTTATTGGAGTATTTGCCGTAGCATTACATCCTCCTCTAGATTTATCATACCATTTACTAATGGTTGAACCATCTGAGGGTTGAACCCCCGTATTGTTAGGATCATTAGCATCCATCCATAATATAAGTCCGGTTACTTTATTTGGTAATGGTAAATCTCCCCATCTCGTCAAATTATTATTGTTATAAAAAACAAGAGGCATTATATATAATTTATAACAAAATTTTTCCTATATTCTCCCTAATTTTCAAATAATTCGGCGATTTTTTCCTGACGTTGTCTAAAGATTAGGATTATACGATACCAAATGAGAAAATCATGTATATATTACTATTAAGACCTTTTCAAAATTGTAAAATATTAGTAAGAATATTTCATGAAAAATGGTTAATAAATCAATACATATCCGAAAAATCGTAAAATACTACTATATTTTGGATAAAAATCGAAGGTTTCAAAGGTGTAAAATATAGTAGTATTTTACGATGAATTATTGAAGAATAAAAATGAGAGATTTCAAATCTTTATTGGGGTAAAACATTACCATTGGAATTCGACATTTTTATTCCTCAATAATTCATCGAATAATAAATTCTATTACTACTTTATTTTTTACACCTTTTTCTTGCTTGAAAAAGAGGATAAAAATATTTTTATCAAAAAAAGGATTTTTTTGAAAAATCATTTAAAATATTGTTTTTCATTGTATATTCTATACAAAATCTTCGTAATAATATAATTGTTAAATTACAACAATGCTTTGTTTATCTACTGTTTAAAATAATTTAATTTTTTATTTATTATAAAATTACACATTCAGTCAATACTGAAATAATTATAATACCCGAACCACCATTACCATTATTAAATTGATAATCTTGTGAGCACCCACCACCTCCACCACCTGTATTTGCTCCTCCATTTGAAGAACCAGTGCCACCAAAAGAATTTCCATTTTGTCCTGAATTTAATGCAAATCCACCACCAGAACCACCTAACTTTCCATTTGCTGCATTTGCACCAGCACCACCACCTTTTCCACCATTTCCTCCATTTGCACCATAAGCACCACCACCACCACCACCACCCCAATAATAAGAACCATAAGAAGAATCTTTAATTCCTAATAAGCTACTACTTGTTAAAATACCATCTCCACCATTATTAATATTACCAGCAGCACCACAACCACCACCACCACCACCATAAGTAGTTGTTCCTCCTGCTCCATTATTACCTTGTCCTGATGTACCAGTACCTCCTGTAGTAGTACTACTACTACTAACACCCCCTCCTCCACCAGAACCACCTGTAAAACCATCAACATTTATTTTTGATCCCATTCCACCTCCAATAGCATTAATATTATTAGAAGTATTATTTTTAAAATTTAAAGTTGTATTTCCACCAGAACCACTTCCATCCACAACTATACTACTTCCATTCCCTGCATAACCTGCTGTTCCTACTTTTAAATCAATAACATCAGTATTAGAAGTTACAACAGTTTGAATTACACCACCTCCACCACCTCCACCAGCAGGCCCTCCACCAGAACCACCCTGTGGATTTTGTCCTCCTGCTCCTCCTCCTGCAACTGCTAAAATATATAAAGTATTTAATCCTGTCATAGTTACTGCATTTGTAATTAGTGAAGTTGTGGTATATGTTACAATTGTATATAATCCAGATGTAGTAATTGAATTATAATTATTAAAATTCACTTTAGGTATATTATTATTCGCATTCACAATAGCTTGTGATCCTATTTGTAATTTGCTATTATTAAAATTGTTAAATATAAGAGACATATATCAATATTATTATATAACTTATAAAGAGATTTTACAAGATTTTTTTATATTGGTATTTTCTAAATACATTCTATTTTTCAAAAAAAAATAAATATACTAAATCTTCGTAATAATTTTGTTGTAACTTTTGTAAATAATAATATTTAACCTAATCTATAAAGATATAAAAATGCAACTTCAGCAGAAAACAATGCTCTAGTATATACTCTTATATCAGCATATCTAGCAGACATTGTACTGGTACTAGCATATCCACCAGTAGTCGAAGTAGTGCAATATGGTTCTCTGATAAGGAGGGGGAGTCGGTACGTAAGCTACGTAACTTGGTTTCCCTGATCTACTTAAAAATCATTACATACTAAATTTTATTGATATCAGCTAAAATATAATGACGAATACTCATGAAATCCGAATCATTACAATTATAAAAATGAATAGACAAATCCTTCAAAAATTCGCGATATTTGTATATTTTTTGTTTGAAATCCGAAGTTTCCGAATAATCTTTAAAAAATATTTTTTTATGGATTTATTTTTCATCTTACTAGGGTTTTCTTTTTGTTTTTCATTGTATATTCTATATTTTATACTGTATAGAATATACTAAATATTCGTAATAATATTTTTGTATTATATTATTACACTAATAAAGTAATATTTCAGTAATTTCTAGATGATAAGAAAAACTAAAAGTTAATATCTAAGATCTTGCAGTAGCATTTGTGAAATTCCATGCGTATGTATTCCAATAAACATTTGCATTTGTCAATCATGATGTATAAGTATTACTACCAATAGTAATTGTGAAACTACGTATGAATTAATTAAATAATAATGTATAACTAGCAGAATATGGAGTAATACATTGAGACAATATATAATAAATTATTAAGTATTCAATAACTTAACAACCGATAATATTAACTGGTAGGTCTTCCACCTGTGTAAATAGCACTTATTTCTGTACTAGATAATTCTTTTCCATAAATTCTTATATCAGAATAATACATACTGCTACCATAAGCTAAAGCAAAATTATAGTTTGTTGTTGGAGTCATATTAGAATTTAACTTTGCTCCACCAGTTGAAATATCTAGGGATACACCATTACGATAAAGTTTAGTTGATGCTGATCCAGCTGTAGTACTATTAGCAGTAACAACTATAGATGTATATGCCAAATGATACCATGAACCAGCGGCATTAGCATCGTGAGTGTAAGCAGTTGAACCTTCATTGACGAATACCAAGGTAGTACGATCAGCAGTGTTCCATATAGTAAAAACACCGTTATAACCATTTTCTGTAGTACTACTAGTATTACCGACAGGCGCTAAACTTATTAATCTAGAACCGTTTGGTCCAAACGTTATAGGATAAAACCAAAAACAAATAGTAAATCCTTTTCCAACAACATCATTTGAAGGAATTGGTAAAACAGGTGATGTAACCATAAAATATGAATTAGTAGAAACAAACTTTAAAACAGGACCCCCACCAAATGTGTCAACAATAAGAGTTCCATTTACACTCCAATAATTACAATTATAAGCAGCACCACTTGATGCAGAATTAGTAATAACAGAACCAGAACCTGAATAAGTAGTTGAATTGCCTTTTAGCCATAAAATATCAGGAGGAGGGCCAGGAGTAGTAATTGAATTAGAAGTAAAAATATAATTACTACCTAATGCATTTAAAGTCAATGTTACTGTAGTAGTGACAGAATTAGTAGATGTTAATGTAATAGTCGTAGGGTTAGTCCCACTTGTGCTTTGAATAGACCCCGATGAAAGTTCATACGAATACGATCCTGTTTGCTGACCGCCAGACCAAGTTAGTGTGATTACTCCTGCTGTACTACTTGCAGCAATTAGATTTGTTATTGGAGTATATAAATTCGAAAATACTTTATTTGACCCTCCAAATAAATATTGTCCTTTATTATTATAAAAAAGATAGGACTGATTCGACATATATCAATTTTTTTATATATAACTTACAAAGAGACTTTTAATAAAACCAATACTACGATTTTTATTTATTTGTCTTTCTAAATATTCGCGTTTCTAACGAATAAAAAATTACGTATCCGAAAAAATCGTAAAATACTACTATATTTTGGATAAAAATCGAAGATTTGAAATGGGACGCGTCCCGTTACAAATCTTCAAAGGGATAAACGGTATGAAATATAGTAGTATTTTACGATGAATTATTGAAGAATAAAAATGAGAGATTTCGAATCTTTATTACCCCTTTTTTCAATAATGATATTTGAAATGTATTTGATGTTAATGATTTGGTTAACGTCAACTTATTTATCTAATTACTTTATCTTGAGAGAGGGGGGTCACTATGTAACGTAGGTTCTCTGATATATTTGAACGTCATTAGATACAAAAATTGACTGATATCAGCTAAAATATCATCACGAATACTCATGAAATCCGAATCATTACAATTATCAAAATGAATAGATAAATCATTCAAAAATTCGCGATATTCGTATATTTTTTGGTTGAAATCCGACGTTTCCGAATAATCTTTCAAATAAATATTCTTTTCAATCATATCTATACGAGAACCATCCTTACCCAAGAGAACTTCTACGAATTTATCAATATTTTCATTAAGACGCCCATATTATCAAATTAGAATCGGTATTAAGAGGTTGTCAACTAGTAGGAAAAGCAATAACAACAATACCAGTTCCACCACCACCACCAACTGGATTCCAAGCAGCTCCACCTCCACCTCCAGTATTTGCACCACCTTTACCACTATTACCATTAACCCCACCACTTCCTAATCCTTGACTAATTCCACCAGAACCACCACCATTTGCACCACCATTATTACCACAACCACCACCACCACCAAGACCACCTAAACCACCACCTGGAGCACCACCTCCCCCAGCCCAATAATAAGTTCCAAATGAAGAATAACCCGAAGGCGTAAAATCAATAATACCTGGTAAACCACATGTAATACCATTACCTCCATTACCATTATTTCCACTAAATCCATCAGAACCTGCACCACCACCACTACCTCCAGAATTAGCGGCTCCTTTATTAGCATAATTATTATCACTATTATTACCAGCTTTTTGAGCTGTAACAATATATCCTACTCCACCACTACTACCACCTGTATTAGGTGGTACATTTGATGGCGTATTACCAGTTCCACCAGAACCACCTCCGTATGCTGTAATAACAGATGGTGATGGTGGTGTTCCTGATATTACCGAAAATGTTACCGTTGTATTACCACCATTAGTACAACCAATGCTATTTGCTGCTGATCCTACACCTCCATCACCAATACTAATATTAATTGTTCCAGAAGAAGGATATAATGTAATAGGATACATAACAACACCACCACCGCCACCACCACCCCCCATATAACTTCCACCACCGCCACCACCACCTACTGCTAAAACATATGCTTTAACATTTAATTCTCCACGATAAGTATAAGTATAATCAATAACATATGTTCCAGCACTACTGATATTTCCAAATGCATAAACATTATATTTATTAGTTTCATTTTTTTTACTAATTATTTTGTTACCAGTACTAAGTGTTTGTGAAAATGTAGATTGTATAGTTCCAGCATAAGTGATACTATTTACGGTAAAAACTATTGGTGCATCATTATAAGCTATACTATCAACCGTTCCGATTCGAATAACCCCATTTTTACTTGATAAAAAATAAGAATTAGTAGCCATTAAGATATCTTTATTATAAGTTATAAAGAGACTTTTTAGAAGTAATCTCACGAATCTTCAAATAATTTAACGATTTTCTTTTCATTAATTTCTCTTGACTTTCTCTAAATATCCGTTTCCAACGTCTTTGAAATACCCGCAACCAAAATGTTTTGATAACGACAGTATAAACACCATCGGAACGAATAACTAATTTCAAAATATCGATTTTAGGTTGTTTAACACGAATAATACTATGAAGCCATAGATAATGTAAAAGTTTATGATAAGGATTTTTTAAGAAACCCTTTGTAGAAATGGTATTTGCCATGACGAGGAAATCATCTCCTTCTATTTGTGTTGCCAAACCGATGTAATACTGTTTATCAACTTTTTCTTGAAATAAATGCTCTGATTCTTCTTCAAAAAGGGTATCAAATTCTATTTCCTCTTCTGTACTAATAGAATAATCGTCGTCTTCATCATCATAGGAAATAAAAGAATCTTCTTCTTGTTCTTCACTAATTATATCGTCACTTTCATATAATAATAAACTACTTTCATTGCTAGAATCAGTATCGTAGGAAAGATGTGAAGGATGTGAAGGACGATCCATAATATATTATTGTATTTTATCAAAAAATATAATAAAATATTCAATTTTTCAGGTCAGGGTCAGGGGAACCAAGGTTCCCCCTGAAACCCCCTCCTTCTCAGGGAACCTACGGTTCCCCTGAAACCCCTCCCTTAAAATAAAAAACTTGATATCAATCTAATGATTGATATTAAATACAACATAAATACCATTATTTAAGGGAGGGGTTTCAGGGGAACCGTAGGTTCCCTGAGTTTCAGGGGGAACCTTGGTTCCCCTGATCTGATTATATAATATAATATATAGGCGATGTATGATATTATTATTATCGGCGGCGGAATTGCCGGAGTGTATTCACTCTACCAATTTCACAAAAAATCTCCTCATCTAAAAATCTTATTAATTGAAAAAGAATCTTATTTAGGTGGTAGAGTTCTCACATACAAGGATAAATTCATGACTGTAGAAGAGGGCGCAGGAAGAATTAGTGGTTCTCAACCACTAATAATGGCATTAATAAAAGAACTAGGTCTAAATTCCAAACTGTCAGAAATAGAAAGTACAGCGGTTTTCTCACCAGCGGATGGAACATCATCCACAGAAAGTTCCATGGGAGATGCACCAAAACAAAAACAAAGATCCATTATAAATGCATTAGAACCCATCTATGAAATTCTACTCGATATAGGATTCGGTCCAAGAACATTACCAAATGTAGGGCTTATTTTAAAACTCGTGATAGCAAGTAAAACCTATTCAAAAAAAACATTACAAAAGCAAACATTAGAATCATTTGCAAATAAGATTCTAACCAAAGAACAAGTAGAATATATAAAACGATCATTTGGATATTATTCTGAATTAGTAATTATGAATGCATATGATGCTATCAAATTATTGAATGAATTAGGGCCCAATAATCAATTCTATTCTTTGAAAGGGGGTCTAAGTCAAATTCTAGAAAAAATGGAAGAAAAAATTGCGAAAAATCCGAATATAAAAATATTGAAAGGAAAAAAAGTGAAAAATATCATTCATATATCCGACAATTTCGAAATTTATGTAGAAAATAGAACAAAACCGTTCCATACTAAAAAATGTATTTGTGCTCTTCCAAAACCGGCACTTGAAAAACTACATATTTTCAGTCCAATAAAACCAATGTTGAATAAAGTAGAATGTGGAACTCTATGTCGTATTTATTCCAAGTTCGATCCAGACCCACAGGGAAAAATGTGGTTCAAAGATTTACCGAAAATGACGACGGATAATGAATTAAGAATGATAATACCTTATAATGCAAAAACGGGGGTTATTATGATTTCATATTCGGACAATAAATATGCGGACTTTTGGAAAAATATATATGATAAAAAGGGGACGAGTGAAGTGAATAAAGTTCTCCAAGAAAAGGTGCAGGAAACTACGGGGATAAAAATACCAGTACCACATGATACACATCTTTTTTATTGGAGTTGTGGAGTAGGTTATTGGGGTGTTGGAGCGGATAGCCAAGAAATTTCTAAGAAGATGATACAGCCATTTCCAAATATGGAGATGTATGTTTGTGGAGAAAATTATTCGGAGAACGGGCAACAATGGATAGAAGGAGCATTGGAAACGAGTAAAAAAGTCGTATCAAATTTAGACTAACTCAGGGAACCAAGGTTCGACATTGTCTAGATGCGACGAAGTCGCGTGACGACAATATCGAACCTTGGTTCCCCTGAATTATATGTATCGATGTGTGTGATATTAGGTGATGAGTATGTGAGTGAGGGTAACCAAGGTTACCTCTGAACCCGCCTTCTTTAATATTGTTATTTGATATTAA